CCCGAGGACGTTCCAGTATCGACCGGCGCCGGCGGAGCTGCCGCAGCGATCGCACGGCACCATCCACTCGCCCATCGTCGACATCGGTTTGCCGCGCGCGGTGCCCGACCAGTAGTACTCGAGGGTGTTGTCGAGACTCTTGGGCGTGCCGGCGTAGACGAACGACTTCCAGTTCTCGGGTGCGTGTGAGCTTGACTGCTCGATGACCGGGATGTTGTCCCCGAGAATGTCCTGGAGCTCGTCGATCATGATCTGCCACGCGGGGATACCGCGGCAGCGGTCGGCGTTGAGGAACGCGTAGCGCAGCGTAATCTTCGAGCGGTTCACGAACTGCTTCTCGAAGACGTTCTGCTGCAACGCGGTCGTCGTGTACGAGCGCAGCACGTTGCTGGTCTCGAGCGGCTCCTTGATACGGTCGACGCTGAAGGTCTTCGTCTGCGTGGCCGACGGCGAGACGTACAGCGTGCGGAAGCCGGGCACGAGGCACGAGAACGTGATCATGCGGTTGCCGAGGAGCGTCGACTTCTCGACCTGACGTCCGCACTTCAAGAGGATGCGCCGTGCAGGCGTGTCGTAGAGCCGCTTCATGTGACGGCGGCCGTCGAAGGAGAAGTTCTCGTAGCCGAGACCCTCCTTGTCGATCATCCGAAACGCGAACTGCGTGAACTGTGAGGGGGAGATCGGGGGGATCTCGAGCTTCGCCTTGGTCACATCGGTCTCGAAGATGGAGTCCTCGATGTAACCCGGCTCGGGGCACCAGGCGTTGCCGCGAACGATCTCCGAGAGCTCTTCATCCGAGAGCTCGTCCTCTTCCCCGTAGTCGTAGTCGACGTCCGGCGGCGGAAGAAGATGAACTTGCTCGTGAGCGTGCGTATAACCGTAGTAGCTCACGTGGACCCAGTTCAACCTACTGCCACACCACAAGAGTGGCTAGAAAAATTGATTCTCTCCGTGAACCGCGCCGGCGAAACGTTCTCCGGATGGTGGGCCGGTGCGCCTGTCGATGCGCTGCGCCCAGAGTGGCGACTGACGGTGCGAACAACGCTGGGCGCGCTCACGAAAGAAGTACGAAAGCCGTTCGCGAAACTGGTGAAGGAACACGCCAAGGAGAACGGCTGGCGTGTGACGCGAATCGACTACGCGCCGGGGTTCGTCGTGCTGTTCGTCGTGCCGCTCTTCATCACGGTGTCGAGCGCGGCGTCGAGCTTGTCGAAGAAGTTGTGAGCGAGCTTGTGCGGCTCGAGGACCATACCGGAGCCGAACGAGCGCATCCACCACGACGCCTGCTCTTCGACGTACGCGGCCTGTAGTCGCGGGTAGTCCGCCTTGAAGTACTCCTTCGCGAGGGGCTCGAGCATCGCAGGGAAGACCTTCAGCCAGTACTCGCGCGGGTCGGGCAGCTTCTGAATCTCGTCGGTCACGAAGAAGTGGAAGACGATGTCGCCATCCACGATCGCGTACTCCGCCTTGAACGTGGTGTAGCCGGTGACCTGCTGGAAGTGGAGCGGTTGTACGGGCAGCTCACGTTGTGCCTTCAGCTGCTGGTCCGCCACTACGTCCGGGATCTGATTCGCCATGCCCATGTTCGCTGTCCTTCGGTTCTAGATCGACGGTGTGGTTTCCGCCAGTGAGCTGGTGCACATCGGGAAGCGGTTCCGCTTCGTTGGCGATGCTGAGCGCGCGAAGCTCCTCGTGCATCTGATCGCCCGGCTTGATGACCAGCTCGAGCATCTCGGAAAGCATACGCGCCCCGTTCACCAAGTTCACGAACTTCATGTGGTCGTTCGGCCCATCACGAAGAACTGCCTCGAGCGCCTTCTTCAGCGCGGCGTTGCGCGCGGAAGTCGCGCCGCTGCCGGCGTCGAAGTCCCGCGGTGCGAATCCCATGCGGGACTGCACGAGGAGCGCAGACTCGGGTGTATTCGGGAGCTCTGCGGCCTCCGCGCGCGCGTCCCGGTAGTACGCGCTCTTGAGGATGCTCTTGCGGTCCTTGAACTCCTTCAAGTCGTTCGAGAGGACTTCGATGCGCAACTGCATGAGAACCCGCAGGCCCGACGCGTCGAGCTTGTCGACGTCCCAGAAGCAGTGGGCATACGCGTCGATGGCGTCGACCGTACAAGGGATGCGCCACTGGAACCGGAGGAAGTTCGAGATCGCCTGCGCTGGCGCGTGCTGAATGAGCATCGCCTCGACGAACTCTTTGGCGCGCGCGTGGTCGAGGATGTTGAAGGCGATCTTCATCCCCATCTGTCGGTGGAAGAGGCGGAAGACGCCCTCATCGAGGAGGAAGTGCGCCGAGGCGCGGTGACGGTCGTCCTCTGGGTAGAACGGGCTCGGCGGCTTCAGCTTCTTCCGCAAGCGCTCGATGTACTCCTTGGAGATGTAGTCGAGCCCGAGATCTTGCAGCCTCTCCACGACCGCGTCGTCCGACAGCTTGTCGGGGAGAAGAAGCAGGTACTTGATATACGTCTCGGCGGGCGACCGAAGTCTCATCAGGATTGCTGGAACGCGAGGATCTTGAGACCTTCGATGGTCTCCTCCGTCGTGCGGACGGCTTTCTCGAGTGCCGGAATGGGAATCTCGCGCAGACCGAGGCGCGCCGCAAGCAGAAGCTCGCACATCTTCTTCTGCGACTGGTCGATCGCCGGCAGGTACGAGATGAAGACGCCTAGGTTCTCGGGATTCAAGAAGCCGAGCGAGAGCACTGTGTCGACGGCGACCGGGTCGGGGATGACCGCCGCTTCCTTCATCAGATCGGCGCGCAGGTGCGAGACGTCCATCGAGACGACCTTCTTCGAGGCCTCCTTGACGGTCTCGTCCATGAAGTCCCTCGCCGTCTTGATGAAGCGGCCGACGCGGATGTCGGTGGGGCGGCTGAAGGCGACGGCCTCGCCGAGCTTCTTCATCGCGTAGTCGAGGTCCGTGCCGAGCGCGCCGAGGAGGAAGAGCGAGTCGTCCATCGACAAGAACTCGCACTCTTCCGCCGCGAGCTTCTCGATCGGGAACCCGGCGAACGAGAACGTCGAGCCGTCGGAGCGCACGGTGATCGACGCGAGCTTGCGTCGGACCTCGCCCTCCTTGTTGAACTCCTCGGGGGTGCTGACGAGCGCCGTGTTCTCGGCTTGGTCGAGCGGCATCCACGAGAAGGAGTCGGGGATCATGAGGTGGTCGCCGTCGGGCGACGCCATGATGTCCTCGATGTTCGGCTGCACGACGATTTGCGCCGGGCGGCCATCCCACGTCTCAGCGTGGAGGATCACGCCGCCCTGCTCGGGGGAAGCGACGGTTGCCTTGACGGTCAGCGGCACGGTCGCCTTCGCGCCGGCCTCGCCGCCGCGGTAGAAGACACCGAGGCCGCGGGGGTGACCTTCGATGAGCTCTGCGCCCTCTCCGACGCCGATGCCGACGATCTCTCCCTGCACCGCCATCTGGCTGCCGTTCGTGAAGAGCGCGATCGGCAGCTCCTTGCCGTCGATGTCGATGAGGTTCGGGAAGACGAAGCCGACGAGCTTGCGCCCGCCCTCGTCCTGGACCTCGTACATGCCGAAGTCCGAGATGAGCTCGGCAGGGCCCTGCTCGGCCTCACCCTCTCCAGCTGCAACGCCATCGCCGAGCGACATCGTCGTGGAGCCCGCCATGTCCGCCGCGAGGACGACCTTGTCGCCGAAGATGTGCATGGCCTCACCGCGATCGATGCGGCGCTCCTTCGGCAGCCAGAAGCTCGCCGCAGCCGTCTTCAGCGTGTAACCCTGCGCCTCCTTGCGGAGCTGCGCAACGGTCGGCTTGATACGCTCGAGGATCGCGGCCGCGCGCTTCTCGTTGCTCGGCTGCTGGTACACCGCGAGGGTCTCCAGCGCTTGCTTCGTGTACACCGCATTCGCGACGTACTGCGCCTCGAGGCCTTGGTCCGCGGCGATCTTCCCGAAGAAGCTGTTCACGAGCGTGAGATTCAGCGTCGGCCGAATGGCCTCGAGGAGCGACGGCATCTCGTCCTCCGCGGCCTTTGCCATGCGCTGCGCAGCAATGTTGCCTGCGAGGAGCGTCTTCTGACCCGCTGCAGCTGCGCCACTGGCGACCTGCTGCGCGCCGCGACCGAGGAGCGACTTCGAAGCGCTCGCGAGGCCCGCAGGGTCGGTCTGCTTCTTCAAGTACGAGCCGATGGTCGACATGTTGAGCGCTTCTTTGTCCGCGCCCTCCTTGCCCATGCCGACACTCATCGACGCGCCACCGCCGCCGAAGCCGTAGTTCTGGCGGTACGGCGGGTAGAGCTGCCCGATCATCGACATGTCACCCGGGCCGCGGCCCGTGATGTCGAAGGCCTGCGGGCGGAAGATCGCCTGACGCAGACGCGACTCCGTGAGCGGCAGAACTTCCGAGCCGTCGGTGACGAGGAGGTCCAGCGGCTGGAGCTTGCGCTCCTTGATGATGACGGGGATGCGCGCGTTCTTGATGCCCGCCGCTGCCATCGCATCCGCCGGTGCGCCGTGTTGAATCTCGGTCTTGTTCTGGACCTCGATGTGCCCGAAGCCGTAGCCGCGCTCCGCGTCCACCTTGTCCATGACGACTTGGGGCTCGAAGTCAGCAATATAAGGCACGCTTTTGTACAACTCTTGAACGATCTCACCAGGCCACTCGTTAGGGTCTTCGGGGAGCATCACTTCGGCGGACGTCTTCGTGAACGTCAAATCGGGCTCAAAGAAGAGCGGCTGCATACAAGAAGCCTAGCAACATCGACGCGGCGGGGGAATAAGGATCATGGAGGCCCCCCATGAAGCAATGTTCAAAATGCGGCGGACCAGGGCCGTTCGGAAAACACCACGGCACCAAAGACGGGCTGCAGTACTGGTGCAAGACCTGTCAAAAGATTCTTTCAGCTGCACGCTACAAAGCGAACCCGACCGAGTATGCCCACAAGCACCAGCAGTACCGAACGACATTTCGGGAACGACACCCAGAACGGCTGCTGTGGACATTTGCGCGTCGCAGAGCGAAGGCGTTGGCGTACCCGTTCAATATAGAACCCGAGGACATCATCATCCCAGAAACCTGCCCGCTGCTGGGCATCCCTCTCATCAGGAGTAACGGCTACGCGACGGACAATACGCCATCTCTGGATCGCAAGAACGCCCAACTTGGGTACATCAAGGGCAACGTCTGGGTCATCTCTTACAGAGCGAACAGGCTGAAGAGCGACGCCACCCTCGAAGAACTCGAGCTGCTCGTCAGAAATCTGCGGGCCTCCATGGGATAAGAACTATGGAGGCAACACCACAATGCGCATCAACCTGAAGGCCGCTGTTCTTCGAAGCGGACTCACACAATACCAAGTCGCACAACAAGTAGAGATGAACGAGTCCCGCTTCAGCCGCATCATGAGCGGGCGCATCTCACCCACAGCGGAAGAGCGCATCGCCATCGCACGCATCCTGAATGTGCCGCTCGAATTGAGCAGTGCGCTGTGGGACCCGCAGCAGAAAGTTCGGAGCGAACACGCAATGCAAAACGCGGTCGCAAAGGTAGCAGCACCCAACACCAGCCTCGATCTCGAGTCGCTGAGGAAAGATCACCCACAGGTAGTGGAAGCTATCGAAGGGGTCTTTGCTCAAGCCGACCTCAAACTGCGCTTTATTCTCCTGAGGCTTGCGTCGGAGCGTCTGGGCAAGGAGGCGCTCACGCAGGAGCTCAAGGCGCTGAACCAACGTACTGCCGAAGTACTTCTACTCGATCTGCTCGAGTTGGAGATTCGGCATCGCCGGCACCAAATCGAACAACAGAAACGGGCGGAGGGGGCGTAGTTCGCCCTTTCTTAGCTACTCACGCGAGGACGTTGTTGTTGCCCGAGGCGATCTTTCCGACGAAGGGTCCCGTAGTTGTAATCGTTGCCACCGCCGGAACACCAGCCTGCGGGCTCGCGGAGAACGTGATGGAGCAGGGCGCGCTCACGAGATCGGTGTTCACCGTGTCTCCGATGCGGCCGACGGGAATCTGCCCTTCCTTCAACCGGATGACGCTGCCCTTCAGCGCAACGAACTGCCCGCCGTCGATCGTTGCGCCGTTCACCGCCTTCAGCGCGAAGCTGTCCTTCGTCGAGACGGAGATGGCACCCTGCACGTCGAACGTCAGCGTCTTGTCGAGCTTGAAGTACACGTTGCCCTCGACGCGCAGGAGGGTGTTGCCCGCGCGGTCGAAGACGAAGCGCAGCACGGAGTTCGAGACGGTGCTCGAGTTGGCTTCTTCCCCGCTCTCGGCGACGAACCCCTTCGGGCTGACGGCGACCTCGTAGATGACAGGGCTGTTCGGGTCTTGGCCCACGCCAGCAGCGCTCGCGGCTGCGCCACCGTCCGGGTCGCTCATCGGCTGGTAGACCTTGCCCATCGACATGCGGATGTCGGCGTACTGGTCATCCGCGAAGATGCGCATCGTGTGTTGGTACTGCGTCGGGAACTTCGTGTTCGACGGACCGTCCTGCAGTCCCCACGTGATCGAGCCGCCGGCGTTGTCGTGCGAGTAGTTCTCGCTGATGTCGCGTATCTGGTTGTTGAGCGGCAGGTAGATGCGCTGCGCGAGCTCGGTGGCGCCAACCTGAAGAACGCCGCCGCGGTGCAGGATGACGAAGTTGCCGTCGCGCGTGCGCATCCAGATGTCGCCGAGCTTCGCTGTCGGGCGCCCGCCTTGGAACGACGCGTCGGTTGTATTGGGAGTCGTCGAGCTATGCGACGTGGTCCCTTGAGGCGCGTCGGTGCTCGAATCGTCCACCATCTCGTTGGCCATCACGAAGGCGATGACGAACGGAGGCGAGCTGTCGGAGGGGATGCAGACGACGGCCTTGCAGCCGATCTCCGGGATGACGTAGATGCCCTCGCCATTCGAGTGGTGCAAGTACGGCGAGCCGACCTGGATGTTGAAGTACTTCATCCGGTCGAACTGCGCGGCCACGTCGATCGTCCACTTCACCAGGTTCACGTTCATCACGCGACCCTGCACGATCTTCGCTGCATCGTGCCCAGCGACACTCGTGAACGACGTTCTGAAGCGGGTGGTCATCTCTCAATAGTGGTGCGCGGGGACGTTCTTCAAGTATTCGCGCCCGGGCGTGGTGGAGTCCTTCGACGTCAGGCCGAACTCCGCACCGAAAGCCATGCCGGGAATCGGGTGGGTTCCGTGCAGGTGCGAGACGCCATTCTCCGAAGCAGCTTCGAGGAGGGTGTCCCGCAGGTGATTGTGCTGCAGCTTCGCCATCCAGTCATCCTGGATTTCGAGCGGCAGGACGCCAACGCCCTTCAGCACCGGCTTGTGGTCGATGGGCTTCTGTTTTGCGGCCTTGAGCTCCTCGTTCATCCGGAAGATGACCGACGTCGGGCGGTACTCACCACGAAGCACCGTCGGGTGGTCGCCGGGGTCGGTGACCTCGCTGAGGTTGCTCATCGCCTTCACCGTGGTCTCGATGATGCGGCGCTTCACGCCCTCGCCCTTGTAGAGGTTCGAGATCTCGTTCGTCATCTGGTTCTGGACCTTCTCGATGGAGCCCGTCGCCTTGTACAGGTCGTGGAGGTTCAGGATGGTGCGGTTGGGATCGGAGAGGTGTTGGCCTGCCTGCACGTGCAGACCGACCTGCGGCGGTTCCCACCGCACGTAGTCGGGCGACAGCCGCGCGCGCGTGAGGTCTTCGTGCAATGGTTGGCCACTCGTGTCCTTGCCGACATGATGACGCTCGCCGCCGATGATGATGTCGACGCCGGTCGCCGTCGGTTCGATCTTCTCGATCTTGCCGCTCTTCATCGCGAGCGATGCCGCATTCGGCACCTTCTCCGGCAGGGTGTAGAGCTGCTGCAGACGGTTGAAGGAGCTGAGGAGCTTCGAGCCACCGAGCTCCTGCACGCCGCCGGTGTGGAAGCTCTTGAGCGTGAGCTGCATCGCGCGCTCGCCGATGGTCTGCGCGGACTGCAGTCCGATGTTCGTGCCGAGGGGGAAGTGCTGTCCGGTGGCGCCGAGACCCATGCACTTCTGGCAGAGGCCCTTCTCCTCTTCGCACTTGAGTGGGCTGCGGACGACGACTTGCGTCTCCTTCGCCGCGCGCATCTTCCCGATGATGTCGGGGGTGAGCATCGTGTCCTTCGGGATGTGCATCTTCCCGTGGGTGAAGTCCTGCTGCATGTAGCGGCCGATGAGGTCGGGCTCGTCGATGCCGAGAGAGACGCCCTTGGTCGTCCCGCAGTCGTGGGAGTTCACGAGCATGTGCATCATGCTCGCGACCATCTGCTTCGAGAGGTAGCCCGGGTCGCGGACCTCCTGCACCTTCATGACGGAGCCGCGCCGGGCGCCGTGCATCTGCGTCCAGTAGCCGCCGATGTCGAGGCCTTCGGCGTAGCTCTTCGTGACGGGCGTGGGGATGGTGCGATCGGCGGAGTCCTTGAGCAACATCGGCGCGAGCACCATCTGCTTGTACTGATCCCAGCCCGGCTTCACCTGCGCCTTGAGCATCGTGAAGAGGTTGCTCGCTTTGTCCTCGGCATCGAGCTTGTCGGCCTCGGACATGTGCAGCTTCTTCATCTCCTCTGAGGCCTTCGTGTAGAGGTCGATGGCCTGGCGATCTTGCTCGCTGCGGGGGAGCTTGGTGTTCTCGTAGAGCTTCTTCACCTGCGGCTCGTACTTCCCGAGAACGGCGTCGCGGACATGCTTGTCCGGAGTGAAGTCGTCGAGCGCCAACGTGTGCGTGCCGACGGGGATGAAGACCTGCTTCGAGAGGTCGTGCGTCGCGACGGGCGTCTGATCGAGCTTGCGGAAGGAGAGCGCGTGGCCCGCTGAGGTGGGACGGGGCAGCGCGACGGCGCCGAACGCGGTTCCGTTGCCAAGGTCCTTCAGTCGGTTGACCGCCGCGCCGAAGTCTGGCGAGTGGTCCTTGGCGATCGTCGTGAGCATCTCATCGAGTCCGCCACGATTGAGGCGGTAGTCCAAGTTCTCGAGGACGTGCTTCTGCATCGGCTGCGGGACTGCGCTCGCGATGAGGACGCGGCCCGGCGTCGTCTTCGCAGAGCCGAGACGCACGATGTCGTGCATCTTCACGTCGCCCTTCTTCATCGCGTCGATGACTTCACCGGGGTGGAAGAACTTCTTCCCCGAGTCCTTGCCCACGCGCGAGAGCTTGTAGAGACCGAGCGCGCTCTCGAGCGTCGGCTGGTACATCACCTTGCCCGTCGCCTCGCTGAAGAGGTTGTTCGACGGATACATCTTCTTTGCCTCGTCGATCGCCTCGCGCGTGATGGGCACGTAGATACTCATCGTGTCGCCGTCGAAGTCGGCGTTGTAGCCGGACGTGACGAGCGGGTGGATCTGCACCGCGTTGCCGACGACGGGTCGTGCCTTGAAGGCCTGCACCGAGTACTTGTGCAGCGCGGGGTCGCGCTTCATGAGCACGGGGCGCTCGGCCATCACACGCTCGAGGGCCTTCCACACGACGGGCGGCTTCTTCTCGAGCAGCGGGCCGTACTCGCCAAAGCCCGGCGTCTTGATCGCGCCCATCTGCTTCAGCTCGTGGACGACGAACGGTCGGAACAAGTCGAGCGCAGCGTTGCGAGGGATGCCAACCTCGTCGAGACCGAGCGCGGGTTCGGGCACGATCGTCGAGCGCATCGTGAGGTCTTGCCGGCGCTCCACCATCACGTTCTGGAAGAAGCCGTCCTTGGGCTTGCCGCCGGAGATCTGGTGGAGGATGCCCTTGTGCTTCACGTCGTCGTACGGGAAGCCGACGCCCATCAAGCGCCGCACGCCGTCATAGTAGTCCCGGCGGAGGTCCGACTTGCCGGCGTCGGTGAGGTTCTTCTTGAGGATCGGGTCCTTCAGCTTGTCGTTGATCTTGGCGAAGTCGGAGTACAGCTGGTTCAGGTCCGCGAACTTCAGCGAGCCGTCGGGCAACGTCGACACGGGGCGCATCACCGGTGGGATGACCGGCAGGTTGTGGAGGACGTAGGCCTGCGAGGGTTCGTAGTCGAGGTCCTTCAGCGCGCGTAGGTACTTCACCTTCTTCAGCGCGCGATCGAGACCCTGGTGTTGGCCCTTGCCGACCTTCATCGTCTTGAGAGCCTCCTCCGCCTTGGGGAGCTCCTTCTTGACGTTGATTCGCTTGAGCAGCTGGTCGATCGCTTCACCGCCCGTGACTCCTGCCGTCACGTCAGTGAGGTGGCCGTTCGCCGTGACGCCGCGGTTGCCGTGGATGACGTCGAAGTACTCCGTCTCGTTGAGACCGGTGAGCACCTGGATCGGCTTCTCGAAGATCGGGTTCGGCAGCGGCTCGGAGAGCGCGATGCGCGTCCAGTTCCTGCCGCCATGACCGCCCGTGAGATGCTCATCGAAGAGACCGCCGCCGATGGGCATGGGGTCGCCGTTGCGATCGAGCTTCGAATGGAGGATGCCGGCCGGGTTCGGCAACACGTTCTTCGCAAGCTGCTTCACCTGCGTGTCGGTGAACGGCGTGAGCACGAAGTCGTGCCCGCGCTTCTGAAGATTCACGCCCGCGCCCCTGAGCAGCTGCGTGAACTTCTCGAAGACGAACGTCGGCTTCGGCGTCGGGTACTGGCGGTTCGTTTGGATCTGCGCCCAGATCTCTTTGTGGTCGCTCGGCCACGCCTTCGCCGGGTTCGTCTGCTTGTCCGGGCCCTGCGACTTGTACGACTGCATCTCGCGGATGTTCGCCTTGGCGCCGTGCGCGAGAAGAGCGTAGAGGCCGAGCGTGCCCATCGACTGGCCGCCTTGGCCGCCGCCGGACGTCGGCTGCAGGTTGCGGTCGTAGCCCTCTTGCGGGCCCGACGGCAAGCTCATGCCCGAGCGCACGGAGAGCTTCTTCTCCACCTGGTGCTCGAGCTTCAAGATGTGCTGGTAGCCGACGAGTGCCTTGCCGAGCGGCTGCTTCGTGACCGGGTCGTGGAGCTCCTCGGTGTCCGAGATGCCGTGGTCCTTGAGGTCCTTCTTCACCTGCGCGAGGTAGTCGACGTTCGGCTCGAAGTTCTTGACGATGTACGGCTTGCCCGTCTTCTTCGCGATCTTCGCGGCCGCGGTCTCGAGCACCTGCCCAACGTTCATGCGCCCCGGCACGCCGGACGGATTCAGCGCCACCTCGATGTGATTCCCATCGGATGTGTGCGGCATCTCCGCGTCGGGGAGGATGCGCGAGACGATGCCCTTGTTGCCGTAGCGGCCGGTGAGCTTGTCGCCGACCTGCATCGGTTCGACGGTGCGCACGTGCACCTGGATGCCGCCCTTCGAGCGGTGCACACCGACGACCTCGCCGTCGAACTCGCTGTCCCAGCGGAGGCTCTTGTCGGTGTGCGCGCCCGACATGCTCTTCCGAATCGCGGAGAGGCCTTGCTTGTCCTTGAGCTCGAACGGCTTCATGGCCGCGACGATGACTTCTCCGGGGTGCACGGTCTGGCCGACGCGGATCACTCCATGGTCATCGAGCTTGCCCGCCTGGTCTTTGTTCAGCGCGCTCGGGTGCTGCTGCTGAAACTTCTTCTTGTTGAGCACGATGGACTCGTCGAGGGGCATCGACGGTTTGTTCATGTGCACGCTCGAGAGCTTGTCGGCGGCGGTCTCGCTGATGACGACGCCGTCCTCGAAGTTGAGGCCCTTGAACGGGATGAAGGCGACGCGGAGATTCGTTCCGAGCGCGAGCGTGCCGTTCTTCGAGAAGTTCGTGTCAGCGACGGTCTGCCCCTTCTTCACCGACTGCCCGACGGTCACGAGCGGCGTCGAGTGGTAGACGCCCTTCGCATCGTTGAGCGGGTAGTTGTTGTAGATCTGCACCTCGTGCGACTTGCCGTCGGGCGCGCGCACCACGATCGCATCGTTGCTGACGGCAGTGACCGTCCCTGCGACGGGCGCCTGATGCGACGCCTGCGCGCCCATCAGCTTCTCGAACGTCTCGGCGCCGGGCGTCTCGACGCCGGTGCTGACCTGCACGAGCGGATTCTCGCGCTTCGCGAGGGAGATGGCCTGCTCGATCTGCCGCCCTGCCATAGAGGCGCGGCCGCCGCTCACGTTCCCGAGGAACGGAACGAGGTTCGACGTCATGTTGAAGAGCTGGCTCGGGTGGCGGAGCACGTAGTCCGCATCGGCGAACTTGCCGTGGCGGATCTCGTTGTCCTCCGTGCTCATCTTCACTTCGGCATCGACCGGCTTGGGAACGCCGCCCTCCCAGCGCACCTGGTCGGGAAGAACAACCTTCGAGGTCATGAAGGTGCCGGGACCAACGAACTCCGTATGGTGGGAGCGGAGGTTGTAGAGGGGGATCTTCGCTTCCTTGCCAACCTTCTTCACACCGATGGGCAGGCGGAGAGACACGCCGGTCTTCTCACCCTCAGGGGTGTGGATGGGGTCGAGGAAGCCGAGGTGGCTGGGGTTTACGAACTTGGCCTCGTTCGTAACCTGGCGATCGCTGCGAACGCCGCCCGGGCCCATGATGGTCGTCTGCATCGCCGAGCTCACCATCTCGACGGGGTTCGTCTGCGAGGGAGCGAGGGCCGCGGCGTTGTCGTGGAATGTGCTCTTGATGGGCCCGTTGAACATGTCGAAGCGCACGATGTCGCGGATGCGCGACTTCGAATCGACCTGCCGGGAGATCTTGGCGCGGATGTCCTTGCGCGCGCGGTTCAGCTTGTCGAGCGCGAAGTCACCCGTCGCGCGCAGGTCCTTGAAGACGAGGTTGTCGCGATCGTCCTCGGGATGACCACCCTGCACCTTCAAGATCTTCTGGGTCGCGAGCGTGAGCGCGTCGCCGTTGACGTGGTCGTGTGGGCGGCCGAGCGTGATCGCCGTCGCCTCCGGCCGCATCTTCGACTCCTGCATCGTCGTGTAGAAATGCTCGGCGGCTTGGTCCTTGGACGCGGGCGCGTTGTCGGTGGTCGTGCGGTAGAAGCGATCGAGCGCGCTGTTCACGTCCTTCGCGTTCTTGTTCGCGTCGAAGATCTGTGCCCCCCACGCGGCCTTCAGCGTGTCATCGCTGACGCCGAGCGTCTGCAGGAGCGGGTAGATCGGCGGCTTGGCCTTGTTGTACTCGAGGCGGAAGACCTTCGACGCGGGATCGAACGTGACGTGGAAGGCGCGCTTGCCCGTCACGTTGAAGTACGTCTCGAGCCCGCCGCTCGCGGAGCGACGTGTGTACGCGCCAGGCTTCAGCTGCCACTGACTCGCGACCTGGTACTCCTTCGAGCCGTCGCGTCCCGCCACGATGTAGCTGTGGCGTGAGGTCGTCTTCGGAATCTCCGCGATGCGAAGGCGCTGATGGTCGAGCGTCTTGCCTGACTCGTTGTCGAGGAGCGTGAGGTTGGCGTAGACGGGGACTGCCCACGATTCGCCCTCGACCTTCGCCTTGTGCTGGGCGCGCAGGTCGTCGGGGTGGAGATCGTCGACCGTCTCGAGACCATCGAGCCGGAGCGTTTGGGCGCGCCCCTTGAACTCCTTGTTGGGGAAGTAGCCTTCAATGCCTTCGAGAACGCGGCTTTGAAGGTGGTCGAACGCCTCTTGGGGGTTGAGAAAGGACAAGGCTCACCCGACGCTCAGCGTACTCCACGCCCCGATGGCGCAGCAAGTCAGAACGAGCCGCAGGAATAAGAAGTGTGGAGGACCTAAGCGACCTCTGAGGAGGAACGATGGGACCCGATAATCGAAAGAACACCGGCGCCGAGTTCGAGAAGAAGATCGACAGCTTGTTTTTTGGGGAAGACGGCGCGGGAAAAGAACCAGCAGATGACGACTACATCGAGTTCATGGAAGTCGAAGCAGAAGAAAACAACAACGAGGAATAGAACTCGTTCCACGCAATAAGAAGAATGGAGGAGACGATGATGACGTTCTGGCTGTTCTTCTTGGCGGGCGTGTTCAACGGGATGTTGATCTGGATCCGAGAGCGATTGAAGGAGGAGGCCTATGCTTTTGAACCCGTACCGTGACCGCCCGACGGTCATCCCGGGAACGCGCCTCCTCGAATCTACGTTTGGAGTAATCGGCGGTCGAGTCGCCGACCCACACAACCCGATGCGCGTCTGGGAGGTCCACGGAGTGTTCGCTCCGCTTCCCGGGCGCGCCATCGGTGGTGTGCGCATCAAACTCGTAGACCAAAAAGAGTTCGTGACGTTCTGCAACCAGCGCGACTTCGAAGTCTTGCTGGGCATGGGAGCTCCGGGCCAGTACTGCCCGTGGCTCGAGGGAAGATACGTCGGCTGGGACGATCCCACTTGGTGCGGCTTCTGCTGCGACGAGGAAGATCTCCGAGACGACCTCTTCGAACGCGAGATGCTCTTGCGCGCATACATGCCGCCGCCGGGCGTCTTGATTCCTGGCTACGACATCGAGCGCAAGGTGCACATCGACAAGAACCGAGACGTCGCAGACCTCTTCGTTCTTCTCGCCGACATGGACCAAGAAACCGGCATGTGCCCAGACACGCGCTTCGAAACGGTCGAGCGCCGTTGGATGCGTGCAGAAAGGGCGCCCGTACGATGGGAGAAGAGCTAAGAAGCGTCCCCTTCGATTGGGACAACGATCACGAAGAGGCGCCGGGAAGTTCCGGCGTCATCTGCGCGCAGTGCGAAGACTCGATCGAAATGACCGAGGAGTGTTTCCTCATCCAGGTCGTGCAGCCGCAGAAGATCGGCGGTCAACTGTTCTTCTACCCTGTGAAGGACGAGTTCAGCATGGAGGGGGACTTCCTCTTCGAGCCGTACCACTTCTGTTTCTCGTGCTGGGAAGATCTGCTCGAAGATCTCCAGAAGGAGATGCGCGACGTTCCCCCCGTAGAGGACGCACTCTCCATTCTCGAATGCTCGTGCTGCGGAAGCGGCGTTCGGGAGTGGGAGTACTGCGCGACGTATTCACTCGGCGAGTTCCGACGCTCGAGTCGAGCGCCCGCGCCTGAGTGTTCCTACGGGCCCGTCTTCCAGCAAGACAGTGGGCCCGAAGTGCTCTGCACGTATTGTGCAGCGCTCCTCAATGAAGTCGCCATCACGATGTGGGAAGACTTTTCTCACGAAGGCGAGTGCATCGATTGCATCCAGCTGCGATGTTGGCGCTACGGCGACGTGTGCGTGTGTTCGTGTCACGAAGAAGGAGAGAGCGATGAGTGAGAAATTGGAAGGAATCATGTCGGTCGCGATGCTCACCCCCATGGGAGATCCGAACGACAACGACTGCAGGTGGGGCGCCCCGATTCTTCTCGAGGGCCCTCCCGGCATCGGCAAGAGCGGCATGATCGGCCAGGCCGCGCGCTCTGTCGACCTCCCGCTCCGGACTGTGTACCTCGGGCAGCGGCAACCTGAGGACCTCTCCGGTGCACCGATGCCCGACGGCAAAGGCGGCGTGAACATCGAGTGCATCCTGCCCGCCGTCCGCGAGCTCACCGCTCTCGGCAAGGGACTTCTCCTTCTCGACGAGCTCTCCTGCGCGCGCCCCGCAACACAAGGCGCTGGGCTCAGCACCGTGCAGGAGCGTGCCGTCGGCGACACGATGCTTCCGGGCAGGGTCCGCGTCTTCGCAGCGGCGAACCCTCCGGAGCAGAGCGCGGGCGGTTGGAAGCTCGCGCCTCCTATGGAGAACCGCCTCGTACACTTCAAGGTCGAGGCGCCGACGCCGGAAGAGTGGGGCGCGTACATGCTCCGCGGCCGCACCATCCAGGTGAAGAACCTCACGCTCGGCGAGGCACGCGTTGCCGAGAAGTGGGCCGAGTCGTGGGCGTACATCGTCGGCCTCACGACGACGTTCATCGCGCGCTTCAAACCGGAGGACCAGCCGGACATCAAGGACTCGTCTGGCAAGTCGCTTCGCGACACGCGCAGCGCGCTCATGCGCTTCCCGACATCGAACGATCGCAATCGCGAACACGCGTGGGCATCGCCCCGCTCATGGGAGATGGCGATGCGTTGTGCGGCGACGTGTTGGACGCTGTCTGACTCGAACGTCAGCTTCAAGATCTTGGCTGCCGACTTCGTCAAAGCGTGCGTCGGTGGTGCGCTCGCGACGGCATGGGCGGAGTGGATCGCGAAGGCGGATCTTCCCGACCCCGCACACATGCTCCACAACGGCTGGAAGCCGAACAAGTCCCGCCTCGACATCGTCCACGCCGCTCTCGCGGCGGCGACGGCGTACGCTCTCGCGCTCCACGACAAGGACGAGCGCCGCAAGCACGTCATCCTCGCGTACAAGCTCCTCAACCAGGCCGACAAAGAAGGCCTCGCTGACATGACGCTCGCGCCGGCGAAGGCGCTCATGGAGGCGGGCTACCGCGCGTCGACTGCTGGCACCGATAAGGAGCTCGCAGAAGCAGCGATGCCCCTCACCAAGAAGTTCGGAACCACTGGCATGGCGGCGTTCGCGCCGAAGAACTGATGGTACAAGCCAATCACGAAGACAAGATGGGGATGGCGAGGCTCTACACCACCTCGAAGGCCCCGTACTCCTCGACCATCGTCCATGGGTTCATCTACGTGGCGATGCCGGGAATCGGAACGATGCTCTGCACTGATGGGATGGTCCTCGGTTACGACCCCTCGTGGGCAGAGACGGCGAGCGTTGAGGAGCTCGGGGCCGACCTTTACCATGAGGTGAACCACTTCATGCGACGTCACTTCTGGCGTCGGCATGTCGCGCGTCCTGACCTCTTCAACAGAGCGGGAGATCTTGCGATCAACCCCGACCTGCGGAACGCGGGCTGGAAGCTGTCCACGGACCCGAAGATGGGAGCGATCTTCCCGAAGGATTACGGCTTCCCCGAAGGCCTCACCACCGAGGAGTACTACGACCTGCTGTTGAAACAAGAACAACAGCAACAGCAGGAGAAGAAGGGTGGCGGTGGCGCAGGTGCTGGAAGTGCAGAAGCCGAAGGCGGCGCCGGTCCTCCGAAGGCGGGCGTCTGCTCCGGCAAGTGCGGTTCCATCGCCGGCGGCGAACGTCTCGAATGGGAGAACAAGCTCGCCACACAGACGGACGTGGCACCGCGAACAGATCTCGAGGTCCGTGCGATCGAGATGCGCGCCACACAAGAACTGCGGAACTGGCAGGAGAAACAAGCAAAGGCAGCTGGGCGCGGAAATGTGCCCAGCTACCTCAGCGAGTTCTTGAAGGCGCTCGAGGAAGATCCCGTCGTCTCCTGGCAGGACGAGCTCGCAACCATCACATACGACTGCGTCGGCATGATGCAGTCGGGCGGTGATGACTACTCCCTTCGCCGACCGTCGAAGCGGTCCCACGCGCGCGGGTTCCCGCGTCCGGGACTCGTCGAGTACAAGCCGGAGATCGCCATCACGCTCGACACGTCGGGCTCGATGGGACTCGAGCAGCTCAAGGCCGTCGTGCGCGAGGTCGTGGGAATCATGGATGCCCTCAGCATCGATGAGATCTGGTGGTGTGAAGCCGACGCGGGCGTTGCGCAGGACTGGCAACGCGTCCATCTCGACTTCTTCCACGAGCTCGCCATCCACGGTCGTGGTGGGACGGACTTCCGCCCCGCCATCCGTACGGCACTCGAGCTCTACCCCCGACCCGACCTCCTCTTCTACGGGACGGACGGCGATGGCACCGCGCCGGCGGCGCCGCCCGAAGGCATGGAGGTCATCTGGCTTGTTGTCCCCGGTCACTGGAATCGCGCGCCCGCTCCATGGGGCCGCACGATCTTCGCGACGGACGACAAGCGCCAGAAGCGTCGCTTCGAAGAACAACACGCGGGTTCTTCTTGGGGCGACGAGGACGAGTAATCGTCCGGAGAAGGCCCGCGCCTTCTCTTAGCTACTCAGGTGCCGACCTTCTCGCTCGTTCCGTCCCACACGAACTCGCCGCGCGCGCCAACCGGGAAGTGCGCTCCGCACTTCGAACAGAACGTGCCGCTGTAGAACCCTGGCTCGCGCGCATACGTCTCCGCAAGCTTCCGTCCCATCGTCGTGAGCCCCGCACACGGGTTGAGGAAGCGCGCGTACTCCGCCCTCGTCCAGTATCGCCCGACAGCACTCGAGCCGTCCTTCGGGTACTCGTCGTACTTCACGTAGTCCTCACCCTGGGTGCGCTCCTGCTCCTCGGGCGTGAGATCTCGCAGCGTGCCGCGCGGCTTCGGGCCAACGTGAACGTACGAGTCGCGCACGGGACGCACGAAGCCTTTCGCGCGCTCGCGCTCGGAGAGAACGATGTAGTCCTTCTGCTGACCGTTCTCTTTGAGCTCGGTGTGCTCACCGAGCGGCGTCCCATGAATCGTTTCGACCTTCGGACCGTGGACGATGCGCTCTTCGGTCTTCGTGAGATCTGGGTCCATGCGATCATCCTGCCGGGGCTTGCCCGGCGAAGGTGTCAACGACACGACGCAGAAGACCTCGCGGTACCCCCAGCGCGCGTCGGCCGGCTGCGTCTCGCGCACCGTGAACGTGCGGTCGCCCCAGATGATGACCTGCGGCATTCCCTTGTCGGGGAACGGCGGAATGTCGACGGTGGCGACGAACGCGGGGGCTTCGTGGCCGATCGCGGTCCACAACTCTACTTCTCGCATCGGTTCCTCTCAGACCAAGGGGTTCATGCGGCGGGGCGAGCGTTGTTCCGGGAGCGGCCGCGTGTCGACTTGCGGACCGCCACCCCCACCGCCGCCTCCGCCCTTCTTGCCCTTCTTGTCTGACTTCTGCGCGGCGAGCATCTGCCGCACGAGGTCGGCGAGCTCGGGGCTCTGCGTTGCGAGGTTCTGAATCGCGATCTCTTGGTACTGCTCCGGCATCGTCGCGATGAGGTTCGCCTGCGCGGCAGCGAACGACGGAAGGTCGACGTTGAGCTGGTCCGGCTGCATCTTGTTGCCGCCCGAGAGCTGACTCGAGACCGCGCTGAGGTAGCTCGCCGGCGTGCCCTGTTGCTGCCCAGGCGGAGCGCCTTGGATGGCCTCGCCGTTCGGGCCCTGCACTTGGAGCTCCGGGGGCATCTGCTGCTGCTGCTGTGCGCCGCCGGCAGCATCGGCCATCGCGTTGGGTGCAGCACCGGTCGCGCTTCCGTCGCCGGGCTCGCCAGGGGCGGCGGGGGCCATCATCGCAGCCTGCTGCACCTGCTGCGCCTTCACTTGGAACTTCGCCATGACGAGCTGCGCTTCGCCCTGGACCGTCGCCATCGCGAGCTGTTGCTTCTTCGTCGCCTCGATGCGCGTGTCCGTCTCGCGAATCATGAGGCGGTTCTCTTCCTCTTGATCGAGATCGTCGTCAGCGAGGAGCGTCGTGTCGGAGATCTTGCCCGCGGCGTTGAGCTGGAAGCGGAACGCCTTGCGCTGCAAGTCGTCCGCCATCTTGAACGGCTTGAAGCGAATCTTCACTTCGGGCCAGCCCATGAAGGCTGCGACCTGCTTCATGATGAAGCGCGCGTGTTGTTTCTGGCTGATGATGTAGCCGAGGAACATGTTCTCGAGCATGCGCATCGAGACGTTCGTGCCGGCGTAGCTGAGACCACCCTTGATGAACTCGATGGGCACCTGCATGCCGTTGATGATCTGCTCGCTCCACTGCTGAATCTCGCCCGTGAGCAGCAGCGCGCGACCGTCACCACCGACCGTCTGCGTGCCGACGGGGAGCGGAAGAATCGGGATGTAGTTCACGTCGTAGCGCCAGCGAGCGATCTCCGCGGCGATCTGGTCGCGCCAGTCCATCAAGTTGATGGTCGTGTACGGGTCCGACGAACCCGAGCCCGCCTGCGGGAAGAGGATGCGCAGCGGCACGACGTGCTCGAGGAGCACCGCCTCCTGCGCCTTCTTCATCAGCTGCAAGTAGAACGTGTCCTTGAGGACGGGGAGAAGAAGCGGCGTTCCCCAGCCGCGGTCCTGCGTCGCCAGCGTCGGGCGGCGCATGTGGAAGAAGTTCTCCTTCGAGAAGATCACTCCCTTCGACTCGCGCATCGCCTGGATGAAGACCTGCGGCACGCCTTCGACGATGTCCTTGCGACCGATGACGATGTCGTTCCGGACGACGGAAGGAATCGTGTAGAAGTGCGTGTAGTCGCCGGTGATGTCGTTGTACGTGATCTCGATGTCTTCCGGGTTCCAGCGGATGATTTTGATGCCGCTCGCGTTCTTGTAGTAGTAGTCCTGCGCGTGCGCGTCGCCGATGAAGCCGCAGCTTGGGCACGTCAGACGGAACTGGTAGCTCGTGAAGATCCAGTTCGCGCGGCACTTTGAAGCGTCGTCGCGCCAGTTGCAGTTGCGGCAGTACAAGTACTTCCGGAACGGGAAGCCGAGGCTCGTGCAGCTGTTGCCGTAGCAGTGATAGTCGAGCCCGAACTCGACCTGCTGCGCACGGTACCGCAGGTGGTCTTGGAAGTACTCCGTCCAGCGCCGACGAACCTCAGGGCTCTCGTGCTCGATGATGATGTCGGTGACCGGGTACTCGGAGAGCTTGAAGATCGTCGCGTTGATGAGCGGGTTCGTGAGGAAGTAGTAGCGGCACCACTTGAAGAGCTGCTTGACCGTAACGGGCAAGTACGTGTGCGCGACGTCGAAGAACGGCGACGGGTAATTGACGCCCGCGATGTTGCCGTTACCGATGCGGCCGCGCGACTGCGCGAAGCGGAGGCCCGATGCCGGACCAGACGCGACACCCATCGGACCTGCGCCGATGAACGACATTAGGAGATCGCTCCAAGGTCAGGAGTCTGACCAGCAGCGGCAGGGCTCGTCACGCGTTCGCTCGGCATGTGTTGTCCTTCCGCCGGCTCGAGAGGAGGCGGTCCCAGCGTTGTAGGCGTCGGCTTCCGACCGCGCAAGCGATCTACGCCGCGCCCGACCGCGCTCCCCGCGCGCTCGAGTGCACCACCCATCACGGCAGATCCAACGATCGGCATCGCTGCACCGGTGAGACCGCCGAGCGCCATGCCGACGTTCTTCCCCACCGACTCGCCCTTGCCCGCGCCTTCGGTCTTCTCCTTCGAGAGCGCGGCATGCGCAACGCTGGCTGCCGGCAGTCCGAGGGACATGACCGCCATGCCGGGGTGCATGTTGCGGACTTGGTCTTTCACGCTTGCCTCGAGCGTCGGGCGCAAGCCGTTGTCCTTCACCGACTTCAGGTAGCCAGGCACGCTCGTGAGGCCCATCGACTGGACCTTCTCGGCGGCCTCGAGACCCTTCTTTGCCTTCACTGCACCGCTGACGGCGGGGCCGACGGTCGAGGGATCTTTGATCCACGCTGCGTGGAGAGCGCCCTGCGCAGCCTCGTGCGCCTTGCGCGCGCCGTACGCGCCGCCGCGCACCTTCTCGAGCTCCGCCGGCGAGAGCGCGCCGGTGAGACTGTGCATCTGCCGCTGACCGAAGCGCGCGCCCGCGCCGATGATGCCGTCCCGCTGCGTCAGCCAGTCGGGGTTGAGCGCCTTGCTTGCCGCGCCGCCTGCGACGCCGCCGACAGCCGCGCCGAGCACGCCGCCCTTCGCCGCGCCGCCGACGCCATGGAGAGCCGCTTGAAGGGCAGCATGTCCCGTCCCCTCTCCGCGCTCCTTCGCCTCCGTGTACCCCTGGCGCGCGCCGTAACCTGCACCGCCGAGCGCGCCGAGCGTGCCACCGACACCCGCGAGCTGTCCGACGTTCTTCAGGAGCGAGCCGTGTCGAGAGATGAGCGAGCTGAGGCTGGCCGCCTCTTTGGGCAGCCAGCGCTGGAACGCTTCGAAGAGAACCTCGGAGTCAGACATGGAGCTCGAGCTGCTTCTGGAGTCGGGCGCGGCTCTCCTCGAGGTACTCGTTCACCGAGAGAAGGCGGCGGAGTTGTTCATCCAAGATGGTACTCCCGGTCGGCGCCTTTCCAGAAGCTCGAACGTCGGGCCATGCCTTGAGGAGCGCTTGGGGGTCGACGGAGTCGGGCGCGGTGAGGGAGACGAAGTTCGCCGGCGGGAGCGCGAGGAAGATCTCGTCGTGCTCGTAGACCGCGGTGATGTACGCCTTCACTTCGTCGGACCACGAGACGTCGTTGCGGATGCGCGCGGCGATGTCGCAGGCGACGAGCACCTGCCCGACGGCGGGGATCTGCATGTCGCGGAAGTCGGGGAACTCCCCGTTGAACGCCATCAAGCACCACGAATAGACCTCCCAGCGCTCCCAAAAGGAGTCGACGAGATGGAGCGTGCGGCACGCTTGGATCTTCTCGAGGTTGAGGTCGCTGAGGGACGGCGTGTTGAAGTCGTGTGGGATGGTGAGCTGGAGCGTCTCCGCTTCCCACGTGAGCCAGTCCGCGCCGTAGCGGCCGACGAGCGCGAGATCTAGCGCGATCGGGTGCGCGTCGGGGTGCTGCCAGATGTTGACCTTCGTCACCGCGCCCGCCGCGGCAGTCGACGTAGGAGCGACCTCTTTGTCGTGGCTGAGATCCTCGACGATGGCCGTCTCCGCCATCTTGATGCCGACGCTTTTCAGGGCGTCGAGGAACGCATGCTCCGGGGTCGTCACGTGCCCCTCAGCCGATGTACGTACGTTCGACGCCGGGCTGCGTGCTGACCGCCATGCGCATCAGCATCTTCTTTTGGTCGAGCGGCAGGCTCTTGAAGATGCCGACCGGGTCCTTGAGGAACTCTTCCTGGAAGTCCGAGCCGAAGGTCGTCTTCACAGAGAAGGCGCCGATCTTGGCGAGGCGGTGCAGGTCCTCCGCGGTGACCATGTCGTTGCCGATGACCTCGCTCCACGCCTCGTCGGCGCGCTTCTCGAAGCCGAGCACCGAGTAGTACGGGTCGGGGATCGAGCGGTCGTAGTGGTGGTTGAGGCCGGCAACCTTGTCGAACTCGGAGAGGATCTCAGCGGCGCGCTCGGCGGGGATGAGCTCGATCGTCTGCCCTTCCTTCCACATCTTCTCGCGCGTGAGGCGCTCGACGCCGGCGAGGAGATCCAACGCGTCGTCGTTGCCCTGAAGCTCGAGGCGTCGCGCGTCGAAGGCGGCCTTGATCTGTCCTTCCGGCGCGTAGTCGTTCGCACCGTACTTCATCGCGAGATCGCTCACGCGGATGTCGAGCGCCAGCGCGCGTTTCACCAAGTTCGACGCGTACTCGTGCCGCGTCGCAGGAGCGAAGCCGCGGAAGTTCTCGTCGAAGTACGCGCTCGCGGTCTTCACCTGCGCGTAGCTGTCGAGCGGGTATCGCTTCTGGGAGGGGACGGCGAAGGCCGAGGCTTCCTTCTTCGTCACCATCGTCGGCGGCGCGCTGTTGGAGACGTCGACCGTCGGGCGGAGGTGCGCGGCCTGCGGGTGCTTGGCCGGTTGCTCCTTGTGCTCCGTGTGGAGGTTGTCGTCCGGACAGTTTTCTTTTCCCTTGTGGGAGACGAGGTGACCGACCGAGGAGGTCTTGGCGATCACCGAAAGCTGCGGGCGCACCTTCGGGTCGGATGATGGCGCGTAGGGCATCACCGACGTGCCCGACGCTTCGGCGGTCTTGCCGAGTGCGGCGTCGCGCATCTGCGGCGTCACGATGCCAGCGCCTGCTCCCTCGAGCGCGCGCGTCGCGCTCATGTTCTGTTTGATGGAAGCGGCCGTGCCCTTCGCGATCGGGAGGGCGGTGAGAGCCGTCATCGCCGTGCCGAGGCCGAGGGCGATCTTCTCGATCGGCTCGGGTACCTCGAGGTCGTACCAGCTACACGCCGTCTTCAAGTTCTCGGCGGCGGTCTTCTGCGCCTCGACCGGGAGCTTGAACGCGTTCTTCAAGAAGTACTGGAGCGAGAGCTCGGTGTTGCCGGGGTCGGTGCACGCGAACTTCCGGAGCTTCTCGCCGTGGTTGATGAGGACGAGAGCGAAGACGTCGTCGGGCAGACGCGCGAGCTCGTCGCCGACGAGAACGTGCGCAGTCTTCACCTGCGCAGGGACGTCGTCGAACGTCGGCCAGATCTCCCGGAGGACGTTTCCGTTGAAGTCGTCGAACACGTCGAGAACAAGGCCGCCCATCTCCATGAGGCTCATCCTACACGCTGGAACGTCGAATTGGTACTGGCGATTCGGAAGGAGAAACAAGGAATAAGGACTGCGAGGCAGTACTGCTTCCAGCAAGGAGTCACAACATGACAATGGCGGTTCCTATGCAACCGCAGAAGGATGTAGTCCCCCCATGCTTTGGAAAAGAGTGGGACCACAACGAGCCGGAATGCGCCGGCGGTCCCGACCCGAATTTCCAAGCAGCTGATGGTGGGCACATCCGTCCGCAATGTGCGGTCTTCGCGCGCTGTGGCGCGCGCACTCAAGCAATGAAACAAGCGACGGCACCGAACGTAGTGCCGGCGTCGTCTCTCACTAGACCTCCGATGGTCACGCCTCCCCCGCAACAAGCTCCGCGTACGTGGCCCGACTACATCGCGCAGCAAGCGCAACGACAGAACGCGCCTCCGCCTCCCTCAGCTTGGGTAGAGCGGCAGCGCTTGGAAGCGATGACGGCCGCACGGCCGCCCCTACAGCCACCGATGCACAGCGCTCCACCGACGTTCCAGCACAACTATCCGATCCACTCGCCGGCGGTTCGGTACGAGTTGAACTACACGATGCCGGGTTACTTGACGACTCCGGAAGAGCGTGGTCAAGGAGAGAGTCTGCTGGCCGTGATCTTCCGGGAGATCATCCGCGCCATCTTCAAGGCAGTCGGCCACACCGTGGCGCACTCGTTCGACACGAGGACGCTCAAGGGGCCGCCGCCCAACGACAAGTGAAAGGACCATAGGGCACACATGAAGCTGTTGGTTCGTCGGCCGGACACCGGCTATCTCGACACAAGCCTCTGGGTGCCCAAGTCCGCCATCAATCTAGAGGGAGTACAACGGGCACTCACCTTCCAGCTCTTCGAGCGCGGAACTACAACCGTCCTCACGATGTGGAAAGAGACGGCAGACCACATCGTTGTACCGCGTGAGTTCTGGCAGCCCTCGGACTTCACGTTTCCTGTCGTCGACTGCCGACAGCAGTCGTACCCGCAGGTCGACATCAAGAGCCGCATCCAGCTGGACCACCGACGCGCCAAGGACGGGTCGGTGGTTCCGACGGGCGACACCGTCCAGCGCGAGGCGATGAGCGCGCTCCTCTCTTCGCGCGGCGGCATTCTGCAGCTCGCGTGTGGCAAGGGAAAGACGGTGGTGGCGCTCGACTGGATTGCGCGGCGGGGCGTGCCGGCGATCATCATCCTCGACACGACGATGCTCGTGGAGCAGTGGGCGGGGGAGATCGCACTGCACCTCGACGTTCCGGATGGAGTCGGCCGCATCCAAGGGCCGATCTTCGACTGGAAGAAGCCGATTGTTCTTTCTACCTACCATACGCTGGCGAACATCTCGTCTTCAATGCCAGAAGAAGTACGGCGCTGGTTCGGCAGCATCGTCTGGGATGAAGCGCACCACGTCGGCGCGCCGATGTTCTCGAAGTCAGCGGACATCTTCGATGGAATGCGTCTCGGGCTCACCGCAACGCCCAAGCGCGACGACGGCTCTGACGTCATCCACAGCTTCCACATCGGGCCGATCATCTACAAGAACTTGAAGCAGGCGATGAAGCCGCGGATCTACTTCAAGTGGAGCGGGTTCGGCATCGACACACAGGACCCGTACGTGAAGTCTCAGGTCATCGACTCGACCGGTGAGGTCCACATCGGCAAGGTGGCCTCGTACTTCGCGCGCGTGAAGGCACGCATCGACTTCACCCTCAACGAAGTCCGGCAGGCAGTCGCCGCAGACCGACGCGTGCTCGTCGTCTCGAAGTCGGTCGACGCGCTCGTGAACATGCTCGCGGTGTGGAACAACTACCCCTCGCTCATGACGGACATCCCGTTTCCGCATCAGTCGGAAGTGGGGGGCGCGGTGCCGCCGGTGGAGATGACGGCGAAAGATCTCCGGCGGTCGGGCAAGACGCTGGGGATGCTGCGGGACAAGCTCGCGCAGAACCGCTCGAAGGATCCCGTGAAGGATGGGATGACGGTCTCGTATCTCGAGCAGAAGTTTGCGGCGCACGAGGTCTGGAAAAGGTGCAGCCGACTGTGGGAAAAGAAACGTGGGGAGTACCTGAAGAAGCTCCTCCAAGTGCAGAGCACCGCCGGCCTCATGATCGGCGACATCAAGCCTGCCGAGCGCATGAAGATGCTCCGCGAGAAGCAGGTGAACTTCTGCATCGCGAAGTACGGCCGCGAGGCCCTCGACGAGAAACGCTTGAACACGATGATCGTGAACGAGCCTGCGTCACGCAAAGAAGGAGTGCAGCAGCTCCTCGGCCGCGTGCTCCGCGAGCTCGATGGTGACGACACCGAACGCATCGTTGTCTTCATCGAAGACGACGTCGGACCGTTCATCGGCATGTGCCAGAAGATTCGCAAGACGCTGAGGGAGTGGCCCGACGACGAAGGCGGGCGCCTCGAATACGAGAACCTCGGCCATCCAACCAGCAAGGGAAAACAAAAGCAATGGAACAAGAGAGACCTCTACCAGACGCGGATGACCTCACTACGGGGACCTGGATCGTCGTAGTCCCGGCGACGCCGCGTTCTTTCATCGGGCGCGTCATGGAGCTCGACGGCGCGCGCGACTTCGACGACACGCAGTCGTTTCAGTGGTCGCGCGGTCGCATCATGACGGCGTCCATCGTGACGCTCTTCCCCGCTTTCGACTTCCTCGTGCAGCAGCGCTCCGTCCCCCTCCTGGGCGAGGATCGCAAGCCGAGGGTCGATCCGAGCACCGGCTTGCCCGAGCTCGGCATCGAGCGCCAGCCGTACGTGAACTCGCTGGACTTCACGATCTACCCGACGCCGTTCGACGTCCGCCTCTCCATGGCTGTGGGTATCTACCACTTCAGCCAGATGCATCAGGCCGACGTCGCGCAGTACCGCGCGTTCCTGAAGACCGCCATCGAGCACCAGAAGCGCTACCGCCAAGCTGCTTCGAACATCGTCGCGCCGACAGACAAAGAACGCGCGGCGATCGTCCGTGGTCGCTAACGCGAACAAGACGCTCCCCCAGCTTCGAGACGAATGGTCCAGTTGCACGAAGTGCAAACTCGGCGAGCGGCGGCTCGCTGAAGAGGGCTCGTTCGTCTTCGGCTACGGGGCGCGGCGGGCCGTGATGTTCATCGGCGAAGGCCCTGGCGTCGAGGAGGAGAAGCAGGGCATCCCGTTCGTCGGGCGGAGCGGCAAGCTTCTCCACACCGTGCTGCAGGCGCTGAAGCTCGAGCAGTACTACATCTCGAACATCGTCTCCTGCCGCTCGTGCGAACCGCGTGTGGATGCCAAGGGCAACCCGATGCTGCGAAAGAACTGGGAGACGAAGAAGATGGAGCTCGCCTACCAGGACATCCCTCCACTTCCGATGTTCATGGAGGCGTGCTTCCCGCGGCTGTACGAGGAGATCTACCTCGTCGACCCGGTCATCGTCGTAGGTCTCGGCGCCACCGCCTGCGAGGCGCTGCTGAAGAGGCCCGTCACCATCACGCGCATGCACGGCAACATGACGCACATCGATGTGCCGGGGGCAGTACACCGGCCGTCGCTCACTCCCGGCGGGAAGTGGGCGCGCAAGTCGCTCGGCGTTCTCAACGCGCCGACGGAGCAGAACCAGGTGCAGTACTTGTTCATGCCGACGCTGCACCCGGCGTTCGTCCTCCGCAGCATCCAGGACAAGGACGCGCGGAGTTGGTTTCAGCAGTTCTACGCCGACGTCGCGAAAGCGGTGCAGACGTACAACGCGTATCTCGAAGCTGTGGTGGGCACGCCGGCCGGGCCGGAAGCCCCGAACGGCGATGACGTGTGGGAGACGTATCTCAAGACACTGGAGTCAGAAAATGGGTAAGGCGATTCAAAAGGCGAACATGACCGACTTCCCCGAGGTCATGGCGTTCGAGCAAGCGAAGTCCGACATCGAGGAATACAAGGCGATGCACAAGGAGGTCTTCGAGACCTTCGATGCACTCGTCGAGCGCTACAACACTTCGCTCGAGGCAGCCGACAAGTCCTGCCGCGCCGCTGAAGTGAACTGCGGACCGTTCGACTTGTATCAGTACAAGACGACGTACGACGCGGAGAAGTTCTACAACGCGGTCGGTCGCAACCAGTTCCTCGAGCTCGGTGGCAGCACGGGCACGAAGACGACCTACGAGATCGACAAGGCTCGTTTCGAAGCGAGCGTCGCGGCGAAGAAGATCTCCAAGGAGGTCGTCGACATGGTCCGCAAGGAATCCCCCGCGTACCACACACCGAAGAAGGCGGTCATCCCGTGACGAAGGCCCGCGGGATCGTCACCGCGGAGGAGAAGAACGGCCGGGAGAGAACGCTCGTCGACACACCGCTCGATGCGTTCCCCGGCCTCTACACTCCGGGACCGCACGCGCACGCGCGCGTGGAGATGAGCATCGCCAAGGCCATGGGCTACGGGGAGCTGCGTGTTGTCTCACGGGTGGTTCTCGAGTGCGACCAGCAGAAGGCGGTGATAGAAAAAGCCGGAGAGCTGGCGTTCGAGGAGGCGAAGAACCTCGCGATAACGGGCTTCGAAATCCTCCTCGCGGAATCAAGACAAGAAGGCAGCGGATGATCAAAGGCACTCCGAAGATCGACGGCATCGCGGTGGGAGAGTTCGTGGTGAAGTTCACTGGACCTCAAGTCCAGTTCACCGCGAAGGCCGCCTTCGTCAACAACAAGACTGGGGAGACACACGGGTGGACGGACGCTCTCTCCGCCTCGTGGTCCCCCACAACGATGGAGAAGCTGCAAGAGCTGCGAGCGCTGATGGAGATCGATCTCGGTCGGCTGCATCTCGAGGGCGGTGGTGAGGTTCTCGTCGGGCCGAGGAGCGCTGCACCGGTGGCGCAGCAAGCGCATGAAGGCGGCCTCGGCGAGCACCTCGGCGTGAAGCAAGTCTAACCACTACGGGTTGTAGTCGCACCGTAGATCCAGCCCGATTCGTGGGCTGAGCGCTTGGACACGTTGACAGCCTGCGTGGGCGTGACGCAGGCTGGTTGGTCCGGGCGGTGCGTGTTTTTTTCTAGCACCCCAAAGACCAACAACTCGTTGGCATAAGGGCGTGCGGGAGGACCCGCACCGGAAAACCCGGTTTGCAGGAGGCCAGATGTCCGCAGAGCTCTCCCTCATTCGACGCATCATCGATACACAAGGAGTACAAGGCGCACTCGACTATGGAATAACCGAGTCCGACTTCACAGAACAACAGGCGAAGGTCGCCTGGCAAATCGTCTACAACTGGTTCCTCGATCCCGCGACGCGCGGCTCGACGATCTCACTTCACGTCTTCCAGAAGCACTTCTCGAGCGTGCCTCTTCAAGACATCTTCCCCGGGCAAACACTCGACACGCTCTGCTTCCTCGTGCGTACGAACCGCATGCGCCGCGAAGCTTCACAGGCGATGGTCGATCTGGCGTCTGAGATGGAAGCGCCGAACGCCGACATGATCACCGCGATGGCGCGGTTGAGCGGGAGGATGAACAGCCTCATCGCACTCGGCCAAACGAAGAACTCGGACTTCGACAGCGCAAAGGGCTTCTCCCGACAGCTGCAGAGGATCCTCGATATTCGCGCGGGCATCGACAACGCCGTCGCGCCATGGCCGTGGGAGGCGCTCCAGCGCGCGACGCTCGGCGTACAGCCAGACGACTACGTCGTCTTCTACGGCCGACCGAAGCAGATGAAGTCGTGGGTGCTCGCGTATCTCATCGCGTTCTACTTCGACCAGCAGATCCCCATCGTCGTCTACACGAAGGAAATGACGCCGGACAACATCTACCAGCGCGTCATCTCGGTCCTGCTGAAGCAGGTGTACCAGAACTACCGTCTCGGAAACGTGAGCGAAGAAGAGCTGGCGTACATCCGTGACAGCGCGAACGCAATGATGCAGGACCAGATCCTCTCGCGGACCCTGGTCGTGCTCTCAGGCCGTGACGTCCCCGCCGGCGCCGACACGGTCGAGTGGTACAAGAGCAAGCTCGAGAAGTACAAGCCGAAGATCGGCATGGTCGACGGGCTCTACTTGCTCGCGGGCTCTGCCCGCTCGAAGCAGCAGAAGGACAACGAGCGCGTGCAGAGCATCTCACGCGGGCTGCGTGGCATCCCCCTCGAGCTCGGCATCCCCATCATCGCGACGAACCAAGCGAACCGCGCCGCTGCCAAGAACCGCGACGCGAACCTCGACGAGCTGGCCTTCTCGGACGCGCTGGCGCAGGACGCAACGCTCGCCGCGCGCGTCATCGCAGACAAGGCGTCTCCGACCATCAGCATCGTCATCGGCGGTAGCCGCGAGTTCAAGATGCACGGCTTCCGCATCAACGCCCAGCCCGCAGTCGACTTCTCCTACCACTCGGAGCTCACCGAGGAGGACATCACTGCGGCGAAGGCAGCCGAGCAAGCCGACGAGGAAAACAAGAAGGGCAAGAAGACGAAGCGTCAGCCGACGGACAACCCGAACGCGGTGGACGACGCCAAAGAGACGCAGCAGCGCTTGATGGAGGCTGCGAACGCGCAGCCGGCCATTCCTTCATGACGCCGCTCGTAGATCTCGTCCGGCCGTATCTCAAGAAGATCAAGAAGACCGGCACCGAGAACATCATGGCCGTCTGTCCCTTCCATCGGAAGTCGGACGGCAGCGAGGAGCGCAGCGGCTCCTTCGCGATGAACATCTACAACGGCCTCTGGTACTGCCACTCCTGTCATGAGGCAGGGACGATCCGAACTTTTCTCGAGCGCATCGGGATGTCGGACTTCGCCATCAAGCAGTACTCGCCGCTCATCCAAGAGGCTGCGAAGGCCCTCCCCGCGCCGCGCTCGCCGCTGCAACCCATCGAGCCTACGGAGACACCACTCGAGGAGAGCTTCCTCGGCGTGTTCGATGTCGTCCCCGAAGAGATCTTGAGGGACCCGCAGTTTCTCGGCGGCTTCACGAGCGAAGTACTGCAGCACTTCGACATCGGCTTCGACAGCCTGCACCAGCGCATCACCTTTCCCCTGCGCGACATGCAAGGACGACTCGTGGGCATCAGCGGCCGCACCCTTCGCGGCAACGTCAAATACAAGGTCTACGACAAGGAATACGAGGAGTGGGGGTTGCCGTCGCGTCCGACGGAGAAACGCGCCCTGCTCTGGAATGCGCATGCCGTCGAGCAGCGCATCCTTCTTTCGACCGACGAGACGGAGAAGTACGTCGTCCTCGTCGAAGGCTTCAAGGCCTGCATGAACCTCGTGCAAGCAGGTGTGGAAAACACCGTGGCGCTTCTGGGCTCGTACCTCGCGGACGAACAGAAGTGGTGGGTCCAGCGAATGGGAGTTCCCGTCTACATCATGCTCGACAACAACGAAGCCGGCTTCAGCGGTGCACTTCAAACTGGTCGAGCACTACCAAGTGGACTATTCTCTCCGGTCAGCATCGTGGCTTACGACAAGCCACAACCATCGGACCTATCAGCAGCAGAAGTCATCGAAGCACTACTACAAGCAACAGCATTCGACGCGTGGTTCGTTCAGCAGATGATGGAACACGCCGATCTAAACAGTCTCAGGAGTTGAAAACATGGCATACGGTAAAGACGACGCGGGCCGCGCAGCGGTCCAGCAGGGTGCGTTTCGTGGGACGTCAGGACGGACATTCAATCAGGCCTCGCGCGCGCTCTCGCGCAACCGCTTCCCGGGTCAGGGCGGCGAAGGTGGACGTGGCGGTTCGATGTACTGGATCGACCAGTACCAGCCGCCGATCGGCTACGACGGACAGATTCGTCTGCTCGCCGGGCAGTTCAAGCAAGAGGAGCTCGTGCAAACCGGACCGGGCTACAACGACGTCGATGTCGTCGAGGTGGACTCCGAGTTCGTGAAGTTCGTGGAGCACTTCGACGGGCGCAACCAGAAGAGCACGATCTGCTCGGCCGGCGCGCTCGCGAACTACCGCGACAAGCGCAAGGACTGCTACGGCTGCGACATCTACTGGGAGACCGCCGAGCGTGGCCAGAACGGGCGCGTCGACTCGAAGCGCATGTCGAAGCAGAGCAAGTACGCGTTCGCCGTCTTCGACTACCGCCCGTACCACCAGGTCGAAGTCATCGACAAGGAGACGGGTCGACCGAAGGTGAACAACTCGGGCCAGTCGTACAAGGACTGGAAGGTCTGCGTCGGCCGCGGCTGCGACTACTGCAAAGCCGGCATCGAAGTGAAGGTCGGTCACTCCACGCACTGGGCGATCAACTACACCCAACTGCAGGCCTTCCGCGCCACCGAGCGCGACGTGGGTCGCTCGTGCGCCGTGTGCGGCGGCGTCGACTGCGTTCAAAGCCTCGGCTGGATGTGTGGGTCGTGCGGCGAGTGCGTCATCGACATGGCAACGACGGAGCTCCAACCGAAGGAGCTCATCGATCGCACGGAGAACGAACAGGTCTGTCCGTACTGCAACTTCACCGACTTCCTCACGGAAGTCTACGAGTGTCCGCCGTGCGCGGCGCGAGGGGTGAGCGGCCTGCGCGCTACGCTTTTCGACGTCGACCTCTGGGTCACGATGATGCAGCTCGAAGGGAACAAGAAGCAGCTCGTCATCAAAAAGTTCAGTGCGCCCCATCAGATCCCCCCGGAGTTCGTCGAGGCCGCAAAGCCCATCGAGCTCCTGAAGAAGTACCGCCCCGACTCGCTCGACGCGCAGGCGAAGAAGTTCGGGCACGCACCGGGCGCAGCGCAGCCGCCGCAAGGACAGGAGGCGCAGCAGCCGCAAGGCGCGCCGCCTCCGCAACAGCCCACGCAGCAGTTCGGCTCTCGCTTGGGGACCAACATCCCCTACCAGAACCCGAACACTCCGAAGCTCACCGGTTGACGACGGAGCGGGGGCGCGCCACGCGCGCTCCCGCTTTCTCTTAGGAGCGAAAACATGTGGAACGTATCCATTCCGGATGCCCAGTGGGTACCGGACGGGAACGAGGCACTCGATGGCCTCGTTCGTGAAGTGCTCGATCAAGACGTCGTCGCGATCGACACCGAGACTACCGGCCTGAGTGTGTGGGGTGACCACCCGCTCTACTGGTCTATGGCGTGGGGCGACAAACGCCGCGTCGCGATGCCGATTCAAACGCTTCGGCACTTCGAAGATGCCTTCAAAGAAGAAGGCAAGCGCTGGGTGTTTGCGAACGCGAAGTTCGACATGCACATGCTCGCAAACGTCGGGGTCGACTTCGCAGGTGAGTGCGTCGACACCCAGGTGATGCACGCGCTGCTCTACGAGGAAGATCCCCACGGCCTGAAGGAGATGGCGAGTCACATCCTCGGCTGGCGTTGGTCGGACTTCTTCGACACGTTCCCCCCGCAGCTCGTCCCCGATTACAACCAGTCGCCCAAGGTGTTGAAGACGGGCCGGCTGTCGCAGCCGACGCGCCGTGAGACGAACGCGGAGCTCTTCAAGCGTATCGAGGAGACGAACCTCTACAAGCTCGTCGACTATGCTTCGAACGACGCTTACGGCACGCTGCGCATCTACGACAAGCTCCTCGACGAGCTTCGGCGCACGCCCATCCACAGCTTCTACCCGGAGTGGTTGCCGAACATGGAGGCGCTCTTCTTTCGCACCGAGGTGCCCTTCACGAAGGTGCTCTACTCGTGCGAGCGCAACGGTGTCTACGTGGACTCGCAGTACCTCGAGTCCTTGCGCGAGCCCATCGAGCGGGAGATGGACAAGTTGAAGCGCGAGGCGGTTGCGATCGCCGGCACGAACTTCAACATCAACTCCGACGAGCAGATGCGCTGGTACTTGTTCGACAAGCTCAACCTCCGCCCGATCTCGTGGACGAAGGGCGGCAAGAAGGGCATCAAGAAGCCCTCGGTCGACGCGAACACACTCGAGCACTTCGCCGGCGAGATTCCTCCCGGACCCGGCGCGGCCATCTGCAAGGTCGCGCTGCGGCACGGCGATCTCGACAAGACGCTCGGCACGTACATCAACGGCCTCAGCAAGCACATGGATCCACAGGGGCGCGTCCACTGCCGTTTGAATCAGGACATCGCGCGCACGGGGCGCCTGAGCTCATCGAACCCGAACCTGCAGAATATCCCCAAGCCCGAGAGCGACGCGTTCAAACTTCGTGGTGCGTTCCGTGCGCAGCCTGGGAGCGGCAACGCTCTCCTCGTCAACGACTACGAGCAGCTCGAGATGCGCCTGCTCGCTGCCGCCACCGTGTCGAAGGAGCACCCCGAGGGCGCGAAGGAGATGATTCAGATCTTCCTCGATGGCAAGGACATCCACATGGGCAACGCGGCCATGGTGTACGGCCCGCTCTACCAACGCGACCACGGCTGGCTGATGACGTACGACGACCTCGTCAGCGCGAAGAAGACCGACAAGAAGGTGAAGGCCGGCGAGCTCCCCGCGAGCGCGATGGACGAACACGTCATGTTGGCGCTCGAAGCCCGCAACGCGATCAAGTCCGTCGGCTTCGGTCTCAATTACGGGATGAAGGAAAATAAGTTGGCTCGGCAGCTCGGCATCACCACGGAAGCTGCAGAGAAGATCATCGAAGCTTACCTCGACACGTACCCCGCGGTGAAGAAGTTCTACGGTGCCTGCATTGCGGAGACGCAGCAAGACGGCTTCTCGTTCTCCATTCTCGGACGCCGACGCTTCCACCCCGCCATCAACGGGTACAACGCGTACGAGCGTTGGAGCGAAGAGCGCAAGTGCGTGAACATGAACATCCAAGGCGGAGCGGCCGACGTCGTCCGCATGGCGATGATTTGGATTCACCAAGCCGGCCTCGACAAGAAGCTCGGATGCCGGATGCTGCTCCAGGTGCACGACGAGCTCATGTTCGAGTGCCCTGAAGAGACGATCAAAGAAGCACAGGCCATCATCGGCCCCATCATGGAGCACGCGCTCGCGATGTGCCCCGCGCAAGGAGCTCGCGATCTCGCGGTTCCGCTTACGACCTCTACGGGCATCGGGCCCAGCTGGATGGAGGCGAAGTGACATGCCCGAGCGACGACTGCCCGATGTGCACGGGCGAGGCGTGCGCGAAGTGCGGCGCCGGGTGCTGGAACGGGAGTCCGGCCAACCGCGGCGAGCCGCCGTGTGAGCACGACGTCATCGAGAGACACGAAGAGCCAACAAGGAGAGAGACCATGGAGAAGTTCGGAGTCGACGAAGGTGTGGATCAAGACGCGCTGGAGAAGGCGGCCGCAGAGGGCTGTCCGAAGTGCGGCAAGGCGCTCGTGAAGCACGGCAGCGTGCTCATGTGCCCGGAGCACGGGTCGGAGCCGTTCGAGAAGCAGGAGGAGAAGAAGTAAATGCCGCGGATGCCAGTCACTGACCTGAACAAGCAGATCGCGCAGCTCGAAGCGCGCATGAACAAGAACCCGGCGGTGAAGGGCGCTTCGGTGATGGCGGACATCCACACCGCGCCGAACACGTACTTCCTCCGCCGGCCGAGCGGCATCATTCAGCTCGACATCGACACCGGTGGTGGTCTGCCCGCCGGTGGGCTCACGTACATCTCGGGGCCCGACAACGTCGGCAAGAGCGTGCTGCTCTACAAGTACACCGCGATGAACCAGAAGCTCCTCGGCAACAAGTCCGCGGTGGCCCTGGGCTTCGCGGAGTCGGCGCCGGACCACTTCTTCATGCGGAAGTGCGGTGTGCAACTGCGCATCCCCGAGGACATGATCGAGGAGCGTGTCGCCGAGCGAAAGGTGCGTGGCCAAGCGCCGTTCACGAAAGAGGAGCTCGCGGCCTTTCGCCAGCCGACGGTCGGTGCATTGAAGATCGTGCGCGGCGCGACGGGCGAGGAGATCTTGCAGGGCATCCTCGACTGCTTTGAGGCGAACTGCTTCGACATCGTCTCGTGCGACTCCATCTCGGCGATTCTGCCGGAGTCGGACGCAGGCAAGGCGATCGACGAGAACGAGAAGCGAGCGGCCGCGGCGGGCCTCGTGACGAAGTTCTTCAAGCACTACTTGAACGGGACGACCGGCTACTCCTGCAGGAACGAGACGACGGTCATCTTCATCTCGCAGGTGCGGTCGAACTCGAAAAAGGCGGAAGCGCCAGCGCACATCGCGAAGTACCTGCCCGACTACGCTCCGCAGGGCGCGTGGGCGGCGAAGCACGGCAAGCTCATCGACATCCTTCTCAAGCCCGGCCAGAAGGAGAAGGAGAACGCGGTGGCTGCGGAGCCCGTGACGACGTTCGGCGCGTTGCTGAAGAGCAAGGACGCGCGGACGAAGCGCGTGCAGGTCGGCAAGGCGGTGAACTACGAGATCATCAAGGGTAAGGCCGGCACGCACGACGGCATCACGGGCGAGTACGACTTCGACTACGACAAGATCGTAGATGACCAGCGCTTGCTCCTGGTGACCGCATTCGCGCGCGGCATCGGCATCGAGCGCGACGGCAAGGTTACCGTCCTGAACCACGCGACGGGCAAGCCCTTCGACCAGCTGCACAACGTCGTTGGCATCGAGAAGGCCTGCGGCATGCTGCGCGACGACTTCGAGCTCGAGCTCGCTGTTCGGCGGTCCGTGCTCTCAGCTGTCGGCGTCGAATGCGCCTATCGCTGACAGTGGAGGCGCGCGAGGGGACCTGCTCCAAGTGCGGAGAGGGTCCCCTGCCCGTCATCCCCTTTCTCTTCATCACCGAGCAGCACTCGGGAGAGGCAACACCCCTCTGCAAAGGGTGCCTGTTCGACCCCGGTGGCCTCGCCGCGGAGGTCGAGATGGAGGAGCTCGCGCCGGGGCGCCGCAAGCACAAGTTCAAGAAGAACAAGAAACGCTCGCTCCAACAAGAAGTCGACATCATGGACGAGCTCGGCGGCCGAACGCAGCCAGGCTCCGGCAACCAGGCCGGGGCCAAGGGTGATGGACGGAAGAAGGGCGAACTACGTGTAGAGGCGAAGTTCACCGAAGCCAACTCCTACAGCCTGGTGCTCGACGACCTCTACAAGATCGCCGGCGAGGCCACGTTTGGGGAGCTCCCGCTCTTCGTAATTGACTTCCTCGAACCGGGAAAAAGAAGCCTGAAGGACCGATTCGCGGTCCTCCATTTCACGGACCTGAAGGGACTACTAGATGCCGCTCGTAACCATCGCTGACCTCAACGGCCCGGCCGAGGAGGTCACGGAGTGCGTGCAGCTCGCAAAAGAGCTCTCGCTCATGTACGACCACGTCGCCAGCACGGACGATGAGGGGAAGAGCCGCGCCCCCGGCATCCACGCCTCCGAGCTGTTCCCCTGTCTCCGGCGCGCGGTGTACTCACTCCAGGGTGTGGAGAGGCGGCCGCGCATCGCCAAGTTCTGGAGGCAGCGTTTCAAGATGGGGCACGCCGTGCACGCGTTCGTGCAAGCCGACTTCCACGAGCTCGCGCGACGATCGGCCATGGACAACGCCTGGCGGCAGGCGGAGCTCGTCGCGAAGGCGCACGACTACATCATCGAGTTCGAAGACGAGGTGACCGTCGCGCCCGACAAGCAGGAGGTCGCGCGCGTCTTCAACGTCCACTCCCACTGCGACGGCCTCTTCAAGTTCTACAACCGGGTGACCGGGGAGCTGAAGCTGCGCGTGGGCTTGGAGATCAAGACCGAGGCGCCCGACGGCTACGAGAAGCTGAAGGAGCCGAAGGAAGAACACGTCCGGCAGACGCACCTCTACATGGCGTGTCTCGATGTTCCCCTCATGTGGTTCTTCTACATGAACAAGGGGAACCAGAACAACACGGCGTCGACCGCTCCGTACCTCATCGCGTTCAACACGGCGAAGTGGATGGAGATCGAAGCGCAGTGCAATCAGGCCCTCGAACACGCTCGCAACAACGTCCTTCCCGATAGAGCGGAAGGCATCTGGTGCGAGTTTTGCCCATGGAGTTACACGTGTCAGCCGAACAACATGATGAAGCTGCAACAGCGCCCGCAGAATCCCAAGAAGGTCAGCCTCCGCGTCAACAAGTGACGATGCCTCCGCGCGTACCGCGCACGCCGGTACTCGGAGGCAGTCTGAAGCTGCCGCCGGCCAAGGCGCTCATGATCGGCGAGACCTCGGTGGTCCAGGCCGCCGAGCGCTGGAACACCCTTCCTCAGGTCGAGCAGGACCTAAAGAACAAGGGCGTGCCGGGCATCATCGCGCCCGACGTCGAGTACCACCCCGTCACCAAGGAGCAGCTGCTCACCGCGGACATCAACGTCTACACGGCGATGTACGTGAACCAGTTGCGCTGGTTCAACTACGCGAACCGTGTCCTCGCCGACTGCAAGGCGGAGCTCCTCCAGGTGACGAATCAGATCAACGACCTCGAGTCGGAGGTGAAGAAGAAGCTCCGTGAGTTGAAGGTCGAGGGCAAAAAGCTCGGCGTCGCGGAGATCAAAGAGCAGGCGGAGAACGACGGCGGTACTCTCGACCTCCGTCAGCGGCAGCAGTACCTCGAGCAGACGAAGCTGAAGCTCGAGGCCTGGGTAGAGGAGTGCGACGAGAGCAAGAAGGTCGTCTCCCGACAGATCGAGCTCCGACGCGAGGAAGGCGCGGGCGGCAGGCGCGAGGGCAACCTCACCGCCGGCAACCACGGTCCTCCGCAGAACAACTGGCGGCCGCGGGGGCCGGGTTGATCCGCATCGAGCTGCCCTGGCTGCCGCCATCCTCCAACCACGCGTACATGAACGTGCGCGGGGGAGGCGGACGGACGCTCACCGAGGCGGGCAGGGAATTCAAGAAGAGGACGACGGTACACATCCAACAGAAGTACCCGACGGCCATGCGCCTGTTCGTCAAGAACAAGCCCTACATGATCGTCTTCCGCTTCTACTTCGAAGAGGTGGAGAACAAGTCGTTCGGCCAAGGAAAGGCCGAAAACCGGTATAAGACGTTCGATGGCGGAAACAGAACGAAGCTGTTGGAAGACGCTCTGAAGGACGCTGGAGGCATCGACGACTCCCAGACGATGATCTCCATCTGGCAAAAAGAACAAGGCACCCCCGAGCGCACCATCATCTGGGCCTGGTCGCTCGAGGACGAGAAGCCTCTCCCCTATGAACTTCTACGAAGCCTTCAGTAACTGCAACCACACGGAGTTGTGCCAGGTCGCCCGGAGAGCCGGGCACAACATCCGTCCTACTATGACGCGCGATGAGCTGATCAAGATCATCGTGCTGGACGCGCCGCCCAGCGCTGAAGTAAACGACTTCGACGAGACGCGGCGAGCCATCATGCGGTTCCTCATCGAACACCGCAAGAAGCTCGAGACGCAGATCACGTGTCCCGCGAAGTCGTTCGAACCCGATGCCTGTTTTGGGTGCGTGGACGCTCAAGTCATCTGTTGCCTCGTGAGCAACGGACCTGAAACACAACAACTCATCACCCTGCACAAGAAGAACACATAGGAGAATCTCATGGCTGCTAACCAACCCGCCCTCGAAATCCCCACGGCTCCCCGCGACATCGAAGGGCTCAAGGCTATCGCCCCGTTTCAACTGCGACTACTCGCGACCAAGCTCGGCGCGTTCGCGACTCCGGAGAAGCAGCAGGCGTGGCATCAGCTCGGGAACAAGGAGGCGCAGGCCGACTACGTCCTGAAGCTCCTCAAGGACCACGATGCGGCGAACGGAGCGAACGGCGTCGGCACCAACGGCGCGGCTCACATGCCGCAGCTCGCAGCTCCGTCCGCCGTACCGGCCGTCAACCCGGTTGCTACCGCGCTCGCAACGGCGGCCGCTGCACCGGACAAGAAGGCCGCTCCGAAACGCACTCCCGTCGCTCCGGGCGCGCAAGCCATGGCGTCACCAGGCCCGGCAACCGGTCCGAGCATCGACCTCGGAGCCGCCGTGCTGGAGAAGCTCGAGGAGCTCGCGAAGGCGATCGCGGCGAACACTGCTGCCATCCACGGTCTCGCGCAGCACGTGGGCGCGCGCGACCAGAAGACGAGCGAGGCGTTCGCAGCGATCGCGTCTGAACAGGCGAAGCAGACCGCCCTGTCGACGTGGACGCTCACCACCCTCCTCACGATGGGCGAAGGGCAGCTCGGCGCGACGCCGCTCGACCTCCTTCGCTCGGCCGTCTCCGACGCCAGCATCCTCGAGAGCCTCGTCGCTCAGGTGCAGCAGGAGCTCGGCGGGGGAAAATAGAGACCTCCGTCCCCGACCCGCCATGGCCAGGGTGCGTGTGGCCGGCGCAGGACACGGAGAAGATCGAGCTCACCGAGAGCCAACTCGACAACATGGCGGACTTCGCCGTGCTCGAGTTGGCCGCTCGGGTGGGCCTCTTGGTCGAGGACGAGAAGGGATTCCCGAATCTGATTCGGGCACGCATGAAGAGGGCGCTGCGTTGAGCGGCGCCTTTCTTTTTTCTAGTAGCTAAGAAAAGGGACTACGGCGTCCCTTCTCCCACGCGCTTCTCGGCAGCGCGCACCTTGTCGAAGAGCTCCTTGAGTTTGTCGGTGAACTCGGAGCGGCGCTCCATGGGCAGAAGACTGACGGCAGTCTCGAGAGTGCCGAAGCACTCGCGGATGCCCTCGAGGTAAGCGCGATCGCGTTCCAGCGCTGCGCTCTTCGAGTGAACCCCCGACACTTCTTGCTCGGGGAACTTGCTCGCCGACTGCCCACGGTTCTTCATGTGCCTGCTGCCTCCTTCATCCACGGTTGCGGAAAGAGATTCGGAGCGAAGTCCATCGCGACCTTCGCCCACGTGCGTGCAAGACGCTGGATCTCGAGGTCGGCAGATCCATCCGCGCGCTCGCGCACGAACTTGGCGATCGCCATAGGATTCGTCGACCAGATGAAGCTCGTCTCCGCCTGATGCGGTAGGAAGCTCGAGGCCGCCTCGTAGATGCGCTTCTTCTCGATGCCCGTCGGCTCGCGGCCGTTGTGCACCTTGTAGTTCTCGACCTCGCTCGCGATTGCCTCGCGGTACGCCCCATAGGCCAGCTCCATCGACGTCTTGAACTGGTGGCGCATGTACTCTGCGTTGGGCGTGTCGGTGAGCTGGTACCGCGGCGGTTCGATGAAGAAGCCGTAGTGGTGCGTGAAGCGCGTCGACTCCTGCGAGGGGCTGCCCTCCTCGTCGCGGTCGGCGCCCACGTAGTTCCGAATGAGCTCGTGGCTCACGCGGCGCGAGACGCCGGCGATGAAGAAGCTCATCTTCGCATGGTACAGGATGCTCGCATGCGGAACCGCGCCGGCCTGCGTGTTCTTGATGTACTCGCTGTTGGTCTTCTTCCCCGCCTTGAGGCCGAAGCTGTCGTAGCACTTGCGGCCCGCGAGCTCGACGAGGAGCTCGTTGTCTGTGAGAGCACGCGCTTGAAGGACCCGCGAGTCGTTGTCGTTCAACGTCGGCTCGGTGAGGTCGTGCGGAAAGAGCGACTGCCAGTTGTCCGCGTTTTCGGGGAGGCACTCGGGTCGGTGAGAGCCGACCCACTCCATCATGGCTTCGATGCCGATGGGCAGAAGCTTCATCGTTGCGATCGGAACCACCGTAGGCGGACCCGTGAGAATGGTGACTTGTTTTGCCATCGCAGCCCTTATCCCCACAGGGACATCGAACTTACGAGGTCGCGTACTTCTGGAAGCTCAGCGGACCTTCGGGGTTGACCAAAGGGTACAGCGTACTCGATCCCGCGACTTCGAAAAAGTCCGACTCGGCATCGTCGAGAAGAACGTCGCGATCGACGAGCCGGATGCCGTGCGAGTAATCGCAGTACTCGATGTCATGTGAGCTCGCATTGAGCGACTGAATGGGGCGGCCGTTGGTCTGGTGCCAGCCGTAGATCGCCACCTTCCGCGGCGCGGCCGCGAGGGCGTTCGTCAGCACGACGTCCTTCTTGTGCCCGGCGACGAGCCCGAGGCGACCGGCTCGCGCGAGCTCCACCTTCTGGTTGTGGTCGACGAACCACTTCGTGGAACACATCTCCGATGTGGGAGCCATCGGGAAGGGCGAGAGCATGACGTCGGAGAGCTTCCAGATCGTGTCGGAGAGGAAGCGCGTGATGAGCGTCGCGTTGAAGAGCGTGGCGACGCGCTGCGCGACCGGCGCGCCCATCGGCACGCGTACGAAGTCGTCATCGGTCCCGATGCACAACACGTCGGGGAGCACGCTGAAGGTCACGTGGTGCTCGCCCGACGTTGTAGTGATGGACTTCGGCGTCCGCATGAAGCTCGGCACGTTCCCGAGCTGGAACTGCCCGAGGACCGCGTTGTCCCGCACCGGGCCCATCGGCACGTTGAGGATGGACGCGGCGAACTGCGAGCCCGTCATGTCTCCGACGCGATCCGGGATGGTGAAGCACATGTCGGCCTCAGCGCGTCAGGTGTCCGGCTTCTTCTCTTCGGGCTTCGCGTCGAGCGCGGGCGGAGGAACGCTGGCGGCCTTCACGGCCTTGGACGCGAGAACCGGCTTGCCCGTCGAGTTCGCCGTCGAGCCCGTGATGAGCTGGCGCGCGCCTTCGAGGAGCTTCGGGATGTCGAGGCCGAGCGAGCCGACGAGCTTCAAGAGCGCGGCGATGCGCGGATTCATCGCAGCGTATTGCTCGGGGGTGCGCGGCTTGAAGAGCCACGTGATCAAGCCGGTGATGGCCGGCCAGATGACGAGCTGGAAGAGGACGGGGTGCAGCGAGATCCAGGTGGACACGAACGACATGCCACAATGATACCGCCGCGATCGCCGGAACTACAACTAGTTGAGGGCGAAGAACGTCAGGTAGCCCGCAGCGCCTTTGCTGCCCGCGCCGCCGGTGCCTTGGCCCGTGGCCCCAGAGCCGCCGCCGCCGCCGCCCGCACCACCCGCGCCGGAGTTCGCGACGGGGACGGTGACACCAGGGCTGCCGTTGCTGCCGACGCCACCGCTGGAGCCGTTGCCGCCCGCGCCTCCGGTCGCGCCGAAGGCGCTGTCGAAGTAGCCACCGCCACCACCGCCACCACCGCCGCCGCCTTCGTGCGCGCCACCGAGCGAACCGGACGCGCCGCCGACACCGCCGGCCCAGGACGTCGGACCACCCTTGCCCTCGTTCGGCCACGTGTTCGCGAAGACCTTGTTCATGCCGACGCCGCCGTCTCCCGACTTCACGAGCCAGGGGACGCCGACCCACGCGCCGCCGCCGTTGACGAGCGCGGCCGGGATGCCCGGAACGCGGCCCTCGCCTGCGTAGGTGCCGCCCGGCGCGGTCGCAGCAGCGACGCTCGTCACGTCGACTCCGGCGCTGCCCGGGCCGCCTCCGTTAGCGTTGTATGGCGTCGCCGCGGTGCCGTTGTCGAAGAAGCTGGAGGGGTTGCCGGGGTTGCCGTTGCTGTTCGCGCCGCCGCCGGTGCCGCCGTCGCCAGCGGTGAGGGTGTACGTGTGCCCCGGGGTGACCGGGACGATCTGGCAGAGGAACTGCCCCGAGCCGCCACCGCCACCGCCGCACGTCTCGGAGGAGCCCGTCGTCGCTGTGCCACCGCCGCCTCCACCGCCTCCACCGCCCCAACCCGTGACGAGGACCGTGTGTACGTTGGCGGGGCAGACCCACGTGGTGCCCGCGGTCGACGTAATCGTCTTTCCGTATGTCGTGACGTCGTCGGCGTACCAGCGTCCGGAACCAGTCGTCGGCGTCACGATCGCCGGCTGGTCCTCGGTGTCCGTCGCGGCCGCGTGGAAGACGTAGCGACCGTAGTACTTCACGATCTGCGAGGTGCCATCCGCGAAGCCCGTCGTGTTGATCGCCTTCAGCGCGGCGAGGGTCGCGAGCGGGAACGTGAGCCCGTAGATCGTGTTGTCCCACGTCGCGTTGTACGCCTCGCTGTTGCCGTGGAGGTTGGCGAGGAGCGTACGGAGCTCGAGGATGCCTTGGTTCAACGTGTAGATGTCGCTGTCCCAGGCCGCGTTCCACGCCTCGCCGTTGCCGTGCAGCAGGCGGAACAACTCCTCGGTGACCGCATCGACCTGCACCGCCGAGCGCACGCGCATGGAGACGAACGCGTCCGACGGGAGGTTCGCGAGATTGCTCCGCGTGCCGTACCAGACGCGGTACGTCTGGCTCGAGGGAATCGCGACGGTGAGCGCGATCGTGACGTTGCCGGCGGAGAAGCCGCTGCCGAGTGAGCCGCCTGAGGAGATGCTTGCAGCAGCGACTTTCGTCCCGGTGACCTCGATGTCGTTGTCGTTTCCGTCGGTGATGTGGAAGAGGTCTTGGAGCTCGTCGGAGATGTTGCCGAGGAAGATGCCGGGGCCGATGATCGTGATGGACGCGACAGGGCCGCCCGGCGTCACGTTGTTCGTGCGTGTCGGGACCGCGAGATCTTGGTGCAGCAGATCGTCGATGAAGTCCGTGTTCTGCGAGAGCGCCTTGTTCGCGCGGTTGAAATCCGAGCTCGTCGCGTCCTCGCCGAAGGCGACGAAGTACGTCCCTGCGTTGGGGCCGCCCGACTTGGCGCCGTCGGCGTTTGCAGGCGTGCCGCTGATGGCGTTGTTGATGTAGTCGTAGCCGCCGGGGAGGCCGCCGAAGTAGCTGGGAACGCCGAGACGATGGAAGGGCATGTTGTCCTCAGAACTGAACCGTCCAGTCCACCTGGAGCTGGAAGGCGTTGGTCTTGGAGATCGTGTCGAACGTGTCGTACGCGACGCCGGTGTTGTTGTACGTCCCGGGCGCGGCCGCTGCGGTGAAGAGCATGATCTCGCTCATCGGCACCGTGAGGAACGGGCTGTAGCTGATGTCCGTCGTCGAGAAGAGACGGCTGAAGGTGACGCTAGTCGCGACGGGGTGCGTCGCCGGCGCCACAATCTGTCCGATCCAAACGTCGCCGCCGGAGCCCGGATACGCCGTCGAACCACCGGAGATGCGCACAGGGCGTTCGAGGGCCGTGACCGTCGGGTCGGTGTCGGTCTGCGCGTTCGAGCCCGGATATGCCGTGACGAGGGGGGCGCTGTTCGCCGTCGAGAGCGCGAGCTGGCGCGTGCCACCGATGCCGACGCCCATGTACTTGATACGATCGTTGCGCTCGGGGGTGTCCGGACCAAACGACGTGTACGCGAGAAGGCTCGCGAGGTACTCGCGGCCGAGGTTCAACCAGATGTTGTGCCCCTCGACGTGCCTCTTCAACTTGCCGCGCTCGTACACGCGGAGGTGAAGGTTGTTCTTGACCTCGATGAGCTCGTTCCTCCGCACTCCGGAGAAGATGTTCGAACGACCCTTCATCATGCGCTCCAGTCCGAGGCTATATTACTCAGCTCCTCCGAGAAAGACAGCCAAGTAATGTGGGAGATCTTGTGCAGCTGCTTCCCGCTGTCGGCGAGCGCTTTGAGCCGCTCGATGGGGACTTTCGAGATGGGGCCGAGGAACTTCGGGTCGTCGTAGTGCTTCAAGTACGCCTTGCGCGCGAGGTCCTCGGACTTGAAGCCGACCATGACCTTGTCCTCGTCGTACGTCTTGCCGTCTTCCTTGTTCTGGTGGACGACGAACGCGTGCGGCGCGTCTTTGGACGGACCGACGTACACATCAACTTCTTCTCCGTCGTGGCCCTTCGTCCCCTTCAAATAGCCGTACGGGTGCTTCATCACCGTGCGCCACGGCTTGCCGTCTTTGCCGACGCCCGAACGCACCGAGCCCTTGCGGTTCTCGATGGCGATCTCGAGACCCTGGTGGGTCGTCTCACCTTGAAGTTTGTGTTCGGGGTCCGGCATCACAAGACTCGCGGGCTGCAGTACGTTCCAGCAGAGAGGGCGGTATCGACCGCCCACGCGACCGACATCCCCACGTCGACCTCTATCGTAGACCAATCGACGGAGACCGAGGAGCCGCCTGCGGTGCTGCGGATGAACGCGGTGATGACGTCGCCGTTGAGAACCGCGATGGAGATGGGGAACGACGCGACGATGCCGCCTGCCGTGAGCGTGAAGGGAATAGTAGCGACCGTGCTTCCGTTCTTCTGAAGAATGAGATCGTAGGTCGCGGGGCTGCCGATGGTCACGGCGTTGATGTTGAGCTCCGCTGTATCGAGCGTTCCGCCTGCGGTCATCGTGACCGGGCCGCTGACCTGCATTCCCGGCGTGCTCGTGGGAACGGTGAACCAGTTCGCGTCCGCGAACGTCGCCGCGTCATCGGTGAAGACCGGCAGGTCGACCTGAAAGACACTGTCCACCGTTGGCACCGTGGGCGCGCCGAACGTCGTACAAATCAACCCCGTGATGATGTCGCCGGGGCACAAGTACTTCTTGTCGACGCCCCACACCGTGGGAAGAGTCGGCGTCGGGAACGTCGGCGTCGTGAGCGGCGCGGTATCGACGTGACTCATCCAGCCGCCGCCGGCAGGGTTCGGCTGGTCGACCATCGTCGCCTCGCCGAACGTGTTGATGAAACACGCGCCGGCGTAGAGACTGAGGACGCCGCCGTACAGCACCTCGTCGGAGACCGCGACCTCCGTGTCGCCGATGGCCTCGCGCACGACGAAGAGCGGGTACGTGTACGTCGGCTTGATGAGCTTTACGAACGACTGCACGAAGAGCAGCGCCGAGAGGTTGAAGGCGCTCGAGTCGACGCGGACGAGGAACTTGAAGAACTTCTCGACCTCGAAGAAGCTGCCCTGATTCAGGTAGCCGCCGAACCACTCCGGGCTGTTCACGTAGTCGAGGACCTCGACGCCGGTGACGAGCGGTTGGAACTGCGCGACGGAATCACCAACGGCGAAGGGCTGGCCCGTCGCTGGGTTCGTCGCCATGGAGAGCGTGACGGGATACGAGTACTCGCGGACGATGGTCGTGTCGGCGGTGTCCTGTACGAGGATGCGGCCGGTGGTCACGGAGAAGTCGTTGCGAATCTCGACGATGACGCCGGCGACTTCTGCGAAGGGCAGGCCGAGGAGAATCTGCGTGCCCGCACGGAGATTGAAGACCGTCGGGCCGTTGAAGTACGCGTACCAAAGGCCCTGCACCGCGCTGAGGTAGTCGACGTTGCTCGGCAGCTGCGCGAGGTCGTCGAGGGTGAAGTTCGCAGGGATGCCGAAGTTCGCTTCGATCGTGGGGCGGTTGTCGAGGTACGTGTACTCGGCCCACATCTGCGCGGGCGGTGACGTGTCTTGCCAGACATCGAGCGCGTCGGGGTCGTCGAGCGGCGTCTTCGCGATGAAGCGAATGCACGGCAGCCCTCGGAACGTCTCGAGGAAGTAGTCCACGTTTCGGCGGAGGACCGCGGTGTCGTCAGCTGCGACGATGAGCTCTTGCAGCAGCGGCACGTCCACGACGAGAGGGTCGACGGGGATGTACTTGTGCCGGAGCACGCCCTTCAGGAAGACGGAGTACAGCGACGGGTTGTTGAGGTAGAAGCCGAGCGCGCTCGCGTCGACCGGGAGAGAAGACGCAAGGATGGCTGAGGACCCGAGGACCGGGCAGACGATCTCTAGCGTCTGGTGCGTGACGAGCTGGGTGACCTCGTACTCGGCCTCGTCGCCAATCTCGGTCATGCCGAGGTAGAAGTTCAGGTCTTGCGAGGTTGTAGTCCCCGAGATGCTCCACGTCGTGTCCGTCACCGTCGGGAGCACGTCGAGAAGCGTCACGCGCATGAAGAGGAACGGGTCGTTTGGATCGTCGACCACGCGCGCGATGCGATACGCGATGCCGTCGATGCAGAGGAAGTCGTTCGGCTGGATGTCGAGGAACTGGAGGCTGCGATCGCAGCGGTACGTCTGCACGCCGATGGCCGCGCCCACGGTGCCTGTCGGGGCCGCGTTCGTAGCATTGGCCGTGTAGATCGACAGCGTCGAAGTCGAAAGAACGGTGACGGGATACGGCGCATCGATGCGCACGCGGAACGCCGTGCCCGCGCGGTTCGAGATGAGGTTCACCTTCAGCTGCGTGTCGAACTGGCTCAGCGCAGCTTGGATGGCCGCGGCAATCGCAGCCGGCGTGAACGGGTTCGGGCCCGTGAAGGTGATGATCGTCGGGACGGACTGCGACGCGAGCTGAAGGTCGAGATGACTGCCGGAGACGCCCGAGATGCCACCCACGGCGACGTCGCTCGACTCGATGCCGGCGAAGACCGCGCGCGTGGACGTGAGCTCGCTGAAGCTCGTGTCCTCCTGCATGAGGAGGTCGTAGTGCAGCCACTTCCGCTGGAAGGTGCGCTGGATATCGCGGAGGCTCTTCGCGTAGTCCGTCTGCCAGAGGTTCAGGAGCTCGGCGGCGGCGACCTGCGCGAGGCCCTGCCAGAAGCACGTGATGCGGTCCTTGTCCTCGACGAGCGACCAGAAGTCCGAGATGTAGTTCCAGAGGAATGACACGTCGGTCGTGCAGCCCTTGGCGACACCCGACTCCTGCACGTTTGCGATGACGCTGACCGTCTCGCTGAAGAGGGCGCCGTCAAAGACGGTGAGATCGAATTTGTAGATGCCGGGGACGTCCGGGTAGAACGTAGGCTTCTTGTCCGTCGGCGTGTTGAGCCCGCGCTGGCGGATGTACTTGAAGGCCGTGTTCGACGAGAAGCTGTCGGGGATCGTGTACGACGTCACGCGAACGTAGAAGCCGTCGCCATCCGTGCCCGTCGAGTCGACGTCGTAGGGGACGCCCTGCACAACGAGTACTTCTCCCGCGACGAGCGGGTCGATGTCATTCAGCTCCGAGAGCGCCACCGAGTAGAAGCGATCGGTGAAACCGGTCGGCATCATGAGCGGGAGGGTGTGGCCGTCGGCGCCGTCGAAGACGTACTGGTCCCCGGGAGGCGCGTCGATGAGGCGCCACTTGTAGAGGAGCGGCGCGTTCTGCGGGTCGAAGCTGCGAGAGGCGTCGAGCTGCAGAATCGAACAGAGCTGGATGGCTTGGTCCGGGCCAGCGTCCGCGTGCGGCTGCACTGTCGGGATGATGAGGCCGGTGCCGAGGCAGATGTTGTTGATGCCGACCGACGACATCTCGCCGGCGGTGCCGCGCACCGCAACTTGCGACTGGCTCGGGGGAACAGTAGCCGCCGAGGCAGAGGGAATCGCGGGCAGCACGTAGCGGAGCTGGTGGCCGATGGAGAGGAGCTCGTCCGACTTGGTGACGTAGATGTACACCGCGCCGGTCGAGAAGCTCATCGCGATGCGGATGGTCCAGTACTCGTTCTCGCTGACGAGGACCTGGCTGCCCGCGAGCTGCTGTAGCGGTGTGTCGAGCGCGAGGTCGCTGCTCCCGTTGATGTGGACGCAGCCGGTGTACGCGAGGCCGATCTTCGAGAAGAACAATCCCGCGCAGCCGCCCGCGGCCGCACTCGTCCCGAAGAAGATGTGCTTGTTGATGATGTTGGAGAAGTCGTTCGGCAGGCTCTGGAAGCGGACGGAGAACTCGAACGTCCAGTTCTCCGGGACGGCCTCGTCGATGATCATCGCCGCTTCGGTCGGGTCGTACGTCCCGCCACCGGATGCGATGATCTGGTCCATCGTCGTGATGTCGATGGGGAACTGTCCGCCGCTACCGATGGTCGAGACCTCGGGGTGCGTGAGGATCGTGGAGATGGGGCCACACGGACCGCAGCAGTAGATGTCGAACGGCGGAACGTTCGGGATCGGTCCTCCCGTAACAGGCGCGAGCGAGCCACCCCACGGGGTCTTGCCCCAGGGGCCAGTGCCCCATCCCGGGATGACGCAGTTACTCATTTCGAGGCGGCTTCCTGCAAAATCGTCTGGCAGTTGTCGGTGGAGTACGTGTCGGCGGAGATGCCTGCGAGCGCGGTGAAGAGCGTGGCAAGACCGCCCGCGGCAGCAGTTGCGATGCCGATGCCGAGTTTGACGCCCTGGTCGTCGGTCGCGATTGTACTCACACCGCTGGCCCCGGAGCCAGCTCCGAAGAGCGCGCCGAGCACGATCCACCAGTTGTGCGCTGTGCGAACGCCCTGACAGTGCGAAACCTGCTGCTGCGTCGGGACCTCAGCGCGGAAGACAGGGCTGTGCGCCGTCACCGGCTGGATGCAACCCGCGAGGAGCAAAAGAAGCAGGAGCTTGCTCATGGCACCCATTCTACTGGGTCCACTGTCCTTCAACAGTGAGTCTCGTGGGTGGGTTGGTTGAGGCCGGGGCGCCTCGAAGCGAAATCTGGGTGTCGACCCACGGCCCGACCTTGGCGTTCGTGACAGAGTCGAAGGCGAGGAGCTTGTACACGGTCGTTGGCGCTTGCGTGAGCGGGGTGATCGGACCACCTGTGTGCGGAAGCTCGGACGTGGCCTGTCCGAATACTTCTGGCGTGGCTCCGAGAAACGTCTTGTTCGCTTCGTTGACGCCGCGTCGGCCCGTGACTCCGTAGTCCGCGCCATCGATCGTCATCTTCGTAGCCGCCTGCGAGCGACTTTGCTGCGATGTCGTCTCGACCACACCTGAACCGATGGGTGTGATGTTCGCCTCGCCTGCACCTGGAAACTTCGATGCGCCGTAGTCGACCTGCGAGAAGGGGGTGAAGGTCATCGCAGCCAAGGACTCGCTAGACGACTCCTTCGGCGAGATGGTGCTTGCCTGATTCAGAACGCTGTTTCCATCGTTCGTCAGGCTGCGTCGTTGCGATGCTCCGTTGTCGACAGGCACGAGTACCTCACTGATTCAAGGGAATCGTTGCTCCATCCCACGGACCGATCACGACAGAAATCGTGGAGCTGGAGAACTGGGCCCACTTCTTCGAATCGTACGTGTCCGTCGCATTGCCCCCCATGACCCAGTAGATCCAGCGGAGCGTTCCCTTGCGACACTTCGTGAGCACAGTCGAATCGTTGACGACCCAGATAGGCTCGCGAACGGGCACAGGCGTTGTAGAGAACGTGCACGCGACGGAGTCCCGATTGCCGAGGTTCGTGTTGATGGCGAACGCTGCGGCGACGTTCTCCAGTGCCGCACCGCCGAACGTTGAGAAGGTGTCGCCGGTCGGGAATCCTCTGCGGCGGAAGCCGTAGTAACTCGTGGCGGTCTGGAGCCACGTCGAGTTCCAGAAGTCGGTGACTGCCGTTCCACCGTTGTTGCCCGTACGCGCCTGCCCGTAGTTCGCTCCACCGAACGCGAAGAGCCAGACGAAGGGGTCGAGGTCGCCGTCTTCTTGGTCGTCGAGACGCTGAAAGCCACACCCACTGAAGGCGACGTTGCTCGTCGCGGGGATACCCATGACGAGTAAGAGCGAGCCGTCCGCGGACGTGTTTGTGTCCTCGATCATGCTCGCGCACAAGATCTGCCCGAGCCCGAACGTGGTGGAGGTCGAATCGTTGGTCCACGGTCCTGCGCTCGTTCCAACGGCTCCCGAGCCTCCGGTGCCGGGCCCAGCGACGTACGTTCCCACCGTCGGGAAGCCGTTCGTGAGAGGGCTTCCGCCGGATGCGCCACCAGGACAGATCGTCGCCGTCGCCGTGCCGAGTGCGGCCATGGTCGAGAAGCGTCCGGTGGTCGCCGTTGTCGTTGCCTCGGTGATGCTTTCGATGACCTGGAAGTAGATGTGCCCGGTAGTGGTCGTCGCTCTCCAGAAGACAACCTCGCGCACGTACTCGAGCAGCGTGGCTGTCGGAGTGACGGAAGTGCCCGAGACGGCGCCCGTGACGCTGTGTGTGGAGTCCCATCCACGAACGCCTGCACCCGTTCCGCTGACGCGCGGCGAGATGACGAGCCACCCGCCGTTCACCGTATCGACGTAGACGCCGATGACCTCACCTGTCGCGCCGGTGGTTGCCTGCGTGACGTTCTCACCCTTCACGAAGACCGGCGTGGCCGTACCGATCGGAAACTTGATGGTGGATGGTCCCTGGAGGTTGATCCACGCACCCGCGCCGAGGGGCACACCAGAGACTGCGTACGTGTCGAGGAGAGCGCTCTTCTCCGTCCAGGCTGCCGTGCCTGCAGACGTCTCGGCGATCGCCGCAGGGTTCTCTACCTGAACCGACGTCGTGCTGAGGAACTTCGTGATCAACCAAGTGCCGTTGTTCGCGCTGTTGGTCATTCCTGAAAGAACGAGGAAGTGTCCGGGCGAGCTCGACGTGAAGTTCGCTCCAGACATTCCGGAGATGGTTGTTCTCCCCCCGAATGCCGTGGACGACGGACTCGAAACGGTGATCGCTGCCGTGCCCGTCTGGGAGCCGACCTGTTGTCCCGCGCCCCACTTGTCGTTCGACGGATTGCCCGTCGTCTCTTTGGTGGTTCCGTCCGACGACGCCTTGTAACGCCAGCCGGCCGCCTTCATGGCGCGCGTCAGCCACCAAATGAACGTGAACTGCTCGTTGGAGCTGTTCGGGGGGATGTTCAGAACTTGAACGTTCGACATGGCTCACTCACGCGTTGGCTGCGACCGATGCGCCGTCCCACGGGCCGGCAACGAGAGGCGAAATGTTGGTACCTCCACTCAGCTGGACGTACTGACCGCTATTGTACGTCATGCTCGACACACCACCTTCGGTGATGGCGAGCCAGCGCATTGTCCCTTTGCGCATCTTCTGACCGGACTGCGTTGAGATGACCCACAGCGGCTCGCGAATCATCTGCTCCTGCACCGAGTGCATCACGCGCGCGATGCCGGTGATCTGAGAGAAGACAGTCGACGTACGCCCGATCTGGTGACCTTGAAATTGCTGGAAGGTGTCGCCCGTGGGAAAGCCGCGGCGGCGGTACCCCTTCCAGTACGTGTTCGCAACACCGGTGCCGAAGATGACCTGATTGAAGCCGTCGTTGTCGCCGATGTTCGTGATGCCCGTTGTTCTCGTGCCGTCGTACACAGCTGCGCACGGGCTGAAGGACACGTACGGATCGACATCGCCCTCCTCGCTGTCGTCACAGCGCTGGTAGACGATGGGCGCGTACGCGTAGTTCGCAGTCGCCGGTTGACCCATCGCGAGGATGTAACTCCCATCCGCATCGGCCCCTGCGAGGGCGATGTTGCTCGCACACAGGAAGTGGCAGTTACCCGCGATACCGACGGACGTGACGCTGAACCAGTTCGCCGCTCCGGTGCCGACCGCGGATGTATTCCCCGTGCCGGTCACGGTGTACGTGCCGAACGGCGAGAACCCCACCGACGCATTGCTTCCGGGCGCGAGCACGTTCGTGACCGCGGCGTTCGCTGCGACCGTCGAAAAGCGATACGTCGCCTCTGCGCTTTGATCGATGCACTGGACGTAGATGTGCCCCTGCGCCTGGGTGCTCTTCCAGAAAACAACCTCGCGGATGAACTCGATGGGCGTGATGTTCGCCGTCGTGATGGCCGCAGCGGAGATCGCGCCCGTAAGCGTGTCCGTTCCACCCGTCGTCCATCCGTGAACGCCGCTGCCGGTGCCGTCGAGGCGGGGTGCGATGACCGCGAAGCCGAGGCCGTTCACCGTGTCGGTAACGATGCCGAGAAGCGTTCCAGTCGCGCCGCTCGTCGTCTGCGTCACGAGCTCGTTGCGAACGAAGGTCCCTGTGGGGGTATTCGTTCCGAGAGGGATCTTGAGCGTGGACGGACCCTGGAGAACAGTCCACGCGCCCGCGCCCGTCGCGCCCTGCAGGCTCGTCGGGTACGCCATCGAGAGCGGGCTCATCTCGGTCCAGATCAACGCGCCGTTGTTTGCGTCGGTCGTCGCAGCTGAGTTGTCGATCTCCACCGAGGTCGTCGAGATCACGCGCGTGATTCGGAACGTCCCGTTGTTCGCGCCCGTTGCCGCACCGATGATCGTGAGCGAGTCACCTGCGCTGCCACGAATCAACGGCACCGACTGCCCCGGCACCATACCCGTGAGGCCGGTGACGATCGCGCGCTTCGGCGTCGCTCCGTTGGTCCCGGCGGCGAAGATGTTCGCGACCGCGCCGCCCTGCATTTCCTTCCACGTGATGTTCGCGCCCGACTCCGCGACTGCTCCGGGGTTGAACACCGTAACCGTCGTTCCGGCCTGGGCGGTGATCCTGAAGATGCCGTTGTTGTTTGCATTCAACGCACCAGCGATCTGCACCCAGCGGCCGACCGAGTTCGCGACAAATCCGCTGACCGAGGAGATGACCGACGTACCCGTCGCGCCCGCTGCAGCGATGCTGGGGTTCGTGCCCGTCTGTGCGCCAACCTGCGTGATGTTCACGCCGCCGCCGATACCCCATTTGTCGTTCGCCGGATTGGCCGAGGTGTCCTTGTTCGCCGTCGTCCCGAGCGCATCAGCGCTCGCCTTGTAGACCCACCCAGCCGCGAGCATCGTACGCGTCAACTTCCAGATGGCCTGGAAGTACTCGTTCGTTGCATTGAGCTGGAAGTTCGGAACGACTGCGTGGCCCATGAGAAATCCTACTGGTTAGCGGGGACAGTTGTACCGTCTCCCGGACCCACTACGATGTTCGGACTCGTCGAAGATAGCTGAACCCACAGCTTCCCGTCGTACGTATCCGTTGAGGCGTTCGTCTGCACCACCTGCCACCACCGCGTCGAACCCTTTCGAGATTTGTTTGGCCCTGCTTGTCCGACGGTCGGGCTGTACGCAATCAGGAAGAACGGCTCTCGCACAGTCACGGTCGCGGGCGTGGTGGCAACGAGATCGGGTGAGGCCACATTTGTCTGTGCAGCGGGTGCGTTCGCAAACCCGACCAAGCCACCCTGATACTCCTGGAACGCGTCGTTGAACCCACCCGAGTTCGGCAGGCCTCGATGCTTGAACCCCATGAAGCCTGAACAGGCACTCCAGCCCGAGTTGGTGCCCGATGCGATCGCAGTTCCCTGATCGGCCAGTGTTGCCTGACGAACCGTATTCTGGAGGCGGTCCCTGTTGTAGGCGGAGGTCGGGTTGTCCGTGAAGGCCCACGCGTACGGGTCGACGTCACCTTCTTCCGTATCGTCCAAACGCAAGAACCCACCGAGCGTGAAGTAGCCCGCGGTGACGAGTCCTCCGTTCGATGTGTTTCCCACACCACCCGTACATCCAGTGAGTGTAGTCGCACCGGTACCCGTGTACTTGACGATCTGAACGCCGCTCGACGTTGTGATGAGAACGATGCCCGCGCTCAAAAGACCAGAAGCATTTCCGGAAGCGACGTTGATCGTCCCCGTAGGGAGCGCCTGCACTCCAGTGGTCGTTGTATTCCCGGCGTTCGTTGTGGCGACGCCGATCGCCATCGTTGCACTTCCGTCAGCCGAGATGTTCGCATCCTCGATGCAGTTCGCTGCGAAGAGCTGCGCTTTCCCAGCCGAGACCGAGCTGGAGTAGTTGTTCCAGTTGGCTGAGTTGGTCGCGGCTGTTCCGGTACCGGCGCCGCCGAGCGCGGTGAACGCCCCCACGGTCGGGAAGCCATTCGTCGTCGTATCGTTGCCCGCGATCGCTCCGGGCGGATGGATGAAGTCGGCAACCGTTCCGGCCATCGTGGAGAAACGACCCGTCGACCACTTCACCGCGTTGCCAGTGGCCATCGCAGACGTACCGCCCTGGCATCCCGTGAAGCTCGTTGGCGTGACGCCGGTGTACGTGATCGTCTCGCTGCGCGTGGCGGTTGCAACAACGATGGTGCCTGACGTCGGGAACCCCGAAGTCGAGCCGACGAAGATGGTGCCTTGCGGAAGCGTCTGTCCGTTCGACGCTGCTGCGATGGTTGTCGAGGCCGACGCTGTCGATGCTTCACCGACGCTGTCGATGCACTGGTAGAAGATGTGCCCCGAGTGGATGTCGTTGTACCAAAACACCACTTCGCGCACGTACTCGATGACCGTCGCCGTCGGGGTGACCGTCGCGCCGGAGGCGGCGCCCGTGATCGTGTGCGTGTGGTCCCAGCCACGCGGGTCACTGCCCGTTCCGCTCACACGAGGGCAGATGACGAGGAAGCCACCGTTCACCGTATCGATATAGACGCCGATGACTTCGCCCTGCGCCCCCGACGTCGCCTGGGTAACGTTCTCGCCCTTGATGAACTGGCCCGTCGTGTTCGCGATGGTGCCGATGGGCACGCGCATCGTGGACGGCCCCTGAAGGAGAAGCCACGCCCCCGAGGCGGCGACCCCCGCCGGCGGATACGTGTCCGTGAGCGCGCTCAGCTCGGTGTACGTCGCAGTCCCGGGAGTCGTCTCTGCAACGGCGGCGGGGTTCTCGATTTGAACCGACGAGGACGAGATGAACTTCGTGATGAGCCACGTTCCGTTGTTTGCCGAGTTCGTCGCACCGGTGATCTTCAGGAAGTGACCGACCGAGCTCGTTGCCATCGAGGCTAGGCCGGTGAGAGTCGCGCGGCCGCCGAACGACGTCGAGTTCGGAGAGCCGATGGTGAACGCGACGGTCGTGGGGCCTTGTACTGTTCCCCCGCCGCCCCAAAAGTCGTTGTTCGGATTACCCGTCGAGTCGACGGTGGTCGTGCCGTTGCCGCTGGCCTTGTAGCGCCAACCTGCGTGCTTCATCAAACGCGTGAGCTTCCACAACGCCGTGAACTGTTCGTTCGACGAGTTGAGCGCGAAGTTCTCTGCTTGGATGTGCGACATGCGTTACTGACTCGCCGGGATCGAGAAGCCGTCCCAAGGCCCACATACGACGGGCGACGGATTGCCGTTGTTGCCTCCGCCGAACTGGACCCAGAACGACCCGTTGCTGTTGAACATCTTGTCGGTGTTGCCACCCTCCGTCATCCATGCCCACCGCAGGTATCCCTTCCTCATCCGCTGGGCTGTATTGGTCGACGCGATCCAGATGGGCTCCTTGATGAACTGCTGCTGGACAGCGCCCTGCGCGCGACCGATCCCACCTTGAGCGCCGGTGTTGATCGGAGCGGTTGTGCCTACGGTCCAACACATGCCGTGGAACTGCTGCCAGGCATCTCCGGAAGCGAAACCGCGGCGCCTCCAACCGGCGTACACCGTTGCGTTGCCGCTGGAGCCTGCAACCAGTCCCGTGTTGACCGCGGACGAGAAGAAGTCTTCGAGGTTCGTCTGCGGAACAGACGGGCCCGTGCGAACGCCCGTGTACGCGCCGCCGCCCGTGTAGCCGACCGCGACGTAGGGATCGACGTCGCCATCTTCACTCCCATCGCAACGCATGTAGAGCATGCCTGCGTACGAGAAGTTTCCGGACGTTCCGTTTCCGTTCGGCGCGCCTAGCGCCGCAACCCAACTGCCATCCGCATCCGTGGTCGAGTCCTCGATGCAGTTCGCGCAGAGCGCCTGCAGCAGTCCACCGACACCGAGGCCGTTGCTCGTGTTGTAGAAGTTCTGCGGGGCGGTGGTCACAGCAGCGGAGCCCCCCGTGCCGAGCATGATGTACGAACCTGCCGTGGGAAAGCCGCCTGCCGCGGAGCTCCCCGGGGCGATCGTCGCTGTGATGCCAGCGTTGGCTGCGATGGTCGAGAAGCGCGAGGCGCTCTCCAAGTTCTGATCGACCGTCTGCAGGAAGATGTAGCCCGCTGCTTGCGTGCTCTTCCAGATGACCATCTCGCGGACGAACTCGATGGGGATGGCGGTGGAGCTCGTGATGGTCGCCCCAGAGATGGCGCCGGTAATCGTGTCCGTCGAACCGCTGGTCCAACCACGAATGCCGGTGCCCGTTCCGTTCAGGCGCGGCGCGATGACGAGGAACCCGGTTGAGGTGCCTGTGTCCACCATCACTCCGAGCAGCGTTCCTGTTGCGCCACTCGTCGTCGCAGTGACCTTCTCGCCCTTGATGAAGGTACCAGTCGGCGTGTTTGCGCCAATTGGGATCTTCATCATCGAAGGACCCTGGAGATTGATCCACGCGCCTTGGCCCGTCGCGCCTTGCAACGACACGGGATACGTGTGCGCGAGTGGTGACGACTCCACCCAAATGATGGAACCGTTGCTCGCATCGGTGGTGGCGCTCGCGTTGTCGATCTCCACCGAGGTCGCGCTGATGTAACGGACGATGCGGAACGTGCCGTTGTTCGCTCCTGTCGTTGCGCCGATGATGGTGAGGTGATCGCCGACACTGCCGCGCGTCTCGTTCGAAGGCCAGGTGGTCTTGTTGACCATTCCCGTGAGACCGGACACGATCGCGCGACCTGGCGTGGCGCCACCCGTTCCGGACGCGGTGACGGAGGCCGCCGCACCGCCTTGCATCTCGGTCCACGTGATGTTGGTGCCCGACTCCGCAACCGCGCCCGGATTGAAGACCGTGACCGTTGTGCCGGTCTGCGACGTGATGCGGAACACGCCGTTGTTGTTGACGTTGACCGCGCCGGCGATGCGGAGAAATCTACCGACGGAGTTGGCGACGAAGCCGCTGACGCTCGAGACGGTGGAAGAACCGCTCGAGGCTGCACCGATGCTCGGGTTGGTGCCGGTCTGGGCGCCGACCTGCACCATGTTGATGCCGCCGCCGACAGCCCAGCGATCGAGCTGAGGACCCGTCGTGTCCTTGGTCAGCGCATCGCCCGACGCCTTGTACCTCCACCCAGCGGCGAGCAACGTCCGAGTGAGCTTCCAGACGGACTGGAAGAACTCTTGGTTGTTCAGAGACTGGTAGTTCGTGGTGATCGCGTGGGCCATGGGTCACGAGTAGGAAAGGACGAGTCGAGCACTGGTACAAGTCGCGCGGTCGAGCGAAGAACCTCCAGAAAGAGAAAGCTGTACTTCGTAGAGCTTGCCGGTCTTCAGATTGCCGGCGCTGCTGCCGATGGTGAGCGAGAGGGACACCTGCGTGCTGGAGGTGCTCGATGTCGTCTGCGCCGTGCCTGTCGTCTCGTTGTCCGTCACGTTCTGAAGTTGGACGGTGGCGGTCCCGGCGGTCGTCTCGAAGGAGAAGACGATCGCTGCATGCAGCGTACGTCCATCGGCGAGTGTCGAAGGGAACGCGGTCAGGTCGATGATGCGACTGCCGACGCGCGTCGGGGTTGTATTCGGAGTGTCCGCCACGCGCGCGACGAACATGAGCTCCACGGGCAGGGGGAGTCCTGTCTCGAGGACGACGTTGTTTCCGGAATCGAGGCCGACGAGACCCGAGGGGCCGATGCTGTTGCCGGTGATCTTGGCGACGCGCTGCGCGGTGGATGAACCCGTGAGGTCCTGCCCCGCGGTGAAGCCGGAGATGAGCGTGTACGTGAGCTTCGTCCCATCCCAGGCGAGCACCTGGTTCACGATGGTCGGCGTCGAGCTCAGGTTGATCGGAACGCCATTCAGCTTGACGACGGTGGTCGCGCTCGCGAGACCGGTGACGTCGCCAGCGAGCGTAGGGTTGAAGCTCGCGATGACCGTCAGGAGGTCCGCGAGGATGAACTCCCACGGCTCGTCCCACCCGCGCAGGTTGCTGTTGTAGTTGGCCTCCGGCGGAAGCTCGCCGAACGCGGGTAACGCCCAGCCACGATTCGTAAGCGCACCGCTCGTATCGTAACGAACGCGCGCGACGAGGATCTGGATGTTGCCCGTGCCGCCGCCGTTCGTGACGAGCTGGATGCGGTACGTGCCTGGGACATCGGGGGTGAAAGAACACGTCACCTGGTCGGCGTTCGTCAGCGTGACGGTGGACGTCGGCGGGATGTCGAGGAGCGTCCACTCTTGCGAGAGGTTGCCGGACTGGGAAGAGCGCGGACGGATCGTCCTGCTCAACCAGAGGTCGTTGCGCGCGACGCCGGGCGTGCCGAACGACGTAGAGCCGCCCGGCCTGTCCTGATCGATCGCGATGATGGCGCCCGGCATCCTTGTTCTCCTACCAGCCCTGGCCTACGCTGAGGTCGTGTCGTTCTTCAAACCGATGGACCCCGAGCTCGCGGCGAAGGCGATTGAAGGCTACGAGGACGCTCTTGCTCCCGAGAAGACCGCGCTCGATGCATTCTACAGACAGTTTCGTTGCAAGCGGTGCGGCGGCACCTGCCGGAAAGAAACGGTGAGGGGCCACGTCTTCGCGGAGGGAACGGGTACGTTGAACCCGCGCGCCGCGCTTCGCTGCCTCACCTGCTCTTGCCTCTTCGATCCGCACTCTGGACTCCTTATCGAAACGGGAAAGCCCTAGCTGATCTGCCGCGCGATGAGCAGCAGGTCGGGAATGAAGGCGGCGAGCCGACCTGTGTTCAACTTGTTCTGGCTCCTCTCAACCGTGATGGAGCGGTCGAAGTTGTGAATGACCGCGATGAGGTCGATGGGATTCGTGATGAGCGTCGCGCCGCGGTTGTTCACGATCTTCTCGAGGTCGCTGACGTCCAGCGAGTCCTGCGGGAAGAGCGCGCTGATGTACGTCTGCACGTCGGGGATGACGACGTTCTCCGCTGACCCACCGAAGTAGTTCAGCGCGAAGCGCACGAAGTACGGGATGAGGTGGCGGCCGAGAGGGCTCGAGTTGATGACGCGCTCGGTCTCGCTAGTCGCGAAGTTGTTCACGTCGTTCACGAGGGCGCTGCGCTCGTAGTTGATCTGGATATTCTGCCCGGCGAGCTGCGTCGCGTTGTTCGGGTCGTCGCTCACCCCCACCTCGAGGATGGAGCGAGAGAGGTGCAGCTTCGGCTTCTCGATCGACGAGAACGTCAGGTTCGGGTCGTCGGTCGTGAGGAAGTAGCCGTCGGAGCGGTAGCCCGTGACGGTCATCTGCAGGTTGGCGTCGATGTTGTACTGGTCGCCCGTGCCCTCGGAGACGAGCTGCACGTCGAAGAAGTACAAGTTCGCGGTGCCGATGTTCTTCGACATGTCCGTCGAGACGATCCGCTGCAGACCTGCGCGATAGACCTTGAACTGCTGGTTGAGCGTGCTCGTACCGCCCGTCGGGAACGGGACGGAGGCGTCGACCACGAGCTCGTTGACGTTGCCGCCCGGGCCAACCGTCGTGATGACATACGTGCCCTTGTCGGGGGAGTTGTTGTTCTGGTCGGCGACGGTCGAGAACCCAAGGAGCGTGTTCGCGGTCCCGGTCTGGCGGATGATGACCGACGCGTCCGGGTTGAACTGCAGGTGGTTCGTGCCATCCAGCGCGCAGATGACTTGTCCGACGATTTGGTTGATCTGGGTGACCACGCCCGCGCGCGTCACGTCGGTCGACGGAATCGTATTGCTGTCGTGGATGAAGATGATGGTCTTGTCCGGACCACCGTTGATGCTGAGGATGAGCGTCGTTGCGTTGAGCGTCGTGACCGGATCGGCGAGCGCTACGGTCCCCGTCAGCGGGATGTAGTCGATGGCGAGGAGGTCGCCTGCCTGGATGCCGTTCGCCACGAAGTCTGTCGAGACCGACGCGAACGTGAGCGACGGAAGAACACCGCCGGTCTGCCCATCGAGGGGCTTGGTGCCCGACGGCAGCGAGGGGATGCGCTGGTAGTTGTTCGTTGGATCGGGGAAGAAGTTGAGTTCCGAGCCGTCGTCGTTCGTGAGCGTGAAGACCGAGTTCGGATCGACCTCGAAGCTCGTGGGGTCGAGGAAGTAGACGCGCGCGGTGCCGAGCGAGCGGCCGCCCACCTGCAGATGCGTGCGCACCTGGGGGTTGAAGTCGTGCGTCGTCCGAAGCGGGTCGTAGACCGTGTTGCTGAAGGGCGAGTTGAGGATGGGCGGGTCGGCGAGGTGGAAGAAGCCGATCTGGAGCCCGTCGATGAGCTGTGCGACGTCGAAGTTCGAATCGAGCGCTGGCCGGAGTGATGCCCACCCGCCCGTGGAGTCAGCGCTCGCCGACGTGATGTCCCGCGAGGTGAGACCGTCCGGGAACGTCAGCGAGGTGCCGAAGAGCTGCGCGAGGGCCGTGCCTGCGGTGATCTGCGTATTCGCGACCACGGGCAGGATGCCGATGCGGCGGTTGCTGTCGAGCAACACCGCAAGACGCGAGACGAGCGTCCCGGTCGCGAGGGAGCAGGCTGTGTTGATCTGCGAGACGAGCGACGACAACGCGATGGGGTTGCCGCCCGTGAAGGTCACGGTGAAGGTGATCGGCGAGCCGTTGAAGTCCGGGAAGTGGAACGTCACCGTGAGGCCGCTGACGTTCGCCCCGCCGGTGAGGTCTCGCGTCACGATGCCGAGGAGTGCATCGTCCACGTCGATCTTCACACCGCGCGCGACGTTGGCGAAGCTGTTGCTCTGCACGTCGATGGGATTCGCGTACGGGATGGTGGCGCCTACAGGCTGGTTCGACGTGTCGAGGAGATCGATCGTGTCGACGCGCACGAACGGCAGCGTGATGCCGCCCTCGGGGTTCGGGCGGAACACCGAGTACTGTGCGCCGTTGACCGATGCCGGGAGGTTCTTGTCGACCTGGAGCTGGTTGAAGAGCGGCGAGAGGACCTGCAGAACGGTGTAGTCCCCGACGATGAGCCCGCCCGTCGTGACGCGCAGAATGTCGTTCGGGGCGACGCCGAAGTCGGCGAAGTCGGTCCCGCTGATTGTGGTGACGACCGCCGAGCCCTGCACCGTCTGAAGGTCGCTGCCCGCGATGCGCGTCTCCTTCGGTTCAACGAGGTCGATGAAGATCTCCCGGCTGATGCGCCACCGGAAGTTGCCCCCGACGACGTTGGGCACGGCCGGGGTGATTGTGAGGATGGGAGCAGAACCCGGCGACTGAATCACCTCGGTGATGCGATACGAGCCCGCGTTGGGCGGGTCCAAGATCTCGATGGAGAGGTTCTCCGTCGCCGCAGCCGCGAGCGCGTTGTACGTGTCGTCGCCGACCGAGTAGTTCACCGCGAGATCGAAGTCGCTGAGCTCGAGGGTGGTCGCTCCAATGACGTTGAGCTCAGTGCCCTGAAGCAGCGGCTCGTCATCCACGATGGACTCGATGATGAGCGTGTCGGAGTCGAAGTCCTGGCCGCGGATGTAGATGTCGGTCGCGCCGCCGATGTGGACCTCGTCTGAGGGCATCGAGATGGTGCCATCGGGTTGGTTGGGGAAGAGAATGCCGCCAGGAATGCCGGAGAGCGACAGCGATTCCTGCCGCAGCACCCACGGGATGCTCACTGCGGTGTAGTCCAGGACCTGGTCGACGAGATCTAGCGTCGTTGCGTCCACCACGCGCAGGACGTCGAGGTCCCGGACCTTGGGCAGCGACGCCGTCGGGAAGGCGCCATGGAGCGTGAGCTTGAAGCCCTGCACCGGGATGCCGGTTGGGCCGATGAGGGCGGTGAAGTCGACCGATTCCGCCGTCGAGATGCGGCGGGTGGTGACGGCGTTCTCGCCGTCGGCTTCGGAGAACATCGCGAAGCCGGAGGCGAGGATGGGACCGAGCCCGCCACCGGTAATGATGTCGCGGTTCATCTCGGGGTCGTTGAAGCCGACCGAGTTGATCCGCGTGACATCGGCGAAGGCGCCGGTGACCTGCGCGACGATGCCGCGCGAGGTGACCATGGAGCGCTCGGTGAGCTCGGTCGCGATGTTGCCGATGAAGGTGGCCGCGTCCTCATCCGGCGTGCCGCTGCGCGCGCGCGACTTGTTGGTCACGCGGACGGCGCTGGCGACGTTTGCAATCGTAACGATGCTATTCGGCGCGATGTTGTACGCATCGCCGGCCGCCTGCGCAGATGCAGCGACGTCGAAGTAGTACAAGCTCGACTCGGTGTTGAGGAGCATCTCCTCCACGCGAATGGACTGCACCTCGGTGGGAAAGAAGATCAGTCCCGAGCTCGAGGTGAAGAAGTTCGCAGGGCTGATGGAGATGTTCTGCGGCTGGGAGAAGTAGACGCGCACCGTGACGCGCGCGAAGTCGCCGACGGTACGGACCGCGAAGAGGTTTGCGCCGAGCGCGTCGGCCTCGTCGGTCGTGAGCGTCGTCGGGTCGGCGAACGACTGCACCTGTTTGACGCGGGTGATCTCCCGAACGATGGGGTTCCACAACAGAACGGACGCCTTGATGAGAAGGTCGGTGATGGCATCGCCCTCCTTCGTCGGCATGTCCGGAAACTGCTGGTTGAGCAGCGTCTGGATGAAGAGACCGATGTCGACGGTGAAGGGGTCCGTCCCGAGGCGGCTCAAGATCGGCTGGACGACCTGCACGTCCATCGGCGAGCCGGGCGTCAGATCGAGCGTCGGGTCGAACGAAGCGAGGCGTTGCTGAATGAAGGCTTGGAGGTCGGCCAGGGCCATGGAACGTCCTTCACAGCGCCAGCGAGGCAGTAATTGCTCGCCCAGCTTGGGAGGTGATTTCGATCGACGCGATGAGAGCGAGCTCGGTCTTGTTGAACCCGGCCGAGGTGACCCTTGCGGCGAGCAGGCGTTCCTCCCGCGGAATGCTCGGGTCTCGGGATTGGATAGCAAGAATCTGGCGCTGTGTCGTGTTCACCGAGATGATGAGGTCGGACGTGATGCCGCCGCCCTCGTCTTTGCCGAAGGTCGCGCCGACGTTGCGCAGGCCCGCGCCGCCGATGCGCGGGGCGAAGATGTCCTTGCCCGGCGTGGTGAACAAGATCTTCAGGAAGATCTGAACGAGCCGCATGATGCCCGACACCTTCCCGGCCGTGGGGAGAAGTCGGAACTGGATCAAGCTCTTCGGAGTGATGAAGAGTCGGTTGGCCGTCACGGTCACCGACGTCAACGTCGTTTGGTACAACGACGGAGGCACCTGCGCGAGCAGGCGCGTGCGACTCAGAATCACAATCTCCGGCGCGGCGATGTCGTTGATGAGGACCTGGTCGATGGTCCGGAAGTCGTCTCCGCGGATGTCGAGTGTGCGTGGTGTGAAGTTCGGAACAACCGAAATGGCGGACAGAGGGATGACCTCTTGCGGCACCACCACCTGCAGGTCAGTTGACACCTGGACGCTCCACGCCCCGAGTCTACCTCAGGAGCTATAAAAAAGAGAGGCTCACCACCTCGAGAGTGGTGAGCCCCGCCCCGACCAGGAGTGGCTGGAAGCCCCCCGAGTATACGCAAGCGCAGCGGGCAACGCCTAGCCGGCCTGCGCCACTGCATCCGGACGGAGAAGAACGGCGCGGCCGTGGTCCTCGAAATACGACACGAGGTTCACCTCTTTGCACCAGACCTCGAGGAAAGTCTGCAGGTTCTCCATCGCGGCGGACTCGATGCTGTCCCACGCCTCCTCGTGCATCTCCTGTCGTTCGAGCTCCCGTTCGACGATGTCACTCGCGCTGAGCTCGAAGGCCTGCGGGGATGCTGCCCAGACGTACTCGGGTACCTCTACGCCGTCGTTCTCGAGATCGTCGAGAAGCGACTCGACCTCGCCGTAGAACTTGTCTCCCCAGAAGACCGGGCCGTCGTAGTCTTCGATGGTGACCTTCGTCGCCTTCTCGAACCGGATGCGTTCTTTCTCCGTCTCTTTTGCGCTTTGGCAGGAGTCGCAGAGGAGCGAGTAGTGGTACTTCACTGGGTTGCCGCAGGCGCACATCTTCACGCAGTGCTTGGCGGCCTGCTCTTTCGATTCCGCCCCGCCTCCGTTCATCCTCGTGGTGAAGAAGACACCGCAGGTGCCGCACGCGAAACCGACGAGTGCGCCGGTATCCTTTACAACGATTTCAACCGGGGGTTTGGCTTCCATGTTCTTTCTCGAGGAGCGTAGCGACCGCCGCAAGGCGGCCGTCAACAACCTCAAAATCGGGGACATCGAGGGCGAAGGAGAAGACTTTTGCACCGGGCTTCTTCTTGTAGTTGGTGGCGTCGTGCGCGAAGCACGGACGATCCATTCCGGGTTCGAGAATCAGATAACCGTTGACGATCATTTTGGGAAGCCTTTCTACGGTGTGGTGCGTTTGCTCGCCACTAGCCGCTTGATGGGCCCGTACGAAAACCGATGATGCACGCACGGCCCGTGCTTGGTGAGACCAGCCCAGTGCCGCTGGGTGCCGTACCCGACGTTGTTCTTCCAGTCGTAGTGCGGGAACTTCTTGTGCAGCTCCCACATGAAGTGGTCGCGGTTGACCTTCGCGATCACGCTCGCTGCGGACACGGCGGGCTCGGTGGAGTCGGCCTTGGGAATCGCGCGGCCGTGGTACGTCCCCGGCATCACGTCGCCATCCACGATGAGTTCGTAGCTCGGGTAGAGCACGACGAGCTCGCGCATGGCGACGGCGATGCCCTCGACCCACGCGTTCCGTAGCCCCTTTGCATCGAGGTACGCACTCGGGATGGAGATGATGCGGTACGCAGTCACCGTCGTGAGGAGCAGGCTGTAGATGTGCGCGCGACCGCTCGGCGACATCTTCTTCGAGTCCTTGAGGCCCTTCGGCCTTTCCCAGCCGCGCGGCACGACCACCGCACCGATGTACGCGGGCCCGGCGATCGCACCGGTGCCGACCTCGTCGACCCCGATGATGTACTCCGAGCTCACGGCGTGAAGACGGCGATACGAAGAAGCAGCTCTCGAAGTTCGGCTTCCGCGGTCTTGCCGAAGTTGAAGATCTTCGGAAACGGCCCGGCCATGTTGTAGTTCTGCGCCACGCGTTGTGCGAACTCCTCGAGGAGCTCGAGGTACTGCCTGTCACGCGGGGCTGTTGACGTCTCGGTCTGCATTGGACTCCTGGAAGGATTCGGGCGGCAGGGCTTTGATCTTCTGCACCGCACTCGTCACGTTGTTCACGATCTGCGTCACGCGATCGAGCTCGTTCGGTCTCGTCTGCGTGCTCGCGCCGCTGATGCGCTCGATCTGTGCGTCGAGCAGGTCCTCGTAGGTGAGGGCGGCGAACGTCTGCGTCGTCTTCGCAGCTTCGATGGCCGCGTACGCGTCACCGATGGCCTTGCGCAGCTCGAAGTTCTGTTCTTGGAGTGCGGGATCGTCTTGAGAGTTTCCAGCCATCACGGATTCCTTCTGAGAGACTCGTAACGCACGAAGCCTTCAAGCTGTTCGATGCGCTCGAACGTCACGGGGAGCTCTTGGATCGGGCGCATGATCTCCTCCTCCGTTCGCGCGAGCATCTCTTCTTCCGTGAGCACACGGAGATGCACCTTGTTTTCCTTGTCGATGCGAATCGAGAAGGCCATCAGTTGGACAGCTTACCACCACCCGACGCAGGCGGTGAGGCTTCGTCCGTCTGCTGGGGCGTGGAGAAGCGACTGGCCGTGATGATGAGCGCCGTGCCGCGCGGCATCGTGCTCACGATGTTGAAGCCCGCTTCGGTGAGACTCGTCAGCGCCTGCTGCAAGCGATACGCGTGCTTGGTGGGCGTGTCCTCATCGACGGCGATGACCGCCCACTCGACGTGACGCGGATTGTGATGAGAGCGCGCGCTCATAGGCCAAACCGCGTGCGGACCACTGCCTGGTCCACCGCTCCTACCTGAAAGAGCTCCTGCATCTTGAGGAGCAGGTCATGTGCCTCCGCTTCGGCGGCGGAGACGTGCAGGATTTGATCTTCGATCTCGCGGAGCCTCTCCACCTCGAGCGCGAACTCGGCCGCCTCGATTTCCTCTTTCGATGGCAAACGAATGAGCGTCAGGCCGTGGCCTTCCGACACCACGAACTGTCGAAGGGCGAGAGGGATCTCACCCAACAGAAAGAACGGCTTGCCGTCTGTCTCTACTTTGAACCCGTCCACCGTTGAATCTCCTTCCACGACGCCGTGCGACCCGTGTGCATCTTGAACAGACGCGCCTTCTCCTGAATATCTCCCGACATGCCGCGAAGAGATGCCTCGCCGTCGGCAGCATACTTGAACGCCTCTGTGTTCTGCTTCCTCTTGGAGGGGATGCCCATGATCTGCTCCTCGATACGAGCGAGTTCGTGGTTCCCTTCCGGGTCACGCGGCGGCTCGAACGTCCCGAGGTACTCCGACTTGAAAGCATCCGCGCGCTCGGCCTGTGCGTATCGCTGCTGAAGCTCTTGGATGCGCTTCTGCGCAGCGTTCACGTGGCCATTCATGATGGTGAGCTCGGCCTCTTTGACCTGCAGGGCCTCGGTCAACTTCTTCACCGCGGCCGCGCGGCGCTCCGACTCTTCGTGGAGCGCCTGCATGCGCGGATCGTCAGGGAACGGTTGTATTGCGGCGGGGGATCCTCTCGAGTCGAGCGAGTCGTCGGACGAGCTCGGTGAGGTCTGCCCATCCGTCGGCTCTGTAGATGTGATTCCCACGGAGCTCCTCGTGCTCTTCGTTGTAGCGCTGATGCCAGATGATGGCATGGCCCGCCGGGTGACGCTTCGACCAGTTGATGATGTGCTCGGGCTTGTCGTCCACGAAGATGTCGCCGAACACGAGCTCCTTCAAGCCCGTGTGGATCATCTTCTTGTGGGAGAGCCCGAAGTGGCCCTCGAGCCACTCCTCGCGCTCGTGCACCCACGTCTCACCGCCTTTGAACGGCGAGGTGAGCATCACGACCTCGGTGTACTCCTGGAGCTCGGCGACGGCTGCTTTGGCGCCATCGTAGACCGGGATGCTCGCGCAGCCGCCGCGTTGCTTGAGCTCCTCGTAGACGGCGTCGCGCAAGTGCAGATGCTCTGCAAGGGCCCCGGACTCGAACATGTCCCAGCTCGTGACGTCGTCGTGCTGAAAGTTCTTCCCTGTTTTCCGATTCAGGATCTTGAGGGTGGCCGAGGAGAAATCAGCTAAAACCCCATCACAGTCCAGCAACATTAGAGGGCGCATGTCTTCATGTACTCCAGGACTTTTTGAACCTCTTCTACGGAGGCGTTGTTCTTGATCATGTTGGCTCGGTTGGAGATGATGCGCATGTTGCCTGCAACATACCCAAGTGCTGGAACCTTGCGGTCCACCGAGGGACTGTTGGGTGTCGGCCCGCACTTACCTGGCGCCTTGTAGCGAAGCTCGATGCCAAGGACCGGACAATGATCCGGCAGGTCTATGGCTGGCTTGATGCGATCGACGGGGACTCCCTTCTTACGCGCTCTAGTCTTGGCTGCATGGTACGTGAAATGCCACCACGCTTCCTTCGGGCTAGCCTCAAAGAAAGCCCGTCGCTGTTCCCTCTTCTCCTTGGTCCTGTTCTTTTCCCAGAAGCGGCTGTAGGACGCCTTCGCCTGTGTTGGGTGTTCAATCTTCCACTGCGCTGCTGCCGCTATCCGAGCGGGCTTGTTCTTGAAGTAGGAGTCGCTGTTGTAGCGCCGTCTAGTACGTTGTGCTTCTGTGAGCTCCGCTTCTGGCCTCATGACTAGATCTTCTTTCCCCCGTGCATCATGGGGCGCGTCTTGTTGAACGCTTCCTTCTCGTCGATCGCCGACCAGAGGTCGATCTTGTGCGCATCGGAGAGCGTGAAGAGGCGCCACATTGCCTGCGCGAGGTAGTGCACAACGCGCGGGTGCTGGTCGGAAGGTACGCCCGCCACCGGCATAAGCTCGGCATCGGTCTTGTCGTTGCGAAGGCGCCATTCGGCATCGGTGGCTTTTGCGATGTCGACGTGGGTCCACGCGAGGACTTCCTCGAAGTCGTCGGTCATCGGTTTGCAGCCGCGGCTGATGTGGCCGTACTCCTCCTCGAGCTTCTCGCCGATGCCTGCGGTGCCCGCCCACTGCGCGATGCGGATGACGATGTCGGCGATCTCGATCGGGATGCCGCAGGGCTTCGGCTCACTGACGTCGTCGATGTGAACACCGAAGTCCTCCGCGAGGCGCGTGCGGTCCTTGATGGGTGCCTTCTCGGGATGGCCGGCGATCTTCAACTCGTAGTAGATCTCCGCCGGCTTGTAGTTGTTCCGCCAGTCCTCGCACGCCTCGGAGACTTCCGTGTGCATCAAGAGGCAGAGCGTATGGAACGGCCGCGGGTTCTCGAGCCAGCCCTTCGACTTCGAGATTTCGTGAGAGCGCGTGCAGAGCGCTGAGATGGTGTGTTCGGTCATGGGAGTTTTCTTACCTCGTTGATGTTGACGCCGACAGGCGGTGACATGTCGGATCCGAAAAGAACAGAAAGTGAGTGAGTGCTGCCGAGTTCGTCTCGGGCGTGAATGGCTTCAACCGTGCCGATGGTGCCCTCAAGAATAGTGCGGTCGCCCACTCTGAGTTTGATGGGACGTAGTAGAGCGACTCGGTCGCCCGGCTGAAGCTGCTGCGCGGGTGCGTTCTGCTGGCCCATGATCTTCAGCTCGACATCCTTGATGCGCGTCTCGAGCTCCTGAACAACGATGTCGTACCACTGCCCGCGGAGGCGAGTCGTCATCTCCATGACGACGTGCTCGGCGACCTCCTTCAAGAAGCTCTGCGTGTTGAACTTCTGGAAGACGTAGCCGCGATTGCAGTGCTGGCACGGGATGAGCGCCATTTGTCCCCCGTACGATTGGTGCTCGTTGGCGAAGGTGGCCGGTGAGATGAAGCCGCCGCCAGCGCACTTGTCACACTCGCGGGCGAAGAGAACGAACTGCGTATCCTTGAGGCTAGAGACCATTGGGCAACTCCCCGTAGATCTCGAGCAGACGAGCAACGTCATCCGCGCGGAGGTTCTCGGTGTGCTTCCTCCACCCGTCGATGGCCACGATCTGCCATCCCTTCTTCGTGTGCGAGAACCAAATCTTGTGGTCGTCGCGCAGCCGCTCGAGAAGCGCGAGCTGCTCGTCGGTCAAACCGGGCATCCCGAACATGGGCTTCTCCCGGTAGCCCTGGATGATGTCCCAGAGCACGTACTCGATCCAGCCGCCCTTCCCCCACTCGTCGGCGAGAGCGAGGGCAGCCTTGAAATCAGCATTGGACATGAGGCCTCAAAGGAGCTCGATGGCTCCCAAGGCGCTTATGCCGAATTCGATCGCGGAGTTGAGGAGCTAAGAAAAGGCCACTTCGCCGCGCGCGGCGACAGCGTAGAAGTCCCTCAGGTCGGCCAGAAACTGCTCTTTCAGAGCCTCCGCGCGCGACGTCACCGCGAGCCAGTCCACGAAGGTCTTGGCGTTCTTCTGGCGGGTCTCGAGCTCCACGATCTCATCCACGCTTCTGTTGACGATGGCCATCTCTTTCTCTCCTGGTTGGTTGTTACTTCGGTACGACGTTCAACACGCCGACGATCGAAAGCACGATCATGATGATGAACATGAGGACGATGGCGCCGATGGCGAGAAGAGGGTTCGCTTCCTTCTTGTCCTGGAAGTAGTCCCACAACTTCTTGAGCAGAGGCCGGGCATTCTCGAGTGCCTGCATCCGCTCGACGCCCTCACGCCGCGCTTTCTCGTCCGGGGTCTCGGTTCCGTCTTCGAACGGCATCAGCCCATCGCCGCGCGCACGAGGTCGAGGTACTTCTCTTTCGGGAAGTTCGGACCGGGGTCGACGTGGCCATGACCGTTGCTGAAGGCGTTCGTGCAGTCGATGTGGCCGCAGAAGCCCTTCTTGCCCGCCTTGAGGTCCTCGACCGAGAGCCACACGACGGGGATGTCGAAGCGCTTCGCGAGCTCGGCGGCGAGCTGCGCGCTGTTCTTGAGGACGGCGTTCGAGTAGTCGTCGTCCCACTGGTCCGGCGTCTGCGACGCGTAACCGGCGTGCTCGATACCGATGCCGTTTCCGTTCGCGCCGGGCGCGTGCCACGCGACGTCGCACTCGAGGACCGACTGAATCACCTCGGCGTCATCTACGCAGAAGTGCGCGCTCGCCTGGGGTGCCGACGGGCCTGCAAACCACGTCGCGACGTTGCGCGCGGTCTTCGGCTTCTCGGGTGCCTCCATCGTGTGGATGACGATGAGCTCGATCGCGTGCGGCGGGTTGGGCCGCGTCGAGGGCGTGTAGTTCTTCGCCTGGATGAACGGGCGGAGGTTGCTCGCCTGTTCGGTGAGCGTCGTCTCGAACGCGCTCGGGTCGATGTTCATCGCAGAACAGAAGGCGGCCTTCGCCGCCTCCGTGTTCGCGCCCGCAACTCCGTCGACTCCGTGCGGGTCGTAGCCGAGTCGCCAGAGAAGGGTCTGGATGGTGCGGGTGTCCATGTTCATCTCACCGTGACCACGAAGTGCTGGAGCTTCGCGCCGCGCGCGGTGGCGTCCACGAGGCCGGGCGGCGCGTCGAGTTTCGGAGCGCCGGCGGGTTGGACCTGCTGGCTCGTGTACGTGTTCACGATGGCGATGATCTCTTGGATGGCGTTGTTCACGTCCAGGATGGCCTTCGAGAAGTCCGGCGCGTTGTTCTTCGCATCGACTGCGGCCTGCACCGCATCCTGCAGCGCGGCGAGCGCGTGGTTCACCGCAGCGACGGCCTTGTCGTACTGCTGCTGCGCCTGAACGAGCACCGCCGGCGGCAAGAAGATCTTGATGGTCTCCCACGCGACGGCGAGGTCGCTCAGGACGATCTGCGTGCTCTGCTCGAACGTCTGCACCTGCGCGACGGGGTCTTGCGAGAAGTTCTGCCACCACTGGGAGAACTGCGCGCAGCCGGCGGTGAGGGAGAACGAGAGGACGAGGAAGAACGGGAGGAAACGTTTCATGGACTGAGCTCCTTCTTGACGCGGATCTCCGTGACGAGATCGCTGAGGCGGGGTGTTGTGCTCTCTCGCCGTCTTCCACATCGTGGGCAACTCCCACCAAGCTTCAGAGCAGCGCCGATTTCGAGAACCTCTCGAGTTGCATCGACAGTCAACGGATCGCCTTCTTCTACTACAACTCGCTCTGCCAATAGACAAGCGACTTGTTCCACGTCCATGTAGTAGGTCGCGGCGAATGTGGCAGCGATGCGAAGTTCTTGGTCCTGCGATGTGAGGTTCTGGAGGATGCGCTCGAAGAGACCGGTCATCGCCGGCCAGAACGCTGCGCCGATGAGATAGTAAGAAAGGGGCAGACGCTTCTCGCCCCGCAGAGAAGACGAGATCGAGTCCCTGAGGACGCCGAGCCCGTACTTCTCTGCGAAGTCGTGATCGCTGCGAAGCAGCTGCACGCGTTTGAAGACGACATCCGTGACGCGTCCATCCGGACCTGTGCACGTGGCCCAGTGCCAGATGATGCAACGCGGATGCGGACCCACCGCGGCAGTGTACTACTCGGCGTAGCTGCGGTCTGCGAGATCTCGTTGCGCGAGCTGCTCCGGCGGAGGCACCACGAACGGGTGCGCCCGCAGGTAGTCGATGCCGCGAGAGAGCCGATGGTCCGCGAGGGGATGAGACCCGTCACAGCGCTCTCCCGAGTAGGCGCAGAGGCTGTGGAAGTTGTGGAGGGAGTAGTACATCAGGTAGTAGGCGATCTTCACCGCCAGCTTCCGGTCCGCGACGATCTGCTGCGGCGTGATGATCTCGCCCTGGTGAGCGCGCATCCAATCGCGGTCCTCCGGCTTGAGCGAGTTCTGGAGGTACTGCGCCTGCGTGAGCTCGCCGTCCTTGATGACGTAGTTGTACATGTGCAGCTGCCAAATGCTCCACGCGTGTCCGCCATCGCACTCGACGTGCCCGAGGTGCAGCTGGAACTTCGCCGTGTTGCACGTCCCGTCGTCCACCCACTTGTGAAAGCCGCCCTCGAGCGACGGCACTGCGGTGAGCGCGAGCGCCGTCTTCAGACGACCATCGTCGCCGGTGAAGAGCGGCTTCAGCGTGTCGTCGAAAGCGATCTCGACGATGTCGTCTGCGATGCTTTCGTAACGAGCGCGCGCGTCAGCCTCGTCCTCCTTGAGGTACATCCCGTTCTTCTCGTGCAGCCACGTGCCGTCGTCGGCACGCTGGATCTGATTCGAGAACGGAACCCAAGAGATCATCGCCGCGACGAGATACTTCGCGACGAGCTTTTTCATGAGAAGTGTTGTCATGGGGTCACCGAGAATGAAGTAGTTGGCTCGGTTGCGCAAGTTCTGTACCCGCGCCCGAGTCGTTGTAGTTGTATTCCTCCTCACGCGATTCTTCGTGCAGCGATGTCTAAGTCCTCGTTGATACGTTGAAGTTCTCGTCGCACTCGGCCAATCGCTTGGCTCTGCGCGAGTGTTGTGTCGACATGAGCGAGCTCCTCCGCGAAGAGGTCGAACATCGGACACTGCATCTGCCACCTCATGTTGGGAGAGATGCGGTACAGCGTCATGACCAGGCCGTTCTCTCCGCGGAACACCATCGTGAGCGGACGCGCGTCGGTGTAGCCCGGGCGGCGTTCGGTGACGTCGGTCCACTCGCCTTTCTTTCCTCGCTTCATGGGCGCTCCGGTGGCGATACAACCGGCGCGGGTCCAGCCCCCTCTGTCCACTTCACGTCTTCACGTGCGAGGACGTACGTCTCCATCTCGGGATCCCAGAGCCACACGGGCGCTTGGTCAAGCGGCTGCCGTTGTGGCCGAGGACCGAAGAAGAACGGGTTCATCTGCTTGTTGCCTCCACGGTCCTTATTCCACGGGGAGGATCAAGATCTCGATCTCACGATCTTTGCCATTCTAGTAGCAAAGAAACTGGTCGCGAGAGCCTCACCTTTGCCATTCAAATGACAAAGCGGGCGATCAACGCGAGATGATGTAGAAGCCCCACGCGAATGACGCGATCGCACAAATCGCGACGAAGACCACGGCGACGTTGAGGGCTCTCACGCAGCCGACTGTATCAAACGCACGCGCGGCGGAGAATCGAACATCCGCGCCGGCGATCCCAAGCCCGGCCCCAGCTGGGCGCTCCAGAGCACGCGTGCAAGGAAACAGTACTACAAGTAGCGCGCCCCGAGAGACTTGAACTCCCAACTTCCCGATTATTCAATTCGGGTACTCTGCCAATTGAGTTAGGGGCGCTTGGCGGGCATCAGTACAACCAGGGACCTTTCGGGCTGGCGGCTTCCCTGATGCCCAGTGAGGGAGGATGGATTCGAACCACCGACTTCCGGCGCCCCTCTGCCTCACGACGTCGGGGTGGTGCCGGTACTCTGACCACTGAGTTACTCCCTCGAGTGCTATTTCAGCAAGGGAAGCGCCGACAGGTGCTTCCTGAGGTCCTCCTTTCGCGCGGGGATGACGCCGAGCGCCATCAACTGGCCGTTGTACGGTGCGTCGGGCTCGAAGACCGTGACGAACGCGACGCGTGCTCGAATGAGCTTCGCGGCGACGACCATCAGCGCCTCTTCGTTCGGCACCGACAGGACGAACGCGTACGTTCCATCCTTCAGGTTTCCGGGGCTGCTCTCACCGGCAGCGTGCACGAGCATCGCGCTCTGTACGCCTCGCGGCAGGTCCTCTCGGACGATCACGTAGTGGGCTACGGGATTCTCATCCCGGCGGCGATCGGCCGACTCACTGAATTCGCGACATGCCCGAGAGCCTAAGAACGGGCTGCCGAGCCGTCAAGGCCCAGCAGCTCTCGTTCACGGGGAGACCCAACCCTGTCTCTTCGCTTCGTCTTTGCGATCGACGTGTGGTGTCTTTACACGCTGTCCCTGCGCGCCGATGCACTGCTGTCGGGCCCGAGCTCGGCATGCGGGGCAGTGCACGCGGAGAATCCTCTCGGCGAGAGGGATCGGGCCTGGTGGAAGACGCGGCGCCATCAGAGCTTGAAGGTGCCCTTGTTCTTGATGATGTTCTCCATGATGCCGATCATGCGCGTCTGGTCGGTGGCGAATCCCGCGCCGAAGTCCATGGCATCCAAGGCTTCCAGCTGCGAGACTTCGATCCGAGTGCTGAGCGGAGCGTTGCTGCGCATGTCGCTCATCTCGAACGCGCACTCGATGAGAAGGAGTTGCCTGCCGGAGAAGAACTCGAGCAGCGGGTCGGCGACGTCGGGACGGTCGAGATCGAGGAAGTTGCCGTAGAGAACCTCCGAGACTTCGTTCAGGCGACCCACCTTCGCAGAGAACAGCGCGCCGAGCGCACAGACCTTGCACGAGTCGAGGGCCTTGTTTGCGAAGAGATCTCGGATGCTGATCTCATCTCCCTCATCACCGGCTTCTTCCTTGGTGTACGCACTGAAGTAGTCGCCGCGCGACGCCTCGAGAACACGCACCTTCAGGGCAGCGATGACGTCTCGCGCGATCTCCACACGCGCCTGCGCCACCGGCAGCTTGCGAAGGTCGACCTTCTTCGTCAGTTGTTTTTCCGTTTCCATCTCAACCCTTCGCTTTCTTCGCAGCCTGCTTCTCGATTTTCTTGTCGCGCACTTCGGCAGCGACACTCGCACGCACGACCATGCTGGCGACAACGTCGAGCGGCATGGAATACGTCTGCTGCGACCGATGCGGCCGCACGGTGAACATCTTGCTGTCCCGGTCGATCTCGACGGTACCCTTGGTGGCCTTCGTCCTGTCGAGGAAGCCGAAGACGGGGAAACGAGCCGTGCTCATGTCTTTGTCCTTTTCATCGCGCGCCACATCGCGCGCACTTGGTCTTGTGTGAGATCCACCAAGTCATCGGAGATTTCTTGGCGCATGTCCTCAACAGTTCGAGCAGTCGACGGCCGGATGCCGAGCCAGCTCAAGATCTTCAAGCACGAGTGCTGTCCACACCGCGGCTGCGAGAGGAGCATGTCCTCGATCGAAACCGTCACGTACCGCTTGGAGCGAATGGCTTCGAGTTTCTCTTTGGCCTCCGCCGGCGAGAGCTCCATCACATCTCCGAAGGATGGATCGAGCCCCGCGCGGTAAAAGATGTTGAAGAGAACCGTTCGCTCCTTCTTGGTCATCATTAGTTGTCCTGGTCGTTGAGCGCGTCGATGATTTCGTTCGTCGAGTGATTCAAGCCCACGCGGCAGTAGCCGATCTCGAGGCCCTTGTGAATTCGGATGGCGACGAGACCGAGCTTGTTGTTGATGGTCACCTTGTAGACGTCCCAAGGCGTGCCCCGCGCGTCGACCGTGAACTGGAAGTCGTTCGGCTGGATGCGCGTGCATGCCTCGCGAATCAACTCTTCTGCAGCGTCGAGCTCTTCCGGCGTTGCTTCAGTCTGGTTTTTCATAGCCGAGCGCCTTCTCGTGCGCCGCGGTGCGCTGGAGCGTCGCACCGTCTGCTGCCTTCTCTACCGCACAGAGGCCGCAGAACAAGTACTCCGCCGCCGTTTCGCTGACAGCCGTCCGCTCCTTGTAGAGGTCCGGGATGAAGAACGTCGCGGGGCGTCCGCAGTCGTAGCACGCGAGCGCGGGCCTCTCGGTCTCCTTGCCTGCGCCGAGCGTCCAATCGCAGCGTGCGCAGGAGAACGACATCTGCATGTGCGATTCGCCGGCTTCGGGAACATCGGGCCAATCGAGGTCTCCGCCTTCTTCGATTGTAGCGTGCCGCGTGTGGTCCGCGAACTCCCACACCTTGAGTGCGCTCGGCTGGGTGAGGTCATGCAAGCACTTCGGGTTGGGGCAGCGCACGGGGATGTTCGCGATGCGGCGCGTGACGGTGACGTCGCAGATCTCCACCTTGATGGTCTCGACGACTTCCCGCGCGATGCAGCTGCTCACCCAGTCGTCGTAACTGAACAGGGTCTTTTGCGCAGCGACGTCCGCCTGCCAATCCGCGATGGGGTACTTCTTGTTCTCGCTCATCTGGTTCCTTTCTTGTGGTCGAGCAGGATGGTCGCCACGACGCTGTAAGCGATGGCGACGCGATCCCCCACATCACATGTGCACTTCGGGAAGTGAAATACCGTTCGCGCGCAATGACCGCGATGCGGCACGCGCGTGAGGACAGACCGTAGCGCTGTCATCAGCGCCGTCTTGTGAATCGAGTCCTCGTTACTCATCTCGCGACACGGAACGCCTCGGTCTGCGTCTCGAGCTCGCCCTTGGGCCCGACCCACACGCGCTTGCCCTGCAGCATGAAGAGCAGCACCCATCCCTTGCGACGAAGCACGCGCGTCACGTGGGCCTGCATCCGCACCACGGGGGCGGACTTGTACGAAGAAGCCATGAAACCTCCACACTTCTTATTCCCAACGGGAAGAAGAACTAGGCGTCTGGAGGCGACGTGCCGTTCGTATGCTTCTTCTTCTCCTGGAGCTTCAAGACCGCATCCACCACCTCGGCGAGAAGGAACGGCTTCTCGAGCACGATGTGACCGGGCAGCGCGTCGAGGAACACGCGGACGGCGGGGATGTACAACCCGCCCGTCATGAAGATGACGTTGCCGCTCATAGCCGGCCACTTCTGCTGGATCTCCGCGAAGAGCACCATGCCGCTCACGTGGGGAATCATGAGGTCGAGCAGGATGACGTCGAAAGTCTCACCGGCCTCGAAGCGCTTCAAGGCCGCCTCGGCGCTCGGCTCGGCGGTGATCGTCCAAGCCCCCGGAAGGGTTCGCACGAGCGTGAACAGAATCGTTCGCTCGTCGTCAACAATCAGGACGCGCAGCCTGGCCATACGGCCAGTTTACTTGTCGGAACGGGAAACCCGAAGCATCGCAGAGGCGGCAACCGCGCGAGGAGGCTGGGAAATCGCTCGAACGACCGACGGAAGAGCGGGAAGCGAGCGCGACGACGGGTGGCGCAGTGTGATCGCCAGCGTCGACTGACAGCCCGAGCAATGCCGGAACTCGTAGGTGAAGCCGTCCTCCATAGTGAGGACGCCGTTGTGGCGATGCGTCTTCTCCAACGCCTGCCACTCCTCCCTGGTGTACGTCTTGCCGCAGTCACAGGTCTTGAGGGTGTGGCGTTCTTGCGGGGGCATCTCAACTTCCAGTCTACGCTCCGAAAAGAGCCGAGCGCAAATTATCCCAATACGGATTGCAAGCGGGATGCCTTGTACTTCTTCGCATCCCATTCTTCAGTCGCAGTGCGTGCTTGCAGAACGGGAGAGCTACTCATCCCCTTCTTCTCCCTCTCCAGAATTGCCACGTACGACAGTGGGGACTGGGGACAAACGGGACGCTCCGACGAGCGTCATGGTGATCGGCGCGGGCGCTGAGGTGGCGGTGGGCGTCGAGGGGGCGAGAGGGAAGCGCGTCGCTGCGCGCGCTCCAGCTTGAACCATCGGAGGCGTGGCAACAGGCAGCGTTACGCTGCTGCCGCCCGCGCGTACGACGAGGGAGAAACGCTGCGGCGCGTGCGATCGCCCGTAGCCGAGCGGCAGCGGCACCGGTGGCGGAGGAGTCGGCGGGTTCCACTGCTGGTAGACGGAGTCCGACGGAGACGTGATGGTCTCGAACAAGAAGCGCAGAGCGGCGACGCGGCGAGAGATCGCATCGCTGATGGCAGTGATGCTTTCCGCGACGGAGCGCGAGATGCTACCCGTGTGCGTCACGGCGTCGGTGGGAGAGGCCACCACTTCGGGGATGATGCGAGCTCCTACGAAGGCGCGCACTACAACGTCGCTCGACGCTGCAACGGTCTCGTTCAGGAAGCGCAGTGCGCCGTAGCTTCCGGAGATGGCGTCGGTGGGCGATGTGACACTCTCCGAGAGCGTGCGCTGTGCGGCACGCGTACGAGAGACGGCGTCCGAGATGGAGACGCTCTCCGTCATGGAGCGCGAGGCAACAGCCGCGCGGGAGGCGGCATCAGAAGGAGCGGCGATCGCGTCGCTGATGTTGCGACTCCACTGCAGCGCCTTGGCCACGGAGTCCGACGGCGCGGTCATGCTCTCCGCGAGCGTGCGGAAGAGTCCGTGCTGCCGCGTGAGCGCGTCGGTCGGAGCGGCGATCGAATCGCTGATGGTCCTGTCACCGGTGAAGGCGCGCGCCACGGCGTCGGAGACCGAGACGCTCTCTGGGATGGTCGCAACGAAGGCAACGCGCCTCGAGATCGCATCGGAGGGAGCGGAGACCGCCTCAGCGACCGCGCGGGAGAAGCCAACGAGACGTGAGATTGCGTCACTCGGCGCGGTCACCGACTCGGCGAGGGTGCGGTGGACTACAACCTGGCGGGCAACTGCATCCGAGATGGCGACTGCTTCCGCGAGGACTCGAGCGACGATCGCCAGGCGAGCAACCGCATCACTCGGCGCAACAACACTGTCCGAGATAGAACGAGAGAAACCGACCACATCACTGGGGGAGTCCGACGGCGTCGTGATCGACTCGGTGAGCGCGCGGTGGCCCACGAAGAGACGAGCGATCGCATCGCTCGGGTTGGTGATGGACTCCGTCAGCGCACGGCTCCCGACGAATGCGCGCGCGGCGCTGTCCGAGGGAGAAGTAATGGACTCCGTGAGGGACCGAGTCGCCCCATACAACCGAGACGCCGCATCCGAAGGAGCTGCAATGCTTTCGGAAGTAGAACGAGAAGCGGCGAGGATGCGGGTGAGCCCGTCGCTGGGTGCGAGGATGCTGTCGCTGATGCTCTTCGCGTAGTCGTGCGCGTGGAAGACGGAATCTGAGGGGGAGGTGATGCTCTCGCTGACGGGGCGGAGGGCAGCGAAAGAACGCGCCACCGCATCACTCGGCGCCGTGATCGACTCGGTGATGTTCCCGGCGTTGCCGTGCGTGATGGCGTCAGAGGGAGAGGGGACACTCTCCGCAAGCGCGCGGGTGTAGGCGACGAGGCGATCGATGGCATCGCTCGGGGCGCTGACGCTCTCCGAGAGAGCGCGGCTTCCAACGATCGCCCGCGCGATTGCATCAGAGATAGAGATGCTCTCGCTGACGGGGCGCGCTCCCGTAAAGGCTCGGGCAACGGCGTCGCTCGGTGTGACGATGCTGTCCGAGATGAGGCGGCTGACGCTGAAGAGATTCGAGACTGCGTCGGAAGGGGCGGTGATCGACTCAGCGATACTGCGCGCGCCGGCGAAGGCGCGCACAACGCCATCACTTGGCGCGGTGACACTCTCGCTGATGGAGCGGGCCCAGGCGACCGCGCGCGCAACGGCATCCGTGGGCGCCGAGATGCTCTCGTTGACGCTCCTCGCGCCGATGAAGGCGCGGGTCAAGGCATCGCTCGGAGCGGTGATGGATTCGCTGACGCTCTTGGAGAAGGCTGCTGCGTGTGACACCGAGTCCGATGGTGCGGTTATTGAGTCGGCGATCGAGCGAGCCACCACCGTCGCACGTGCCACGGCATCACTCGGGGCGACGATCGACTCTGAGACCGCTCGCTGCGAGGCAAAGGCTCGGGCCACTGCGTCAGACGGCGCAATGATGGAGTCTGCGATGGAGCGGGAGGCGACAAGGGCGCGCGTGAGCGCATCACTGGGGAGGACAACCGATTCAGAAACAGAACGTGCATCCGCGATCGCGCGTGTGAGCGCATCCGAAGGAGCGGTGATGCTCTCAGCGAGAGAGCGTGCGCCGATGAAGCTTCGAGCGATGGCATCCGAAGGGAGAACAATGGAATCGGAGATCGAGCGTGCTTGACCGCGCGTGGCTGCGACGGAGTCACTCGGAGCGGTGATCGAGTCGGCTATGGAGCGAGCTCCCACAAAGGCGCGGGCTACCGCATCGGTCGGTGCGATGACCGAGTCGGCGATGGAGCGCTGCACGACCGCGAGGCGAGAGACGGCGTCGGTAGGTGCGACGATGGAGTCGGCAATCGTGCGTGCATCAACAGTAGAACGAGCCACCGCATCGGAGGGGTTCGTCACGGATTCGCTCAGCGCACGAACGGGAGCGAAGATACGGGAGACGGCATCACTCAGGGCCGTGATGGACTCACTGGTGGAACGGGCGCCGATGAAGGCCCGCGCGATGGCGTCGCTGGGGGCGGTGATGGATTCGGCGATCGCTCGGATGCGAGCAACGACGCGCGCAACGGCATCCGTGGGCGCGACAACCGAATCCGCGATTGAACGGGCGCCAACGAAAGAACGAACGAGCGCATCGCTGGGGGCCGAGACGGAGTCGGCGATCGACCGGGCACCGACGAATGCACGCGTGAGCGCATCGCTCGGCGCTGTGACCGATTCAGAGACAGCGCGGCTGACGCCGAAGAGGCGTGCGATGGCGTCAGACGGCGCGACGATGCTCTCGCTGAGGGAACGCGCGCCGGCGAAGATGCGGGCGATTGCATCCGAGGGATTCGCGATGGAGTCCGAGATGGAACGCTGGAAAACAGCCCCGCGCGCGATCGCATCACTGGGAGCGACGACGCTGTCCGCGATGGACCTGGCGAGTACGCTGAGGCGTGTAACTACGTCGGACGGTCCGGTGATGCTCTCGGTCAGCGAGCGCAGGCCGACGAAGCGCCGCGCGGGTGAGTCGCTCGGCGCCGTGATGCTCTCGGCCACTGCGCGCGCTCCTACGAAGGCTCGGTTCACCGCATCGCTGGGGGCGGTGATCGACTCTGAGACGGACCGCGTGTACGGCGTACCACCGCCGTGCACGACAACAGCCTGCACGCCTGGGGTGAACGTTGGGTTGAAGGCGACGAGCGACACAGCCCAATCGTCGTTTGTTGTAACGGTCGCTTGGTAGTTGCCGGTTGCGCCAGTTGCAATGCCCGCGATGTCGCCTACGCCCCACGCTGTGAAGAAGCTGCCGTAGGTCGCGTCGTTGGCACCCGAGTTCGTGATGAACTGGTAGGAGAAGCTCGGGAAGTTCGCTGTGACGAGGCCGTGGTCGGCGCCGAGGTAGAACAACCACAACCACTCGTTGGAGCCGGAGATCGTGACGCCGGTTCCCGTCGGATGGGTGGAGAAACCCGAGTTGGTGGACTTGACGTCGACAGTCACAACGGTGCTCACGCCGCGCAGGCAGACGCACGTGACACCGACACCGTTGGCGGGCGCAGGTGAGACCGAGAAGGTGTAATTGGCCGCGGGCGAGCTCGAGAGCTGGATGACGTAGACCGCCGACGAGATGTCGACGTTGCCACCACTCGTGTGATCGATGCGGGTGCCGGAGACGAGCGTCGCTCCAGAAGGAGGCGTGACCGTGGCGCCGAGCTGGCTGTACCAGCCGATGAAGAAGACGAGGAGATCTCCGTTGGCTGCGCCTGACGGCGTGCTCACCACTGCGGGGTTCGTCGCTGTCGAGGCCGACTGCGTGAACGCGCCGATCTGGGTGATGGTCCCGTAGATGGTCCCGTCGCCGAATGGGAGGATGCTCTCCGAGATGGTGCGTGCCTCGACAACCGCGCGCGAGACGGCGTCGCTCGGAGCGGTGATGCTCTCCGAGATGGAGCCCGAATACGTCGCCGACGTGCTCTCGATCGGAGTGCTCCCCAACTCAACGGCGGCGCCGCTGAAGAAGAACTTCCTGTCGAGATCTCCGGGATTGAGCCCGAACACGGTTACTCCTCGATGAACGTTGGAGCAGCCATCATAACGCCCGACGTCGTCGTAAACGCCATCGCCACAAACCAGAGGCATGCGCCGGAGTCGATGACGGGCATGTTCATCACGAGCTGCACGGAGTCGTACAAGAAGCTCTGCGAGTTGAATGCGGGGATGGGCATGGCGAAGAGAGGCCGCCAGATGGTGATGCCAAAGCTGCCCGCGGTACCCGTCGTCGCGAGAACAGTCGCGCTCGCACACGCTCGGACGCCGCTGTCGCCTTGCGCGAGCGGCAGGGGGATGAAGCGTTGTACTTCCCGCGCGCCCGTGCCACCGAACGCTACGGCCTGCGTGGTCTGCGAGGCGGTGCCGGCTTGATTCGTATAGCTGGCGGTGATCGTGGTCGCTGTTGCGCCGACCTGCGTATAGACTTCAGCGGCGAGGAAGTTCCCCACCCCACCCGTGTTGCGGGTGATCGCACCGCCCACCGTCTGCGCTGTCGTGACGATGCCCGAAGACCCGCCCTGGTGTAGAAGGCGGTCGCAGATCATGACGTAGCCGCTCGAGCCCATCTGGGCGAGCGTCTCGGCGAGGCGCATGACGCCTGTCGAGTCTTTCTGCGCGAGAGCTCCAGTCGTTGCGTTCGTCGGAACAGCGGCAGCGCCGGGCGTCGAGCCCGCGTTCGGCGCGATTCCCCAGAACGAGGAGAACCGCCCGGCGACCGTCGTCTGGCTGCTCTTCATCGTGCGGACGCGCTGATACGGTCCGGCGATGCGCGTCTTGTAAGCGGCGTAGTTGGTGAGCGCCATTTACTTCTCCGCGAATTGTAGTGAGCCGTACATTTGCTCGAGAACAGATGCCGTCTGCGGCAGCCAGATCCAAGCAAGGCACGCACCCGGTTCGATGAGCGGACAGTCGGGCAGACCCGCCATGTAATCGCGCACGGTGCCGCACCCGGAGACTCCGACTTGGAGCTCGGCGAGCGGATGGACGAGCGTCACACCGAACGCACCCGCCGTGCCCGTCGTTGCGAGCACGGTGACGGATTGAATCGACTGCACGCCGCTATCGCCGCTCGCGAGCGGCAGACGAATCATGCGTTGTGCTTCGCGATTGTTCGTCGCGCCGAAGGTAACAGCGGTCGTTGTTTTCCCTGAGGTGCCCGCCTGATTGGTGTAGCTCGCCGTGATGGTCGTTCCGGTCGCGCCGATCTGCGTGTAGATCTCCACCCAGATTTCGTTGCCGACGCCGCCTGTGTTCCTCGTGATGACGCCGCCAACGGTTTGCGCCGTGGTGACCGTCCCCGAGAGATTGCCGATGTGAAGAAGGCGGTCGTAAAGCACGAGCGCACCTGGGGCTGTCGCCAGCGCGGTCGCGTGAAGCAAGTACAACGAACGGCCGCCCGTTGCATCCGTCTGCTTCATGGCGCCGTTGGTCGTGCGCGTGGGGATCGCGACGGTTGTTGGTGCGGAGCCCGCGGGCGCATAGCCCGTGTAGAGCCAGAGCGAAGTGGCCTGCCCAACGATCGTGGCAACGGGCGAGTTCGTGCCGACGCCGGTGAAGCCTGTCTTGTGCATCATCACGAGCTGGCCGTGCGCCGTGACCGCCGCGATGACGTCGCTGATGTTGGTGAAGGCAGTCACGTGTCAGGCCTCGATGAACTGAGCGTACCCGACGATCTCCGGGATGGTGGTTGTATTCGCCATCCACGCCCACGCGAGACAAGCGCCGGCGCTGATGGGGAGAATGCCCGGTCCGTTCATGATCAAGTCACGGTTCGCGCCGACGCCTGCGAGCACGGGGATGTAGAGCAGCGGCTGCACGATGTTGATGCCGAAGTTGCCCGCGGTGCCGGTCGAGCCCGTGAGCGTCACGTTCGCAACAGCCTGTACGCCGATGTCGCCGATGCCAACGGGGATGGGCAGGATGCGTTGCGCTTCTTCGAAAGGTGAGCCACCCATGAATGCGGGGCCCGACGTCTGCCCCGAGGTGGCGCTCTCGTTCGTGTAGCTTGCGGAGATGGTCGCGCCCGACGCGCCGATGGCGGTGTAGACCTCTGCCCAAATCTGGTTGCCCACGCCACCCGTGTTGCGCGTGAGCGTGCCCGAGACGGTCTGCGCGGTGGCGACGGCACCCGACAGGCCACCGATGTGCAGGAGGCGATCGTACAAGATCAGCGTCCCCGCCGAGTTCGACGTGACGTTCACTCCAAGGAGGTACTTCTGTCTGCCACCACCCGCGTCCGTCTGCTTGAGCGCGCCTGCGGTAGCGTTCGTGGGGTTCGCGACCGTCGTCGGAGCGGCGCCGTCACTCGGCTGGCCGTTGTACTGCCAGAGCGAAGTGAGGGCGCCTTGAACGGTCGCGACGGGCGTACCCGCGCCGAGACGAGGGGCCTTGTAGAACCAGATCGTCTCGGGCGTTCCACTGTTCCCGCCCGTGAGGCGGTTGACGACGTCATCCAGCCCCGTCAGCGAGCTCATATCACCTCTAAGTGTGCGAGATCACTCAGATTGTGATCGTGACGGTATTCTGGAGAGTGTCTCCGGAGATGAGCGTGGGAGGCGAGGGCTCGGCCGACTCGAACGGCATGACGCCGCCGCCGGTGACGTTGCACGCGCCGAACTGCGCTTCCTTGTTGATCGTCGTCGAGCCGCCGGAGCAGGTCCAGAGGTGGACGAGCGTGTAGGTCGACGCGGCTGCGGTGTGGCTGTACGTACCGACGGCGCGGTTGAAGCCGTTGGTCGCGAGCTCGGAGGCGAGCGTCGTGTCCGCGGTGGAGGGGCCGGTCGCGTCGGCGGTGATCGCCATCCAGGCCGCCGGGTTCTGCCCGGGGAGGATGATGTACTGACCGGTCGCGTTCGGCGTGGTGCCCGATGCGCCCGACGTGCTCGTGCCCGAGTACCACTGGTCGACCGTAAGGACCGTGGAGGTGTTCGAGACGATGACGCCGTAGACGACGGAGCCGGTGCCGGACGCGTTCGCGCCGACGACCACGAGCGAGCCTGCGAGGCCCTGACCTGCGGTCGGGAAGGTCGCGCCGGAGTTCGTTGCGGTTGTTGCACCGACCGCCGTGAGCGTGCCTTGCGCCGACGCGAACGCGAACGACGGGCCTTGACCCATCGCCTTCGCGAGCCAGTCGTTTGCGTTGGTGTAGCCCGACGCGGTCGTGGTCGTGAGGTTGTGGCGCCAGCGGCCCTTCGAGCGGCGCGTCTTGCGATTGCCCTTGCCAGGAGAGATCTCCGTCAGCCAGTGCGAGTGCATGACGGACTCGCGCGCCTGGCGGGAGGCAGTGGCGATGGCCTGGTCGAGCGTTCTCATTTCGAGCCTCCGTCCTGCTTCGACTTCTTGTCGATGCGGAAGTGTCCGTGAAGGTGTTTCGCGTGGTCGTCGCTGCTCGCGGGCGCCATGTAATTGGCGACGAGCTTGTCGACCTCTTCGGGATCGATGTGCGTGCCCGACGCTGCATGCGGCGCGAGCATCGATCGCATCAGCGCTTCGTCCGGTCCGTCGTCGTGCACTTCGAACTTCGAGAGCCACGCGCGCTCCGCGTGGTGCGGCATCGTGTGCTCCGACAAGTACATGGCGACGGCCTCTTTGCGCGTCAGCATGCGGCCGCCTTCGGGGCGGCACTTGTCGTGGATGATCTTGGCGCAAATCTGCGCCTCGGTCAGCTGAATCTCCGTGTGCGTGCTCCCGTTCGGAGCGTCCTTGGTCACCTTCATCAGGTAACCGGCACCACGCGTCATCGGCTTCGCCTTGCCAGCGGCCAGATCGACTGGGGTGACCGTGACGTCGCTGGGAACCGGCTCCCAGTCGTAGAACTTGCTGTGGTGGGCGACGATCCGCATGCGTTGACCTCTGACCGAAACTTTACCCCGTCGAGCCCAACAGGGGAAGAACGCCACGACGACAAATGCGCTGAGTAGCTAAAAGAAGGGCGAGCGCCCTTCTCACCGCAGAAAGAACAAGTCCACGCGCTTGCCTTCGGCGGTCTGCCAAATCTCCACGTGCTTTCGATCGTGCGAGCCGTACTTCCGAGCCCACTCCCGCCGCACCGCGGTGACATCCCGTAGCTGCTGCATGCCGGCAGCCTTGAGGAGACTGTAGAGCTCTTCGAACGACCAGTGCTGCGACTTCGAGGGGAATACAATCACGTCGAGGTCGTACTTACCCTTGCCGCGGTAGAGCACACTGCCCGTGAGCCCTACGCAGTAATGCGGTTGCAGCTTCTGATGAAGCGCATTGGTGAACGCGGAGGCCTCCTCGAGTGTCCACGCCGAGAGGGGTAGAGGCGTCACGGTTCTACTCCTCGGGCTTGATGCGAACGTTGTCGACGCCGAGCGTTTGCTTCAGCCGCTGAAGATGCTCCATCGCGTCCTTCGTCTTGGCGGAGATCGAGTCCACCCAAACCCAGCCCCACGTGTCTTTGCCGCGCGGCTCGGTGCGCTTCTTCGTGATGCGGTAGCGGAGGATCTGAACTACGGCGCGCTCGGTGTTGAGCGGCTGAGCGTTGCGCCGCGAGTCGGGCGGCCTGAAGCCGTCGAGGATGAGCGCCTTCTCGAGATCGTCCGAGAACGTCGTGTCCACGTCGCGCCGGCGCTGCGCGTACGTCCACAACAAGTCTTGCGCCGAGGGATCGCTCGTGGAGAGCGGGACCTTGCCTGCCGGGCAGGTGGGGTACTTGTCGCTTTGAAACTTTCCGTCGATGAGATGTGCACCCACTATTTCTTCTCCGGCTTCTTCACCCACTGATCGAGGTTCGCGGCAGCGTCGAGGACCTTCTTGATTTTGTCCATCGGCACGTGCGTCATGTCTTTGATGAGCGCGCGTTGATGACTTCCTTCTTCTTACCCTTCACCGGCTTCGCTGTCGCCGTCTTCTTTTGCTTCGGCATCGCTCTTCTCCTGAGTGATCTTGTCGAACTCGTGCTTCACCAGCATGCGGAGGAGCGGCACGCGATCGAGGCCGTAGTGCTGAGCGACCTCCGCAAGACGCTCCTCTTCTTCCACGCTGAGGCGAATGCAGATTTGCTTATGACGAGTCGCCATCGCTTCTTGTTCTCCTACGCGACTTCGGACAACAGCAAGGATCTGCCGCTCGCTCCGCAGTCGTCTAAGACGAGCGCGAACGCCCATCACTTCCCACTGCTGCCCGCGCCACTGCTCCCGGAGTTCGCGCTGCCCGAGCCGGCGCCGGTCCCGCCACCACCTCCGCCGCCCGCGCCAGCAGTAGCAGTGAAGTGCCCTTTCTCGCGTTCGGCGTGCAGCTCCTCTTCGGAGGGCATCCCCATCTTCTTCGCCATGAGCTCGGCGATGAGGACGGCCTTGTCGGCAATCAACTGGGCGGCGCCGTTGCCCATGCCGCCGGTGCAGAGACCAGCCGCCACGATCGGCGCAACGTGCGCCATGAACTCTTCCTTCGACGGTCCGTACCTACGCATGTTGTTCTCCTATTCCAAACAGCCTTCGCAGAGCGCGCTGTACGTTTCGTTTTTGCCCGGGCTCTTGAGCGGGCGCTTGCACCGCATACAGAGCTTCGTTTCGTTGGTGATCTTGGCCTCGGTCTCCTCGATCCGCGCGCGATCGCGCATCTCCTCAGCCTGCGCAGCCATGTCGAGCGGATCGATCTCGTTGGAGCCGTCGATGCTCGGGCATGGGCACTCCGGCGACTCGTCTGCGAACTTCTCGAGGAGGCGCTGCATGGCGGGCTTTGCTGCTTCGAGCACGCACCTCTCCGAGCAGTACTTGTCGCTCTCGCGTTTGCCCTTCTTGCACATCGGGCACTGCGTCGCTTTTACTTCAGCCATGGGCACTCCGCCTCGTGAACAGCCGTAGGCAGCGTGGGTCCGTCACAATCGGGGCAGCGTCCTCGCACGAAGTACGTGAACACGCGCTGCGCGGCGGTCATCACCATCTTCAAGCGCCTCATCGCTTGAGGTCCTTGTTGAGCTTGGAAATGGTGACCTCGAGCGCCTGCAGCGTGTCGCTGAGGCTGTGGGCCATACGACCGATGGAGCCGGCGGCAGCGGAGGCGTTCTCGGCGACATCGAGGGCTTGTGCCGCGCGAGCGCGCTCTTTGACGAGCTGCTCGTCCGCACACTTGAGCGAGGCCCGAAACGCCGAGACCTCGATGTTCAAGAGCGTGTTCTTCCGGCGCTCTTCTTGGAGGGTCGCCTCCGTCTCGCGGAGGCGCTTCTCGAGATCGAGACGGGCGAGGTTGTTGTGGCGCTCGAAGTCCTCCATACGTGCCGCCTTCAACTCCATCTTTCGGAACTTGGCCTGGGCCTTTTGCAGCTTCGTCATAGACCGAGCTCCCTTCGAACGATGCCGCTGGACTTGTTGAGCAGCTCGTGGAGCGCACTGCGATCGCGCGTATCGGCGATGGGAGTCTCCACGAGCCGAGCGAGAGCGGCATCGAGCGTCTTCGCGAGCTCTCTCAACGCAGACGTATCCGGTGCGCACAGCACTTCCTGCTCGGGGTCGTTCGTGTCGACGGTGATGTAGAGCTTCTGGCCGAACTTCAGCTGCTCGGCGATGAGCGCCTTCACGTGTAGGTTGAGACCTGCGGTGGCCTCGTTCGCGGTGTGGATGGCACCGACGACCTTGCCTTTCAGCGAGAGGTGCAGCTTCACACCGGGCATTCCCGTTTCTTCTTTGACCTGGTTGAACTCGCGGGCTTCCCCGACCAGTTGGATCTTCATACGCGTGTCACTTTCTGGAGCTTGTACTTCCTGATGGAGATGTCGGTGGAGCGGTAGGCCGGGCGCTTGTCGTCCCGAAGCTCGATGGCGGTGGCGCGCGCTTGCGCAGCACTGTTGATGCCGACGCACGTGACCCATTTCTGTCGGCGCACGTCGAAGTAGGAGACCTCGTAGAGGAACGGAGACGGACGTTTCTTCTTCATGCAGCGATGACCTTTCGTTTGATGAGCGTGATGGTCGCGTACTTCTTCCCCACCATCCGCTCCAACGCTTTGAGGCATTCGTCGCAGAGCGACATGCTCCCACGACGCCCGTCCTTGCCGGGCTTGTTCTCCTTGACGATGACCGTCGGGATGTTCTTGCAACGCTCCGGCGCTAGGCGCGGACCGAGTGTCATGAAACTACCCGCGCGTTTCATCGCCTGGCACCGCTTCAGATCTGGCGGCGTCAGTGGCTTGAGTTTCTTCTTTGCCATGTATCCACACTCCGTAGATGCATCGACCCACGCCGCCTGTGACTTTCACCTTGCCCATCTTCTCGAGGAAGAGGATCGCGTCCGCGTGGGTGCTGAGGCCGTGACCGTTGACGTCTTGGCCTTCGCGCAAACCATCGGCGTGCTGTCGCACCATGTCCATCAAGCACTCGATGGCTTCGTCGCGCTGCTTGCGCACGAGGCTGCGGCAGCGGCCTTTCCCGTGCGCAGCGGTAGTACTGCCACCCGCTTCCAGATACGCGTTCTTCTCCCAGAACACGAAGCGACTCGGGTGCACTTTGTCACCGAGCTTGTCCGCGCGACGGTCGGTGATCTCCGTGTTGCAATGCGGGCAACGTGACAGCAGCGCGCCCTCAACTTCCTCGAGTGCGATGCGCTCTTCGATCTCCTCAGCCGACGGATTGATTTCCTTGGGCATGTGTTCCCTCGCTCCCTTATTCCTCGGGTCAGAGGCGATTGAAGAAACTGTCCCAGTCGTCGCGTTCGCGCTCGACATCGGCCTGCGTTCCTCCACCGCGACAGGCGTCGCACGCGTTGAAGGTGCCATCTGGGTCGTACCCAGATCCATGGCAGTGCGTACAGTGCTCGAGGATTTCGTCCTCGGTGGCTAGAAGAGAGGCGCGCTCGTCTTCAGTAATCTCCGAAGCCACTGGTCTTGATGGTGAGGTCGATGCCATGAAGGTCTGGTTGCTCCACTCTGATGTAGCCCTCGCCTTTGCACTTGCGGCAGGGATCGGCGCTGCCGTCTCCGTACGAGAACCCAACGCCCTGCCCTTGGCACTGCGGACAGGTGACGAGGTCGTACTTCGGGCCCATGATCTTTTGCTCGGTCTCCCGCAGCGTGCACTTCTCGTCCTCTGTCACTTGAAGTGCCTGTACCGCTGAATGTTTGGTCCACCGGCGCTGATGCGGCTAGTGACGGTGCCCTTCATATTGAAGCCGGCCTTCCACCACCACGTGTAGCCGCGATGCTCGCAGACGGCGCAGCCAGCCTTGAGGCACCACTCGCAGTCGCGCTTCTCGTAGCCGAGGACGGTCATCTCGACGACCTCGAGCGCCTTCTGTTCTTCATCCATCGAGTTCCTCCCAATCTGGATCGACTCCGGTTCCGATGAAGTATTTGACACCGAGCTTGTCCCTCCAGAAGTAGCCGTGCCCATTACAACCGATGCAGGCGACCCACGTCTTCACGGCGCGAGGGCTCTCGAAGAAGTAACGAGACGTTCCGTTGCAGTCGTAGCATTGGAAGCGGGTGTAGCCGAGAATTGTGAGTTCGGTCTCCTGCAGCTTCTGGCGATCGTTGCACGCTTCAATCTTCGTCATCGATGTACGCCTCGCTTTCCCATCCCTGCGGGTCGACCCAGATCTTGCCCGAGCCGTCGCAGAGAGCGCATGGCCGATCTTCCATCACGCTGTTGTAGGTCCCGCCGCTGCCCTCGCAATCACCGCACTTGCCGACGTACCAGCCCATGACAAGACGCTCGGTCTCGATGAGGCGGCGTTCTTCTGCGAGCAGCTGGAGGAGCACGGTGATCTTGTAGAGCGCACTGTCCGCACAACGAAGACGCTCCTTCGCCAGCAGCCGACGACTCTCGTGCAGTTCTCGTAGCCGCTGGGTATCAGTCACCACGCCACCACCGCCAACGAAAGAGGTAGTAGTACTTCACGGTGGCCACCGTGACGATGGGAACGATCACCCATAGGTAGTTGTGATTCATCGGTCGAACCTCCCCTCGTGTCACCGCCGCCACCGCTGCCACCGCTGCTGGGCCGGCGTGAGCCAAGTCCACCCGCGCCCCTCACACCCCTTGCATTTGCGCGCAGGTGATTTGTGCTGCGGCTTCTTAGGTTGTGAGAGTCGACGCACACCCTTGCCCTCGCAGTCGGCGCACGGGTTCTTCACCCAGCCCATCACGAGGAGCTCGACTTCCTTGAGCTCGTTGGTCTCCTTGATTCGTTGTTTGCGACTCATTTGGTGAGCATCCTCCTCACGTGCCGCGTGACTGGTTTCATCATGATGTCGCCGTTCTGATTGAGCCACACGAGTCCACGTCCCTGACACTCGTCGCAACGGCGACGGCGGGTGAGCGGACACCGGCAAGGCACGACCCGCCAGCCCAGGGTCATCAACTCCACGGCCTCGAGGCAGCGCTGCTCGGCCTTGTTCATTGAGGCGTCTTGGAGAGATGGAAGCCGTGGCAGCTATCGCATGGGTAGTAGTACAACGTGACGCCGTCTCGCGCTTTGGCATTCCGAACGGCCACGAGCGCGTCACTACGCATGTCGAAGCGCTTCTTCTCTGGGAAGCGCTCGCACTCCTCGATCGGCTTCGGCCTATGCGCCTTGACGGTCATGGCCGATTCACTCGATAGCGAGCACCCGTCTCGTTCCACACGACGAAGACGGCTTCGTCGGTGCGCTTCGTATTGAAGATCTCCTGGATGGAAGTCCGCCTGGCGGGGCCGCAGTCGCGGGTTGAACCATTCGACGAAACGGCGATGAAGTTGTACATGTCTTTCTCCATTGTATTCCCTCCTGATTACTTATGCCTCGTTCGGTTGGAAACCTGAGAGGTCCCTCAACGCTTCTTGCAGCTCTGTCACTGAGGCGCGCAGCTCAGAGATGTCGCCCTGCATCAGCTCCATGCACCCCGACTTCTTGTGCTTCACGAAGTAGCCGTTCTCGTCCTCCTTGATCCAATGCCCGCAACGCTTACAGTTGTGCCCTCGCATCACGCCTCCGTTGGCTCAAGTACTTCTTCTCGGATCGCGTGAGGATCCGATGCTGTTCGAGATACGGCCTGTAGATCTCGCTCGAAGCAAGCGGCTCGTGGAGCTCGTAGTAGTTGCTGCCCTCGAGCAGCTGACGCACGCATTTGACGGCCTCGCGCGTCTCGGCGGTCTCCCTCAGCGCCCACTGCATCCACGCGCGCAGGCGTGCTCTGCGTGTGTAAGAGAACGGGCGTTCGCTGCCGCACCACGCACTCATCACGCGTGGCATGCGTCGGCGTCCTCGAAAGAAGCTCACGCGAACCTCGTCTTTCTCCCGTACGTCATCCCCCTCCTGAAGTCGTAGCTCCGTTTGCGCTCGCAGCTGTCGTGGTGCGCGAGCGCGCCTTGGTACATGTGCGGCATGAGGCGCGCCTTGTCCCGGATGTCCTCGGGGAACCACCAGTCGGGACAAGTACATGTCGGGCCGTTGTTTCCCATCACCTCGTTCTCGATGAGCTTGAGGTCGTCTTCGTGCTGCTCCATGGCCGCACGAGTAGCGCCGTCATTTGGCAGTTTGATCATGGGGAACCTTTCTGAGCCAGCTCACAGCCAGCTGCTCTTTGCGCGTTCCGATCTTGCGTTGGAAGCGCGGTGCGTTGGGGCCGAGGTCGGTGCAGATGAGTGCGCAGAGGCGCACCTCGCGATCGCACCAAGTCGACACCCAGAGCTTCTCGATCTTCCACCGCGTGCTCGTCTCGGTGTTGAAGATGACGATCTCGCCGACACGAAAGCCGTCGAGCTCTTCTCGGTACTCGCGCATCAGCCCCACCTGATGAGCGCGAGATCGTAGGCCGTCTTCCAGAGCGTCTTGTTGGAAGAGATCATCGTGCTGCCAATGAGGAAGGCCATCGTTGTATCAAGTGGCGTGGCGATGGTGCCGTCAGCGTTCTGTTTGGCCGCGCGCCGGCGCTTGAGATCTTCATCGGTGGTGAGGTGCCTAAACTCCTCGCAGAAGCGAGCGCGCCTCACCACACGTGCGAAGGCCGCAAGTGCGATGGAGCGCTTCTCGTCGTAGTCCATCAGTTGTCCTCGGGGTCGAAGACGAAGACCGCGGTCTTGGGAATGCCCTCTCTGCATTGCGCCGAGCTCGGACCGCCGGCGTCGAACCAGCAGTCGAAGCAGAGCTTCACCGGCCAGTCCTCGGTGTCGGCGAGAATGACGGGGTCGCCACAGTGGCCGCACGACCCCGCCTGCCCCCAGTGCTTCGCTCGCCACTCGTCGATGTCGTAGCTGCCCGTATTGCCGCGGCAGTACACGCAGTCGGCCGCTTGGCAGTCGCAGTTGCTCATCGCTTCTTTCGTAGCACCGCGCGCAGCTCCTTCGCACAATCGTGCGCGGCCTTGCGCGTGCTGAAGTAGGCGAGGTCAGCGATGTAGCCTGTTTGCTTGGCGTCGTGCTCGGCCACCACGGAGTACGGGAGCTCCTCGCCAGGGTCGTCGTGGTCGACGGTGATCTTGCCCACGACAATGCGCTTCACCGGTTTGGGCGCGGGCTTCTTGCGCGGTGGGCGCAGCGCGTAGCCCATGTGCGCCGTGCAGTACTTGCTGTGGCGACCAGAGTCCTTCTGTTTCGGTGTGCAGGTGCAAACGCTCATGTTGTTCTCCTAGGTCCGCATGACGATGACGCGATCGCGGATGAGCGCGCGGTACTCCTCGAGTTCCTTCCACGCGCAGTCGTTACAGATGGCGTCGCTCTTCTTCTCCGGTGGGTCGCCCTCCCACGACAAGAGTGTATGACAGCGCTGGCAGCACGGCGATTCTTCCCACTCCTCCATGTCGAGCGCGTCATCGACGTACTGCGGATGGCCGTAGGCCCAATCGAGCCCGAGGTTGAGGCCCTCCATGCCCGATGCTTCGGCGGCCTTGAGAGCCTTGTCGATGGCGCGATCGACGCTGACGGAGTCGTACTCCACGACGCCGCTCGCCATGGTCTTTGCGCTCTTACCGACGAGCGTGCAGCACCACCAGACGACTCCCCTGCCCATGTCGTGCTTGCGAATGAGCACGCGAATCTTCTTGGGATCGACGCGCAGTCGAACGTGCTTGGGAGCGAGCATCTACTTCGCGTCTTCGGCGACGAGCTTCAACTCGATGATGTCCAAGATCTTGACCGGAGCGCCGTTGCACGTCGCCTCTTTCTTGATGAGCGCGGGCACGCGCTTCATCGCCTGGAACGCCGTGAAGGCGATGACGTTGTACGAGGTCTCGAAAGTCGAGAGCTTCGACGCCCGCATCCAATGCTGGGTGTAGCGGCACTTCACGGTGATGCGGTAGACGTTCTTCATGTAGTACTTCCTCCGAATTCCTTATTCCCTGAACAGCTAAAAAGAGAGGAACCCCTCTCTTTCAGCGTCGCCACTTCTTGTACGAGGTGCCGCCTTTGGGCTGGCGCTTACAGCGCTCCCAGATAGTGGCGCGCTTTCCCATGAACTCCCGCAGCTTCCTCGCGATGCTGAGCGTGCGCGCGGAGGCGTGCTGTGCCCAACGGCCACGTGGAAGTGGCTTGTAACTCTTGGGTTCAGACGTACCAGAAGGCAGCCACGACTCGGTCTCCGTCACGTAGTACCGCATGCCCGACGTGGAGATTTCCTGTTTGCACTTCGAGCATGACTTCTGGCCGTTCAGCTTCTCGGCGCGGCGGATGACCGCCTCACGCCACTCGGCCTCGGTTCGGTTGCCCGGGCAATCGCGAACCGTTCGTTCGTCGATCTGCCACTGCATCTCCTTGGTTGCCCTCCGCTCCCGCAGCTCACGCATGATGAAGAGCTTCTGGGTGAGGAGGTCGTGGTAGATGTCCACGGCGCTCGATACCTGAAGCTCGGTGAGGTCGCCGCGCTTGTGCATCTCTTCGAGGCGGGCGCGCAACGTCGGCTTGTCCCCGCGCAGCCTCTCGAGCATCGCTTCCTCCTTGGCGATGAGCTCGTCGAGCTTCTCGTCGGGGATGGCGGGGACAATGCCGCTCGGTTCCTTAGTAGTGCCCATGTTGTAGTGCCTCCATTGTTCTTATTCCGCGGGAGGCTACTTGCATCGGCAGACGATGTACGGCGCCATCGCGATGTTCTTGGCGTCCCCCACCGCATCCATCTTCTGCCCAGGCTCGCATCTGTGGACCGTCGGCGCGTTGTCGCCACCGTACACCCACTCGAACTTGTCTTGGCACGTCGATGCCGGCGCAGGGGGCGGATGCTGTTGTCGTTGCGTGCGCTGCTCGCTCAGGTGCTCGAGGAAGGCGACAAGTAGTCCAAGCGTCAGTCCCATGACAGCGCCTACCGCCCACATGATTCGACCGTGCCGGAGGTCTCGCGCGGTTGTGTCGATGATGGGCTTCTCGTTCTCACGATATGGTTTCATGTTGTTCTCCTAGTTGAGTGATGCTGTGAGGGCCGCGCGTGCTTCACGCAGTGCCTTCTGCCAGCGGCGGTCGTGCTTCTTACACTCGCCCGTGAGCTCCGCCGGTGGCACACAGACTGCGCAGTGCGCGGCGGTGATGCCGTCGAGAGTATCGAGGACCTGCTTCAAGGCCTCACGTGTGCTGAGGGTCTTCACGTCGATTGCTCCTCGGGTTCGTTGAGTCGGCGCCACTCGCGACCGGCTTCCTGCAAGAGGGCAGCGAGGTTGGCGCGGAGCTCAGGGAGATCGCGCTCGCAGCCCTTCACGAGCGTGTCGAGCTGGCGGTGCGAGATGCGGATGTCGGTGGCATCACCTACGAACATGTTCCATGGATGCCTCCTACTGTTCTTATTCCTTGGTGTTGCGCTCCGTCTTTCCTACGCCGCCAGGCTCCTTCCCGGACGCGTCGGAGGGGCGGGCGGCCGCGAAGTATTGCGTGGTGAGCGCCACGATTTGACGTCCCGTTTCGACGCACGCGGGGCAAGCCGGGTGATTCGATATTAGCTCGGCATTGCAGTGCTCCACTTGAGCGCCCATGCGATGCACCTCATCGATGATGGCCTCCGCCCGCTCCGCTCTTGCCCGCCACGCCTCGGCGGATGCGAGGGCTTTCAGATCGGCGAGGAACGGGTCAGCCTCGAAGTCCGCGACGCCTTTGCCGCCAGTTTCGTGACGGCCCACGATGTAGATCATCGGCTTGCCGTGGACTCGCGCCATCTCGATCGCTAGTTCCAAGTTTGGAATCAACTCGTCAATACCGGGCTTCATCTCCTTCACTTGCCTTGCTCCTTCCCCGCGTCGGGCGCGTCCCGATCGCACGACCCGAGATCGTTCAGTGCGCACTCTGGGCATCGCGGCTCCGCCCCGGGCGCGTCTTGCGCGAGGGCGGTGCGAGCAATCTTGTGCGCGCCGGGTCCGGTGTCACCGTTCGCTATGCGCTCCAGCGCCGCCCGGAATCGCTCCGCGCGTGCCAGCTGCGCCCGCAGCGCGTCCCGGCATCGCGCGTCCGTGTGCGTGCACCCTGACGCGAACTTTTCCCAAAGTCGGCCATCGTCGTTCTCCAGCTCCGTCCCGCACCCGTGCTCGCAGAGTGTCATGGTCACTCCTTCGGTTTGGTTGTCTTCGCGGGCCAGCTCGCTGCTCGCTTGCACACCGGGCAGTACTTCGGCGGAGTCGAGCCCATCAGCGGTCGGCCGCATTCTGGGCAGTGTGTGTATCCCATCTGCGTGTACTCGGTGCTCGTCATAGTATTTCCTCGACGGGATACGCGCCTCGACCCACCCGCTTCAACTGCTCGCGGATACTCTTCAGCGCGATGGCCTTGTTCTTCAAGAGGGATTCTTCCACATCCGAAAATGCTCGAACGTCCGCATGTCCGAGGTGCGTGATTCGGACCCAGCAATAGTTGCCCAAGCCGCTGGTGCCCGCGAAGACGCCCGTCCCTCCCCCGATGCCGGTCTCCACCCGGATGTCCTCCTCCTCGATCTCCGGCCACTCCGGAAGCGGCTCGTCCCACTTCCGGCCGCAGTACAGACACACCTCCCAGCGAGGACCCTCTGGAGGTCCCTGCCCTAAGCGGATGTAGCTCATGTGCCCGTCGGTACGGCCGTTGGGGGTCACGCAGGGGGCGTCGTAGAACTTGCCCATGTAGAGCTGGGTGGCCCCGCAGCTGTAGCAGCGCGGGAACTTCCCGGGCTCGCGATCGATGCGGTCTTCGCACTTGCAGTGCACGCACTTCCCCGAGTGGTCCAGCGCAGCGACGTAGTGCTGAGGGGAGGGCCCGCTGTCTACGTGGGTGGGGTACCCGTGGGGCAGATGGAGCTCGTGGCCCGCGCTGGGCACGGGGAACTGCGAGGGCAGCGGGAGCTTGAGGGGACTAACGGGTCTTCGGCGCGGCTTTTTGGAGGGCATCTTTGATCTCCTGAAGGTGGATGCATTCACGGCATGTCGGTGCGCGCACCTCGGCGTACGCATGCCGGATGCTCTTGCCGCAGAAGGCCTCGTACTCGTTCTTCTGTCGATGCCAGAAGTGATCGAGGCCAAGGCTGACGTTGAAGACCGGCGTGGTGGAGGGAACCGGCGATTCGGTTTGCGGCATCGTGCTCGGGAAGTCGCCCTCCACGAGTACGGTCACCTTCACCGGGAAGATCTCGTACTTCTTGGGAGAGACACTGCTGCCGAAGTACAACTTCGCGATGCTGAGCGCTTCTTCTCTGCTGCGAAGAAGCGAGCCCTTGCTGATGCGTTGTGCCGACAGATGCGATGGGCCCCAACTGCCGCCCATCTCGGTGATGAAGCCGCTGTCCACGCGCAGAAGAAACCGCTCCTGGCTCCAGCTCTCTTTGCTCATTTAGTACTCCCGCGGCTCTTCTGGCGTGTACAAGAAGCTGCTGCCCCACGGGATGGAGGGGTACGCCTGTTTGAAGAGCAGCTGCTTCATGAGGCGCTCGGCCGACTCCTTGCCCTCACGACGCTTGGAGTCCACCTCTTGGACGGCGTCCCAGTGGTCCTTGCAGAGAGGAATCTGGTCCACGGAGCCGTAGTACTTGCGCGAACACGCGATGCAGGCTTCGTCGTGGATGCTCATCGGTGGATCAACCAGCTGGGCGCGGTGCCGCGCGCGTCGATGATGCGAGGTGCGATGCCGAAGACGCGGTGGCACCACTCCACGCCCTTGCCGGCCTGCATCTCGAGCTGCGCGACGGCGTCCGCCTCTTCACCGAGGAAGGGCAGACCCGCGAGTGGGATGGTCTCGTCGAGCTCGAACAAGATGGTGTCGGCGAGATCTGTTTTGCGAACCGTGACGCTCAAAACGTGGATGTTCATGTGACCTCCGGTGGATACCGCGTGCCCCCCGTCTTCTCAGGGTCGCACTCGGCGCATGTACACGTGTTCTTGGGCACGAGCCCATGGTTGATGCCGCGCGGGTTGTTGCACGGGCACCCATCGGCGATGCGATAGTTCTTGGGCATGATGAAGCGGTCGCAGCCTCGGCAACGCTTCAAGTCCTTGAGGTGACCCTCGAGGAAGTCCGCCCACTCCTGCGCGTGGTGATTCTGCGCGTAGACGGTGCGCATCTCTTTGATGGCCTCATCTGCGCGGTGAAGGTGCTCGGCGAGTTGTTCTCCCACCGAGCCAGGACACGGCATGTGGTCTCGGTGGTCATCAGGCGTGCGGAAGTTCTCCCCGCACGTGCATGTGTCGTTCATGTCTTTTTCCTCAGGAGGTTGCGAAGCCCGTCACGTAGCGGCAGGTAATCGCGATCGTCGAGGTACGCCGAAGCTTCACCGATGCATGCCTCGACGGCCTCGTCCCATTCCTTGTCTTTGATTTCCTTCGTCTGAATGCGCTCGCCCGTGCAGCCGTTACAAGCGCACACGCAGCTGTCGTCGTTGGTGCAACCGAACGACCAAACTTCGCAGTGCGCCACCGGGGCAGCGCCCTCGATCGCCTTGATGGTCTCTTCACCGAGTGGCTTGCGCTCCGGGCAGCCCTTGAAGTGACGGCGAGGGTCCTTGGCCTGGATGTGCGGACATGTGCAGGTGCTCGACTTGAAGGCTTCGATCTTGGCGAGCGCCGCTTTGGCCGCATCATCGGGATGCTGCGGCGCGGTCTGGCCGCAGGAGATTTCGGTGAGCGCCACTTCCGCTACACCGATGGTGCGCCCATCGATGAAGGCTTGTACTTCCTTGCCCTGCTCGAAGGCATTGCCCTCAATCTCACCGAGCGTCTTGCCGGGGCTCTTGCCCGTGCCGTTGCAGAGCGTGCAGGGCTCGTCGGTGTACTCCTTGGGCGGGAGCTTCTCGTTGAGGCGCGCGTAGACCTCGGGCGCCGCATCCTTGAGGGCCTCGAGCTTGTCGAAGGCCTCCACGAGTGGCCAGTTGCCCGAAGTGCCTGACCACCCACCCTGCTCGTACACGAGCCGAGCTGCGGGGATGAGCGCGTCGATGATGTTCTTGTCGTTCATGTTCAACTCCTGATGGTCTCGGTGAGCGTCGGAAGGACGGGGCGCTCGCGCGTCCCGTAGATCATGCGCAGCTTCACCTGCGTGCCGAAGGGATGCGCTTTAGAGGGGAGCATGAGGCCGGCGAGGATGACCTTCACCAGGTACGAGTCCCCGTACTTGTCCCTCAGTCGCCTGACTTCAGTCGCGAAGCCGACGATCTCCTTTGCTTGCTTGCTTGCGCATCGTTCGCAGAGAGACCGGGCTCTTTTTCTTTTTCGTCTTCATGCTCATCTCCGTTTGGGCCTGAGGTTGTAGCCATGCTTCTCGGCGAGCGACTTGAGCATCGCAACCTCGGTGTCGCGGTACCCGAGATGCAAGCCGCTGATGGGCGTGCCCATGTTGCCTCCAATGAGGACGGGCACGAGTTGATCTGCGTGGTGCGTCTCGATGACGTGCGCCGCATTCACGTGGTTGAGCGCGGGCACTTCGATCATCGTCTTCGTGCCGAGCAGCATGGGCTGCGCGCATGCCTTTGCGAGGTTCTCGCCGAACGCGGGGTCTCTCATGATGGCCGAGAGCGCGTCGTTGAGAACTACTACCGTTGTGTTGTACCCCATCTATTTCTTGTCCTTGTCACCGAGGAGCTTGTCGAGATCTTCTTGTGCACGCTCTTGACCGCGCTCGTGTGCGAGGTCGAGCAGCGCACCCTTGTACGCATCCTCGTAGCGCGCGTTCACCGCCTTCTTGAGCGCCTCAGGCAGCTTCTTGTCGAGGTTCTTCTCCTCCGCTTTGAGGTAGCGCTCCATGAGGACCTGCGCGCGCTTCTGAGCGGTCGCCTCGACCAGCTTGGCGATCGGCGAGTTCCACTTCACCTCCACGCGACTGAAGGCTTCGTCGATGCCCACCGCACGATCGATCGCGGAGTTCAGGAGTCGCTCGAGGCGACTGTGGACATACGAATGGATGCGGTGGTCGTCGCCGAGGTGCGCTGCAACCCATTCATGCGCCGCGGCGAGCAGAGCTCGACGGACACGCGCGGGTAGAACTTCTTCGTCCGGCTTGGCCGGCTTCTCTTTCTTTTCTTCGAACAGTCCCATGTGGACCTCACGGAATCGTAGGTTTCTGTTTGTGCTTCTTCGCACGCGGCGCTTCTGGAAGCGCGCGGTTCAACGTGTCTTGGTAGCGGCGGTTACGACGCGCCTGCTCTTGTAGTCGGTCCACGTCGAGGTAGACCTCGGGCGTGGTGGAGAGCGATCGCATGCGTCCCTCTTTGGGCTTCCAGTCCGGCGTGACCTTCAGCACGGGTAGATCGCTCTTGGGTGCGCGCGTCTCGAAGAACTCGGGGTGCATGAGCTCAACGACGATGCGATGGCAGCACGTGCCCACCCAGATCTTGAGGCCATCGGGCAAGGTGAGACGAAAGACGGCAGCGCGCTTGATGCCACACGCCCAGCATGTGCTGTCGTCCTTCTCGTCCTTAGTCGGCATCGAACTTCTCTGGGGGGATCTCTGCCCAATCGCAGCCGCACGTGTAGCACTGGTAGTGCATGTGCACGCAGTCGAGATCTCCGTTTGCGGTGCATTGCGAGTCGGACTGGCGGAAGTGGGCGGAGTCCAAATCCAAGGTGTGCGGGCCGACGTGACGCCCTCGGAAACGGATGTCGTGATCACTGTGGCAACGAGGGCATTCATCCTGCGGGTTGTAGAGCCAACCCTTTTCTTCTTCGGGTTCTACCGTCGCCGGTGCTCCGGGCGAGCTGCCCGAGCGATACGGATGACCAGAGACGGGCTCCTCGGTGTCCGCATCCTCCTCTTCGAACTCTTCTTGGGCTGCTTTGCGCCCGTCCCTGAAGCCGAGCCATCGAGAGAGTATGACGCCGGGCAGAGCGGCTACAATTCCCGCCGCCAGCTCCATCAGCTCGAACTCGAAGTTGATCATGCGTCTCTCCGATGTGCCGTTCGCAGGAAGCGGATGAACCTGTTCTTGTCGTCGAACTCGGCACTGATGAAGCCCGCCTTGTTGGTCTCGGGGTCGAGGCCCACGAGCCCATTGAGAAGACCGAGCAGACCGAGCTCGCTCCAATCGGTGCCGCGCGGCGCCGAGTCTTCAACGTAGACGGTCTGGATGCGCTCGTGCTTCGCCGTTGCCACCGAACACTTGATGCGCTCTTCGATCAACTTGCCGATGTCCTCTTTGATGTCGATGTGCTCGTTGCAGAGCATGTTGAGCCGCGCGATGAGCTCGTCGGCCAACTCCTCATCTTGCACGGCGGGCACGGTTCGGCGCACTCGGTTGTTCTTTCCCATTGTCTTCCTCCTCACGGAACCAGTTGTAGTGATCGAGCCACCGATGATGTCGCTCCATGTCGCCCTTCTTACTGGGCTCGACGATGCCCACCATTGCAAGGCCAAGGCGCGTGCCCGGTAGGCGGATGCGCTCTTGGAAGTCGTTGGCGACGGCAACGCGTGCCATCTCCCACGTAGGCACGGAGGACAGGCGCATCAACGTCCACGCTGCATTGCATTCGCGGCAGATGGGCTCCTTCGTCTCGACGTCCATCGGACACTGCACCACCAGAGTGGATTGAAGCGGTTGCACCGTCTCGTTGCGAATCTTGCCTTGCTGCGCAAGCCGCATGCACTTGGGGCAGGGCGGAAGAATCTCTTCTTCCAGTTGTTCTTTCACACGTTTTTCCAGGGAAGGCATGTATTACTTCCTCCAGATTCCTTATTCCTCGCTCGAGTGGGTAGCTAAAAGAAAGGGCGCCGAAGCGCCCTCCCTCACCCCACCCAAGTACGGGCGGCCGCCTCGTCGATTAGGCGAACAAAACGAGCCTGCCCATTCCCCTCAGTGGAAACGGTCAGAAAGCCCACCTCTCCCTGAAGACGGATGAGGAGTAGACGAAACGTGGTGGACTTCATCTGCAGCTCATCGGCCAGCGATGTGGTCAACTTTCCAATGGAGGGCTGCGCGCATGCGAGAAGAATCCGTACCAGGGCTTTTGCTTTTTTCTGGTACGTCCCTTCTCCAATGCGACGGTTGATGACTCGCTCACGCTTTGTGGTGTCGCTCGGTTGGCTCTGTGCCGCGGTGTACACACGCTCTAGGAGTAATCTCTCCAACAGAGCGATCACGCGCTCTTGTTGGGAAGACAACGTGTCGAGGCGTTGTAGTACCTCATCGCCAAAGGCGAAGAGGCTACCCTCACTCTTGGATTTGGGCATCAGCTCACCCACGGAGGGTCGGGGAAGTAGATACGGCTAGTGCCGAGATCTTCGCGCAGCCGTGGGAGCATCACCTTCTTCATGCGCGTGTATGCTGGTGAGCGGGAATGGTCGCTGAGGTTTCGCGAGACCAACCAGTCTAGGTACGCGCCGTTGCTGGAAAGGGTCGAGAGAGCGCGGCCGAATTGCTGCTTGGTGAGCTCCGTCGTGCGCTCCGTATACGTATCCAGAACCATGTTCCGATAGAGCCACATGCACATGGTGAGGTTCAGGCCCGCCCAAAGCCTCGCGTACTCCGGATCGCGACCCCAGGCCGCGTGCGCCAGCCGCAAGAAGTCGATAAGGTCTTTGGCGGAGGCAGCTTGCAGTTGTGCAGCCACATGAACGGAGGCACTTCCACCCGAGACGGGGGTCTCAGCTGAAGATGCCATCCAATTACGGAGGAGCTTACTCATGCTGATGATGGGAGAGCTTCCGTTTCGGCGAATGTGGTCGTAACCCACAAAGGGACAGTGTCGCCTAATCTCCAGCAGTACCGGCAGCGTGAGCTCCAGCGCCCTGAGCTTGTCGTCGGGTCGGATGTTCACGAGGTGCTGGTTCACCCGGAAGAATTCTTCGCCGATCTCCCCCATTGAGCTGAAGTGGACGAAGCGGACGTCTGCTCTGATCGGGGGTGATCCCGCCATCGACCAAGCCTCGAGACGGTGCTGCGCGTCCACGAGGTAAAGCACATCGTTGAGGACGCCGATGTGAATTATCCCCGGGAACTCGAGCTCGGAACGGATTTGGTCGGAAACTTCTCGCACCTTTGCGTTGTTGGTGAAGGGGCGTTGGATGGGCGGCTTCAACCAGTTGCCCACAACATCGGGGGTGAGGAGGACTTTCCTCAGCTCAGTTTTGTGCATGATGAATAGACTCTCGCTTGAGTAACTGCTATCGGAATCCGAAACTCTTATTACGACGCGTTGTAGTTTTTTAGACTACTGAGGTACTTCTTCCTCCGCGACGACGGCATCTGACTTCTCTGGATGCAACGGTCCGTACAACGTCTTGAACAACGTCATGAGCGCCTTGTCGTCGAAGCGCTCGAAGCCTTCCTTCTTGTGCTGCTCGAAGTCGCGCGAGACTGCGTACTCGAGGTTCTGTCGGCGGACGCGCTTCACGTGCTCTTCCGTCCACGGCTCGGCATGCGTGAAGTCGTAGTGGTTCGTCGTGTGGAGACCGCCGTTCTTGTCCCAGACGCGCCACGTGCGCTTGGCTTTGGGGTCCGGCTTGTTCTCCCTGCCGAGCGAGATGAGACCACCGCGTACGCTCGTCACGTACATGACGCCATCGATGCGCTCTTTCCTGTCGCGGCCCAGATAGGCGCGCGAGAGAATTGCGAACTTGTCGCCCACCTTGGGTAGTTTCTCTTCTGCCATTACGGATGATCTCCTCCACACAGAGTGCAGCGGTCGCGCAGCTCAGAAATGCTGTGGCGCGCTCCATGCGCGTAGCCGCCGAGCCCGCGCAGGCATTTCGAACAATCCCACCACTCGCACTCGTCGTAGCTGGGACAGCCCGCGGTGTCGGTAGGATGGGGCTCGGTGCACTTCTCCACTCGAAGCCACGGACCCCACTCGCCATAGTCGCCGTGCGGCGCATGCGGACCGGGAGGGAGCCAGTGGCGCTCCCAGTGTCCTCCAAGGCGCTTGCGCGCGAAACGAAAGAAGCGAAGGCGCCACAGCAGGCCCTTCATCCAAACAGTGACGCTGTTCGGCTTCTCGAGAGCGTTCTCTCGATACGGAGACGTCATGGTGCCTCGTTGTTGTTCTTTCCGATGAGCCTGAGCGGCTCGAAGTTGTAGATGTAGACGGCGTACTCCTTCAAGACGCCATCCAGCAGCTTCACGATCTTCGGCCACTCCCCACCTGCCAGTCCCGAGCCGAGCTTCGGCGCATGGATGGACGGAGGCTGAGGGAACGCGCCCGCGAGCTGCTTCACGGAGCGTAGACAACACGCGAGCGCCTCGTACGAGAGAGGCACTGGGTTGTCGTCGGACTTGTAGCCCTTCTGCGCAAGCATGTTCACGACGATGTGCTGGTCATCGACGCGCACGGGTTGGATGTTCCCGAGCTTGAACTCGCCGCCGTACATGTCCGCGCCGGTGCGATGCCACTCCCGGTAGGAGTGTTCGGCCCTCGGCCAGCGGCGGGAGAGGCTTCCTACAAAACCACGGCCCCATCCCCCGACGTCGTTGACCACATGTATGATCAAGCGCTCCGTACTTCCGTATTCAGGTTGTGTTGCATCCCCTGTCACGTAGATGATCATCAGCCTCCACCACTCTCCTGCACCACATCACGAAGTCCTCCACGCTAGAAGTGTGCTTCATGACGTTGATGCGTTTGTGCACCCACTGCACATTTCCTTCAACGTAGCCTTTACTTGATTCAATACGATCGATCGAAGCAGTGGTCAGGGAGTTCTTTGCGTTCACCCCAAAGACCAGCGGCACACCTGAAAGGGCGCACTTCCTTTCCTGCTTCTCGAAGAGGGACCAGGCGTACTCCATGGTGATGCTGAATTCGATGCCGCGTTCTTTGGCACCGGCTTGGTAGCCCCGCCAAAAATGTGATCGGATCTCCTTGTATCCCTTGAAGCCCTTGTTCTTCTCACCGGTCGTCTTCTCGTAGCGAGCCTTGCTGCAACCACACGAGCGTGTAGCGCCACTTAGCAAGGAACCGATGCGAATGTCCTTGCTCTTGCCGCAGTCGCAAGAGCATGCCGCCACATAGATCCAGGTACCCGGCTTCGCCGCAGGGACGTGGAGGAGCTCCTTTACCGCCAAGAGCCCGAACCGCCGACCAATCAGATGCGTCGGTGGACGAGCACTACTTCCGCCTTTTCCTGCCATGCATTCACATTAGCAGGAACCCAGGTGGGCGTCACCTGGGTTCGGCCTTCCGCTTTACTCGTCCGCGCATCTTTCGAAGCTGCTCTTCCACCCAGTCGATGGTGCTCATCGACACGACCTCGTCACAGTTGGCGATGAGGAGACCGCCGCCAAAGGCATCGTGCTGCGGCTTGCTGCAGGTGTTGGCCCACTCGAACGCGAAGCACTCCTCAGGGTCCTTCTTGAAGTGCTTGTAGTACGCCTGAACGATGCGCCCGACGAGATGCGGGTCGCCGTTCTCTTCGAAGGCCTCGAACCACACCTCGGTCTCACGAACCACCCAGGTGCAGAAGACCTGCGCCTCGCTGCCGTCGTAGACCTCACATGCGAGCTTGCCCATTGCTGTCTTGGGCTCGCCCTTCTCGTTGAAGTCGTGGTTCTCGGTGGAGTAATCGCTGAGGACGAGCGCGTTCACGCAGGTGCAGAGGGCATCAACCCACTTCACCTGCTCTGGCGAGTCCACAACGAGCGCCGTACTGAATTGCGTGTAGTAGTCAGCCATGTGGTGCCTCGCTCAGGTGAACTGCTCGAATTCCGTGCAGAGCTTTGCCCAATCGACTGCGTCCCAGTCGAAGGTCATAGCGGCCGTCTTCTGTGAGCGCACGTAGGACTCCTGACCCGCCTTGCTGAGAAGAGCGCGGAGGTCGTGTGGAATGAACGCGTCGCCGGGCTGGCCTGCACTTCGCGTGGGTGCCTGCACGCAAAGCACCGTGAGGAGCGGGAGCCCTGCTGCGTGGCAGATGTCGCGGATGTAGCAGAGCTGGTTGAGCCCGAGGCCGATGGGCGCGATGTTGAGCGCTTTGCCGACCTCGCCGTACGTGCACGTGCGCCACTCGCGCGCGCACTTGGTCAAGAACTTGTAGACCGGGTCTGTCTTCGCTGGCTTCTTCTTGGGCATGTTGTTCTCCTAGTAGTGGATGCCCGCTCGCTCCTTGAGGAGACGGACGAACGAGATGAGTGCGTCGATGACGCAGCGTTGCTGCACGGCCTGCTTCTCGAGCCGCTCGACTTCCTTGCTCGCTTCTTCAAGGTCGGAAGCCAGCGTCAGATTCGCGCGGCGGGAATCCTGGGCTTGCTTGTACCAGTCGTCCGTGAGCTTCTTCTGTCTCTTGAGCTCAGTTCGCAACGACGTTTGTTTGGCCATGTAGTTCCTCCAATTTTCTTATTCCCAGTCCTCGGGTTCTTCCCACTCCTGCGGCGGATGCTCTGGATGACGAGGGTCGTCCGGAGGAACCAGCATGACGGTGAGGGTCAACCACATGGGCAGCCCAAAAGGCAGCTCGTAGACGCGAGCCATGTTGCCTGATGCGATCATGACGTGACACCGCACAACGCGGACGCGGTCGACGTCTAGACGCTCTAGAATCAGCCACACCGTCTCACCGTCATTCAAGTACTGCGGCGCGCACCACTTCGGATGTGCAGACAGCGTGAGCTCAAAGCTCATCGTCGTTTGTTCTTCTTCGGGATGATGAGTGACTTCTTCTTGTGCCTGAACGGCACTTCGAAGAGCTTGATGGCTGCCTCCACGTGCTCGTCGAGCAGGCCCGTGTGGAGGCTGGTGTAGATGACGCGCTCGTCCACCTCACCGCCGACGTGGGTGTCGTCGAAGATGATGAACGACTCGACGGGGTTCGACTTGTCTCCGAAGGCAGCCCACGTATCAAGCCAAGAAGCGATCTCCTCACCACGCTCGACGCTCTGACTGAACTTGGTGCGGATGTCCGTGGGCGTAGCGCCGATGACCTTGCCGGTGAAGCCATGCTTGCGAAGGAACCCGTGGATGCGCGGCCAAGGGTGCGCGTGGCGCCACGAGGAGCTGATGACGACGCTCGCGCCCGTTCGTTGCACGAGCGCCTCGAGACGCGCGACCCGGGAGGGCGAAAGCATGTCCTCCCAGGTCTCGTTGTCCTTGATGCTGAAGAGTTTGCCATCGGCCTTGGTCCGCGACTTCCTCTCCTCAACGAGGAAGTCGTGGTAGTTCAGCACCCCATCGATGTCGAGGAAGATGATCTTCATGCCTTCTTCGCCGCTGCTTCGAGTGCCCTGATGCGCTCGCGCTCCGCCTTCATCGTGTTGAAGAGATCTTCGAATCCCTCGTAGGTCATGACGAAGAGCGGCGCGGCCTCATCTTCATCAGAGGTGAACGCGATCGTGTCCGCAGCTGCGTCGTACTCGAGGTGCGTGTCGTCGTTGATGTCGATCGTGCACGCGCGCTCGACCTTGTAAAAGCTCTTCTTCCGCTCTTCAGCCGCCATAGCTCACTCCTTCACTTTCGCCTTCAAAGCTTTCCGATGTTCCTCGAGGACCCACTGCACGTCCTCGACCGTGTAGAGCGCACGTCCTTCGGATGCTGCGCGCTCTCTGACTGCGTGCAGCGTCTTGCAAAGGCTGCACGCGATGCCGTCGAGGCTGTCGAACTCGACCGCGCCGCAGAGCGTCGTGTGGTCCTCTCGTCGTTGGTGCTTCATGTCAGCCCTCCTCGAGAAAAGGTGGTAGTCCGATCTCTGGGTCTTCGTCGTCTACTTCCGGCAGCTTTGCGTTGCCGACAACGGGGACACCGCCGAACTGGATGCGAGAGACCACCCAGTACAAGATGCCCGTCTTTGTGAGCCCCCTCTTGCGCGTCTTCTTGTACTGCGCCAGCGTGACGTCGTCGATGGTACCGTTCCCATCCGCCATCTTGCGGAGCTCGCGCTTGATGACGATCACCGAGCCCGGGCACTCAACGGCCTCGCTCGTCCCCTTGGCGCCTGCCTTGATGTGGTCGGGATGGCTCGGATCCGTGAGGTGGCAGGACTGCGCGCTCCCGCCGCCCCGTATCTGATTCCACAACCGGCGCAGGTTCGCCTTCGTGTAGAAGCTGCCAAAGTGGCGCTTGCCCTGATTCGCCGTACGCCACGGGCATTGGGCGCAAGGTTTCTTCAATTCAGCCATCGTCTTCCTCCTCGCCGTAGTGGCTGCACCACTCGTAGTGACCAGTTTCCTTGCTGCCCTCGCACTCGTCGCAGAGGTCACCCGCCGCGATGCGGCGCTTGCGCTCCTCCGCCTCCTTCTTCAGACGCGCGCTCTCTTTGTCGTAGAACTCCTGCGTCTGCATCCCATCGCTCGTCTGGTAGAGCGGCTGCTTGCACATCTCACGGATGTCGTCTGTGTGAACCACGCGTCGTACGAAACGCTCTACATCCGTGCTCAAGACAGCGAGCGTGGTGCGCTTGTCGTTCAAGTAGCGCTCTCGCGCCTTGACGTCATCCTCGTCGTAGAGCCCCGCCTGCGCGAGGTAGCGCGTATACCCCTTGCACTCGGGGGCCCACCACAAGATGAAGTCGCCCTTCGTGCCGGTGAGCGAGATGATGTAGTACTGCTTCTTGACGCCGCTCATGGGACGACGTTCTGGCCGGCGAGTACCACGCCGAGGATGCGGATGGCGGCGTCGCGATCGGCGAGCAGGATTCGGCACTCGTCCTCGCACGCCTTGAGCTTGCCCTCGAGCGCACCGACCGACATCTGCAGCTTGAGGAGCATCGCCTGCGCATCGTCGATGCGGCGGAGGAGATCGTCCTCCTTGAACATCCGATCGACTTCGGCCTGCGTCTTCGGCAGGTTCTTGAGCTCGGGATTCGGGTCGAAGCGCTTCTTCTTTTTCTTGGGCATGGTTTGGCCTCCAGATTCCTTATTCCGGAGGCAAGAAAAAAGTACGGAACCCCGTACTTCTCCCCCACTACTGCAGCTGCGAGAGGATGGTGCTCACATCCACACCGAAGCGCGCAGCGATGGACAGTAGCTCCGGGTAACCTGTGAGGTCGCCCTTCGAGACTTTGCGGACCGCCGCTCCCCACTGAAGCAGGAGCTCCTTCACTACCACGGGCGGTTCGTTGGTCTTTGCCTCGTTCCTCTGACTCTCGAGAGTGATGATCTTCCGATTGAGGGAAGCCACGTTCTCTTCGGCGGCGTCGAGCTCCGCCTGTACTGCCTCGAGCTCACGATGCACGCTTGTGAGAGCGCCCTCGAACTCGTTGCGCTTGGAGATCTGCAGGCGTTCGTTGGCGAGTGCTTTGTCCTTCTCGACACGTTCGGCCTGCAGCTGCTCGTTCAAGCGCAGCACGTGATTATCTCGCTCTCGCAAAGACGAGGAGAGCTTGGCATTCTCCTTTGAGAACGACTCCGTGGCTTCCCGGAGTGCCTCCGTTGAGAACCGTAGCTTCTCGTTGAGGTCAGCGACTTCTAGCTTGTAGATCTCGAGGTCCTCGGATAGGTCGGGCGGCGGTGCAGACGCAGGTGCTTCCGAGGAAGGGGGCGGTGCTTCAACAGACACCTCTTCCTGCTCTGGCTCCTCGTCCTCGAGCTCCTCCTCGTCCTCCGCAGCTTCGAGCGGGGAAAGAGAACGCGCCGGGAGTTGTTTCCCCCAGCCACCCTTCGCATCCAAGTGGTAGGCGGGCTTGCCGGCCCGCTTGGCCATGATGGATGCCGTCTTCGCGTGGGTGGAGCCCGTGCTCGTGGGGAAGATGAGGACGATATCGCAGTCCGAGAGATCGACGCTGCTCGTGCGATTCAGGTTCACCTCACGGACGACTTGAACGTTGAAATGGCGCTCCAACCGCGCGCGCCGACGATCCCAAAAGTGGTGAGCCCAGTGCTGGAAAACGATTGCGCGAAGTGGGCGCGTAGCTACACTCGGACGAGAGGGCTCCGCTGGCTTCGCCGTTCGCGCCGTCAGCCAGTGTATGAACTCCACCGCTCCGGGCTCCTCACCGAGCACACGTAGCTTCTCGAGGTCGCACGCGACGAAGGCGCCGCTGTCGTCGCTCTTGAGCACACCGTAGTCGCAGAGACTCTGTAGATCTCGGAAGTACGTGTCGCGTGACGCCGACCCTGCGATGCCGTCACGTAGATCTGGTACCGTGATCGGGTCACTTGGATGAGCCACAAAGAAGTTTGCGACAGAACTTACACGCTCAGCTCGTTCATTGTTTGAGACACGCATGATCTCCTCCTAGAGTTTCGTACCGCACCACGGGCAATAGTTGATCAAGTACACCGACGAACCACCGTCGTGTATGAGAATCCCGAACCGCTTGATGGTCTCGTTGTAGTCGAGCACCAAGTCAGGGCATTCGTGACGAGCCTCGTGCTCATCACATGTTCGTTTGAACTCGTCGCGCATCCGTCCGCAGCACGGATTACTCGGAGCGATCTTCCTCTTGGGATCCCTGGGGAACGTCGCCTTCTTCGGCATGGCGCATCTCCAATTCTTCTTTGCTGAGCGAGACGTGGATGCCACCGTCGTCCAAGAGCTTCACCTCGGCCGGCGTTCCATCCTTCGCGAGCCTGTCTTGCAGCTTGCGGTTGAAGAGCTCGTTCTTGCGCCGCTGCGCGCGGTTCAACTTCGGCTTGGCGACCGCGGCAGACCGTTGCGCGGCGGCCTGTCGCTCCATGAAGACCTGCTGCGCTCGACGTTGGTCGAGGTGCGCATCCGCGCGAGCGAGGGCAGAGCGAAGGTACGATTTCATGGTCTCTCATTTCTTGACGTTGTAGTTCTGCTTCTCATATTTACGGCGGTACACCGCGCTGCGCAACGGAAGAGCATTCGCTCGGAACTTTGCTTCGGCGATGATGCGTCCCTGGGTCTCCATGGGGAGATGTTGTAGTGCGAGCTCGATGATGCGCTCCGCAGACACCACAACGTCGATCACCTTGTCTGCCGCGGCGGCCCCCTTCTCTGTGAGGCCGAGGTCTTTCCAACAGGGTTTCATCGGAGCGTGATGTCCTTCCTCGTGCACTTCGAGTGCTTGCCCACGGTCACGCGCGCATGGCCGAGGCCGTGCACGTTCTGGGAGGCGGTGGACTCGAGGTCGCAGTTGTTCTTGCCGCAGATGAGGCAAGTGAGGAAGTGATCGTCGGTCGGTTTGAAGATGAAGACGACTGTCTCCTCTTCCACGGGTCGGCTGCTCTCAGGGGGTGCCATGTTCTTCTCCCTCGGTCGGTTCGCGCGGCAGGCCGATCGCATCCCACGCTTCGTCGGGAACGAACGCCACCCGCTTCTTCAGGATGTCGATGAGGAGCTCGGGCGGAGTGATGATATCGCGAAGAGCTTCGTCCTTCACCACGCACCAGCCGCCGGTGCGCGTGGGATCGTCGCCGCTCTCCGTGTTGTCCGCGACGGAGATGAGGATGATGCCACGCTGCATCCACTTCTTGCACTCGTCGCAGGGCTGGTGATCGAGGACTGCCTGGCGAGGTGCTTCTGCGTCGTTCGGGAGGCGGCCCAGAAGAGCAACCTCGCCGGTCTCACGCATGCAGAAGAAGCAGACGGGAAGAGTCGGGTTCACACCGTATCTTCGACTGAGAATCATTCCGCCGTCCAGAGTGCGGGGTGGCGTTCGAACATCTCCGAGAGCTCTTGGAGCCACTCGTTGACCTTCTGCATCTGCATGGCGCGGTAGTCGAGGTCGCGATTTGTGGCCTGGCGCTTGTACGCGTCGGCGATGGAGTTGAGGAGCGTGCGGCGGCGCGTCTGCAGCGCTTGGTACTGGTCCGCTGCGTCGGTCAGTTTCTGAATCGTGCCTTCGTGGTCGTGGGCCATGGAGCCTCCAAGACCCTTATTCCGCGGGAGTTACTTGTCGTTCTCGTCCGGTCGGACGGCCTTCATCTCGCGCTGGGTGTCGATGCGTGCGAGCTCGGGGTAGAGCACGTAGAGGCCGGGGACCTTGAAGCGGGAGATCTTGCCTTCGCCCCGCTTGGGCAGGTCGTTGCAGCCCGGGCACTTCTCCGCGCCCTTCCACATCTGCGGGTACGGGCAGAGCGGACAGTCGACCGCAGGAAACTTCTGAGATGCTGAGCTCACCGCCACCTCCGGCGCATCGGACCGCCGCCCACGATACATGGCGCCGGAGCAGCGCGGCGCTCCGCGCGCGGCGCCTCAGGTTGCGCTTCCTCTGTGCACGCGACCTCGAGCCGCCATCCCTGACGCGCGCGCGGACCGTCGTCCTCAGGCACGTTGACAGGCCACGCCGTAGCGATCGGCGAGTTGTAGGGAATCACGAGCACGCTCTGGGTGCCTCCCCACTGCTGGAACATGCAGATGCACGTCCCACCGCCGCAGGTGCACGCTCGGCTGTAGTTGGTGAGGGTGCCCGGGACCATCAGCGGCCGGCGGGAACAGACTTCGGAGCGCCGCCCTGGAGCTTCTTCAAGTAGGCGGATGCGATGTCGTCGACCTCGGAGCGACCGGCCTTGCCGACAGCCTTCGCGGCGCCCGCGCCGGTGCTGCTGATGGACTTGCCGAAGCTACCGCTGCGCGTGAGCGCGGCCGCTGCATCGCCAATGCGATCGAACCAGCCCGCGTTCTTGATCTGCTCGAGCTCGTCTTTGAAGGCTTCAGCCATGACGTTCATGCATTTCCTCCAGCGCCCTGCGACCCTGTAGTTGTACCAAAGTTCGAGGGAGTGCCGAAGTCGACGGGTGGCGCAACCTGCTCACCCTGGAGCTGCTCGTTGACGCCGTTCGCTGCGTACTCGAAGTCGGGGGACTGCGTCTGACCGAGGAGGCGGCCCGTCGTCACCTCGCTGCGATTGAACTTCCGGATGGGCAGGTCGTTCATCGCAACGCTGCGTGAAGCTTGCTGGAAGGTGCCGGCGTAGCTCGCTTCGTCGATCGTGAGGCCGAAGAAGGCGGAGAACTGCCCGCTCACGAGGATGTCGACGGCGCGATCGCAGCCCTTCTCGATGAAGCTCTGGATGAGCGTGTCGACCTGAGGCACCTTCTGGGTCTCGGTCGAGTAGAGCGTGAGCGTCTCTTCGATGGTGCCCGAGGTGGGCTGCGCCGTTGCAGCTGCACCGCCGATGGAGAGCACGCCGTACAGCTGGTTCAAGATCTGAGCGGCGTCGTTCACCTGCGACACCGTCGGCGCATCGTTTACGAGCAGCGGGTTGATCTTCCGGTTCATGTCCGAGAAGAACGTGCTCGAGTTCACCGTGTTCGCGAGCCACGTGTTGATCTCCGCCTGGAAGCTCCCGTAGTCCTCGAGCTTGCCCACGCGGAGGCGGCCGAATGGCGGCACGATGTTCATCGCGAAGTCCACGTTGAGCCCGTTGGGGAAGGGCGAGTCCAGCTTGATGAGCAGGTTCGCGGAGTCGACCGTCGTGATGCCGTAGCTCGCGTCGGGCGCGTTGTACTGCGTCGAGTAGTACTGGAGGAGGTCGCCTGCCTGCAGCGCGCGCGGTACCTGCGGGAGCTTGAACCAGTTGCTGGTTCCCACCGCACTGCCCGGAGGGGACGAGAAGAACAGTGGGCCGCAGTTGCCGTCGATCGTGATGGAGCTCGCGACCTCCGCAAGGAGCGAAGAGAACACGATGTGCATCTGTCCGTAGCTCGCGGTGGGCGTGCTGCTGGGGATGAAGACAGGCAGGTTCGACTGCAGCACCACATCGAGCGGCGTGCTGCCTCCGCTCAGCACGTAGTACGTGCCGATGTTCGGACCGGTGAGGATGTCGACGGAGTCGTACTTCGCGCCAGCGAGCGGGGCGCCGAGGTCCGCAGCCACACCCGGCGTTGCCGTGCCTGCTAGGGTGCCGGTTGCCACGATGACGTCGCCTGCGTTGAGCTGCACGCCCGTGGGTGCCGCGCCGTTGACCGTGGTCACGGAGTAGTAGCTGATCGTGGGCCCGTCGCGGAGGGCGATGACGTCGCCGACGTTCACAACACCGGGCACTTGAAGCCCCTGCACGGTGAAGGTCAGCGTGGTTGTGACGAATGTGGTGTTGCCCGTCATCCGCACGCGCGTGAGCGTGATCTCATTTTGAGACGTCGAGTACGCCGAGAGACTGTCCTCCCCTGCAGTGGCGACGAACGTCGCAACGGCGGAGTACCCCACGGCCTTGCTCGTGATGTCCGCAGCCACTTCGTCCGCCGTCGACCGGCGACAGACGCTGATCTGCCCGTTCGCGAAGCCCAACGTCGCGAGGCAGTTCTTGCTCGGACCATCGTCCCCGTAGACCTGCAGCGAAACCTCGGGCGCGAGCTGGGTGGTGGGATCGGTGCAGCGCAGTCGGAACTTCTGGGGAGAAGAACCGAACGCCTCGGCAACCACACCGGCGGGAAGCACCGGATTCGTGAGGGACGCAAGGAAGGCCGCCGAGAGTGGGTTGTTCGCACCCGCCGCGCTCTGCCCATTCGTGAAACCGACCAAGGTGTTCGACGAACCGTTGCCCATCAAGAGCGTCGCGTTGGGGCCGTTGTTCACCGACGTGAGCTCGAGGTTCACACCCGAGAGCGTCGCGACCGCGTCGTGCGCAGAACCCGTGTGCGTAACCGCGTTGATCTGCGAGAGCAACGCGGCGCTGTTCGCCGGCGAGGAGAAGTGCACGGTGTACGTCACCGCGCCGTCGACCGTGATGATGAACGTCTTGCCGTTGAGGGAGCCACCACCACCGTAGAGGCCTCCCACCGTGACGTCTGTCGAGCCCGTGAGCGACGCGCTGCTGGGCACCGATGACGGGGGGAATACAACAAGGAACGGCGACCCGTTCACCCTGAACTTGAAGGTGTTGTTGTTCGGGATGCCACCACCGGACTGGATCGGCTGCGTTCCGTCACCGAAGACGAAGAACGATTCGTCGAGACCGGAGTCGAGCTCGGCGAGCGGGGAGGGCGCGAGCGTGATGCTGACCGGGGAGCCGCCGTCGAGCGTGGCCGTCAGCGTGTCGTTCGTGCCCGTGATGACGCCGAAGGCACCTCCGTGGTCGGAGGTGAGCACGGCCGGGTTCGCGGGGTGCGTCGCGTCGGCGAAGGAGAAGCCCGTGCCCGTGATGGACAAGAACTCGCTCGGCTTCTGAAAGCTGCCGAAGGTCGCGACGATGCCGAGAGAGGCTAAAAGATTGAGGACCGTCTGCCGCACCTGCTCGAGGCGCTGCGTGGGGGTGAGGGCATTCATCGTCGTGGCCGACTGGCCGACGAGGGTCTGCGCGTTGCCGATGACGCTCGAGGCCACGACGCTGGGGAGGTTCAAGCTGTTGAAGTCGGCGATCGCAGCTGCGAGCTGCGTGACCGCGGTGACGAGGTCGGTGTGCGCCGACTGGAGCTGCGTGACGAGCGCGGGGATGGCGGCCTGGGCCTCCTGCGGCGTCTGCACGATCTCCCCGCCGTCCTTCACCGTCTGCCCAGGGCCACTGAGGAACGCCGAGACGTTCGACGAGAAGCGCTGGTAGGCCGGTAGCGAAGTGATGTCCGCGAAGGAGGCCTCACGCGCAGCGGCCGCGCTCTGGAGCTCCTGCAGCGCCGCCTGTGCGTTGAAGAGCGTCGAGACGTCTTGGATAGGCAGGACGCGCCGCCCGCAGGCAGCCACGGCGTCGAGGAGCTGGATGACGAGCAGCTCCTCGGAGGTGACGAGGTCAAGAGCGCGCGCTGCGCCGAGCGCCACCACGTAGAACGGAGAGTTCGGGTAGAGGAGGAAGACTCCACCCGCCGCCTGCTGGATGTCGTTGAACGAGATGTCGACCCGCCGAACACCGAGCGCGTCGATCGGACGAGCGATGGTCGACTGGACGAGCGACGTTACGACGCTCTGAATCTCATCGTCCGAGAAGCCGGTCATTCGATTCGAATGTACCGCGCCATCGCATCCAGACCAAGGATTTGCTGTTCCGTCCCAGCCACGTTGAGCATCTCGAGCTCCTGCGTGTTGCCCGTCGCCTCACAAAGACGCCGATTGAGGAGAAGCGTCTTGTCGATGACGTACTCCTTGCCGCGGTCCATGAGACCGAAGCTGACCTCACCGCGCTGGGAGATCTGGAACCTGTAGATCTTCGTCTCCTGGAAGCGGTCGAGGGTGATGAAGGCATGCTCCTTGAGCCAGCACCACTGCTCGAAGGTGCCAATGAGCGGGATGATGAACCCGGACGGCCAGTAGTCTCCGCGAGTCGGCAAGTAGTAGAGGCTCTGCTCGCGATCGCGCTTCATGCACGCGTCGAACATGAGCCGTTCAGGAAGTAAAAGATGCTCGCGTTCGAGCTCCTCGAAGAGGGCGTCACGGGCACGCCCTCTTCGATTCAGCAGCTCTCTCATCATGCGGACTTCTCGATCGCTCTTTCGGGCGGCGTGCAGCGGACCACGATCTTGTAGTCCGCCCACGCCATGATGAGGAACTCCACCAACGTCGGCGTCTGCAAGGGATCGCCCTGCCATGCTTTCTTCAAGTAGGTCAGGCATCCCTCGAAGTCAGTGTTCTTGGGCCAGTTGGGGTTGTTGAACGCCTCGGTGGCGAGGCGCCCAACACCATCCCATCGATGTACTTGCGTCTTCACCCAGTCGCTGAATTGAACCATGTTGCCTCCATAGTTCTTATGCCTGGGTGAGGTTGTACTTTACGAGATTCGGCCTTCGAGAATCGATTTCTCGAGCGGCGTCAGATCCCACTGCGCGACGACCGTAAAGATCGACTCGTGCACGTGCCTGAGGAGGAACGGGTCGCCGGGCGCCTCGTGCTTCCACTCCGGATCCCAGAGGATGGCGTAGTCGCCCTTGTCGATGTCGTCCGGGCGGAGGTGCGCCGGAACCGCGGGCACGAGAGCGGTGGCGGTCGAGAGCTCCGGGAAGTTGTTGTTCTTGCGCCACACCGCGTTGGTGAGCTCGGAAGCCGCGTCACCCAGCAGCTGCAGCGGGATCGAGAAATGCTCCTCACGGAAGGCGCCGCGGTTGTACTGCCAAGACAACCAGCGATCTTCGGAGAAGACGAGGCGGTCGTGTTGCGTGCTGATGCGTGCGATCTTCCACTTCGGCCTGGCGATCGCGATGGCCGGAAGACGATTGGCCCTCTGCAGCCCTGCCTTCGGTATGACCGAGTTGATGTTGAGGATGCGCTCGCCGCGCGCCATGGCGCGGAACGAGTGATACAGCTGCTCGTCCTCCTTCTCAATCTGCGACTTCTGCGATCGCGCAGCACGGAGGTCGCGACCGGCGTCGAGGATTCTCTTGCGTGCTTCCGCTTTCCGCTTCTCGCGCGCGTCGAGCACCTTCTTGTGGTAGTCGCGCTGGTGGATGAGAGCGATACGCGGATCCATTTGGTGTGTCTGAACGTCCATCTGTTCCTCCTAGTTCGGTGGCTTCACGTCGCTAGACTCGAGGCTGACATCCCAGCCCTCCGTCTCGAGTTTCTTGGTCACGGTGGAGATGAAGTTGTTCTCGTACTCCACTTGCTTGTCCTCGTCGAAGTCGTCCCACTCGATGGGGAACTCCTTCTGAATTGTGAGGGTAAGAGAAAGGCGCGCGGTCTGCTTGGGCTTCTTCTTGGCCGCCATCACGCACCCTCTGCCGCCATCCGCCACGCCGTGAGGAAGGCGAGCACGTAGCCGTTGTCGAACGCGTCGAAGCGCTTGATGCGATCGCCGTCTGAGTTCACGGGTACTACGAATACGCGCCACCCACGGCCCCTGACGCGGCGCATGCTCACCTTGATGTAGAGCGCCTCGTTCTCCCGCAGCTCTTTGGTGACGCCGCGCGCATCGCTCTCTGCCTTGTAGTACTCCTCGAAGCTCTCCATCTAATCCTCCACGTAGTAGTTCCCTTCGTCGTTCGGGCAAGAGCGGTTCAACTCGGCGAGGCAGTGCTTCACCGCCTTATCGTCCCGCCCTGTGACCTCAGTGGTGTGGTCGCAGCGCATGCATTCCGCGCGCGTCCCATCGACCGGCTTGCCGTTCCGGTCCTTCACCTTCACCTCGAGAATCGTGCAACGAACTCGCGCCATCTAGCCCTTCTTCTCTGCCTTCACGAGATCCCATCGCCAGTTGCGGGTGACTTCCTGGTCCACGAGACAGAGGATCTCTCCGCATCCCTGGCACTGCACCTCTGAGCCCACATGGAGCTCGAAGTCGTTGCCCACGTTCCATTCATGCTTGCACTTTGGACAACAGATCTCCGGTGCGGTCGACAGCTGTGACATCATTTCCTCCTTGCGCTTCGCCGATAGTCGACGAAGTAGATATAGCCCAACGTCCCAAAGACGAGGGCGATTGAGATGAACGCGTCCATCAAGCGGCCTCGTCGTCCTGGAACTTGCACCAGCAGCTGTCGCACCAGTCGTTCTCGATGCCATCGCCATCGAGGTAACAGCCGAAGTCCCACGGCACTTCTTCCCAGCACTTCATGCAGCGGAAGACGTTCGTGGGGATCGCGTACATCTTGGGGTCGGCCAGAGCGATGTAGCGCGCGTCTCGGCCGCGCGGGAAGACAAGCGCCTCTCCAGCCGCTCGAGTCCAGCCTCCGCGCTTCACGAAATGGTGTCCGGGCGGACCGCCGGGCGCACCGCCTCGTACGACGATCCACCCGCGATCTTCCTGAGGACACGGCAACAGATACGCGTAGCGGTCGAGCAGCCCCTCGAACAGCTGTGACTTGTAGCGGTCATCGAAGAACTGGAGACGGCTCATCGCTTCGACAACCGCAGGATGTTCGGGACGTAGCCCACCTTCTTCGCGTGGCGCGCCATCGCGCGCGAGCGCGCCTGGTACCCCTGCGTGTAGCCATCTGCGTAGTCCTGCAGGTCCTTGTGGTCCGGCCGCATCGCGTGGCAGCCGGCGCCGTCCATGAAGCCGCGGCGAAAGAGCTGGCTACGTTCCCACGGGGTCCACTCTCTTTCTTTTCCGTCGGGGCCTTTCGGCTTTCGGCCGTATGGAGATTGAGGCGGGTTCGACTTTGCTTTCTTCTTGGGCATGTTCTTTCTCCTGAGGTTTGACCTCGTCGTGCATGGTGAGGATGCGCCGCTTGCGCAGGCGAGCGACGCGCGGGTTCTCGAAGTCATCCATGGTCACCGTCCTTCCGGCGGAGTCAGCCGTGGGTCGTACATCGCCACCTCGACGTGCTCGAGGGCGAAGTCCTGGGCGAGGCGGGTGCGGAAGAGGACCTGCGCCTGCTTGTCCGCACGCTGCATCGGCGTCATGTACGCATAGCGACGCCGCACATACTCATCGACGGGCGAGCGATTGAAGACGAAGTCGCCGAGCGCATCTCGTAAGATCTGCACCACGATCTGCGGTGTGTCTAGCGAGTCGAACTTCTTGGCGAACGAGAAGACCGGAATGATGAAGTAGCGCTCTGATTCGAGCGTGGGCTCATGCTCTTCGTTCTTGACGAAGGCGAGCGTCTCTTTGATGTCCCCTAGCCGTTCGAGTCCGATGGACTCTCCCGATTCGATCGCCGCAACCATCAGGGACAGTGTGGTTTCGGCGATGTGAAGCCTATCGCGTTGTGTTCGATTCATGTTGTTCTCCGTACTTCTTATTCCGAGCACGGAGAACTAGTGTCCTACGCGCCGGGATCTTTGGGTGACTCCTCTATGGGTCGCTGTACCGCGAGCTTGTTCGTCTCGATGTGAACTGCTGCGTGCAAGATGCCGAGCATCTCGAAGCGCTTGTAGTCCGACGGCGCCAGGCCGAAGGACACACCGTCAGCCGCCTTGGCGATGAGTACGAGCGACTCAACCTCACCGTTCCGCACCTTTTGCTCGAACTGCTTCAGCAGCGTCAGCATCTCGAACTTGCGGTGGTTCTCCGCCATGTGATCGGCGAGAGAGGGGACACTGTTGTCTACGACTACCCGCAGGTTCGGGTTCTTCTCTTTGTCGTCCATGGTTTCTATCTCAGCACGACGAGGTACTTCCGGCATCTGGAAACGGCGGTGTACGCCCAGCGCCGATAGAAGTCGGGGTCGTCGAAGCGATCCCACGGGTAGTCGTCCACGAGGATGACGTACTCGAACTCGCTGCCCTGCGCCTTGTGCACCGTGAGCGCGTAGCCAAAGTCGACCAGAAGACCGAGCTGCTCCCAGCTGAAGGCCTTGTGACCCGAGAGCTCGCGGAAGGTGACGAGGTCCTTGAGCACGCGCTCTTGCCCGAACTGGTAGCGACTGACCGGGCCAGAGAAGTGGACGCGCTCGTCGCGGAAGTCGAGCTCCCCGTGGTAGTGGACGGGGTTCGTCTGATAGAGATTGCCCACCTCCCCGCGCATGCCGTTGAAGAGGCGCGTGTATGAGTTGCGCAAGCAGATGATCTGGTCGCCGATGCGCGGGTTCGGCGTAGCCCCCTGCTCGAAGCCCCAACGGATTTCCCTTGCGAGGTTGTTGAGCACGACGCGCGTCTTGTTCGAGAAGCAGAGAAGCGCGAGGTCGTCGATCTTGAAGCCGGGCGTTTGGTAGAGCGACTGCAGCACCTCGAAGAGCTGCTCCTTCGCGAGGAACTGCACCTCCGGCGTGTTCGCGTAGTTCGGAGGGAAGCGGCCGGTCGTGCGGACCTCCTCGGAGAGCGAGAGCACGGGACTGCCCTTCGCCTGACGGTGGATGTGCTCGAGGGTGAGGTCCGGCTTGAGCATCAGGTTGAACTGCCCCTCGACTGGCGGGAGTTGGCCGTGGTCGCCGACAGCGAGGATGGGAATCCTGTACTCCATGAAGTCGGACAAGATCTGCTCGCTGACCATCGAACCCTCATCGATGATGATGAGATCGAAGTGGAGCTCGTACTTCTTGTCCCATCGCAAGATCGTCCCGGTCTTCTTGTCCGTGACAGGCTCGTACATCAGCCGATGGATCGTGGAGATCTCGTGGCTGTCGAAGAGAACATTCTGCTGCGCGAACTTCTGGCGGAGTACGCTGACCGCCTTACCCGTGAGCGAGCAGAAGGCGATGCGCTTGTTCTCGTAGTGCTCAGCGATGGCTCCGAGCATCGTTGTCTTGCCGGTGCCGGCGTAGCCGCCGACGGTCAAGATCTCCGGCTCTTCAGGGTCCATCGAATCGAACCAGTCCACGATGCAACCGAAGACGTTGCGCTGCTCGTCGGACAAGCTGTTCTCGGTGAGCCGCCCACCCATCTGTTGTTCGACGGCGCGAAGTGCCTCCTCCTCGCTCAACATGTCGAACGTCTCGTTCAACGAGATGGCAGAGACGCTGGCCTTGGGCTTCCCGTTCAGCGTTCCGTTCTTGATGTAGAAGTCTTGCTTGGTCCCCGCGTACTGTTCCATGGATTCTTTTCTCGTTTCCTACTTCGTACGATCCATCCGTAGCAACGTTTGCAGAACCCGCGCGCGAAGTGGGGTGCTTGAGACGTGCCGCACTCGTGACAGCAGACGGGCTTCTCGCCGATGCCCCATACACCGACGTCCGTCTTCTTACTGCTGCGTTTGTATATGCGCTTGTCTCTGGGGAGCTGCGCGAGGAACGCGAGGATAGTCGCTTGCTCCTCAGGTCGCACGATGAACTGGTTCGGGTGCTTACGCTGGCGCGGGTCGATGCGGACAGAGTGGCGGAGCTTGATCCCCAGATGCTCGATGGCGTTCTCCACCATGGGACGCGATCGCTTGGTGAGAAGCACGAAGCGCGCGAGGCTCATGTAGTCCGGGAGCTTGAGCTTGCGCGCGCGTGCGTGCTCGCGCACCGACATCGGACTGCGATTGAGCTCGCGCGCGATGTCTTCTATGTCGATGACGGCCCAACTAGCCGCAAGGAAGCGTTCCTCCCGCTCCTCCCACGTGCGGTGTGGGCCCGCTTTGCGTGGGTGATCATCAGGTGCCGGACTGTCGATTCCGGGCGGAAGATCTTCTTGCCGATGTAGAAGACGTGGAAGCTCGAGTTGTACTCGACTCCCCACTCCATCAGCTGCTCTTTGCTTGGGTCGCATGGGATCGAAAGGCTCATCGTGAGGATGTCTTCATCCGGGATGGACCGGATGCGCTTCGCCTTGATGTCGTCGACCGCGAAGCCGTTGATGAAGGAGAAGAAGTCGCGCGCGTCATGCGGCGTCTCGGCAACCACCCAGAAGTCGGAGTCGCCGTTGTCGGTGGTGCACCAGTAGAGACCGAGGCTCATGCTTTCCTGCAGGACTGAATCATCTCGAAGAACCAGTCTAGGAAACCGGGCGGCAGGTTGTCACTCTGCTGCGCGACTTCGTCGTAGAGCTCCTCGAGGGCGTCGACCACGCGCGGCGGCAGGCGCGGGAAGTGCTCCGGTGCGTAGTCGTTGAGCGCGGTCACCAACCGAATGGCGCGCTCGTTGTAGACGCTGCGGTCGATGCCCGCGCCTTCAAGGACTTCGGGCACCGACTGCACGAGGAACCACGCCGCGTTGGCGACGTTGGCAGCGAGTCGGTAGCTACGAAGAAGGCGCTTCACCTGAGCGCCGGTGAGCGCGACCTCTTCATCAGACAGTTGCTCGAGGGCTCGAATCTCTGCCTCGGGCGTGAAGCTCGTTTGTGCTTTTCTAGCCATGCTTTCCTCTATCCCAACAGGGTCGATGCCAAGCAACCTCGCGGTGACTGTCGTTGAGGTCGATGACCACGAGCGAGTTCACTGGAAGAACGCGCCCGCATCCGCTGCAAGTTGCCGGCTCGTTGAGCACACGGTGCTGCGGGTAGTGTTGGTCTGAGGCGACCTCGTGCTCCGGAACCTGCACGCCGAACATGTCGTTGATGGCCTGCCGCATCTGGTCGGCCGATAGGCCCTCTCCCTCCATGTTCATCACCTGTACGCGGATGTGCCGACGCGAGGACTTCGCCTCCTTCGTGCGCTTGAACGGTGCCTGCGGCGGCTTCGGTGGGGGAGGTGGTGGGGTAGGCGCTGAAGCTGGGGCGTCGAGGAGGTTGTGCTTGGCGATCAGCTTCACTGCTTCCATGGCCGCAGTCCTCGCCTCCTCCACCGATGCTCCGGAGGAGAGGGCGAGGGCCATCAGTCGCCGCGCACGCTCGTGCGGAGAGCTCACTGCAGCTGCAGTGCGACGTACCGCTTGATCTGCTCGACGACTTCCGTGAGAAGACGCGGCGTGCCGCAGTTGGGTGCGTCGCAGCGCTCGGTGTGCGCTTTGAGCTCGGACTCGAGCTCGGGAACGATCTGGCGCAGTGCCTCGCTCTCGTACTCCTTGAAGACCGCGCCGGCCACCTTGGCGACCTGCTCCTTGTACGTGTCGACGTTCGAAGCGTCCGGCATGTGCCCGATGATCTTGCCGAGCAGCGCCTGCGTCTCGCGACTCAGGTGCGGGAACTCGGCCGGCGTGCGGCCCGCGAGCGCTTGCATGAGTCCCTGGATGGGATTGACGCGCTCTTCGGAGTGCTTCTGCGCCATGACCGCGATGCCCTGCTTGTGGAGATCGGTGCTCACGTTGTAGCCGGCCTCGAGCAGGTCGTTCATGTGCTTCTCGACCTCGAGACCGAACTTGCGGAAGTCCTTCTGGTACGGCACCGCGATCACGCGGAACCGCTTCTCACTCTTTGCGCTCGTCTTCTTTGCCTTCGTCATGATCTCTCTCCCTAGTACCAAACCACTCACGTACTGCCCACAAGGAACAGGACAGGGTGGGTAAGTGCGCCACCGGGATCAACCACCCCGACGGCTTCAACAACAAGAACATCAGCACGTCGATGGCCACCCCAACGAGCAACCATTCGATCGCACTCTTTCGCTGTGCTGTCACGACTTCTTCTCCGGAAACCCGAAGTAGAGCAGCGCGCCTTGAACCGTCATCGGCTTCTTCGCGCGCTGCCACACGCTCTTCAGCGGTGGGTACGCTTCTAGATCTTCTTCCCTGAAGTGGGCCGCTTCCCCACTAACACCGATGCTGTCACGGATGACGTTGTAGATGACGAGCAACCCATCCGTGCATGGGGCGATGAACGGAGCTGGGTTCGAGGTGAACGCAGCTAGCCGCTCTTTCGCGAGGTCGTCGAAGAACTTCCGGCCGATCTCCAATCGTTCCGGTTCCTCGGTGGTCCCGGTCCCCATGACGACGACCGACAGGGTCTTCTCCATGGTCATGTTGTACTCCCAGGAGTCTTATTGCCTAACGGCCAAAGTTGTTTCCCGGGGGTTCATCTTCGCTGACCTCTGCCTGTACCGCCTCGTAGTCGACGAGGTTCTCGGGCAGGGAGAAGACGTCCTCACTGCTCGACGAGGAGAAGACCTCACGGCGACGGTACTCGGCAGGGCGACCGACGGAGAGAACGTTCTTCGGCGTGAGCCGCTTGATGTGCGTGCGCACGAGCGCGACGTCGAGTCCGAGCGAATCGCAGATGCCCACGAAGCTCGTGACGTACTTCCCCTGCTGCTCCCGCTCCTTCCACTCCGGTGTGCCCGGCTCCTCGGTGAAGAGCCAGTGGAAGGCAGCCTCCGCCATGGTCTTGTGGAGAAGGCGCGCGCTGCTTCGGTAGAGGACCCAGTCGTAGGCTGCACGACGCACGATCTCGAGCAGCAACGCCTTGCAGCCGTTGATCTCCTGGAGCAAGAGCTCCTCTTCGTCTTGCGTGCGGCGCTTCGGACGTACGAGGACCGGCTCGCCGAGTAGCTTCTTCGGAGGCGCGGGGAAGCGAAGAACAATACCCGTGCGCGTCTTCCGCTTGGTCTCGGTGACCTCTTCAGCGCGCGCGAAGGCCGAGCGAAGGTCTTCGATGGAGGGCCGCTGCGTCCGCTTTGCTGCGCGCCGCAAAGCCAGATGAAGTACAGCGGCGAGGGGCATGTCAGGTGATGACGGTGACGAGCTGCGGAGAGCCCGCCAGCCCAGGGTCGGGGATGTGGACGATCGAGTTGTCCATGCGCTTCACCAGGATGTTCGCGGTCCCAGGTGTGAGTCCCAAGATCGTGACATTCAACGACGAGGGCTGCACGCCCAAGACGGTCGTATCGTCACTTGTATACTGAACGTCCTCGATGTCAACGCCGAGGTTCTCCCCATCGCTCGCTGTCACCGTGGGAACCAGGGTGAGCGACTCGCCGACGTGGAGCGTATACGGGCCCGGCGGGTCGTAGACGACGCTCGCGGGGATGGGGAAGATCAAGTCGACGATGTTGCAGTTCGGCAGGTCCGGCACATCGATGTGCCGAGTGATCTCCTCTTCGCCCTCCACCGTGCAGTCGTACTGCGCGTTGCGGAACAGGTTCACCCGCACGTAGCCGTTCTTGTCGGTGCGCACGATGACGCGCTCTTTCAGAACAGCAGCGCCCTCCACCCACACCGGGTTGAACTTCGGCATGAAGTGGATCTCCGTGCCTGGGGCAGGAGAACCATCACCGCTGCGGAAGAAGCCGAACGCGGTGCAGAGGCGTGAGTCGATGGGCACCGGCGGCGTCACCAGCGTGCCAGGCACATCGAACGTGTTCGAGGCCGGTGGAACGGGAGCCGAGAGCACGGTGAAGGTCAGCGGGTTCGGGAACGTGACCGAGAACTTGAAGAAGCGCGCCTGGTAGGGCGACGCTGCGGAGTCGAGCAAGAAGCCGACATGCCCGTTCGTGTCGGTCGTCGCGAGGCCGTAGGTGGTGAGGCCATCAGCCGACAAGATCTTCACCGTCACGCCGGAGATGGGGTTCTTCTGCGGGGTTGTGTCCTCGACGTAGAAGTCGACCGCTTCGCTGGACATCAGGCCACTTCCTTTCCAGAACTGAAGGCATTGGTGTGGAGATCCAAGTAGTCCGCCATCGCGCGCAAGAGAGCGGAGGACTCCCTCATCAAACCCAGTGCCGTGTTGCACTTTCGGCAGAGCAGCGCGCGCAGGTAATTAGTCCCCGGTAGATGGTCGACGGCTAAGAGGGGGATCTTGCCATTTCGCAGGTCTGTCTCGGGATTCTTGCAGATCGCACAGACGCCATCCTGTGCTTCGAACTGCGCAACGTAGTCCCTCAAGGAAATACCGAATGTCTTTCGAAGGTAGAGGTCTTTCAGATGACCCGCATGCGCTTCCGTGTAGTGCTTGGCACAAAAGCCTTTCGCAGCGTGCTTGCGCGTACAACCAGGTGTCTCGCAGAAACGATCCTTGGTGGGATTCTGAGCGCACCCACAAGACTTTGTAAGGCCGCGCTTCAGACTCGTGCTTCGCACTTCTGTGCGCTTCCCGCACGTGCAGAGACACTGCCAAACACTCTTCCCAGCAGCGTCGCTGCCCGTGAGTCGTTCTACGCGCAGATGACCGAAGGTTTGACCGGTAAGTTCTAGACGCCTGGTCATTAGATGGACCTTCGAACCGCGAAGTCTATGTTCTGCTCTTGAACGCGGAACACGTCGTTCGTCCCGACAGAGGGGTCGAGGAGGTTGATCGACGTGATGCTCGTGTCGGTGGGGACGACGACGTCGCGCACGAGGTCGGTGCCGCCAACGGCGACGGTGATCTCCTGTCCGCGCGGCAGAAGAATCTCCGCGTGTCCATTCACATCGGTGAGGAGCAGCGTGTTCCCGCCGGCGACAGTCCGCCCTTCGACGAGAGCGCCGCTGAACTTCATGCCGATCAAGATCTCCTGCCCGTTGAGTGCCGCGCCCGATGCCCCAACGAGGTCGACGTAGCAGCGCACGAGATTGGCCGAGGAGATACCGACGATGGAGATCGCCTGCGACGGAAGGGAGAAGTCGCTGACGAGACGCGAGGCGGAGTTGAAGAAGCGCGTCTTGTAGTAGAATTGGGGCGAGCCGTTCGGATCGATGACGCTGTAGAGCTCCTTGCCGGAGACCAGCAGCACGCGCGCATCAACACCGAAGGCGATGGAGCCAGGCTCGGTGGTGGCAAAGCCGAGGATAGGAGCAGCCTCCCCGCCGACGCAGCGAAGCATCGCGATCTCCCCGACCTGCGCGGTCTGCACGACAACCTGCCCGCTCGCTACGTAGCTAGAAAGAAGCTGGTTCGATTGCGCGGCAATCTGCGTGGCGACCTGCGCGAGGGTCAGCGGGTCAGCCCCGGTGAACGTGATGTCCACCGGGTACTTCTCGTCGATGAGGAAGTGCAGGTCCGTCCCGACGATCGTGACGAACGCGCCGGTCTGAGGTGGGGACGGTGCGGTGGTGGGTGCTCCGACAGGCAGCGTCGCCGGAGCCCACGCGTCTCCATTGAGGGACGTGTAGGGCCCGTCGGCGGTCGTCTGCGATCGCCACACCTCGAGACGATCGAACATCCCCTGCCAGGCAGTGAGGGGAATGAAGAAGTCGAGCTTGATGCTCTGCCTCGTAACAAGCGTCGACTGCGTCATGAGTCAGTTCTCGCTGGGGATGGGGGGAGGAATCGGGAGAGCTGTCGTTGCGTCGGCGGCCTTGCGAAGCAAGCGGCCGGTCTTGTCGATGGCAGCCGGGGTGATCGGAAAGCCGTACTTCTTGTCGAGCGACTTGCGGAACTCGATCGCGGCGAACGTCGCTTCCTGCGTGGCATTTGCGAGCTCTTGGACCTGCTGCTGCGCGAGCTGCTGTTGCAGACGGAGGTTCTGCAACCGCATGTGGTGGTTCTCCATCTGGAGGCGATCGACCTCCTCGATGAACTCCGCTTTCGTGAAGTCCTGCTCGCCGTTGGTTGTGGTTTCTTCAGCCATTGTCTTCTCCTGGTTCAACTTCCGGTGAGGAAGTCGTTGATTGAAGCTACTACCAGATCGGAGGAGGCATCGACAGTTGCTTGCGCGAGCCTCTCCGACCCAGTCCTACCCTTCAGGATGGCCTTCGCCGACGAGACTCGGTTGTTGAGCTCGTCGGTCCGCGACTTCCCCCAGTCCTGCGCCGCCTGCGACAGCTTGTCGAGACGTGCGTCGCGGTCTGCTTGGGAAGTCGCCATGGCCACCAGTGTAGCGCCTTCTGGGCTACGCCTTCAACGCGTTAGAGAGCAGGTCTCCGGCCGCGCGCTGAAGCTCCGCTTTCCGGTCGCTGTCGTCCGTTTCGGTGGCCAGAAGCGCCACCACCGAGCTCGCCCAGTACGCGGAGGGCTGCGGGGTATTGTCCTTGTCGAAGGTGATGGGCGGCAGGTCGATGATGCCCGTCTTCGATGTGGTCATGATGGACTCCATCCACTCGAGCTCCACCTTCGAAAGGAGCCTGCCGAGGTTCGTCTTGAGGCGCGGCCAAGGGATCTGCTCTTCGTGGGCGAGCTGCATCGCCTTCACCAATCGTTCGACGGTCTTCGCGGAGAAGCCGGCGGTCACGGCGTCTGCGATCGCCGACTGCTGCGCGGTGACTTCCTTGCGTGCGGTGTCATCGGAGATCTCGAGGTCGCTGTCCTGAATGATGGAGCCGAGGTGCACGCGGTTGACCGACTCGTCGAGCACCGAGCTCGAGCCGGACGCGACACGCCACACGGTCTGGCAAACGGTGAGGCGGCCCTTGCCGAAATCGCTGTTTGACCACTCGGTGCCGATGCAGATGAACTCCCCGGGGAAGGGCTCGTGCACCTGCGGCATGATGCACTTCAAGTACGAGCGGACCGCCGTGTTACCGGCCTCGACGGGTTGTGCCCCCTGCGCACGGCACACCTCGACGAACGCGTTGAGCAACGGCGCGCTTGCCAAGAAGCGATTGAAGCGGCGCGAGAGGAACCCTCGGAGCTCGTTGTCGACGATGCGATGGAGAAAGCGCGGTGCCTCGCCACCCGTCGACTTGAACGGCGTGTTGTAGAAGAGACGATTGAGGCTGTCGCCCAGCAGCCCAAGGCGCCACGGTTCGGGAACGTTGAGCATGTTCGCGTACGTCATCGGCAGCTTCACCTTCTCGCAGAGCTGACCGAAGGCGTGCGGGTGAAGCTTGACGAAGCTGAAGCTGCCGTCCGAGTTCTTGTACTGGAGGAGCAGCTCGTTGTTCCTGAAGATCGGATCGAGGGAAAACTCCATTGCCTCTTTGGTCGGGGGGACGAGCCTGTCCTGGATGACGGTCTTCTTCACCGCCTCGAGGAGGTCCTTCTCTTCTTTGCGGCCCACTTCAATGCGCGCAGCGACCTTGCGTTCGGCCGCGGTCTTCTTCTCGTGCAGTTCGTACATCAGGCCTTGCTCCGATCTTCTCCGTCGATGGCTTCCATCTCGGCCTCGATCGCCGACCGCGCGATGCGGATAGCCTGCTCGAGGTCCTTCAGCTCGCGCAGAATCCAGTCACCGTTCATCTCGCTGCCCGGCGGAAGGGTTGGATTCCTAGAAGCGAGTCCCCAACGCTGCGTCTTGCCGACAGCAGCCATGACCTCACCGCACTCCTCGACGAGGTAGCCGAGCTTCGTTGCTGTCGTATGCGGGTAGTACTTTGTTATGTCCATGCCATCTCCTCAGATGCAAAAAAGAAGGCGCGCCGATCGCTCGACGCGCCTTCATGAAAGATCCGCACCGCCGCCCGGCTTCATCGGATGGGTCCCAAGTCACCCTGTCCTCTGCCGAGCAGCGGCACTTCCCGTTCGTCGGAGGCGCACCTCCTTCACGGGCTTCATCTGTACAGCGCGTTCACCTCTCGGTGCGCCTTGCGGCACGCATCACAACGGCACTTCCAACGCGGGCTGGTGTACCGTGTGTTGACGCCATGAGGAGGCGCTGCTTCCTGACTCGTCTTCTCCTGATGGCAGTCGTGGCAAAGAATTTGGCACTTGGCCAGTTCCTTTGCTCTGCGTTTCGGAGACCACGACCACACCTTATGATCAATCTTCGTTGCGCGATTGACGTGGTCGACCTCGAGACGATCAGAGGAACCACACTGCTTGCAGACCTTGCCTCGTAAGAAGTCGGCTCGGTTCTTCGCAACCCACTCGCGCTGATACGTCCGCTGTCTTTCTGGATCTTTGTATCCCATGGTGGACCCGGCGGGTACTGCCCCCGCGTCCGACAAGTGCCCAACAACATCCTCTGTCACGTGCGTAGTCGCTGTATCCCCAGCGACTGAGTCCCGTCGATTCGGCAACGGCACCTACTCTTCTTCGATTCCTCACTGCTGATGGCGAAGTACATCAGTCAGCCAGCTCTGTGGGTTGGCACCGGCTTCGCTACTAGAGCACCTTGCTAGCCGATGGCTCAGGCCGCTTGCGCGACGAGGGCGGTTGCGTTGTCGTTCGCAACTGACGTTGCCCGTTTGAATGGACCGGGCGCCACTGCACGCAGATGTCGTCTTCTTCTAGCCGTCGAATCTATTTCGGGCCCTTACTTCAAACCACTCGTGGTTCTATCTTCTTCCTCCTCTTGTCACAAGGACAACCGTTGTTCTCCTTTCTGTTGATGCCGCACTCCTCGCAGAACGGTCCGTTGGGGAGCTGTCCGTGGCAATCGCAGTGGAAGTCCTCCGCGCCACACTGGGAACAGTAGAGCGGCTCGTCGCTCACTTGCGCACCCGGCGCCGGCCCTTCATGTTGCCGAGCGCGAGGAGGAACATCTTCGCGACGAACTGGCAGTGCCGCTTGCCTTCTTTGCGGTCGTCGGTTTCCGCCAGGGTGAAGTACTGGACGCCGACACGGAAGAAGGTCTTGTACGTCACGCGACGACCCCACTTGAAGGTCTCCACGTAGACGGCCCACGTCTTCTGTTTCTTCTGCACCTGCTTGGCCGCGCGCGTGGCACTCGCAAGCCGTTCGAGCTCATGTTCGATCGGCGATGTGACCTTCTTCATCAGTCTTCTTCTTCGTGGTCGTACCCCATGAACCTCTTCAGAGTGCCGAGCATCTGCGTCTTCATGTGGGAGATCTGTTGATCGGTCTTCTTCATCTTCTTTGCGAGCAGGCCCGTCGATGTGATCTGGGGATGGTCGTTCGTTCCGAAGACGTGGTTGAAGAGCGTGTGCATCTCGGGCTTCTGGGGGAAGAGATCGTGCAGCGACTTCGACGCCACAGCGATCTGCTCGTCCTCGAAGCTCGGGAAGTGGTCGTCCATCCCCTCGAGCGAGCTCGCCGGAACGTCACGACGTTGTGCCTTCAACACGGTGTCGATTCGCTTGGCAGAGATGTTCTGGAACTCTTGTTCCCCGCTCGACTGCAGATGTGACGCGATCTCCGTGCTCGTCGGCTCGCGCCCGTACTGCTCGGTGAGCTCCTCCTTCGCCACGTTGATGGGCGTGATGAGCGCAGCCTGGCCCGCGGGGATGTAGGCCATGTTCTGGTTCTTGAGGTTGTACCGCTGCGCCTTGCGGAGGCGGTAGTTCACGTGCGTGTTGAGAGACGCGCCCTTGTTCGGGTCGTACGTCTCGAGCGCGTTGATGAAGTGCTTCTGGAGCTCTCCCTTGAATGCGCTCTCCGGCGCCGCGTGCGGCGCGCGGTAGTGCCGCATGCGCATCTGCATGAGCGGCTCGTACGCTTTGAGCAGGGGCTCGAGGTGCTCGGGCTTGCGCGTCTTGTACCAGCGCTTCCAGAGATCGAGCTCCTGCTCCTTTCGGTCAGCCTTCGCGGCTTCCTTCGCTTGGAGGTGAACCTCCAACGGATTCGGTTTGCGCGCTGCCATCTTCGTTCCCTTCCAGTTTGAGATAGATCGAGTCGTGGATTTGGTGCTCGATACTAACTTTCTTGCCGAGTATCTGAAGAGTGTCCGCCAACGGCCCCGACTGCAGAAGGAAGCCGGAGATGCTCCCCGACAATGCGGACTTCTCAACCGCCTTCTGGAAAGCCTCCATGTGTGCGTGCTTCTGCAACTCCTCGAGCACCTCCGTCGCCCCCACACCGCGTGCGATCGCGAGCTTGAGGACCGTGCTCTGCGACAGGAGTCCACGCATAGCGAGCTTCTGGTACGGAGCGATGTCGAAGGGGAGCGGGCGCAGGATGGCGAGCTCCGTCGCCGCGAGCTCCTCGAGCTCCTTCTGTTGTTTGTTCCAGGTCGCGTAGTCCTTGGCGTTCTTCAAAGCCCAGCGAACGGTGTGCTTCTTCATTGGTTGATCTTTGCAGCTACCAGATAGGACCCGGGCCCTGTTGCCTTGATGCGGTACGTTCCGTCTTTGCCCTTGGTGCCCGTGATGAGCACCGTGTCTCCGGGGCCCAGACTCTGGTCGACCCCAAGCAAATCGAACTCACCCTCGCGGTTCGGACCGTCCAACATCTCCCACTCGACCGTGGGCTTGCCGATGACGATGTTCTCGATCTTGGCGAGCTCACGAGCGGTGCGCTTCCAGCGCTCGCGTTCGATCCAGCGCTTCCAGCGACGTTCTTCTTTCTCTTCGCGTCGCTGCTGTGCGGCGCGACGAGATGCTGCCATCAGACGAAGCCGATGGTCTTCATGACCTTGTCGGTCAGCGTCTCGTCGGCGGCCGTCTTCTCTCGTCCACGCTGAAGCATCGGCGAGTGCGGGTGCCCTTCGCGCGCGTTGGCGAAGAACTCGGACATCTCTTTCTGCTCGGCGGGCGCGGTGGTCTTCGGGCTGTCGAAGAGGCGATCGATCATCTCGCCGCGGCCGTTGTGCGCCTCGCGTTCGACAGCGGTGCCGTGGACAGCCGCATCATCGTTCTTGCTGACTGGCGGCTTGTCTCCCCATTTCGCGTCGAGCGTGCCCGGCTTGCGCCCCTCGGGCGGAGGATAGACGTCGCCGCGGCCCTTGTTGCTCTGGTCCTCGTTGTTCTCGATGCGACCATCGTCCGAAGCCGTCTTCGCGCGGATCAAGTCCAGTGCCGTCATCATGCCTCCCATTCTAGCGCCTCCCGAGACCGGCACCAAGCGAACCGAGCAGCAGCTTCAACCGCCCGAGTTCTTCGTCAGCCTTGATGCGCCGGGCAACCTCGAGCTTCAGCGCTTGCTTCGTCACTTCGTGCTCGGCCTTTTCCTTGTGATAGTCGTCGCGCAGCACGGTCAGCACTTCACCCTGGAAGTCCTCCTCGCCGTAGATGCGGAAGCCGGCCTTCAGCTTCTTCTCGATCTTCTCCCACAGCTCCTCGTTCGCGTACTGCCCGTGCAGCTGACACTCGACCTGGAAGGTGCCGTCCTCGAGCTGCCGCGAATGACTCGCCGAAAGAGCGAACGAGATGCTCGGAACCTTCTCTTCTGAATCAACCAAAGACCACCTCCTCGATGGAGATTTCCCCCACCACGATTCCAACTGCGCGCGAGACGCCCTCGAAGCCATGACCCTTTGAGGCGCACTCCTTCTGCGCGAATTCGAAGAACGCTTCGGCCGCGCGCTCGGCGAAGGTTTTCACGACGTCGGCGCGCTCGCTGAGCATGCCATCGTTGAAGAGCTCGAAGCAGAGAGCGAGATCGAGAGCCTTCTGCGCACGTTGCACGTGCCCCGTCTGCGCGTTGTCCGACCAACCCCTCAAGATCTGCTGCTCGGCAGTCTGCAGCGTGAGCATCTCATGCTCTTGGCGGAGGTCGGCGATCGTTTGTTTCAACGAGCGTTGTTGTGCTGGACGGCCGAGCACAGCGTTCGCCGTTGTAGCGACGGCGAGCGCCATGCGCACGCCGGTCTTGCGGACGATGAACTCCTCGGCGCTGCCGGTGTTGAGCCACTTCGTTGCGAACTCGCGGATGACACCGCTCGTTGTGTCAGAGTGCATACCGAAGTCGGCATCATTGAGTAGCAAAAGAGAGAGCTTGCAGGTGAATGGACACACGGTTTCCTCCGTGGTTCTTATTCCTCGGAGGTCTTCCTGGTAGCCCAACCGACAAACTGCACGTAGTCGTGGAAAGTACAACCGGTGCCAGGGCACACGTAGCTCGGTGAGAGCGTGCCGTCGGGCGAAACCGAATGGATCTTCCTGGAGATGCGGCACGTGTGCCCGAGGGGGCACGTCGAGAAGGCCAAGTCTTCTCCGCAGACGCGCGCCCAGCGCTCGTCCCCGGTCTTGGCGAGGACCTCTTCATACGTCGGCGCGTAGTCCCACGTCTTCGGTGTCGGCAGCACCCCATGGTCGGGGATGCGCTGGTCGCCGCGCGTGAACTCGATCACGTCAGGTCTTGCGGCGCGCGCCCACCGATGCTGCCCTTGAACGCACCGGCGATGCCCGAGCCGAAGTGCGGGCCCTTGGGCTTCGCAATCTGCGCGATCGACGGCCCCGGTCCAGAGAGCTTCGGTGCACCGACAGACTTCGCTGCCGAGGGTGCACCGCCGAGCGTCGGGCTCACGCCCATGATGCCGCCCGCGGCGCCCATCTTCTCACGCAGCGTCGCGACGAACTTCGCCATCTCCTCGACGGGCATCGAGTACTTCGACTTCTTGAAGTCGCTCTGGTTGTACGTGACGTAGTCCGGCAGCATGTCGCCGTCCTTCTCCTTGGACTTCTTCGCCACGGGCGCAGGGTCGAACGCGAGATCGAGGTCGCTGCGCTTCTGGATGGGGCTCTGTAGGTCCGGAGCTGCGAACGAGGGGATGTCGCTCGCCATCATGAAGTTCCCGCGCGTGGGCGCGCCGGCCGCTTGCTTGCGCTTCTGCACCACCGACTGGAGGTTCGGCGCAAGGAACCCGGGCGCGGAGCTCGCCTGCGAAGGGATGCTCGGGTTGAGGGGGTAGGAGTACTGGCTCGTCGTGAACGCGTGCTTCGCGATCGGCGCGACCTTGTCGATGAGCTTCTCGAGCCCGCGCTTGCCCGCGAGGTACGCCGGCGTGAGACCGGGAATCGGCACCCCCTGCATCGGGATGATCTCCGGGTTCTTGATGCCCACGGAGGCCACGCTCTTCAGCGCACCGGCGATGCGCGGCGTGAACGTCTTGTCGGCCGCGCGATCGACCGCCGCCTGCGCGGGGCCCTGCAGCTTGCCGAACGCGTTCTCGACTCCGTGCTGAAGACCCGCGAGCTCGTCGGGCGAACGCTTGCGCATCAGCAGCCGCGGCGTGTTGGGCACGTCAGTGGCGCCGAGGCGCACGAGCCGTTCGATGAGCGCGTCCTTCTCCATCACTTCTTCTTTTTCATGGCGGCGTCATGCTCGCCCTCGCGCTTGCCCACGTGATAGAGCGCCGCGCCGGAGGCGATGCCGCCCACGCCGCGCGCGATCTCGCGCGTGTCTCCATGCGCGACGCCCGACCCTGCCTCAATCGCCGGGCCGATGCGGTGCTTCAGAAAACCGTGCACGCCCTGAAGGCCATGCTCGAGTGCGCTCCGCGCCACATCTTTCGCATCCGCGCCCTTGCTCAAACCGGAGGACATCGGGGAGTCGGTCATGGCGCCGGGGGACGGGGCGTACTCGCCGACGTGCTCCTGGTTCATGAACTTCTTGAGCTTGCCATACTCGGCCTTGCGATCGAGCTGCCGCGCGACGAGCGGGATGGCACCCATTCCGATAGCGCCGCCGACCGCCCCCGCGAGCGCGCCGCGCCGCGTGGGGAGTGCGCCATGCTCGAGGGCGTTGCCGAGGAGCCTGGTCCCAGCGCCCGCGGCAGCACCGAGCGCGCCGTAGCGACCGACCTGCCCGAGCGTCGGCTTGCTCTGGTCGATCGCATCGAGCTTCTCGAGGGAGCGGTGGGCCTCCTCAGCGCTGACCGCGCCAAGCTTCTCGAGCTCGTCGAAGAACGCGTCGATCGGCAGCATCAGTGGCCTCCGGCGAGACCGCCGAGCGCGGGGGCCGCGAGCACACCGAGACCCGCGATCTCCGACAGCGGCTTGGCCGCGTGCGGCAGCACCTGACGCTTCTTCACGCCCTCGGAGCTGTAGTCGCCGTGGAGGCCCGCGCGCAGATGCGCCTGCGCCTCGTCGAGGCTCGGGGCCGCGAGGATGCCGAGCCCGGCGAGCTCCGCCTTGTGCGCGCCCGCGCCTTGCGCGAGCGGCGCGAGGGACTTCATGAGCCCACCGACGCCGGCCTCCTTGATCGCCTCAGCGAAGGCTGCCTTGTCGAGCATGTCGGGGTACTTCTGTTTGATCTTCGCGCGCACGGCGGCGAGGTCGGCCGAGTCGTGGTGCATCTTCGCGAAGCCGAGCGCGGAGCGCGCGTGCTGGCGATCGGGGATGGGGTACGCCTCCTCACCCGTGTTCGACTTCTTCGCCTTCACCGCGAAGTCCTTGCCGGGGAGCTTGTCGCGCGCGCTCTCGGTGAGCTCGCCCGCGATCTTGGAGAGCTCGTCGCGGCAGGACTGGATGCTGGTCAAATCGAACATGACTTCCTCACCTGAAGAACTTGCCGACACGTGCGAGCATACCAGGAGCCTTGGCCGCGACCGAGTGTTCTGCGGATTGCAGTGCTCCGCCGACGGCGCCGCCGAGTGAGGGGGCCTTCTTCATCAAGTTGAAAGGCGCCGCGGTCCCCATGGACTGAACGGTGTGCGCGGTAGTTCCAGACGCCGCGAGCGCAGGTCGAGCAGCGGGCAGCGCTGCACGTTGGGGGACAGCCGTTCGAACGTCGTCTACGCCACCCCCGCCGAGATGTTGTGCCGGTGGTGCCGTGGTCGGCGCGGCCTTCTGGATGTTCATCTGCGGGTTGAACACCTCCTTGCGGAGAGCTCCGACGTTCGCGTTCTGGCCGGGGTCGGCGCCGAACCGGCTGTCGCCCTTCGGTGCGTACGTGTGCAGCGAATCCAGCGCGTGGTTCGCCTGCCCTTCCGTGTGCGGCAAGAAGTCGAGCACCTTCGGACCTTGGGGGGAGTTCACGACGTTCCCCCAGTTGGTGCCGAGACTCCCTGAGGAGTTTCGGATCTTGGTGGTGTCCATCATGTGGTGGCCCTGCGCCTCCATCGGATTGACCACCGTCTCGTTGACCTTGTTGACCGCGCCCATGTACTGGTCGCGAGGGTTGCTGTAGACCGCGCGCCCGTTGGCCTCGGCCTTCTGGCCGCGCAGGTCGGAGATGCCGGGCACGTACTCGTGGAAGGACGTCGAGCGTTGTAGTCCCCCTGCACCATGTGTCTCGTGACCGTACATCGCAGGCACCATGCTCTTCGCCTCGGGCGAGAGAGAGCGCGCTTGGTCGGTCATCTGCTGTTTGTGCTCGAGGAGCTTCGGCGTGAACTCCCCCTGAGACACGGGGCTGTCGGGTTTGTACAACTTGCGCGCGACGTAGCCACTCTGGTTCACCTCACCCGTCGAGGGCACTGCCTTGCGTCCCATCATCAGGTCGACGCCGGCTTCCGCTCCACCAGGAGAGATGTCCTTCAGCTGACGCGGCTTGAGTCCGAGGTCGCCGTAGCCCTTGGCGATCTGGTCGGCTCCTGCTTGGTTGCCCGCTGCATTCGCCGCCTGCCACTCCTTCACCGCGCGCGTCGCTGCGATCTTCGACCCAGGCGCCATCTTGATGGTCGCCATGCGCGGCGCGAGCGTCGTCAGCGCGTTGTTCGGACGGAGCTCCCCGGGTGTGGCGATCTTCGCGAGCTCGCTCTCGAAGGCGCTCTTGATGCTGTCGAGGTTCATGCGTGCCCGCTCGGGTGGTTCATGGCACCGATGTCGCTCGAGTGTTGCCCGAGACCGGTGACCGTCGTTGCGTTCTCTCGCTGGTCGTATCGATCGACGGTGTTCACGTCGTCCAGGCTCGGGACGTCACCCTTCTTGCGTGGCTTTTTTGCTTCCGCAAACCCAGGTGTCTCACCGCCAGGGATGGGCCCGGGTCCCTCCGCGTAGACGCTGCCCTGCAGGGAACCATACTTCTGCTCGAGGGGAATCATCTCCCCCCGCGTGGGCCCGTCCCCCGAATGCTTCTTCGCTTTGGCGGCGCCGGGGTCGTCCACGCTGCCCGCCGCGGTGTCCTGGGGGTTTCCCTGAGAATCCGCCCCCTTGTAGAGCTCGCCGCGCTTGTCCTTGTCCAACAGCTTGTCCACTGAAATGGGACGGCGCCCCTCCCGCGACTTCGTAATATCCATGTGGCTCTCCGCGAAGGCGATCTTCGAAAGCTCGTCGTAGAACGCGGAGAGAACTTTGCCGTCCACGACTGGAGTGTACCGCGGGCACGGAACGTGCGGAAGAGCGGACATGCTCATCGTCGGACTCCTCGCCCTCATCATCTGCGTCGTCGGTCTGATCTTCTATCTCGCGTTCAATGCGATGTCGCGCGCGGCGTGGGTAGAAGTCTTCCGCATCATGTTCGCGATGGGGCTGCTCGCCTTTCTCATCGGCTCAGGGATGCAGAGCTGTTCCGTCGGAACAACCGGCGCGACCACCACAATCCACCACTAGCCGAGAACGGCTCGAGCGGTCTGCAGCTGCGCGACAAATTGAAGAACAGCGCGCTGCTTGCGCTCGCGTGTGTCGCCGCGTTGCGCCGCCGTGCTCCCGCGTTGGATGCCCGTGATGTTCGTGATGTCCGGGTTCACGAGCCCGAAGAGGTCGTTGTAGGGACCGAACGCGCGCGAGTGGAATCCCTCGATGCCCTTCACGACGTTGATGCCGTCGGCGTCGAGTGCGAGATCGCTGGAACCGAACATGTCGTACATGCTGGCGATGGGGCGCCACGTGTAGTTCCGGATGAACTCGTCCACGTCGAAGCCGTTCGCGCGGATGTACGAGTACGTCTGAACTAGGAATTCAACCGCGTCTTGGATCGACGAGCCGTTGTCGAGCGCGAGGAGTCCGGCCTCGAGCCCGCGCGGGTCGTCGGCGTCGACCGCCTGTTGTACTTTCTGCAGCGCCTGCTCCGCGGTGTCGTACGAGACGCCGACTGACCCGCCGTTGGTGCCGGAGACCTGCTGCTGGTCGGTGATGGAGCCGGTGAAGAAGAACTCCTGGTACGCCTTGCCGATGAGCGAGGGGTGCCAGATGTCGCCGTACCAACCCGGGCGGATGTACTCCTCCGCGGGCAGGTCCACCTTCTGTTTCGTGTAGCGCGGCACGGACTCGGTGACGCGGAACGCGCGGAACTGCACCACGGTGGTGGGGTTGCCGAGGAGCGTCACGACGTCCGGTCCGTACGAAGAGGCGGGCAGGGAGAGACCGACGGGGACGTTGATCTTCGACGCCGTCGTCCCCGCGATCGGCGGACCCTGATAGTACGGCAGCTTCTGCCCGGTGGTGACGTCCTGCGCCTTGTACGCCGAGGTCGTCTCCTGCACCGCGGTGATGGTGCCGAGGTTCGGTCCGAGGCTGCCGATGGTCGGCGGGTTGATCGCCGAGACGACGGTGACGCGCGAGGCATCGGTGGACGCGCGCTTCTGCACTGTCTGGTCCGGGCGGATGACGCCGAGGAATTCAACGCTCTCTTCGTACTGCCGCGCGTAGCTGCAGTTGAGGTTCGTCGAGCCACCGCTCTGGCTGACGGAGTGCTCGACCTCGGTGAAGTTGGCGAGGAAGTGCGTGCCCATCAGGGCGTGCATCTCTTCGGGAGCGACGTCACCCGTTGCGCCGGCGGCCTGGTTGATCAACTGCTGGCGAAGCGCGAGCGCCTCCGCGTTGACGTACTTGTCGATGACGAGGCCGGGGAAGCCGGGGGCGATGTACGGATTGAACTTTCCCGTGACCTGCATCGTGCGCGCGGCGAAGCGGTACTTGAAGTAGAGGAAGTTGCAGGAGCGCTGCGCCAAGCCGATCTTGGGCGGCCCGCCACCGTCGACTGAGCCCGAACGTGCGGCGAAGATGTTGAGCTCCCCCATCTTCTCGAAGACGGGCAGGATGCCGGTGAAGAGCTCGTGGTCGAGGAGGTCGTTCGACAGGATGGCCTGGAGCTCACGGCTCCCGCTCTTCAGCGTGAAGCCTTTCGGCGCGAAGTAGAACTGGTCGAAGAGCTCGTCCTCGCCGAAGAACTCGTCGTTCGTCTTGAGGAGCAACCGTGTGGGCTCTGTGAGGAACGCGCGCGAGTACTGCATGTCCCGGTAGTTCTCGGGGAACATGACGTTGCAGCGTGGCGGCGCGGAGAACCAGACGTCGGGGCGGAAGATCTGCGAGTTGAGCCGCGCCGGCTGCGTCACCTTCGCCGAGGACACGACGATGAAGCCAGCAGCGAGCTGGAGCTGTGCGGCTGCGTTGTTGAGCGGCGTGGTGATAGACGCGATGATCGACGCCGACGCACCCGGCTGCCACTTCTTCGCGGCGGCCTGCGCCTGATCGAGCGAGGTCGACGCCGAGGCGTAGTACGACTTCGCCTGCTGCACCTGCGGCTGCGTGATGCGCGTGGCGGTGTCCCGGCAGGTCGCGCGCATGTTCGAGATGATCGTCTGCAGCGTCGCCGCGCCGAGCAAGCTCACCCCCGCTTGATCGGGCTGCGTGTTGAGGAGCTTCTGCGCGTTGTCGATCGACTGCAGGAGGCCGTCCGCCGTCGTTGCGATGAACGCGTTCTGTGGATCGGAGCGCACGCTCTTGCGCGTCACGCCGGACGGAGTGTTCCCCGTGCCCGGCACGTACCGCGGGCAGCACTGTGCGTAGGTCTCGTGGAAGATGATGCCCATCAGCGCGTTGATGGACTGCCGGATGGAGACCTGCTGCCCGAGGCCGCCGAGCGTGCGTCCGAGGAGGGAGTCGTAGCCGGCGGCGAGGAGGCGGAATGCAGTGGGGTCAGCCTCGTACGCGGTGATCATCTGCGTAATGTGCAGCTTGAGCTCCGCGATGGAGAAGAAGATGTTCTCGCCGGCGAACTGCTTGCCCTCGAAGTAGCTCCCGCCGATCGCCTCGAGCACATGCACGATGCCGCCGAGCAGGCCCTTGAGGTTCGGGTATTGCACCGAGGGGGTCTGGAAGATGCGCAAAATCGCCGAGCCCTCGTCCTCGAGGAAGTCGGTGAAGAGGTTCGTCGAGCCGCCGGAGAACATCGCCTTGAGGCCCGGCCCGAAGAGGTCGGTGTTGTTCCACTGGTAGGCGTAGTCCCAGTAGTTCGACCAGTCCATGCACTGCAGGACGAGCGAGCGTTGTGACGCGCTCTTCGTCCACTGGAAGCCAACCATCTCGCCGCCGAAGAGGAGCTTGTAGTGGTCGTTCTCGATGTCCTGCAGGACGTTCTTGTCCCCAACATCGCCCGACGAACCGTTCACGATCGTAGTCGAGCCCTGCTGACCCTGCTGGTAGTCAGACGGCGACTGGTTCGTGTTGCTGTTCGTGGCCGTTTTCGTGACTGGAAACGGAGAGGCGGCTTCGGCGAAGTCGTAGAAGTAGAGATGGACGAGCGTGCGCGGCAGGAGCTTCGTACCCTCGGGCAGCGGCGGGAGCTGGATGGAGCACGCCGCTGGCGCGTTCGGCGTGACCTGCACGGTCGCGGCGATGACGGGGACCTCCACGCCCTCGAGAAAGAGTCGAAGGCGCAGCCTCTGTGCGTACCCACCAGCCACTAGATTGTGACTCCCGTGGTGTTGGTCTGGCTGACGTTGCCGTCGGGCCCGATGAAGAAGTCGTGCGAGTCGGTGATCGGCGTGAAGGGCGTCAGCGTGCCCGACACGATGGCCATGGAGAAGAGCGTGGGCGAACCGCCGACGTTGATCGACGCGCCCGCACCCGAGCTGGCGTACCCACCGCTCGTCGAGAAGCCGCTTGCACCCGCCTGGAAGTTCGGGCCGCCGATGTACTGCTGCAGCACGGGTAGTCCGGTGCCGCCGCTGGAGCTCGCGACCGCAGCCGCGCCGACGCCGTTCGATTGCACACCACCCGGGCTCGCGCCGACGGTAACGGGGGAGCCAACCTCGGAGGAGTAGCCGCCGGGGATGCCGCCGCCGGCACCCTGCCCGCCGATGACGCCGCCGGAGACGGGAACGCCGTTGCCGTAGACCGGCGCGCCTGCCGAGGCGCTCACCCCCACGGCCGCGTTCTGCTGCGCCTGCGCTTGGATCGACGAGGTGAAGGACGGCGAGCCGGTGAAGCTGCCAGTGAAGCCGAGGCCGCCGTTGATGCCGCCGAACGAGTTCGAGGAGAAGCCCGACACGCCGAAGCTCGCGCCAAGTCCAATGCCCCCGAAGAGGCCGAAGGGCACGAACGCTCCGAAGAAGGGGAGCATACCGAGGTCGCCGAAGGTCAGCGGGTCGTTGATGTCCGCGCCGAAGAAGTCCGCCTGCTGCACGAGCGTCTGCTGCAGGTCGGTCACCTCCGAGTTGATGTCCGTCGGGCTGTACGTCGGCGCCGTCGGGGGCAGGAGCGCGGTGTACTCGTCCACGTTGTCGGAGATGAGGCCACGCAACGGAAGGGTCCGTCCCTGTCCCGTCTGCACCGCCTCGGCAGCGTTCTGCAGGATCTCATCGATGCTCGGGTTGCCTGTCGAAGTGACGCCCTGTTGGAGAGCCTGCGTGAGGCTTGAGGCGCCACCGAAGCCGCTCGCCTGCTGCGCGGCACCCTGCTGGGCTTGCTGAAGGGCGGCGGCCTCTTGAAGAGAGGCGTTGCCGGCGGCGCTGATGATCGCCTGCCCCGCCGTCGAGATGTCCGCGGTCGTGAGCGAGACATCCGCAGGCAGGTTCACGCTCGCGCGCACGGGGAATTCCGGCGCACCAACGAAGCTGAGGTTCTGGTAGTTCGTGATGTAGAGGCGGAACGACAGGTTCACGCTGAGCGGATTCATCGAATCCTTCTCCGCCTGCGCGAGGAGCATGTACCCCTCCACAACCGTGTCGTCGTAGAACAAGTACGTGCGCGCTCCGCGCTCGACACTCTTCGTACCGCGGAAGAACGTGTTGTAGTTCTCCCAGAACTCCGCCTCCCAGTTGAAGTCGTTCGAGTTCACGAGCACCGCGGTCACGTCGATGAAGCGGGGCGACTCACCAAAGAAGAAGATGTACGGCTCGCCGAACGTCTCCACGATCTGGTGCTTCTCCATCCGTGCTTCCTTCACGGCCTGCAGGATGAAGTTCGAGTACTGCGTGGTCTCGCCGTTCTGAGAGCCCGAGTCGATCAGCTTCAGCTCCGTGCCGTCGGACTGCACCACCTTGATGATGGCGTACGTGTCCTCTTTGATCTCGAGACCGCGCAGCGGTCGGCGCGCACGGTCCGTGCCCGCACGACGTGCAACCCCGTTCCCAGACTGGTTGTTGAAGACCTGGGTGAACGCGTCGGTAGAGAGCTCGATGAAGACGCTCATTAGATCACCAGGTTGCTCTTGATGAGGACGTCGCGAAAGTTGCGCGCGGGCGTGAGGCCCGCGAAGGGCTCACCCTGCTGAAGGGCGAACGCCTCCGCCTTCACGAGGTTGGCGTGGCAGTCGTCGATGGTGATCTTGTCGCGCAGCGTGAGCGTGTAGAGGCGGCCGTTCTTCCGAATGACCGTCTTCACCTCGGTGCGGCAGGGAGTACAACCCGGCGGGAGACCGAAGGGCACCGCACCCTCGACGAACAGAAGAGACTTGGCGCTCATTTCTTCTTGGTCTCCGGGTCGGCTTCGTTGAGTCGCTTGATCTCGTCTGAGGTGGCACCGGTGTGCTTCGCAATGAGCTCCAACATCGAGTTGGCCTTGTGCGTGAGCTTCACCTGCTCGGCACCGAAGGGGTCTCGCGCTTCTGCTTCCGCCTTCGAGACTTCTTCCTTGTGCTTCTTGACGCCCTCGTCCTCTTGCAGGCCCTTCATCGCCTGCGCCAGCTTCATATTGCTACCACTCTTGAAGGCGTCCTGGATGTTTTTGATGGTCTTGGGATCGGTGACGCCGGCCATCGCTGCGAGGCCGTTCTCGTCCATCGCTGCGAGCTCCTTCCCGGAGAGCCCCAAGCCGAGCTCCTGGTTGAGGACGCCCTTCAGGCCACCGCGGCGCTCGCGCTTCAACCGTCCGGCCATGCCCGCGGTAAACAGAAGGTCTTGCCCCTGCGCTGTGCCGGCGAGCTTGCCGCCGTACTGGAGCGCTTCCTTCTCGGAGAGCAGGCCGATCGCGTTAGATTGGTCCTGCATGAGGGACTGCGCGCGCTCGAGATCTCCAGACTTCTCCGCCTCCGCGATCGCGGCGGCGCGCTGCATCACGGAGAACTTGCCACCGTCGCCGGTCAGCTTGTGGCTCACGGCGTCGTAGACACCAGAGTTCACCATGCGCTTGACGTCAGCAGCGCCTTGGACGCGGAAGCGACGGCGCGCTTCTTCTTGGTCGCGCTTCTGCTGCGCATCGACGTTCCCCGCCATCAACCCCAGCATCGGACGGCCCGCTTCGACCTGACGCTTCTCGAGATCGGTCATCTTCTTGGTGTCGCCGCCGGTGCGCTCCAAGATCTCCATCGCGTCCGAGCCCTGCAACATGCGCTTGTACTCTTGGAAGTTCGTTCCCTTCTCGCCGACGTCGAGGGCTGCCTGCTGGACGCGATCGCGCGCGTTGGCGCGCTCGGCAGGATCGGCGCTGAGAAGGCCCGATGCCATGTCGCGGAACTCCTTCCCCTTGTAGAAGTCGCCCGCTGCCTGCTCCGTCTGGTACGAGCCCGTGAGCTTGCCGACCAAGTCCACCGCCGCGGTGCGCGCGTGCTCTGCTGCCGACTTGCTCCCGCCGAACTTCAGCAGGCCAAGGGGTCCGAGAAGACCTGCGGTGAGGCTCGAGGCGTACGAACCGGCCATCCCAGCGGCCACCTTCTCACCACGCGAGCGACTGTCGCGCACGCCCATCGCCTTCGCCCACGCACGGTTCTCTTCCGTGACGCTGGAGAAGCCACCCGGCGCCGCGGTCCCCGGAAGACCGCCCGGCGCGTTGTAGTTTGCGAGGAGACCAGACCCTTCACCCACGCCAGCGGCGCGTTCGACTTGCCCGATGATGGCTGCCTTCTCTTCGGGGCTGTGCGCTGCGCGGAGCCGCGCGGCCGTGATGGGGTCGGACTGCTCGAGGGCAGCTTGGATCGACACCACGCGGGAGTCGCCTGAGCCGCCGACGCCGAAGACGTAGGCGCTTCGGATCTTGTCGCGCGTCGCCGCGCTCATGGTGAACGAGCCACTCGTCTCGTACGCGGACCGCGCGGTGGCGATCGACTGCAGCTTGTCCTGCATCTGCTGCGAGTTCATCCCGCGGAGGTCGAAGCCCGCGCGCTGCATCTGGGAGACGCCACTCTCGCCGGCGACGACCCATGAGAGACCGCGCCCGACGGCGCCAGGTACGTCGCCACCGGAGAACAGGGATCCTCCGCGGCCGTTCCAGCCTGCCATGACGTTGTCTCCGAAGTCCCCGGAGACGCCACGGCGCATCTGACGCGCGAAGTCCAGCCCTTGCGCCCGTCCGCCGAGACCGAAACCTCCGCCCGAACCAGCGAAGCGGCTGCGTCCGCCACCGCCGAGACCGAGGTTGGCCGCGCCGTGCTTGCCGGCGGCACCACCGACCTGCATCTGCCGCATGGAATCGTCGAGGTCTTTCGAGAACGTCTCGACGTACGTCCCGAAGAGGTCATTCATGAAGCTGTCGATCGCTTCGGAGCCCGAGTTGAAGACGTCCTGGCCGACCTTCTGCAGCTTGCCGTTCACGATCTCGCGCGCCTGCTCGTAGCGCTGCTTGATGCCGGACACGCCCTGCATCTTGCGCTGCTGCGCGAGGCCCTGGAAGTAGTTGTCCTGGCGCTCGGAGGACTGCATCTCGCGCATGATGGCGGGCATGTTGTTCGCCATCTTCACCGCGGCATCCATTTCGTCGCGGCCCATCCCGAGCTGACGCTGCGCGAAGAGCATCGAGCGATCGTCCATCTCGTTGATGTTGATGCCCTTGCTCGCCGCCCACTCGTTGAGCTGGATGGCAGGGAGGAATGCGCCGAAGCGCGCCATCGCCGCGCCGCGTAGACGACCCTCGTTGCGGATGAAGTTCGCGCGGTTCACCGGCGCACCGGCGCCCGTGACGTGCGATCGATCGGCCCCCATCGTCTCCTGGATGCCCATCCCACCGGCCAAGATCTGCTGCACCGCCGATTCGTCGAGGGTGCCGTTCTTCCCCGCCATGGAGGCTAGCGCGCGCCGACCGCGCCCGCTCTGGAGCCAGCTCCCCGCGCGCTGCATCTGACTCGAGGCGAAGGCCTGACGTCCCTCGGCACCCGTGAGACCGGTCGCGTTGTAGATGTCCTCCTCTGAAAGGACGCCCATCTGCTGCGCGGTGCCGATCTGACCGATGGTGCGGATGCCCGCCATCGCTCCTTGGCTTCCGAGGCCTCCGATGGAGCGGGAGATCTGGGAGCCGATGCTCGCCGCGCCCGTCACTTCGCTCATGGCGAGGTTGCCGGACACGCTCGCCGATCGAACTGCGTTCGTGAACCGCCCCACGTGGTTCATCCCGAAGACGCCGGACTGCTTCGCGGCCGCGGCGAACTCCATCGCCCCCTCGAGTGTGGTCCCGAGGTCCTTCGCCATGGTCTTCAGCGTGCCGACCATGTCCTTGAAGCGGCGGGTGAACTCCTGGACGTCGCGCACCCCCTGGGCGAGGCCCATCGTCGACATCTTGCCAGCGAGCTGCGTGAGCTCGCCCATGGAGGTGATCTCCCCTCCCGGACCGAACTGCTCGGTCATGCCGCGCATCATGCCGCCGATTTGGCTCATGTCACCGCGCCCGAAACCGCTCCCACCGTGCTGGTTCCTGAACGAGTACGACCCCCGGAGGGTCTGATTCAGGTCCATTTGCTGCCCCATGCCCTGATACATCTGCTGGCCGGCGTAGTGGATGCCTGCTCCCGCTGCCATCAGAGGGAGAGCAACCGCTCCACCCGCTGCAACCGCGCCGCCGAGGCCTGCGCCCGCGCCGAAGGCACCCAAGCCAGCCCTCAAACCGAGGGACATGGGGTCCAAACCGAGCATGCCCATCGCGCCGGAGAGCATCGGAGCGCCCACCGAGCTCGCGCGGTTGGCCGCCCCGCTCATCATCGCGTCTGCGCCGGCCCCGTTCTGCCCGCCGTAAACACCCCCCTGCCCGATGGCAGACGAGTAGGCCATGCGATTCATCGATGCCTGAGTGAACGCGCCGTTCATCTGCGCGATCTCGGCGGAGGACATCGGCATGGGGTGAAAACCTCACCCCATACTAGAGGCCAAAAGTAGCCTCCGCAAAGGCAAATTTAGGGCCCTTGGAGGGATAAGGATCTTGGAGGCATTACAATGAACAACATGAACTCTTCTGAGGGTCCCAAGAGCGGCGTCTTCATGGCCGCGAAAGAGCTCTTCTCCCTGCCCATCCCGGACGAGGACTACGGCAAGGAGTTCCCCCTCGACGCGACCATCCCGTCGCGATGCAGCTGCTGCGACAAGAAGTACAACAACGACGAGTTCCTCGCGCTCCCGGTCCCCAAGGGCTCCGAAGGCGCGTGGTTCTACCCCGCCGCCGAGGTCGAGTTCGCGATCCGCGAATGCACCTGCGGCAACAGGCTCGCCCGCCGGGTGGTCTGAGGGAGAAGTAGGGGTGAAGGACCCCTACTTTTTAGCCTCCAAACAGGCAACTTTCCCATCCCAGTAGGGATAAGACCTTTGGAGGCAACCAACATGAACTTCAAATCAACAGCACTTGTACTCTTCGGCATTCTCATCGCCTGCGGAAGCAGCGCCGTCGGGGGTACCGACGACGCCAAAGCAGACAACCAGTGCACCTGCACCGGCGAAAAGGGAGCTCAAGGAGCGCCTGGTCTCGACGGCGCACAAGGCCCGGCGGGTGCGCCCGGCGCGGCAGGACCCGAGGGACCCCAAGGTCCGCAGGGACTTCAAGGAGCCGAGGGCCCGCAAGGGGTTCAAGGACCCCAAGGCGCGCAGGGTGCGGCCGGGAAGGACGGCACCATCACTTCGAAGACCGCGCTCTACGCCGTGCAGAGCAGCGTGACCGTCCCCGCCAACAGCGGTGCGACGGTGAAGGCTGCGTGCAGCGACGCCAACGACATCCTTCTCAGCGGCAGCTGCTGGGGAGGTGGTTCGCTGGGGCAGAACCCGGTGGCCCAGAGCTACCCGGAGAACGTCGCGACGACGTCGCTCACGGCCGACTGGTACTGCGACGGCGTCAACGCGAGCTCGTCGAGCTTCCAGCTCACCGCCACGGCTGTCTGCGTGTCGGTCCCCTGAAGGGGAGACAAGAAGGGGAGGAGCCCTTCTTGTTTTAGCTACCAGCAAATTCGCCTGTGTCTCCAGGGATAAGAGCTTTGGAGGCTTCAACATGGAAAAGCAACGCCGAATGGACATCTTGCAAGTGATGAAGGAAGAAGAGTCGCGCGGAGGGATGCCGTATCATCAGACCAGGATGTGCCTGTCTGACGAGCTACCCGAGGGAGACTTCTTCGAGCTGCCACGTCGGTGGGTCGACCCGCCGAAGGAGAAGAAGTGATGCGATTCAGGGACCAACTGAAGGATGACTTGATGCGACTGCCCGAGATCGAGAAGGCGATCAAGGAGTCGGCGCGTCACATCCTGCTGGTAAAGACGTTGGCCGATGCCGACCCCGCCGCGCCGAAGGGTGTGCGCGAGGGCCTCGAGGAGAACCTCGAAGAGCACCGTCGGCAGCTCGCGGACATCCGTGAGATCCGCCGGCAGCTCCCCGAGAAGTACCTCGTAGGCAGCGGCGGCGACGCATGAAGTGGGGGTCCTCCGGGACCCCTTCTTTTTAGCCTCCCATCCCGTAATTCCAGGCCTCCCGGCAGGAATAAGAAGGATGAAGGAGGCTACGTATGTCAGACATCATCAAAGGCGAGACACTCGCCAAGGGTCAGGTTGTTCTCATCCCGGTTGAAGTTCCCATGGCGTCAGGCCGGGTACTCGCAGGGTTCGTGTTCATCGCATCGCTCGGCATCCTGGGCGCGGCGGTGGCATACAATGCCGGTCGCGAGGACGGGCAGAACGAAGAGCGTCGCATCTTCGAGCGCGAGCTGCAGGCGCGCATGAAAGCAGTCGAGGAGAAAGCCGACGCTCGGGTGGAAGAAATCCGCCGCGAGCGCGGCAGTCCTAGGCAGCACGAGGCGCGGACGTGATCTTCATGGTCCTCGCCGCCGGCGCCCTCGTGGGCGTGGTGACGAAGCTGGCGGCACCGGTGCGAAAGCTCCGGGCCGCCACGGACATGATGGCGGGGTTGAAACGAGGGGAGATGAAGCAGCCGATGCGTCTCGAGCTGCTGCTGTCCCTCGAGCAGTTCGACCGCCTCATGGGCGATCGCGAGGTGGAGCTCGCGTTCATCGAGATGTCCGCTCTCAGACGGACGGGCGCAGTACCGGTCTGCCACGAGTGTGGCGGAGCCTGCGTGTGAAACACGCGCGGGATCGAGGAACAAGAAAGATGTGGGGGTTCTACGGAGGCAACGTGGAAGGAAAAGAACCGTCTCTCAAGCATTCACTTTTCAACGAGCTGCGGGAGGTCGGTCTGTCGCTGGAAACACCGGAGGCAGACACCCCGAGGCAGCAAAAACGCCACGGAAACAGGGATAAGAACACTGGAAGGAAAGTAGTTGTGCTTCCAACCAGGGAAAACAAACAGGAGGAATCAGTCATCATGAACCAGCCCAGCACGAACGAGAACCAGCCGACGTCGACCTCGAGCATCGAGACGGCAGCGGCCAGGATCGGTGAGTCCCTGCAATCGGACATGACCCACGCGGTGCGCGAGATGCACACCCTGCGGCGTCGATTCGAAGAGCAGCACTCGCTGAAAGCGGAGTTGATCCGCGGTGGCGCCATGTTCGCCTTGATCACCGGTGCGGTGGTCGCGGGCGGCTTGGTCGTCAACAAAGTCATCACGCGCGGTCAGCCGGACTTCCCCGCCGGCAAACCGACGAAGTGACGGACAAGAAAGAGGCCGCTTCGCGGCGTGCCTCTTTCACTACATCCGGAGGCTCATCCAGAAGAACTACGTGAGAGCCATGCCATCACGCCTCCAGGCCTCTGACTCTCACTTCGCGCGCGCCCAGCCCCCTCAGTTTTCCACCCGGCTCCTTCCCGTGGTCTTTCCTGAGGGGGTCGGGCGCGTTTTTAGCTACCGGGCTGGGTCAGATGTTGTTGTCAAGATCGTCATGTTCTTTTTACTTGCAGTACTGATCCCCCGACCGTACTTTTACCTCAAGAAGAAAGGAGCCCGCCCATGTCTCTCGATCCCGTTCTGTTCGACATCCCCCAGTTCGAGACTGCCAACGAGGCGGTCCTCTTCTGCTACGAGAAGATGCGCGAGTTCGACATGAAGTCGGAGATGAACCGCATCCGCGGCATGCTCCCCATCAACAAGCCGAGTCTCGCGCGCGCCGTTCTGCGCGAGCTGCTCTTGATGCGTCCGACCATCAAGCTGCGCGTCGTCGCCACGTACATGGACGTCGCGATCGGGGCGCTTCAACACGCTCTGTCGCAGCCGGTCTTCCTCGCCGCGAGCTGAAACAGCCGCGTGCCGTGTCAGTAGCAAACCGGACAGCCTCCAAGGGATAAGAGTCTTGGAGAGGATTGATGCCTCTCCAGGAGGCTGCGACATGCATTGTTTCGAGCTTGGTCAGACAGTTCAGAAGGGACTGCTGCTTCAACGCGATCCACACGCGTACATCACTACGCCCGAAGGGAGTTGCGCAACTCTCGTTCTGGCGAAGGACATCAGCGACCCTGCGGACCGCATCCCGAAGTACATCCAGTCCCCCCTACGTCTGAAGTTCGCCGAGATGGAGATCGGCAACGGCGTGATCGTCCTGAAGAGGGACTACCGTAGGCACCAGCGCCATCGGCACAAGGTGTCCGCGCTCGTGCGTGTGCATACGGCTGGAGGTGCGGGTGGGGTCGCGCGGCTCCTCGCGAGCTCATTCGACGAGATCGTGCTGGGCAGGAGTCCGAGGGAAGAAGTGGGCAGGAACTACCACAAGTTCCCGCCAGCGGGCGTCCACCCGTTCTGCGACAACGAGCATCTGAAGAAGGTGCGTGAAGGAGTGGAGATTCTGGACGTGCTTATGCTTATGCAGCCTGGCGCAGGGTTCCGCATTCATCGAACTGGAGATTTGAAGGACCAGTTCGGGGAGAGCGAGAGCGCGCAGATTGCAGTTCGATGGTCTGGGTACTCGATGACGGCGCGTGGTTACGACGACCGGATTCCTGTGCTCAATCCCTTGCCGGAGGCGCTGCCGGTGGCAGCAGAATGATTTTGGGAAGCGGCCTTACTCGAGGAGGCCGCTTCCTTTTTCTTAGCCTCTCTCGGCTTGCGCTCGGGAGAGAGCCCGTCGATCTTCTTGCCGATCTGCTCGAGGAGCGCGCTGATGGTGCGCCTGCACGGCTCACAGAGGTCGACGAACTCCACCTTGCGCGGTACGGCGGGGATGTGGTTCCCAGTTCCGATCGAACCCTCCTCGAGGATGAGCGCAGTGAAGGCGGGAGTCGGTATCGTGCCGGTCCACGTCTGCGGTTGGAGGTTCGTCACTCCACCGGCGACGGAGAAGCTCGGCTCGAAGATGGGCTTCTCCTCCACGCGCTTGCAGCGATCGCAGTGCACCTTCCGAACGTCTTGAGTCGTCATGTTCCTTCTCCTTCCACTCCTGGAACCTTCGTTCTGTTCTTCTCGTGCATGAGGAAGTAACAGAAGGTCTTTACGATCGCGCGCTCCGGGCGCACGATGGGACCGTTGCCCCTCTGCTGGAACCAGGAGTCGAACTCTGCGATGAGTGAGTTGATCTTCTCTTCTTCTGTCGTCATGGACTCCTCGATTCGAAAGGCCTCAGCGGCCGACCTCGAGCGCCTCGTGGAACTCGAGGGGATGTTGTTCGACAACGCCCTCAGCGAGCGCCGCTTCGAGCTCGAGATGTCGCTCGGCGCCTGCTACGTGATCGGCACACCCGTCGTCGCTTACGCGCTCGTGCGCCCCGACGGTCCCGCGCTCCTCGACCTGATGCGCCTCGGCGTTCTGCCGACGCGACAGGGAGAAGGACTGGGGAAGAGACTCCTGCAGCATGTCCTCGCGCTCGGGAAGTCGGTCGTGCTCACCGTGCTCAAAGAGAACGCGCGGGCGCGCGCTCTCTACAAGGCACACGGGTTCAAGACCGTGGGCGTGTTACCCTCGGGGGTCGCGCTGGTGCAGCTTTGTCCATCGGCGAACGGGTGAACTGCGCGCCGCAGCCCTGGCACTGGTGGACTTCTTTGCCGTTGGGAAGACGGACGGGGATCGCGAGGCGCTGACACTTCATGCAGCGGATGCGGGCGACACCGCCCTCCTGCTGCTTGGTGATGACGTTGCCCTTGGCGTCGCGCGTGCCGCGGATGATTTTCATGGCCCATCGCCTCCGAAGATGACCGGTGCGTCCTCGTCGGGCGACACGATGGTCTTTGTGGGGGGAGTCGGGGCGGCGGCTTGCTCTTCCTTCGCGCCGAGCTCCTTCAAGTACTGCTGCAAGTAGTAGCCGAAGTCGACCCGGCCGTCCTTGGATTCGACGAGGCCGTGACCGTGGCTGTGCAGCGTCGAGATGACCTCCTCGAGGACGTTCACCTTGATCTCCAACACCTTCATGGTGTCCGAGAAGATCTGCGTGTTCTTGTCGAGCGCAGACTCGAGCTTGCTGACTCGCCTACTCAGCGCCTCGATCTGGAGATCCTGATTGGTCTTGCGAGACCTTCTTTCGGCGCCGACGGCGCCGCGGTTCTTTTTCTTGCTCTCCGGCATTCTCCTGGTTCTCCGCTTTGTGTTCGAGGAAAGGTGGCTTCAACTGGGATGTCTCCACCCAGTGGAAGCGCTCCAACTGCCCGCGGAGAGATGCCTCCCACGCCTGCAGCTGCTCGAGCCTTTCCCTCAACGAGTCCTGCGTAACCTCACTCTCCATGCGAGAGAGGTACGCGCTGTGCAGCACTTCCTTCGGTGACGAACCATCGCTGACGAGGTCCGACAACGTCTTGCGCATCATCCACTCGACGAACTCGTGCTCCAACGCAAGGGAGCGAAAGGTTCGGGGGGTTGACTGTTGTTCTGCGCTCATGGGCGTTTCCCAGCATACCTCAGGCCGTAAGGAGGGAGTAGAACCGTTTCTCGAGGTCGGCTCCGTTGGCCGTGTCCTTGATGATGTTCCTGAGCGGGTAGATGATCAAGTCCCGTTTCGTACGGACCTTCGCCAGCTGCTCTCCGCCCAGCTGACGCTGCTGCTCGAGCGTCGCGGCGACGCGGAGATCTTTACGCGGTTGCTTCACGTAGATGTCCGCCGAGTTCTTCAGACGCGCGAAGTACTTCACGAGGAGTTGCGCCCAGCCCTGCATCGTGAGAACCGCGAGCACCTCGCCGTGCACTTGATCTCCCTTCCACACGCGTTTGCAATCCGGGCAAACGAGATGGCCGTAGCCCTGCGAGCTGCCGCCGATGATGCCGCTGCACGTGCCCATCTTGAGCTTCGTTGCCGGGCACTCGTAGACCTTCTCGTCACCGCCGCCGTGAAGCTTCGAGCCCGACTCCCAGAGGGAGAGAGCGCCAGGGAACGCCTTGTGAATGGAGCGGCGGTAGCTGAAGAAGAGCTCGATCTTGTACTTCGCGAGTCCTTGCGTCTCGAGGAGCTTGTCGAGCGCCGCCTTCGACTTCTCGAGTTTGTCCTTGTCCTCATCGCTGAGGACTGGGGCGTTCTCGATGGAGTTGTCCTCTCCCCACTTGATCTCGCTGGAAACCTTCGGCATCACCCACCCGCGTTCTTCTGTGCAACCGCCAGCGGTCCAACGGGAACCGAACCCGACGCGCCCGCGCCGCGCGCGCCGCCCGCGGTGCTGTTCCGATGCGCCTTCGAACCAGGCATCGGCATCTCGGTCACCTCGGTGCGCGCCGTAGCCGGCGCCGTCTGGATGATGTTCACGACGTCGGCGAAGTACTGCGCGACGTTCTCACCTTGGAGGATGATGCGCCAGCCGAAGACGAGCGGACTGTCTTCCGTCTTGATGAAGAAGTCCTTCGAGATGTCGATCGTCCACGGACGCCTGAAGGCTGCCTTGAGGAGGCGGTGCATCACGAGCTGCCAATTGCCCATGTTGCGGCCGTCGTTGCCAAGGCGGATGCGCCCCATGATGCGCAGGCGGTTCGGCTCCTCGGTCTCGATGACCATTTCGTAGCCGCACTTCTGGAAGAGGGCTTGGTAGATGTCGTTGCGCGTTGTCATGAGGGGGCTCCGGGCTCCTCGGTGGAGGCGTGACAGATCATGAAGGCCTTCGTCTCATCGAAGAAGAGCTCGCGTACGCGGTCGAAGAAGACGCGCACGCCAGCGCTCTGAAGGAACGAGCTGCCGTTGGTGAGCAACGCTTCGATCGATTCGCCGCGCCACGGGATGATGTATTCCCCGAGCTTGGTCTTACCGAACGTGACGTTGAAGTCCGTCACCACTCCCTCGTCTTCGACGTGCATGACGCCAGCGGTCGACGTCTCGAAGTACTGCTTGAGAGCGTCGAGGTCCGTCTCGCGAACCACGACGTAGCCCTCGCTCTCGATCGCCGTCGCAATGATCGTCGCGCACGTGTCGAGATCCTTCGGCTCTTCGGTCTCCGCGTCCGTGGGGATGACCGGGCTGAAGCGCTTCATCTCGGCGAGCGTCTCCTTGCTGATGAGACCGGTCTTGAGGACTGCTTCGATCATGGGCTTAGAGGACATTCGGTACCTGGGGGAGCTTGGGGATGCACAACTTGTAGGCTTTCTGCGTGTCGATGAGAGCCGCGTCTCTCGAGAAGCCCGCGCAGAGGATGAGCGTCTCGTCCTCGATGAGGCGGTCGCTCCAGAACGGAAGACCGAGCAGCGCGTCTCGATCAACGATGGAGCGCGACGTACTCTCTGCCATCCACGCCCAGACGTTCGAGTTCGGACTGCCGGCGAAGCCGCAGGGGTGGAGCTTGTCGTCGGAGGCGAGCGCGAAGAGCTGACAGAGCGCGACGGCTGCGTTGATCGACGGCGTCGGGAACTCCATCACGCGGCTGTTACGGATGACCGCGTAGGGCTCCAGCGTTTCGAAGTCCATCTGGAGCTCCTGCACTGGCGCGTCCTTCGGGGTGAAGAAGCGGTACGAGACTTCTCCCTTGCCGGAGATCTCAATCTTCTGCACGTTCGGCAGCTTCAAGATTGCGCGGATGGCGTGCAGGAAGCCGTCGAGCCCCGTCGACTTCGGGACTTCGATCTTCTCGTTGTGCTCCTGGTAATCCATCAAATCTGCTCCGGCTCTGGGATCGCCTCGTCCTCGAAGCGCAGCCCGTTTTGCACGTGCTCGCTGTTCTTCTCCCCCACGACCCACTCCGAAAGCAGCGACGCTACGACGGACGCGACGGAGACGCCTTTCTTCTTGGCGTACTTCTTCGCGTCCTCGAGCAGCGCTGCCTCGAGGCGGACGTTGAGGCGAGCGTCACGCATCTTGGACGAACTTCAGCGCATCGAGGTAGTCCCGCAACCCGGGGATGCCCCCGTACCTCTGGCAGAGGAAGTCGATGACCTCGTCGTGGGCCCAGTCCAACGTGTCATCGTCCATCGTCTTGCCGACGAGCTTGGGGCCCATGTGCTTCTCGATCTCCTTCTTGACGGTGGAGTCGAGCCCGATGAACGTCGGCGCCCACATGAAGTTGAACTCGACTTCGCCTGGGCCGGTGCGCGTGATGAGGCGCATCAGTGCGTCTCCTTCGACGTCGTTCCGAGGATGTTCTTCACGAAGTCGGTTTCGAGAACCTGCGCTCGATCTTCGTCTCCGGGCTCGAGGCGAGCGCGGGGGGAAGGCGGGGTGCCACGCAGCTTCGGCAACGTAGTCGTGAGCCACCGGTCTTCGTGCGCCCCCCGCTCGGCTTCCGAAAGACGTTCCCACTGCTGGCGGCGGTACTCGAGAACAAGCGCGTGGACGCGCAGACCCACCCAAGCGAACGCGCGACGCCACCATGACTTGCGGAAAGCGGCTTCGTGTTTCTCCCGGAGCATGACGCGCATGCGATTCACCGCGGAGCTCAACTGCCGCGTGACCTCCGCCTCGATATACTGTCTCGTCTGATCGTCCATGTCAGTCCTCGATGATCTCGTAGAGGATGTCCCGCTCTTGGATGAGGGCGATGTCCTTGTCGATCTGCTGCAGGACGCGCTGGAGCGTCTTGCCGTTCAACGTCTCGAAGTTCGCGCGGAAGAACGCGACCTTCATCCCCGGCGTCGCCTCCATCGGGATGATCTTCCCCTTCTTGGAGGTGCGGCCCGGACCCGTCTCCACGATGACGCCTGTTCGCACCGCGTCCTCCTGACTCGGCGGAACCCAGAGCTCTCCCGTCTTGGGCTCCGGAGGCTGGTCCAGCTTCACGACGATCCAGTCGTTGCGCGGGCGGACGGAGGAAGTGGCATTCATCCGATGTCCACCGAGTCGGTCGCCGGAATGTCCTTCGGATCGACGGGCGCAGCGTCTGCCTTGAGCTTCTCTTGGATCTTGGAGAGCGCCTGCGCGAGCCACGTGTTCGGCGCGAGCGGCTTGAGCGTCGCGGCGAAGTTCTCCCCATTCGGCGGGAGGTACCACGTGCCGCTGGAGTCGAGCAGCGCGACGGTGCGGTGCTTGTTGCCTGCATCGTCCACGTACTCGATGGCGACGTTCTTCATCTCCATGTAGCCCGTCACCGAACGCGGCTGACCCGTGCCGGGCGAGAGCTGCCCCATCGGAATCCCCACGCCCACCGACCGCGCGCCCGCACCGCTTTCCATGTTAGACATCGTCTTTCTCCTTGTTGTACTTGTCGAACTTGAGTTGTAGTTCCCGACGCCCAATCCAGGGACGGCCTTCGTTCCAGGGCCGCGGGAAGTAGAACGCTTCGAGCGTCGTGCGCTCCAGCAAGTAGCGCGTGCTGACGGAGCCCCAGCGCTCCCAACAGCGCACGAGGATGCGGCACTTGCACTTCTTCGCACATGCGAACGCTGTGCTGAAGATCTCCCCCACGCGGTCGGGGTCAGCCAAGAGGCCCGGTGTGGTGAAGGGGCTCCAGAAGCCGCAGCCTGGGCACTCGAGCTCGTGCGCGCGCACGCGGAAGTAGAGATCGTCGCCGAAAGCCTCTGCGAGGACATCGGTGCCGATATGGAGGGGGGCTGGAACGATCGGCACGTCGCGTTGTTTCGCGCGCCGCTCCGCCGTCGAAGGGCTCGCGGTGGTGTACGTCATCGCCGACACGGCGGCGACGGGGTCGTTGCGAATCAGCGCCACCGTCTCGGGGTCGAGCTTGTAGGGGACGAGGCCCTCTCGGTCGGTGCGCTCGATGAAGACGTCGACCTCGGGGAAGTGGCGGAGCTCGTCGCAGAGCCGGGAGATCATTTGCGGGAAGGACATGCCGGTGAAGCCACGCGTGTAGCGAACCACGCCGCCCTCTGACATGAGGATGCCACTCGAGGTCTCGGCGCCAGCGTCGCGCTTGTAGGAGAGGGTGATTTTCACAGCGTCTTCTCCACGCGCGCGACGGCGCTCGACGGTCGAACGACGCGGTACGCGACCGCGCCATCGGGCGCAGCGCCGAGGTAGATCTTGGTGCCGTCCCAGAGCTCGAGGTACTCGACGAGCGCACGCGTCGAGCCGAGAACGTTCCTGCCTTGGATCTTGCGCATCGGCTGAGCGCGCATGAGCTCCGTGAGTGCCTCGACGGTGCAGTTCTGTTCGTCGGGGAAGCCGAGTCCCTCGAAGAGCTGGAAGGCTTCCTGCGCGGTGAGATCGCGGAGCTCCATCAACGAGAGGGCGCGGACGTCGGCCTCGTGCTCCAACATGCCGCGCATGCTCCCCTCGCATCGCGGGCAGATGTACCTGTCCGGCCAGAAGTGGGAATGCCGCCCGATGAGAGAGTCGATCTCTCCCGCTTCCTTCACGCTCGGAAGTACGCGCACGGCGAGCGCGCACGGGATGCAGACGATGACGATCATATAGAGCCGACCCCGTCTTCGTCCTGGTTGCTCTGCCCGACGATGGCTTGGGGATCTGCGGTGCCCTCGCGCGCCTGCACGATGGGGTAACCGTACTCGTCCTTCGGCACGTGCTTCGAGAACGCGTTCGGGGTGATCTTCCCGTCCTTGATGAGCCGCTTGTAGTGCTGCGTGCTCACCGGTGCGACGTGGCCGTCGGGCAGCTGCGACTTGGGCTCTGGTGCAGGCGGCGGGACGAGCTGCTCCTTCACCAAGGCCATGGCGGCTTTCTCGGTGGTGCTGAGCGGCGCGGCCTTCTTTTTTTTGCCTGGCTTCTTCGCCGGTGTCTTCTTGGCCTGTGGTGCGACGTCGCCGCCGAACTCACGCACGACTTGGTGCTCCGTCTCTTCGATCACGACCGCTGGTGCTGGAGGTTCTTCCTCCTCCGCGGCGGGCTCGTCGTTGAAAGGCTCGTCCGGTTCGGTCACCACCTCACCACTCTCGACATCGGCGGCTGCGGGAGGCGAACCGTTCTCGTCGATGTCCTCCGAGATGATCGCCGCGGCGACGTTCTCATCCACCGGTGCCCGCACACGACGGCCACTCGGCAGCTCGAAGACAACGAACGTCATCGTCTTGCGCGAGCGGAGATTCATCTCCTGGAGAATCTGAACGACTTGGACTTGCATCACCGCACCGGAGGAGGGGGCTGTTGGTTGGAACGGGCGCGATCGGCGTCGGCCGTCTTCTGTTTCTTCAAAAGCTCCCCGAGCTGTGAGGCGATGACGACGAGGTGCTTGCCGCTGCGATGCATCGACACGAGCTCCATGCAGTTGGCCCACTGCTGGTCTTTGTAGTCCGGGCCGTCGGGCGGAAGGATGAACGCCATGCATGCTGCGCTGCACGGACGGTCGGCGTCCTTGAAGCAGTAGAGACCGGTCTCCTTGCGGATGTTCGGGTGATGGAGGTGCGGAGAGGCTTCCATGCCGGGAGGGATGTGCTGCGTCATACGGACTTCTTCACCCTTTCTCGTTCGAGCTCCTGCCGCGTTTGCAAGATCGACGTGCAGACCGCGCGCGCAACGCCGCCCATGTACCTGGCGAAGACCTTCGGGTCCGGGGGCGTGTCGAGGAAGCCCCACTTCATGAGCACGGCGCCGAGGCCGATCGCGAGCGTCTCCATGGAGAGGAACGCGCGCATGTCGTTGAAGAAGTGTTTGAACGTCTCTTCCTGGCTCCCCATGTCGTGGGAGAAGTGGAAGGTCGCGAGGTCTTCGACCTTCCCCTTCCAGTTACAGATGTTGCAGGACGCATCCCCGCCTGCGAGCGGCGACGCTTTCACATCAGCGCCGCCACACGCGGGACAGAACCTTGCTTTGTCGTTGGTCGAAGTGTTCATACGGGGATCGTCTTGCCGAGCTTGTTGTAGAGGGCGTTCATGTCCTTCCGAGACCGCGGTGGACCGGAGCTCTCGATGACCTTCGTCTTGAGGCGGCTCCTAATCTTGTTCGGCTGACTCCAGAGCGGCGCGATGGAGAACCCACCGGCACCGCGCTTGATCTCATCCTGCAAGATCTTGATGGTGTCCTTCTTGTCTCGCTGCTTCGCAGTATCGAGCCAAGGGAACGCGGTCTTCATGTACTCATCGAAGGCGTTGGGCGCTTCCTCCTTGTTGATGAATGCGGTTGCGAGCGCTCTTAGGCGTGCGTGCTCCACGTACTCTCGCTTGAGCAGGAACGCCAAAAGGATAGACTCCCGAGGTGACCCTTTGGAGGGTGGCTCGCGCAGAGTCGCGAGCAGTAGACCTGCTCGCGCCCAGCCCTCGGGGGTCTCTAGCCATTTCCCAAGTTGTCCATCACGAAGAGCTTGCGAACTCGGATGTCGAACCAGAAGTAGTTCACACCGATGCTCGCGAGCATGTGGAAGGGAAGCTTCACGACCCGCTGGAACTTCGCTTGGAAGAGGTCGGAGTCGAAGTGCCCCGTGGCATCGTGATAGTCCGGCAGCGGGTTGTTGTTGATCGCGTGGAGCCCCGCGGCGAGCGTCATGAGGGAGAACTTGTCGAGCAAGTAGCGCTCGCTGACCTCGACGCCTTGCGACTCCTTCATGATGAGGCGCTTCAACTCGAGGTCGTCGTCGCCGCTGAGCGAAGCGAACGTCGCCTCGAACTTGCCCGGGATGATGGGCACACGCTGCGTGACGAAGTTCTGCACGATGAGGTCGTCGATGGCCATCGGCGTGCAGCGTGACTCGATGATCTTCCTCTGGTCCTCGTTGTTGATGATGTCCTTCATCATCACTTCGCGGAGGGTGTTGAGGTCGAAGTCGTCCATGTTCTTGGCGACCTCGGCGATCGTCTTTGCCGGATTCGCGTCCGCCACCGGACCGTCCTTGGGAGAGTTGCCCAAGCGACCTGCTGCGCCGGCCGGTCCCGCGGCTGCTTCGTTCATCACGCGCTTCTCGTCCTCTGCGCGCTGCGCTGCATTGGGATCGCCACCCTGTTGGAGCGCGGCAAGCTTCTGCCAGTCCTCCATCGAGGTCTTCTTCGGCGCGCCCGCGGGACCACCGCTGGCAATCTGCTGCGGCAGGAGCCTCTGCTTCCCGCGGATGATGCCGTACTTGTACGCGAGCGCTGGTTGCGCGACTGCGTACATCGAGCCGTGCCCGTTCTGGAACGCGGGGTCCTTTCGCGCTTCTTCCGGCAGAAGGTCTGCGGGGAGAAGACCGGGAGGGAGCGCGGTGGGAGAGGGCTTGGCAGGGGTGGGCGAAGCGATCGCGCCGACCGGCGCAGCGCCTTGGAAGATCGAGCTCGGCGCTTGGCCCTGGTGACGCTCTCGGTTGGCTTGGTCGGCCATCGGGAGATTCCCGCTGGGCTCAGCGTCGAGGCGCGGGATGGGGGGCGTGGGACCTCCCGCAGTGGGCGTTTGGTACTTCGGCGGACCGCGGCGCGCGGCCATGTCCGCGGCGTGTTTGATCGCCCGCGGGTCGGTGACACCTGGCGCGATGACCGGCGGCCCGAAGGTCGTCGGATTCGCAAGGTCTTTCTTCACTTCGGGGTCGTCGCGTTTCATTCGACTCCTTGTACGCCGGATGTACGTCTAATGTACATCGCGGAGGGTTGAGTAGCTAGAAAAAAGAAGTGGGTCAGCTGACCTGCTTCATGAACGTGTCGAGGAGCTCCTCGCGCGTGAGACCGTCTGGGACCTTGTCGAGGTGCCCGAGCCAGAGGTCGCGGATGGTCGGCGGCGCGGCGTGGGGGACGTAGGTCCCGCGCTTGATGAGGATGTGGAGGCCCTTGCCGACGATCGTGTTCTGCCCCTCGCGGTTGCGAAAGAACGAGTCGAGCGGGAAGAGGTCCTGCAGGAGCATCCCCTGAAGAACGAGCAGGCCCGCTGCCTGCGAGAGCAGGAGCTCGGGGATGAAGATCTGCGTCCAGGCGAACGGTTCTACGAAGCGCTGCATGTGGAGCTCGCGCGTCTTGGCGATGTGGCCATTCCATCCACCGCCGACGAGCTCGATGCACGAGGCCATCACTCGCTCGGAATCTTGTTCCACCCGACGGGGCCCGTGGGCTTCTTCGGCTCGGGGGCTTTCACGATCTTCATCTTGTGGCGCTTGCACATCGGACAACGAGCGACTGCTGGGCATGACGAATCCTCCGGCACGATCATTCCGAGCGTCCACCCAGCGTTCACCGGATGCTCGATTGTGAGCTTGCCGCAGCAGCCCGGATGCGAGCACTGGAGAACGAACTCCTGGAAGATCGGGTTGACGAGTTTAGGCACCGCTGCCTTCTTTCTTTCGAGCTTCTTTTCGCTCGGCGAGTTGAACGATCGCCTCGAGTACTTCTTTCTTCGAAGCATCTGGCGCGAGGCCGGTGTCGCTCAAGTGCAGCTTCTGCTCGCACGCGGCGACGCGGATGGCCTCGCGCAGGAGGAGCTGCAGCATCTTGAGCTCGTTCGAGAGGCGCGATTCGACACGCTCTGCGATCGCACAGCAGTTCCCACAGAGGAAGACGCCGTCGAAGAACTTCGCCACCTCGGGGCGAACGTTCTTCCGGCAGTTCACGCACGGGAGGCCTTCAGCGACTCGAGGGTCCACGCCAGCGCACCTGTCCATCGAAGGAGAGAGTTTTCACGATGCGGTTCGGCAAAGTGAGGCAGGCGTTGCTGACGTTGACGAGCGTCAGCTGCCCTTCGTTCCACGCGCCGCGCATGATCTCCTGCTCAAGAAGCTGGCGCGGCATATCGGGAAAGACATACCGCGCACCAAGCAGCGTTTCAATCTCCACGCTCGTGAGGTCAGCCATCCTTCAACCACTCCCCCAGGCCGGCCGAGGGCTCGGCGAAGGCCTGTCGGTCGCGGAGCAGTGCAGCATCGCGATCGAGCTTGTTGTGGAGCTCCCGCAGCTGAGCGCAGAGAGCCGCGAGATCGTCCGAGAGATACTCCGTTGAGTGGTCGACCACGAGCTGTGCCTGCACGACCGCTGCCTCGGCGATCTTCAGCTGCTCTCGAATGGTCTGCTCGCTCGAGGTCATGCCCAAAGCTCACCACGAAGGATCTTGCTGACGACGGTCTGCGTGATGCCGAACCTCTGTGCGAGCTCCTTCTGTGTGGGACCACTACGTGTTGTTCCTCGTCCTCCACGAACGTAGAGGGCACGAATGTGCTGGGCGTCCTTCTCCATCAGCTTGGAGTTGCCGTTCTGTTCCCCAGTAGCCGGTGCGGTAGGACCACCGCGGTAAGTGCGCCCCTTTCGTGCCTTGTCGGTCATGTTGTCTTGCGCCGAACCAATGAACAGATGGTCGTGGCGGACACAGGGTGGGTTGTCACATCTGTGCAGAACGGACATGCCTTCTGGGATTGGTCCGTTCTCCAACTCCCAAGCCACGCGATGCGCTCCCAGCTGCCGACCGCTCAACTTGAACTGCCCGTAACCTGCTCGGTTACACGCACCGGACCAGGTCCAACAGCCCGCGCTCTTCCGGACCTTGGCCCAAAAGCGTTCCGCGTGGTCAGGGGTTGACAAAGAAATCCTCCAATTTGCTCCAGCCGACGAGGCCGGCGGGATCTTGGGTGACCATGATGTTGACCGCGTTGGAGGTCCGCGCGGCGACCAGGGCAATCACGTCGGACTTCGCGATGGGCCGCGTGAGCAGCTGCAAGAAGTACTGCAGCGACGGCGGCCACGTCTCCGGAAAGCGGATGCCCGGCGGCAGCGGCGCCGTCGGGTCCTGCCACCGGATGAAAAGCGAGGACCGCGTGATGTCGTTGTCCTGCTCGATCTCCAACAAGAACGCGTCGAGCACGTTCGCCTGCTGCTGGTCGATGGAGTTGTCTGGGTTGACGGTACTCCGCCGCGCGAGCGAGATGAGCGCTTCGTACTGTTCCAGCGTCAGGGAGATCGAGCTCGGTGCGGTCATGGTGGGAAAGTACTACCGAACCGCGTCGAGAGCTATGCCGACGTGGACGGCCAGGTCCTCGAGCGACGCGTTGTTCTCGAGGACGATGCGGAACAGCTTCTCGTCGATGCCGAGCAGCTCCGTCTCGCTCCGATGCTGGCCCGCCGTGCCGCCCAAGCCCGCGACGTTGCGCGTCAGCTTCCACACCATCCCACCGGCTGCGCGGATGGCATCGACCTCGTTCTGGAAGCGGACGTCGGAGATGACGACGCCGGCGGCGGTCGATTCCACCAGCGAGGGACGAAGTCCTTGCTGCGCGGTGTACCTGACCGCGCCGAGGTCGCCGACAGCGAGCAGCGTCTTCGCGACGCGGAGCGCGTAGTCGACCCACACATTCGGGTAGCAGTTGCGCCCCCACTCGGAGCCGAGCTGCTGGAGGGCGAAGCGCGGCGTGAGGTACTCGTCGCCGATGTGGTCGAGGAACTCGTTCTCGATCTTGCGCCGGAGGTACCGCTCGTCGGGCGCGTTACGCTTCTCGCTCGGGCCCCAGAGCTGCTCGTCGGTGAAGGCGAAGACGTCCTTGCAGATGCGCTTGAGCGGATCTGCGAACGCGACCTTCACGAAGTTGTGGTCCCGGACGAAGATGTCCGCGACCGTGTCTTTGCCGCTGCCGGCCACTCCCAAAAGTCCGATGATCATCTAGTCCCACCTGTCGTTGTCGAACGCGTCGCCACGCGAGCGTTCTTCATCGTCTTCGATCTTCTCCATCGCTGACTTCGCGACGAACTTCCAGCCCTCGTAGAGAACAGCTGGGTGCCCGACTTGGACACCCAGCTTCTTTGCGTAGTCGAACGCCCAGTCCGGGACGCCGTCCTTCCACGCGCTGTGCTCGTCGAGGTACTTCAAGTCTTCGAAGACCTCTTCGTAATCCGGCTCGCTCGCCGCGCTCATCCCGCCTTCAGCTCTTTTGCGCGGGCGGGTGGTGGCGTCCAGCCCGCCTCGAGCGCTTTCTTTTCCCACGACTGCAACCCCTTCGGTTTTACCGGGAACGCTCCGGTGAACCGGCAGTGATAACACGTGGCGGTCGGACACGGATTGCTGTACGTCGTGCCGTGGTCCTTCTCCTCGGAGGCCGGGTTGTCCTCGGGATCACACTCGCAGATGAACCCCTCGCATTCATCGAGGGAGCGGTACTTGCACTCTCCCTTGCCGTGTCCGTGCGGCTCGGCGCCGCACTTCGGACACTTGAACTCGAAGGCGAGCTCGCCCATCAGTGCTTGCCCTTGCCGACCGCGTAAGCCTGCGAGGTGTTCGTGAAGCGCTCTTTCCAACCCCAGTCGTCCATCACGTACTGCGAGTACTCCTGCGTCGTGATGATGACCGTCTTGTCGATGCTCATCTTGAGCATGCCGACGACGCGGTCGTAGTCCTTCGTATGGTCTTCGGGAACGTCGAGCTGGATGAAGTGCGGAACTTCCTCGTCGGACTCCGCGAGGGCGAGCTTCTTCTTGAGGTCCTCGAGGAGCGCGCGGCGGTAGCCGGCGTGCGCTTCTTTGAAGTCCGTCTCGTGCTGAGCGCGGTTCTTCTGGAGCTCTTTGATGAGGTCGTCCTTGTTCACTTCGATGTGCTGGATGCCTTTGACGGTGTCAGGAGCCATGGGTCTTGTCCTTGTTGTACTGGAGGAGGGCATCGCGCGAGCGGGCCCAAGCTGCAGAGAGGTCGGTGTCGTCGGAGAGGAAGTGGTACGTCTGGATGGAGTTCGCCTCGAAGAGCACGAGGGAGTCGCGGAGGCGGTAGTCGTTTCGGTAGACGACCTTCTGTACGCCGCCGAGGTTGATGAGACGCTTCGCACACATGATGCAGGGCATGTGCGTGCAGAAGACGATCTTCTCGGTGCTGCGGGGGACGTCGCAGTTGATGACCGCGTTCTCCTCCGCATGGAGACAGCCGCAGTTGCCGACGGCTGCTTCGCCGTGGCGATCGCAGTCGTTCTTGCCGCCGGCGACGTTGCCGTTGTACCCAACAGCGAGCACCTTGCGGGCATCGGGCGTCACGATCGCGCAGCCCACCTGGAGCCGCACGCAGGTCGAGCGCTCTGCCATCATCTCGGCGAGGCGCATGTAGATGTGTTGGAAAGACGGACGGGACATCAGAGGACTCCTCGGTTCTCGAGAGCTTCACGCAGCACTTCGCGCGCATAGTCGCAGGCACGTCGTTGAATTGCCCACGTCTGCGCCTTGCCCTGCAGCGACGCCCCAAAGACGCGCTGCCGGGAGAAGTAGGATTCGAAGGTCTTCGGTTGCCCGTCCTTCGTCCTGTAGTGGATGACCACCGCGAACTCGCGCAGTCCTTCCTTGGGCACGATCTCCACCTTGTCGGCGGCCGTACCTCGCCTGATGACATCGAGCCAGCCCTGCATCTGATCGATGAGGACCTTCATCAGAAGAACATCGCGACCGCTCATGGTCACTCCGTAGCTATGAGAACGCGGGCGTACCCGCGCGCCACGGCGACCGGTTGCTCGATCGCCGCGGCAACACGGAAACGTCAGCTCTGGGATGCGCCGCCTTCGAAGGCCGCCTTCATCTCACCGATCTTCTTGTCCTGGGCGTGGTCCTCTTCGGTCCAGTTCGAGGTGTCCGTCACACCGTTCGTGTGCTCGGGTTCCGACTCCGGCGGGGTGTCCGTGTCGACCGGCGCCTCGGCCTTCGTGACGGCCTTTGCCGACACGTTCACGCGGGGGCGCGCGATGCGCTCCTTGCGGGAGATCGCCGGCGTCGAGTTCGCCTGCTCTTCGGGCTTGTCGGCGATGCTCGAGTTCGCGATGTACTCGAGGGCCGCCGTGTTGAGGATCTCCGCCTCGAGCTTCGAGTCGAGCGGCTGCTTGCCCGCGAACGTCGACAGCACCTGCGCGGCCGCGTGCTGACGCATGACGCGCGCGTCGGTCGACGGCGCCGCATCGCGCGAGCCTCGGCTCGCCTGCGCGACCGGTTGGCGCTTCGCCTTGGTCGACTTGTGTGCCGGAGCAGCCTTGGTCTTCGCGGCGACTTTCTTCGCTGCCTTCTTCGGAGCAGCCTTCGCCTTCGGAGCGATCTTCTTGGCGGCCTTCTTGGGAGCTGCGACGCCGAAGAACTTGTCGATCTCCGCGCGGGCCTTGTCCTTGTCCGCGTTCGACAGGTCTTGCGACTTGCCGACCGCGCGGCGCGCGCCCGTCGCGTTCTTGTACTTCTTCGCTCGGAGGTTCTGCAGGAAGCTCGGGAGCGTCATCTTCTCGTAGTTGTTCATATCCTTCTCCTGGTTGTGCTGCTCGCGCCACCAGCGTCGGGGCGCGGCCATGCACGATGTTGAACGAAAAGTACTACTACCCGTGTTCTAGTTGTCAACTACAACTTCTCGTACTTCTGAAGTAGGCGAACAACTCCGAGTAGACCGAAGCCGACGAGTGGCAAAACACCCAGCGTGACGAGCGTCGTGCGCTCAGGGCCAGATTGAAACTCGCAGGAGATGAGCAGCACGATCGGTGCTGCCATCAAGAAACCAGCTGCAGACTCGCGGAGCAGTTCTCTCATCAACAATCGTATTCCTCGGTTGGCCTAAGGAGTTGAGGCCGGGATACAATTGCCCGCATGCACAAGTACATCCTGCTCGTTCCACTTCTTCTCGGCTGCCCTCCGCAGCCGACGCCCCCCACCCCCGATGCAGACGCGATGACCGCGCCTGACGCTGCTTCCGAAGCTGCGCCCGCTCCGGCGGATGCTTGCGGCCGCGCGGAGCAGAACCTCCTCAAGCTCCAGTGCAAGGACCAGCGCGGCATCGTCATCGGTGCGCCGAACCTCCACGGAGTTCCGTGGGCTCAGATCTGCCGAGACAACAAGGCGAACGGCGTCGACATGAAGCCGGAGTGCCTCGTGACCAAAACCAACTGCGGAGGAGTCGAACAATGTCGCTGAGCGAACCGGTCAAGGTCCTTCGGGGTTACCTCCCCGGCAAAACGATGACGCCGGAGATCCGCGCAGCCGTTGGGCCCGCGCGTCTCTTCGCTGACGTCCACACGAAGTTCGTCGCCAAAGCTGCGCCCCTCGCGCAGGACGGCGTCGACTACGACATTCCGTTCGAGCCGCCGGCGTACGACCAGGGCGACATCGGCAGCTGCGTGCTCAACGCGACGTGCGGCGCCTACAACATGGTGCTCGGCGTCGAGCGCTCGGCGCAGGTCATGCTCTCGCGCCTCTTCTTGTACTGGTTGTGCCGCGAGCAGATGGGCACGCTGGACTCGGACAGCGGCACGTACACGCACCTCGCCGTCGATCGCGTCGGCAAGATCGGCGTCTGCCAAGAGGCCATGTGGTACTACGACGACTCGATGCTGTACGTGGTCCCGTCGCCGGACTGCTACCCGGCGGCGAGCGACAACAAGGCGACCGCGTGGTTCCAGATCGTGGACCCGACGGGCGCGGGCCAACCGACGCGTCTCGACCAGCTCGAGGCGGCAGTTCGCTCGAACCACCCGGGCATCTTCGGCACGCCGTGCTCGCAGGCCATCATGCAGTACCAAGCGGGCCAGGTGCTGGGGATCCCGGACGCGTCGGGAATCATCGGCGGCCACTCCATGGTGGTCACCGGCGTCCACTACATCAACGGCAAGCGCGTCTGGCGCATCCGCAACTCGTGGAGCCCGTCGTACGGCGACAACGGCCACCTCCTCATCGACGACGACTGGATGGGATGGCCGGAGCTCGACGACATCTGGGTGCTGTCGCGCGCCGACGCGCTCATGTTCTAGTTCCAGCGCCGAAACTGAAACAGGGCCATTCCTATTCAAGTGGGGATGGCCCTTTTCTTTTCTGCTACAACGACTGCATGGCTGGCAAAGTGAGCCGGTTCACGCGCCGTTTCTTCATGACGCTCGAGGGAGATGAAGCGTTCCTCCTCGACGTGCTCGTGGGGATGATGAAGCGCGAGCTCAAGAAGAAGCGTGGTGGACTTTCGCAGCCCGAAGTCTTCGCCGCCGTCCTCAAGGCGTACTGCATGGAACACGCGAACGACATCGCGGAGGAGCTCGTCGATGCATCACAACGGGAGCAGTTCTGGAAAGCCGTTCAATCCGGACGAGTCGTATCCAAACTTCCGCGCGCCCATCGCGCCGGAAGTAGTGGCCAAGCCCGACTTCCAGAGATTCCCGACGGTCGAGGAGCTCCTCGACATGAAGAACCCACACCCATTCCTGCGCCTCGCGGAGCCACCTCCCCCGCGTCCGGCATCGTTCGGGCTCCTTCAGGAACTCCTGGGCGGGCGGCTTGATGTTCTCGTGACCGATGCGGCGCTTCATCCCGAGCGCTACGACGCGGACACGAAGGAGCTCCTGGAGGAACTCGGCGACGACATGACGAAGGTGCAGAAGCTGGACATCACCCAGCAGCACATCTTGAACCGCGCGGTCATCGACTACGCGGCGTGCAAGCCGAAGGGCACGCCCGCCTCTCCGAAGAAGCCGGTGCCGAAGAAGCCGACGCAGACTGTGCTCGAGAAGATGGAGCACGGCGACGAGGAAGACCCGGGGAAAGAACCCGGCGGCGTGATGTCCAGCTACTGGTGGCTCTAAACTAAAAGGCCAGCGCTCCGAAGAACGCTGGCCTTTCTTTTGGGTTGTACTGGGACGAGATCAGACTTCGCCGAGGACCAAGATCTTCGTCGGGTCGTACTCGTAGTACACCGCGTAGTTGTGGCCCGCGTTCGGCGCCGAGTTCGGGATGTACGTGTTGTTCGTCGTGTCGATGACACCGGCGGTCGGCGTCGCGTGATCGACGTACTCGCGGAAGGGCGGGAGCGACGTCGTCGAGCCCGTGCGGATGAGCGCGTCCAGCTTGAGGCCGAGGACGACGCCCGTGCCAACGATCGTGGTGCCTGCGGTGCCGGTGCCGCCCGTGAACACGAGCGAGGTGATCGAGCTCCAGGCCTTCACGCCGGTACCGGCGCCTGACGTGAGCGCGATGGTCTCCGTCTGCGCTTGGCCCGCCGCGTTGAGACCCGTAACCGCACAGGACGTGGGGCAGGTCGCGTCCGCGTTGGACGTGATGACGAGGTTGCGCGCGCCGGTCGCGAACGGGTTGAGGACGCCGTTCGCCGCGGTGTACGTCACCGGTCCGTTCGTCGTCGCGACGGAGTGCAGGACGCCGTTCGAGACGGCGGCGATGGGAGCGAAGAACTCCTCGACGGCGATCGCGACCATCGGGCCGAGGAGGCCTTGGATCGCGCGCCAGAGCTCGCCGAACTCGCCCTTCTGTCCGTGCCCGCCTTGCGCGAGGTGCTTGTGGATGGGGCCTTGGTTGTTGAAGAGGCCAGAGCCAATCGTCGGTGCGGTCATTGTCGTCGTCTCCTAACGGCGGCGTTACTGAGGTACTCCCCACTGGTTTACCGTCGATGCGGGGGCTTCCGCAAGTCCCCCGCCGCCATAAACGGGAGAGCCTGCACGTTGTCGTCCTAGTTCTCCCGTCGCGGTGTGGACTGCCTTGTTGGCGAGCCACCCGGCTCCGAGAGTTCCTCCTACGAGGGCGAGGTTGCCCTTCAAGCCGAGCGGCCCGAGGAGCTTGCTCTTCGCGGCGCCGAGCAGTCCAGGAGCGGCAGCTGCGGACGTCGCAGCTGCGGGAGCTTTGCTGAGCGCGCCGCCGACTGCACCGACGGCTTTCTGCCCGACGCTCTTGATCGCCGGCATGACGCCCGAGAGCATCGAGCCGATGCCCGCTTCTTTCGCGAGCTCGACACCAGAGGCCACTGCGATCGCGGCGAGGCGAACCATGCCCTCGCTGTAGCCGAGCGGCATGCCTTCCGGCGCGAACATCGGGACGGGCGTGTGGCGGAGCGCGCCCGCGCTCTGGGACATGGCGAGCATCGCAGCCATGCGCTCGGCGTCGTCGACTGCCTTGTCCTTGTCGTGGATCTTCTTCTCTTGTCGTTGACCCGAAAGGGACATCTCTCCGGCGATGAGCGCAGGAAGGAGCCGCTCGAGAAGCGACTCGGCCGTCTTCTGCTCGAAGACGTCGCGCGTCCCGTAGTGGCTCATCAAGCGTTCGTTCGGAGTGTTCATTCAGGCTTCGGAGGAGAAGTACTGTTGCGCCTCGATAGTAACTCACAAACGTCCGAAACCCTAACAACCGTGTTCTTCTGAACGCGCTTGAGGGAGTCGATCGCCGCGGCGACTTTCGGGTCAACGCCAGGACTCGTGTGTTCTTCTTCCCCGTCGTAGTCGAGGCCTTCGAGCTCGTCGGCCTTCAGGATTGCTTCAGCATCCCCTCGAGCCTTCCGAGGTGCCTGTTCATTTCCCGCCATTGTTCCTCCTGACCCTTTACGAATTCTGCGAAGGCTTCGTTCTTGGTGTAGCGCGCACCCTTCTCCCGCAAGCGCTCGAGGTTCTTTCGGATCTCTGAGAGCTCGCGCCGAAGATCTTCGAGCGGATCAGGGCGACTGCCTCGTTCTGCTGTGATGGCCGCGCGGATGGCTTTGTCTTCTTCGAGCTCGTTCTTGATGGTGTTGAGCTCGAGGAGCCAACCTGCGTTGTTCGCCTTGTACTGGTCGATGTGCTCCTGCAGCGCAGTGAGATGCGATTGGTGTGCCTCTTCGAGGGTCTCGAGACGCTCGAGGAGCTCTACACTTTCGCGAGCGTCCTTCTTCGCAGCCAGCAACTGTTTTGCGTCAACGAGTTGCTTCGCGCGGCGGTACTTCAGCCACGAGCCGAGGAAGCCAGCTCCGCCGCTGCCAAGGACCGTCAGGCCGTGTTCGATGAGGACTCCAACGTCCAAGCTTCACCTCGACGCGCAAGCATGACACACGTCTACGTCAGCCGGCGATCCAAACCCTGAGCTGACAAGACGCCGTGAAGTCGATGGAGAGCGACGTGATGCCGGCGGCGGGATTCGGACTCATGAGGATGATGAACCCGCCGGGCGTGAGCTCGATCGGGTGCGTCGAGTCGCCGTTGAAGTGCAGCAGCACGGGCGCGGCACCGGTCTGCGCGTCGTAGCGCACGGCCACGAGCTTCGCCCCCGGAGAGCCCGTGGTGCCGAACGGCACGACCTCGGTACCGGAGGTGATGAGGTTGAGGAGCTGCCCCGGCTGCGACGAGATGACGTTCGCCGCCGAGTTGAACGGAACTTGGTCCGGCGACAACGACGGGTCAGCTGGGATGAGCAGCTGCCCGGTGAAGGAGATCGGTGTCGGAGTCGCCGTCATCGCGAGCTCCTATCAGGAGCCGGGGATGCCGGGGAACGTCGCGTTCGCGCCGCCTGCGTTGCCCGACGTCGTGTTGGAGATGAGGGTGAGGGCTGCGACCGCGACGGGGACCGCGCGCTCGAACTGAACCGCCACCGACTCCTGGATGAGAACGCCCTGCGCGTCGGTCGCCCACGAGTGGTTCGGCAGGTAGCAGGCCTCGAAGTACACCGCAGCCAGGGTGTCCTGGTTGATGTCGCGGATGTACATCAGCATGCCGATCGGCTGCGCGAACAAGTCCGAGGCGAGGTTGACGTAGATGTTCTCGTAGCCCGGCGGGATGATGACGTCGTGGGGGTTCGACATCGCCTGCGCGCCCGCGTTCGGGAACATCGCCGGCACCACCGTCGGCGGGATGAGGTCCTGGTAGTACGCGTACAGAATCCGGAGCAGCGACGCACCGTGGTAGTAGATGCGGCCCAGCCCGAGCTGGCCCACCGTACGACCGGCGATGAAGTAGCTGCGCTCCGACCCGATCTCGAAGATGCGGGAGAACTGACGCGTGTGGGAGAGGTTGAAGTTCTGGACGATGCCGACGGGGAACACGATCTGGTTCGCCGCCTGTCCGTTGCCCGCAACCGCACCAGCCACCGCGGCCGCGCCGCCGATGTTGGCCAGACGAGGCGGCCCCGCCGCGAGCATCGTGAAGCCCGCGTTCGCGTAACGCCCGTCTACGAGACCAGCCTGGACGTACGAAGTGTACGGGGACCAGTCGCTGAAGTTGCCTGCCATCGTCTCACTCCTTCACGGGGGCAGTGTAGCTGCCACCCAGGCTCTCGTACATTCTCACAACGTCGTTTGGGCTGATGCTCTCGGCAATCTTGAGCAGCTCGAGATCTGCACCCGCCAGCTTGTGCAGCGCGATCGCATCGACGCCCGAAAGCTGCGCCAGTCCACCGGAGCGCTCCTGCAGTGAGGAGCGACCGATGGCGTCGGCGGCGAGCTTGCGGAGATCGATGTCCATTAGATCGTGAGCGTGAGGCGGATGTAGTTGCAGGGGAAGGGCACGTCGAGAACGACGTCCACGAGAACCGTGTCCGGCGCGCTCGTGTCCTGGATGATGTTGTTCAGCTGCGCCCCGATGAGCACACCGGACTCCGTGAGGAACCCGAGCAAGCCCTGGATGACGTGGCCGAGCGAGTCGAGGAAGCCCTGCGTGATGTTGAAGCGGCCGATGAAGTTGCGCAGGCCGCTGCGGAGGAACTTCGCGGTGAAGTCGACGATCTTCGTGATCGAGTCCGTGCGGGTCTCGATCGACGACATGTCCGTCGTCAGCGCCATGCGCGAGATGAGCGGGGTGCTCGGCGCGTCCTGGACGATGATGTACGTGCCGCCCGCCGCCATCACGTTCAGCTGCGGGTTCGAGAACGTGTCGTTCGAACCGATGACGCGCGTGAAGCCCGTCATGGGGAAGTTCGTGAACGACTGCTGCGGCGGCTGGTTCGCAATCATGCCGACGATCGCCGCCGACATGTAGAAGCCGTCGAGGATCTGCTCGATGCCGTTGATGGTCGCAGCGCACTGGTCGGGGAAGACCGACCACACGCGGCGGTTCGCGAAGCCCTGCGAGGTCTGCTGCACCGCGAGGGCCTTGCCGTCTTTGTCCGGCGTGCCGTCGACCAAGACGAGCGCGGCGCCGCGGATGCGGACCGCGAAGGCCTGATCGATGAGCGGCGTCGGAAGGGTCGTCGTCGCGTAGTACGCGTCGTCGTTCTCGCCCGGCAGGAAGCCCGACGTCTTCAGCGAAACGACGCTGCCGACGACGTTGATGACGTTGTACTTGTTGCCGTCACCGACGTCGAGGTAGATGCCCGCGCTCGTGATGTACGGACCCACGCCCGAGAGGTTGTGGGCCATGAGCAGCTGGCCGAGGTTCGCGACACCGGTGTCGAACTGGTTCGACGTCGTGTTCGTGTTGCCGTCCGTGCCGCTCGCGACGAGGCCGTCGAGCTTGTTCGTCGGCACCGGCTCGTTGATGAGCACGATGCGCTCGCCCTTGTTCTCGGGCGCGCTCATGAACGTGACGTGCGTCGCCAAGATCTGGAAGACCGCGTCCTCGTGGGTCATCGGCGCGATGCCGTAGACCTCGTAGCCCTCGAGGAACGTCGCCGCGCGCGTGAACGCGTCGACCGTGCCGAAGGGCTCGTTGCCGCTCGTCTGGTCGATGCCGAGGCCGGTGACCTGCACGCCCGGCGAGTTCTGCAGCGCGAACCACAGACCGAGACCGAGGGGGTTGTCCGCGTCGAGCGGTGCGAGCTGCGACTCGAGCGTCGGGATGTCGCTGAAGCGCAGGAGGCCGGGGTTCATCGCGAGCGCCGTCACGTCGAGGCGGACGGCCTTGTACGCGACGTACATCTGCGCTTGTGCGGGGGACGCGATCGCGGTGCCTTGCGAGTTGCGGATCAAGTCCGGCTTGAGCTGCAGGTTGCCGACGCCATCGACGACGAGGTTCGGCGTCGGGCGCGTCACACCGATCGTGGCGCTCTCGATGTTGAGGTTCGCCGCGATGATGTAGTAGGCGCTGCCGACGTTCGAAGAGATCGGCACCGACTTGTTGATCTTGAGCTGGCTCGTGTTGCCGCCCGGCGCGACCTGCACGATGGTGGCGTACTGGTTGCCGTCCACGTAGAGGACGTCGCCCGGTGCGGGCACGAACGCCTGGCCGCGCGAGGTGACGCCGGCAGTGAGGAAGAGCTCGGCGAGCGCGGTGCCACCGACGACCTTCACGATCGACTCTTGGCCGAGGAGCGTGTTCGTGAGGACGAGGTGCGTCGAGCCGTCGATCGTCGCCAAGATCTTGCCGCCCGCGGCCGCGCCGAGGAGTGCGTTGATCTGGGAGAGGATGGCGCCCGACGAGCTCGCGCTCAGGAAGGAGACCGTCTGCGGACCGTTGTAGCCGTCGTCCACGATGAGCGTGTGCCCATCCGTGACGGACGTGATCGCATTCGTGCCCGTCACCTGACCGGAGCCCGGCGACGTCGTGAAGTTCTGACCCGGGAAGCTGAGCAGCGTGGTGAGCGCCGTCCCGTTGCCGCTGTCGATCGCCGTCACCGCCGCGGTGCCGGTCACCGTCGAGACGGAGAGACCGAGGGTCGCTGCTGCCGAGCCGGAGACCACCGACGCGGTCGCGAGCGCGCTGAGGAGCAACGTCGCGATCGACAGGTGGTGCGGCGCACCAGAGTCTTCGCTCGCGAACGCGACCTGGCCGATGACTCCGTTGATCTGGTCGATGTAGCCCTGGAGCGTGATGCTCGGGACGAACGTCGTCGTGAGGTTCGAGCCGCCGTTGAACGCGAGGACGAGCGTCTGCCCGTCGAGCGTGCCGGCGGAGCCGGTGTGCGCGCCAGCCGACAGACCGAGGTTCGTGTTCGCGGTACCGCTGCCGATGGTGAGCGTTCCCGTGCTCGGCGTGCGGCTCGTGAGGACGAGCTTGTTGCCGCCGCTGCCGCCTTGGACCGCCGTGATCGTCGGCCACTGCGTCTGAATCGCGGCGAGGAGTGCGGCTTCGCTTGCCGCGTTGCCCGTGCCGACGAGGTTCAGCGTGGTGAGGCCCGCGCCGTCCACGTTGAGGATGATGGTCTCGCCGTTGAGCGAGCCGCCGCCGCCGTAGAGGCCCGCGTTCGTGATGTCCGCCGTGCCGGAGAACGTCGCTTCGGTCGCGAGCGTGATCGTCGTGAGGTCGACCGAGCCGTGGAGGATGGCCGCGAGGGCGATGCCGTTCGAGAGGAACGACTGCGTGCGCAGCACTTCCATCAGCGCGGAGCCGGTCGTGCCTCCGAAGAACAAGAACGCGCGCTCGGTGTCCGTGTCGACTTCGAGCTGCGCGATGTTGTGGTTCGGGTCCGGGAGGTTGATCTCCGGGATGAGGAGCGCATCCTGCGCGTACGTCGGCTCGCCGACGTACAGCTTGCCCGGTCCGATGCCGAACGCGGCGAGCACCGCGCCCGACGTCGACTTGTCGACGAAGATCGACTGGAACTGGTCGGTCGCGAGCGAGCGGAGACGCCACTGCGTCGTGCCCACGAGCTCCGCAGTGAAGCCCGTGATGTTGTTGTCGCTGAAGGCCTCGAGGACCGTAGCGACGATCTGCGAGGGCGACAGCGGCGAACCCACGAAGTCGATCTCCAGGTTCGGGCCGTTGTTGAGCGACACGACGAGCTTGAGACCATCCAGACCCGCGTACACCGGCGGCGAACCCGTCGCGGCCTTCGCGAGGAAGAACGCGGGGAGCGGCACGAGCGCTTCGCTGTTGATCGTCTGCCCACCAGTCGCCGTCGTCGTGAGGACGTCGACCACTTGGCGGCACACACCGAGGACGGTCGGAACGAGCGTCGGAGTGATGACAGTCGGAGTGACCGACTGAAAGACTTGAATGACCTCGACGCCCGGCCTCGGGAGTTCTGCAGTCGACATCAGGGAGTTCCTTTCACACCTTCAGCGTGGCAATCACGTCAGTTTCGCTGCTCTCAGGCGATTGTTCCACACTGCTGCTCTGTATGGGAATAGTTCGCCCCCCGATTGCAGGCGCGCGGACAGCGGGCGAGTTCGGCCGCGAGCCTCGTACTGTCACCAGCTGCGCAGGATTGAGCGGGTGCGGGACGAGCGGAAGTTGTGGCGGACCCTCTCCAGGATTCGGAGTATTCCCGTAGACGTCGCTCGCGAGCGGCGCGTACGGAGGCGGTCGGAAGCCTTGTACTTGTACTGGGAGGTTCACGCCGGCGGAGCTGATGGGCCCGCCGCGGCCCCCAGACGTGAGCTGCATCTCCTCGATCTGTCGCATGCGCAAACGGATCTGCATCTGCAGGTTCTGGATGATGGGCCGGTTGAGCGGCGTGACTTGCGAGGTTCGGTAGAACTGGAAGGGACAAGTAACCGCGGTGGAGAAGTACTCATCCGCGCTGTCCGCAGCCACGAGCGAGCCGGCAGAAGTAGGGGAGCCGATCGCCGGCATGCGACCGATCTCGAAGAAGCCCGCTGCCATCAAGAGCTCGCGATGAAGCCAGAGTTGTTCTGCACAGACCCATGCGAGGAACTCCGTCTCGAGCGAGATGCGCGACAGGCAGTTGATCGTCATCGTGCCGGGGACAAGAACGGACTTCGTCTTCGTGCCGGTGGCTTGATTGAGCTCCAGCATGTCGTCGAGGCCGAGGGAATAGAACTGCACCGGTCCGCGCGTGATGGAGATCGCCGGACGCGAGCCCATCGTCGAGTCCTTCACCGGGCTCTCGTTCGTGATGTAGATCTCCGAGACGTCCTGCGTGTCCTCGGGCGACCAGTGATAGTTTCCGGGCATCGCAGCGCCGAAGAGTCCCTGCAGGAACCCGACGAAGAGCGAACGCGCGTGCTCGAGAGGCGAGTACTTGAAACTATCGCGCGGGAACGCCCCGCTCGGGGCTGTCGTGGGAACCTTCGCCGACACGTTGACTCATTTCTTTCTGCTGCTGACCCTGCGCCAAATTGTACGCGAGGCCGAGGCCGGCACCAAGGATGGGGGCGGCAGTGAGCAGCGTGGAGTGCGGGATGGGCTTGCCCGTGAAGTGTTGCACGGCCTTGTCAGCGTAGTGCGCAACGCCCGCACCTGCGAGCGTACCGAGTCCCATGCCGCCAACGCCCTTCAAAACCGCCTTCAATCGACGCTTGTTCGCGCTCTCCTCATCGGCTTCAGCCAATTTCAAGATCGCGCGCGCGTCATCACTGGGGAGGTAGTCGAGGAGGGTAGGTCTCACGGCGGGGGCCTCTTGGCGGGGAACAGACTCATGATGCCCGGGAAGCTGTCGTCGAGGAAGGCTTCGAGGTTCTGCGGGTTCGTGAAGTTCCTCTGGGGCGTGATCCACAAGTCCTTCAGTGCTTGGTCGAGTACGAGAGGAATCCTGAACTCGATGTCGCGTTGTTCTACCTCGTGCAGTTGTACTTCCTGATGCACGGACGCGCGCGCCTTCTCCGTCTGCGTGGCGGACACCACGCGCCAGCGTCGGTTCTCCGCCTCGATGATCACGTCGCGCGGCTTCACCGGAGGGAAGAACGCAAAGCGGCCGGTGGTGTTCACCTGCTGCGTCGAGCCGACGCTCATGTTCTGTTCCGTCTTCGGCGCGGGGTCGATCTGCAGGAACGTCTCGATGGGATGCATGTAGCCGCGCACCCACGTCGTGTCGAAGCACGTGAGGCAGTTCGAGCGCACCTTCGATCGCAGCTGCGGGTTCCAACACGAGCAGCGCTGGCCGAACGTGCGCACCGGAAGAACCCACGCGCGCCGACCTGCGAACTCCTTCATGAGAAGCTGCATCCGCTTGCGGAGCTCGATCGCGATGAGGTCCGGGTCCGGGTCGTGCGACGACGGACCGAAGTCCTTCTTGTCCCCCGACGGCACGTGCGTGACGCGGATGACGTAGTAGTACGTTCGCCAGCGGTGCCCGGCGACGAGGATGTTGTCGATGAAGACGTACTGGTCGGAGAGCGGGATGGCGATCGGCTCGAACGGCCCGCTTGGTCCCTCGCTGCGCAAGACCGTGTACGTGTAGTCGAGGATGTCCTCGGAAGAGGGAGCGAGCTCCCAGGAGATCTCGTGGAAGTCGACGTCGAGCGACCTCACGCGGATCGAGCGGACGTCGATCGAGACGGGCACGTTACTCCTGCGGGATGCCCCGGATGAGACGCTCCGTCATCGCCATCTTCGGCTGGCCGAACATGTTGCGCTTCGCGAAGTCCATCGGGTTCGGCGGCGCGAGCGACGGCGTCGTCATGGACGGGTTCATGGACGGCATCGTAGCGCGTCCGCCCGGCGCCGGCGCGCCACCACCAACGAGGCCCTTCGCCTTGTCGACGAGTCCCCCGCCGTAGCTCTTCGCTGCACCGAGGAGGCTCTGCCCACCCTGCATGTTCTTGGCGATGCCGCCCGCCGCACTGCCAGCACCGGCGCCGAGCGCCGCGCCGCCAACCGCTCCCGAGAGACGGTGACCTTCACCGCCAGCGAGCGCGCCACCCGCGGCGCCGATCGCAGCACCGGTGAGCGCGGGGTTCTTCGCTGCGAAGCCGATCGCCTTTCCAGCCATCGGAGCGGCCTTTCCGAGAAGCCCGGCGATCGCGCCGAGGCCTCCCGCTTCCTTCGCGAGGAGCTGACCAGCTGCAACCGCGACCTTGCGGAGCTCGATCTGGTGCGCGTCGCCGCGCGCGAGCTCACGCCCGAGATTGTCGGCGAACGCCCACTTCTCGCTGTTACGCGCGTGCTGCAGGAAGAAGACCGCGGTCGCCGAGGCGGTCTTGCCGCCGACGATGCCCTGCGAGTTGTCCTGCACGCCCTCGGCGGGAACAGCACCCATGGCACCAGCGCCTTGCGCGGGAGCGTCGGGGCCCGCTTGCGGGGGCGGTGGAGACATCGGTGCGCCGGCCATGCCCGCTTGCTCCTTCGCGAGTTGGAGCTCGAGGAGACGACGCTGGAGACGGATCTTGTCCTTCATGTCCCACACCTGATCTTCTTCGCGACCGCGCGCGCGCATCTCCTCGCGGCGCTGCATGCTCAGCATGTCCGCCTGAATCTCTTGCTGCTCGAGGGCGATCGCCTGGTCCATGAGCGGCGAGCCCTGGAACTGCGTGATCCACGAGTGGTAGCTGTCGTCCTTGCACTCGGGCGTGGCGAAGGCGGTCTTCACCGAGCCGACGTGCGCGAGCTTCGAGAGGTCCTCGTCCGGAAGCTGCCGAAGAAGCTCTTCGATGTCGCCGACGAACGTCGTGCGCTTCTGCACTTGGTACGCGTGCTTCAGGAAGGTGTCCAACATCGTCGTCTCCTACTTTCCTCGAATGGTCTTGATGTCGGAGGCCATGCCGCCGACATCGTCCTTGATCGACTTGGCCGCGTTCACGAACGCGGGTCCGACGCGCGCGCCGGTTGTCGCGCCCAAGAGCGCGCCGGCCATCGTAGCAGCAGCTGGGTGCTTCGCGGCGTGCTCGCCGAGCGTGAGACGCCCGCGAGAGAGCGCGAGGCTCATCGCATCACCGGTCGTGCGCGCGTCGCCCTTGGCCTCGAGCTCCTGCACCTTCTGGCGCACGGGCTCGTTGCTCATCTGCGACTCGGCGAGTCCGAGGCCGCCGCCGATCAACCCGCCGACAGCGGCGTGCGGAGCGACGGCCTTGAGACCCGACATTCCTTCGTGCATGGCGTTGCTGAGGAGGTCCCGAAGGGCTCCGACCTTCTCAGCTCCGACGAAAGGGAGTTGCACCCGCACGCTCGAGAGCGCTTCCTTCCCTGGCGAACGGCCAGAAGAACCGTCAGCCGGTTCCTTTTGGCTCATGCTGGTCGTCGGGCTCGGGTCCTGCTGCTGGCTCGTCGAAGAGCGCGCGCTGACCTGATCGTCGCCGGTCGGTGCCGCGCTGTTCGGCGCGGTGCCGGGGCTCGGTGCTTGATCTGCCGCGCCTTGCGTCGGTGCCGGGCCGGAGCTCGGACCTGCTGCGGTTGAAGCCGCCGCGAGCGCGGCCTCGTTGCCGGAGAGCGACGGGGGATCGACGGAAGCGGCTTGGAGCAGCTGGCCGCGGAGCTGCTGGTACGCGATGCGCATCGCTGCCGCGGCCTGCTGATTCTGCAGGACCTCGTCGTGCGCGGTCATCGCCGTGTTCGTCGCGTCCGCAACCTGCGCCTGATACTGCGCGAGCTGCGAGTCCGTCATCTGCTGCTTGGTCTCGAGCTGCTGCGCCTTCGTCTCGGCCTCTTGCTGCGCGGCTGTCGCGGCGGTGAGCGCCTCGCGCGCGTGCGCGAGCTGCGCCGCCATGGCCTGCGTGTCGGCCTCCTGCTCGGCGGCGAGGTACTGCTGCATCTCGGGGTCGAGCTGGGGTTCGACGGCGGGCGGCGACTGGAGGTTCTGCTGACCGGGCGGACCGCCAGTCGGGCTCGGCATCCCTTGTTGCGCGGGCATGCCTGCATCCTCGAGCGCGAGCTTGAAGGCCGAGGCCGCCTTGGTGTACGCGCGCTCGTCGTGTGCCTTGCCGGCGTGACGACCGAGGCCCGCGCCGACGTGCTGTCCGAGCGCAGCGCCCGCGATGTCGACCATCGGGTTGCCCTTGCCGATCTTGTGCGCGGCTGCGGCGCCGGCGGCGAGACCTGCGATGCGACCGAGCGACGAGCCTGAGCGCTCTCCATGGCGGTGGCTCTCGCGTTCGAAGTGCGCCGCCGTGTTCGCTTCGCCGCGCGCCTTGCCCGCTTCCGCCGGCGAGGACTTCGACGCGTTCTTCCCCATCGCAGCGTTCGGGAGCTGCACCGGCGGCGCGGGCGCCATGACGGTGCCCTTCGACATCGGGGGGAGCTGCGAGGGTGAGCCGGGGTAGCCGGTCATCTCGTTTGCGCGCTTCAGATGGCCGGGGGCCGTCACCGCGATCGCAGCGGCTTGCTTCAAGATCTCCGCGCGCTCTTCTTCCGGAAGCGTCTCGAGCTGAGCGAACGCCTCCCTCACACTCGCGTTCTTCTCCCCGCCCTTCAGGCGAATGAAGAACGCGGCCGCCTCACCTTGAGGCAGCGGCTGTTGCAGGAACGTCTCGAGCTGATTCATCGGTCACTCCAAAGTGTAGATGATGTGCGCGTTGTCGTTCGTGACGCCGGCCCACGTCCATGCCGGCGGAGTCGAGCTCGGCGGCGGCGCGTAGACCTTGCCCGCAGTGTTGACCGAGGTGTCGAAGCCGAGCAACGTTGCACCGGTGCTGGTCTTGTTGATCGTGACGCCGTTGGTAGGCGTGACCTCGATGATGGCGAGGCGGCCGTCGATCGCGAGGACCTTCACCGTGGCGAGCGCGGTCTCGATCTGCGCCTTGAGGTCGGACAGGAGCAGCGTGTTGATGTCGGGGTTGTTCGCCGCGACCGACGTCGTGAAGGTCACGGTCGCAACGCTCGGCTGGACGAAGATCAACGTCTTGCCGACGAGACCCGCGATGCCGAGTCCGAGGTTGTTCGGGCTCCCGCCGTTGCCTGCTGGCTGCGAGCCGGCCATGGGGACGACTCGCGAGCCGAGCAGGCCACCATTGAGGAAGTGCTGGGCCTCGACGATGTCCTTGAACTTGTAGATCTTGTTGACGGACATTTTTCCCTCAGTTCAACTCCGCGGCTTCTACATTGTAGGACCCGCAGTCACTGCAACGGAAGCACGCGCCCTTGCCATGCTTACCTTGCCGCAGCTGCAGGTTCTTACTGCCGTTGTTTTGCTTGTCGCCGTCCTTGTGGTGAACGGTCTCATCGTCGCGCAGCGGGCGTCCCAGCTTTTGCGCCATCACCAGGCGGTGCTCGAGGCAGTAGCGGTTGGGACCGCCCGTCTTGATCTGCGCCATCTCGTAGAACGGGTGGTCGGGCGCCAGTTGCACGAGCACGTAGCCGCCCTCCGTCACGATGCGCCCACCCTTCCAAGCGTGATGACCCTCACCCGTTTGAAAGCCGGCGGGCCGTGCCTGCACACCCACCTTCTTCGCGTACTTGTTCACCGTGCGCCACGAGAGCTTCAACTGCTGTGCGATCTGCTGGAAGGATTTCCCAGACGTGTACATCTGTGAGATCTGCATCTTCTCCGCGTCGCTCAAGTAATCCCGACGCTTCTTGCGGAGAGGGACACCGAGACGACCAAGTGCATCGTACACAGTGTTCTTGTGAACTCCGTGCTGCGCCGCGATCTTCTCCGGTTGTTCTCCGCGCAGGTACATGGTCTTGATGGTTTCGAGTTCGTCTGGTTGAAGGTGTCGTTGCATGAAGTAAGCATAGCACCAAATACTATGCTTTCAATAAGCCGCGTAGGTCGCGTTGACTGACCAGAGCTCGCTGTGAATGCCGGAGTTCGACGGCCCGAGGATCGAGCCGATGTTGATCGCCACCTTCACGCGCTGCTTCATCTGCTCCGTCTTCGCCATGAAGTACTGGAGCCACGACTGCACGAGAGCGGTCTTGTCGTTGACGCCGACGTTGATGCCGCCGTCGGAGTAGTTGATGTGGTTCCTCGTTTGAAGAAGACCGACCGACTCGAGGAGTGAGATGGTGGTCATGCGCAGGAGGAGGTTGTGCTGGTTCAACTGGAGGAGGTCCTCGAGCGACAGAATCGTGAAGTGCGGAGTGCCGTTGAAGTCGGCGAGTGCATCGAGCACTGCCCAGGCGACGATTCGATCGCTCGACTCCTCGCCCGACACGATGCGATTGAGCTCAGGGAAGTCCCGGTGGAACAAGCGGACCAACTGGACGAAGTCCCTGAAGGTCTGCGTCATGCCGGGAATTCCCTGGAGCGACATCGATCAGCCGTCCTTCTTGCTGCTCTTCGGGGGAAGAGAAGCCTTCGCCGGCTGCTTGTCGTCGGACTTGTCCATCGGAGCTGCCTTCGCGGCTTCTTCCGCCGCGCGCTTCGACGCGTCGGCGTAGCCCTTCGGCGGGGCCCCGAGCGCGAGAATGCCCATGTCGACGAGCTCGTTGATGCCGTCGAGCTTGGCCTGCACTGCGTCGTCGGGGAGATCGACGCTGGTGCCGGGGGACAAGAGCGCCTTGCCCACGCAGATGGTGTGACCGACGAGACCGCGCTGCTTGAGCTTCTTGGTCTCGACGTCGGAGATGTTGAAGACCTTCATTTGTTCCTCCGGCTCTTGCCTTTGCTTGAGGATACACCGGCGACGACTTCGGTGTCGCGCGTGTCTCCGGGCGGAGCGGTGTCGTCGTCGACTTCTTCGTCGTCACCGGATTCGGCGATCGCTTTCTTGAGCGCCCCCTCTTCAGCGGCGTCGAGGTCCTCGGCCTTCTTCTTGGCGGCTTCCTCTTCGGCCTGCTTGGCCTCGAGCGCGGCGCGGTCTTCCTCGGCCTTCTTCTCGAGGACGGCCGGGAGCTTGCCCGGGGGCAGGACCGCTGGCATGGAGCTCTGGTCGTCGCCGACGTACGGCGGGATGACCTCGCCGATGCCCTTGTTCTTGTCGTTTGCGATGCTGTCGAGCGGGAAGTTCGGCAGCGGCGGCGAAGGCAGGTTGGGAGTGACCTCGAGCGTCTCGACGTCGAGCTTGCTGCCGTCTGCGAGACGAACTTCGAGCAGGCCTGCCTTCACACGGCCCTTGATCTCCTCGAGGTGTTTCATGAACTGCGCCTCGCTGAGCGCGAGCGCGCGAGCGCGAACGATGCGGTGCTCACCTCCGCCGAGGTGCTGCTTCATACCGCGGTGAGACGCGGCGGCGTAACGCTGCGTGCGGTTGTGGCGGGAGCGCGAGGTGTTGTGGATGAAGTACTTCGGTTGCTCCGGCGGCGAAGTCTCCACGCCGTCTTCCGGCGCCTCGTCTTGATCTTGCACTTGGTCTTCGGACATGACGTCTCCTGGTGGAATGCTGAAACGAAAAAGGCGGCACGGGTTTGAGGCCCGTACCGCCCTTCGGGCCCGAGGGCCTGGTTGCTCAGAACTGGGTGACGTTGGGGAACTTGAGCCCCGCGTCGACCTGGTTGTTCGGAGCGCCGAGCGAGTCCTCGCTGACCGGCACGAAGTTGGACAAGAGGCTGTCCGCGTTCGTGTTCGGGTTCGCGTCGGCCGAGTAGAGCTCGAGCTTGCGAACCGCGGCGATGTTGATGATCGCCATGCCGATGTCTTCCCACGCTTGGAACGTGATGACGTTGGCGATCTTGTCGATGTAGAACTTGGTGTTGTTCAGGACGTAGAACTTCCCGAAGAACTCCGGCTTCGTGAAGACGTAGACGTTGCCTGCACGCAGGATGTCCGTCTTCACCGTACGGATGTACGAACGACCCATGAGGGTGTTGTACTTGAAGCCGTCGACCGCCGTCTCCGACTGGAGACGATCGCCGAAGTCCTCGACCGTCCACTGGAGGATGTCGTCCCAGTCGACCTCCGTCATGAGGAGGCGCTCCGAACGAAGGCGGTTGCCGTCGAGGAGCTTGAACAGGTTGACGAGGTCGGGGCGCTGGATCGGGCGCACCGTCGCGTCGTTGCCGGTCGCGTTGCGCGCGAGCTCGCCCTTGCGGATCGAGAACTCGACGACCGTGCCGGCCTGGAGCGACGACGCGTTGAGCGCGTGGCCGTTGCCGCCACCGTTCGACTGCGCCTGGAGCGCCTGGCATGCCGCCTCGACGTTCACCGTGAACTCGCGGTCCTCGACCTCTTGCAGGTCTTTGACCGAGTTTTCCTCGATGATCTTCGTGATCGGCATCTCGTACGCGAGGAGCTCCTGCTCCGTCTTCTGGAAGACTTCCGAGGAGACGGTGAAGAAGCCGACTTCCGCCTTCGAACCGCGGATGAAGCGGGCCGTCGGCTGACCGCGGAACGAGATCGTGAGCGCGCGGCTTTGCGGCTCGACGTCCACGATCTTGACCAGCGTGTCGTGGTTGACGGAGCGCTGACAGTCGGTGCGCGTCACCTGCTCCGGGGGGATGATCTTGCGCGAGTAAGCAACCTCGCGAAGACGGTCACGGATGTACGACCCACCGTACTCCGCCATTTTCTCTTTACCCTCGCTCGAGCCGAGCTTCTGGGTGAAGAGTTCGTTCAGGACTCGTGCCGGAACTGCGCTCATGATGTTTCTCTCCTTTCCTTCTTGTTGTTCCGGTTACGAGCGCCAGCCCGAGATGAACCGGAGCTGACCGCCGTTGTTGGCCGGCAGCTTGGTGACGTACCCGATGATCGGGTCCGAGTTGACTCCGTTGTGACCGATGATGCCGACGTAGTTGCGGCCACCGATGGCGATGGTCGCGACCTTCAACGGCTGCAGGACGGTCGTGATCGCGGCGCCGCTGTTGTTCGTCGCCGTCGCATCGAAGATGCGGGTGTCGAACTCGTAGTCGCCACGGAAGAGGACGGGCATCTTGTGCAAGCTCATCGCCTGCACGTCGTAGCGCCCGCGCTCCGCGAAGAGCGGGAACGAGCGGACCGACGCGGCGGCCGAGCCCGAGGTGACGTCGCACGCGCGGATGATCTGGTAGCTCGAGTTGAGCGTCATCCACTCGCCGTCGACCAGCGCGACCGCGTTGAGCGGCTGCGCCAGCGTCGGGTCCGCGAGGGCGAAGTCTCGGCGTTGAATCGGCAGGATGTCCGAGACGGGGGTGAAGTTGATCTTCTGCACGGTCGACATGTTCTTTTCCTCCTACGAATGCTCGGAGCGGTCAGCCCGCGTCACCGAGAATGAACCGCTCCAAATCGTTCGAACCGGAGGAATCCCCGCGTTCGTGGTTGCTCACCGAGCCGATCTTGGACCCCATGTCCGGACCGACCAGGTCAACAGCTTTTTCGATGGTGTCGAGCTTCTCAGCCGCCGTCTTCTGCAGACGGTCCGCGAGGTCTTCGACTGAGACGTCGAGCTCGATGCCCTTGCGGTGCATCTCCGACGCGATCTTCTCGGCGCGATCTTTCTTCTCCGTCGAGGCGAGCTTTTCCTCGAGCTCGTGGATGTACGCCTGTTGCCCCCGAAGCTGCGTTGCAGCGTCCGAGAGCACTCCGGCGATCTGCGCGTTGCTGACCTTGTCCATCGTTCGTTCCTTTCAGGCGCGCGCGCCCGACTCCTTGTTCTTGTCCGCGTCGATCGACGCAGCGAGCTTGGAGAGCAGCGCGCTCGCGGCCGCCGTCTTCACCGACTCCCCCGCGGGCGGAGGTTGCTGGTCGACGCCCTCTGCCGAGGCGATCTTCGGCCCAGCTTGAGGAGTGTGGGAGAAGGCGACCTGGAGCGTCTTGTCGTGCTCCGCGCTCATGGCGGGCTCGGCGAAGTACTTCTTGAGGTCCTCTTTGCGGTTGGCGTACGCCTCGCCGCGCTTCAAGTCGATGGCGCCCTTGTTGGACATCACGTGTCCCGTCGGGCCCTGCGGCGCGCCGCCTGCCGGCTGCTGCGGGATGCGCTCGCCGCTCTCGACCGCTGCCGGAGGAACGGCCTTGCCGGCGGAGATCTGAGCCGGGTTGATCGCGTCCTCGGCCGCCTTCACACGACCCGCCATGTAGTCGGCGAGCGACGCTTCCTTGTTCTCCGGCTCGGACTTGTGCGCCTTCTCGGCCTCCTCGAGGCCTTTCTTCGCGGCGTCGAGACCCTCGGTCTCTTTCTTCTCGTGCTCGTCGGACGCGAGCTTCGCGCGAACGAGGCCGACCACGCCAGCCGTCTTGCCGCCGTAGTTCTTCTCGATCTGCTTCTGGTGCTCGGCCGGAGCGTGATTGAGGTTCGTCTCGTTCTTCGTCGTGCCGTGCTCCGCGGGCAGGCCCTTCTCGGAGCCCGTGTGCATCGGGACGACGTGCACGCCCTGACCCTTGTGGTCGGGGAGCGTTCCGCTCGCGGTCGCCTGGCTCACGCCGGGCGGCGACGTCACGAGGTGCTCGCTGAGGTGGTACGGGCCGTGAAGGTCCGCGCCTTCCTTGATCTTGTCCGCCAAGAAATCGAGAGCGCTCGCGAGCTTCTCGACGTCCTGGTCCGACGCCTTCTTCTCCGACTTGTGCTTGTGTTCGCACTCGCTCATCGGACAGTCGTGCTCGGAGCACTTCTCGCCAGCGACCTTCGCCGTTTGGAGAGCGGCCTCGTGCGCGACGTTCACGTTCGCGCGGCGCGCGGACTCCGCCATCGCGGTCTTCACGAGGTCTTGCATCATCGGGCGGGCAATCGTCTTGGACATGATGGAGTGTTCTCCGGCAGAAGCTTTCTTGGGCAGCATCTCAGCACCGCGAGGGGGGAGCGACTTCTGTGCTGAAGCGCCCGCATCCGCGACTGGCGGAGTTCCTGTGTTGACTCGGGTGTAGTTCGTTCGCGGTGACAGACCTGCCGGCCCCTGCTTTCCGGGTGCCGGCGTTGGATCGATGGAGGGAGTGGGGAGCGGGGAGGCTGCGGACGCTCCGGTAGAAGATGGAGCTTCGGCGGGTGCCGCGCCCTTCTTCTGTAGAAATCCGGATTGCATCACAGCCTCCCATCGCTCAGCTCACTTCCACTGGACCGGGTACTTGGCGGCCTCGAGGAGCTCGAGGGCGCGGATGCCGATCGCTTGTTCGTACGGCGCGGCTGCCGTCTTGGTCGTCTCGGGCGCGAGAGCGAGGGTGCGAACCGCGGCGATCTTCGCCTCGCAGTCCTTCTCGTCGAAGCCCGCTTCCTTCGCCATCGCGAGCGCGGCCTTCGCTGCGAGGTCGTCGAACGCCGAACCCGAGGCCTTCTTCTCCTCGTGCTCTTCCTTCTTCTCCTCGTGCTTCGGCGGCTCGTGTTTCTCGCCTTCGCTGTCCTTGTGCTCTTCCTTGCCCTTCATGTGGGCGGCGAGCGCCGGCGGGAGCTCGGCAGCCTTCTCGGCCGAGGCGATCTTGCGGAGCTCGTGGACGTACGCGTGGGCCATGATGCGGCCCATGGCGTCGGCCTCTTCGGCTCGCTTCGCCATCGCGTGCTTCTCCTCGTGCTCTTTCTTCGCGGCTTCTTCCTTCTTCTCTTCCTCTTTCTTCTCCTCGGAGGCCGTCTTGGCCGTCGGGGCGGCGGGGGCCGCAGGAGCCGCGGGGGCGGCGGCCGTCTTGGCCTGCGCGTAGCGCTCCGAGAAGTCGTTGTAGAGGGCCTGGACTTGGTCGTCCTTCATCGACTTGAGGTCGATGTTCTGCTCGGCGGCGAGCTTGCAGAAGAGATCGACCGTCGCTTGAGTCTCGAGGTCTTCTTGCGAGGCCGAAGCCGTCTTGGTGCCGTAGTACTCGGCGAGGAACGCGTCCATGCTCATGTTCAGATCCTCCGAAGGAGATTGTGGAAGTCCACGTGTTCCTCGACGGCGGCGCCGTCTCCACGGAGACGTTGTGCTGAAGGTTCTACCGACTTCTGGTCAGAACTGCAAACCGGGATTTCATCTCGGAAGGCGAGCTTCAGATAGTTGGCGGTGAGAGGAGTGAACAACTCCTCGGCTGACGCTGACGCGAGTTTGTTCAACTCGGTCGGTGCCACCGTCGCCATCAGGTCTTGCGTGTGAGGGATGAGATCCATGAGCCGGAGTCGGTATCCGTTGTAGGCAGCTCCTATCTTACGCAGTAGCGGAGAAGAAAGAGAAGAGGGCGAGCCCTTCTTTTCTTTGGGGGTCTCTCCGGTTACTACGACCCTCTTCTCGATGAACGGGCCAAGCGCAGAGCGTTCTCCCAGCAGCGGAAGAAGAAGGCGCGCGAGTCCGCCGGAGAAAGAAGAGGGTCCGAGAGCCATGTCTTCGATCTCGTCGGTCTTCGGAAAGCTGGCGTTCGCTCGATCGAGATGGTCGGCTTCCTCTCGTTTTCCGAGCTGGATGAGGATGATGCGCTGGAACTCACGCGGACGGAGAACAACGCCCAGTCCCCCGGTAGTCGAGAGGGCCGTCTCCGGAGAAACAGCTGCGAGGGCATCGAGAATCTCCTTCGGGAGATCGCCTTCATGCTTCGTCAGCAGCGGGACCGCGCTGCCGGCGAACTGGCTCGGCACGGTGTCCTTCACGATCTCCGCGTCTTTCTTCTTGGCGAGCTTGCCGACGAACGCGACCTTCAACGGGTCGTCGATCGACGCGGTCTTCTCGTGTTCTTCTCCCGCATGGAAAGAAGACTCGAGCGCTTCTTCGTAGCCGAGCTTCTCCGCGAGCTGCGCTGACGGAAGCGACCACATCTTGCCGCTGTCGGCGATCTTCATCATCACCTTGGCGGTCTTGTCCGCGCCGACGAAGACGAAGCTGATGTCGAAGAACTTCGGGTAGTCGTTGTAGACGAAGACCTTCCTGCCGTCGGGCAGGATGCGGTTCATCGAACGGCGCGCGTGGTCGCAGTAGTCGTGTCGAGTGATCGAGAGCCCGCGGATGCCGCCCTTGCCCTCGGACTTCAACCGCTTGTGCACCTCGAGCACCGCATCACCCGGCGTCTTGTGTCGATGCGGAGAGAACGTCGCCTGCGCTGCGCGGTACGCCTTCCAATCGAGGCAGATGCTGCAGGTGTCGTACGGCACCTTGCAGCCCATCGAAACGTCCACGTACTCGCCGGCCTTGAGTTTGTCCCAGACGCCGGTGCCGCCGTACTTCTCGCACTTGTCTTTGTCGACGCGCGCGACGAGCTCGACGCGCTTCATCTTCGGATGCCAGGCGGCGAGTTCTACTTCGCCGAACGCGCGCGACGCGTCCTTGTTCCGATGGTGCGCGTACGGGTGCGCGAAGTAGAACGTCGGGAAGCCGTAGCCCCAGTCCTTGGAGCGCGGCTTGTCGACGAGCGGATTGCCCGTCCACGTGTCCGGCTTGTGGATGAGCGCAGCCTCGGGGAAGAAGTCGCCGTTGACGTTCGATCCCCACCACTCGCCGGCGCCCATGGCATTGAGCAAGACGTACTGCGCGTCGCTGCGCGGCCGGAGCGCGGAGATGTACTTCGACACTTCCGGCAGCAGCTGCGCGGACGCGCTCTTCTCGAACTCGGCGTCAGCCGGACTGAAGAGGGGGACGACGTTCGCCCCCGAAGGTCCAACGCCGGGAAAGAAGGCGACCTTGAGCACTGGGCATTACCGCTTCTTCGCGCCCCCGCCCATCGCCTTGCCGAGCATCATCTGCCCGAGCGGGACGGCGGGACGGAGCTGGTCGCGGTGCGACAACGCTTCGGTGGCGACAGAACCGGCGACGCCGGTCGGCGCGCCGTCGACCATCTTCTTGACGTACGAGCTCGCGACGACGGGATCTTTGGTGAAGCCCGGGTTGAACGTGCGAAGCGTCGAGAACATCTGGTTCACGAGGCGGGGATCTTCCTGGTGCATCTGAGCGAGCTCGGCGTCGTACGCGAGCATCTGCTTGAAGTCGTTCGCCTTGGTCATGGCGTCCATGACCTTCTGCGCGGCGAGGCCAGCGAGACCGACGCCGCCTGCCATCGCCGCACCGCCGAGCGCGCCGCCGAGCGCGCGACCACCGAGGCTGCCCTTCAGGCCCGCCATCATGTTACCGCCGAAGCTGCCCGCGTCCGCACCACCGAAGGCCTTCTTCTCGGTGAGGTACTCCGCGAGGGGGTTCTTCTCACTGGCCACTTTCGACCTCGTACTTGTGCATGATGTTCTGTTTGGTGCCGGGGACTTGTTGAAGGGCGAAGTTGCCGGCGGCGCGGACGGGCGCGAGCGCGGGGTCGTGCTTCAAGTGGGTGTGTGCCTCGTTGGCCGCGGCTGCGATCGCGAGCTGCGGGGACCAATCGATCGCCTTGCCGACGACCTTGCCGGCCGTCTCACCCACGTGCTTCGAGACGAAAGGGGTCGCCGCGTCGGCTGCCCTCCTGGCGCCCTTGTTGGCCGCGCCGTAGATCTCGCCGAGAGTCGAGGCCTTCTTGATGAAGGTGTCCAGGTGGCCGACGTGAACGAGTGCTTCCTCGCGCGTCTCGCGCGCCTCGGCGAGCTTGTTCAACGTCTCGCAGAACTCCTGGAACTCCGCGATGAGCGGGTGCTTCACGTTGAGCGCGCGCGCCGATGCGGTCTTGTCGACCGACGCCGTCATCTGCTCGAGCGAGCGGAAGACTTCTTCGCGCAGCAGGCGCGGCGTCATGAGCTCGAACGCGACCTTGATGTAGTCGTTGCTCGGCGCGACCTGTTCCCACGCCTGGAGGATGTGGCCGAGCGGGACGCCGGCGAGAGAGGCCTGCTTCACCTCGTGGTAGACGCGCGAGCCGAGTTCGGCATACGCGATCTCGAGGCCGCTCATCTCCGACTGGAGGTGGGCCGCGTAGCCGGCGAGCTTGTCCTTCAGGGAGATCGCCTCGGAGAGCGGGTTCTCGTACGGGAGGGGCTCCGGCGCCGTCGAGCCGAAGAGCATCGCGAGCGCGCCTTCGTCGTGCGACGAGGCAGTCTTCTCCGAAGCTTCTTTCGGCGGGAAGTTGTAGTCCGAGTTGCCCGAGTCGAAGACGGTGCCGCCACCGCCGTCGTTGAGGTCCTTCAAGATCTCGGACGGGTCCGCCGGGCCACCGTGGAACTCGATGACGCGGTTGGGATTCCCTTCCTTCTTGAACTCCCCGAGGTACGCTGCTGTATTCGCGAACTCGATGACACGCTTCACTTGCTCGGGAGACAGATGAGCGGCCTTCACCATCGAGGTGACCGAGTCGGTCAGCGTCTTGTACTCGCCGGACTCCCAACGAGCAGCCGCCTGCTTGCCGAGCACCTCAAGGTGCTCGCCCGAGACGTTTCGCGCGTGCATCTGCTGAAGGAGTCCTTGCCCCGGGAGATCGTCGGACATGTCAGCAGAATAGACCAAGACGTCGAGCCGAGGAAGAAGCTACCGGAGGGTCTCGTCGACAGAAAGACGGCGGGGCGCATCCTCCAGTTCACGCACCCCAAGCTCACCAAGGAAGTACGGCGCGAGGTTTTGGCTCCGGTCATGCATCCGGAGGACGCGCGCGCGGAGCTCTTCTCCGTCACCGACGTCGAGGCCCTCAAGCACGCGCGCAAGGAGCGGGCGCTCTCACCGCTCCAGACTCGCGTTCTTCTGATGCAGGCTCTCTCCGCTGCGCGGTCCGCCGAGGCGCAGGTGGCGGAGCTGAAGGCGCGGCTCGGTCTCGAGGTCTCCTTCCTCGATCGAAACGCTGCTGCCGTCGTGAGGCTCTACGAGGACCTGCAGACTCCATCCGCCGAACAGCTTCAGATTCCCTGGCTGCGGCACTGGGCGGGTGTCCTCGGCGCCGTCGACCACTACTACCTCAGCCTCGCGTCTACGGTGCTCAACACGGAGGAGCCGTGGCTGCCGCTCTTGAACTTCGCGGCGGACACCGTGGCGCGTGTGCATCGCGAGTGCAGCGACACGTACGAGAATTCCCCTGCCTTCCGCGATGCCGTGCAGCGGTTTCAACTGGCGCAGAGGAACCTCTATGCGGTGAGCTTCCTCGCGTGCCGCGCGCGGCTCGGGATGGCGACCGTGAAGAAGCTCTTCCCCGACGGGCTCTCCGCAAAGAACCAGCTGACGCGGCTCCTCCAATGAGGCTGGCTTGAATGGCTCTAAGGATCTTCTTAGAGCCATTCAAGTTCACGCCTCTCAGCCCTGGTCGACGGGCCCGCGGTAGAACGAACGGATCGCGCCCTGGCCGTCGACCTCTTTGAAGGGGGCAACGACATCCGGGCGCGGGATGAGGAGCATCGAGGCGAGGAAGCAGTAGAGCACCGAGTGGAACGTGTCGTCGGGGCGATCGAGCTTGTGGTCGTACTGCAGCGTGCGGAGCTTGTTGTTGTACTCGCTGTAGATGTTGAGCATGTCGTTCGCGAACGGGTCCTCGAACTCTTCCCAGTTCGGGAACTCGATCTGCCGTCGCTTGATGGCGTTGAACACGTCGCTCATCACTTCGGTCCGCACGATCTGCCATCGGCGGAAGTTCGGATTCCAGAAGACCTTCCGCTTGCCCTTCGGCAAGTACTGGTACTTGTGGACGCGCTTCGGTCCGAACTTGCGCGTGAGGCGATCGTTCGGGTAGTGGCCGCCGCCGTAGTCCGCTCCGATGAGGCGGGTGTTGAAGTACGAGATGAGCTCGATGATGCGCGCGAGCTGGATTTCGGGATCGACCTCTTCGCCTTGGAAGCGGTGGACGTAGAAGATGCGGAACTTCGAGTTCACGTACGTACCGAAGGAGATGACCGTGTACGTGTTCTCGCCCGTGCCCCAGTCGATGCCGCAGAAGACCGGGCTGCCCGCGCCGATGGCCTTGTACTTGGCGAGCTCCTCGATGCTCATGTGCACATCGACGTTGCTGCACGCGCGGACCTGCGCGCGCGTGAGCGGGCGGAGGCCTGAGTCGTACGAGATGCCGAGCACCTCGTTGTAGAAGCGCTGGCGGTCGTAGCGGCCGTAGTCGAGCATGATCTCGTCCCACGACCGCCAGGGCACCATCAACTGCGGGATGCGGTAGCTCTCGAAGATGCCGTCCTTCACGAACATCGCCCACTGCGAGTCCGGGTGCATCGGGTTGAGGAGCTTGCCGCAACGCTCGCAGCTCAGGCCGCGCTTCTGGATGTTCTTCTCCCCGAGGACGTTCCAGTAGCGACCGGCGCCGGCGGAGCTGCCGCAGCGATCGCACGGCACCATCCACTCGCCCATCGTCGACATCGGTTTGCCGCGCGCGGTGCCCGACCAGTAGTACTCGAGGGTGTTGTCGAGACTCTTGGGCA